ATGGGCAATCCCAAGCTCCGCCCGGTCGACAAGTCCGACAGCGACTCGCGCGGCCCCACCATCAACCCGGAAAACGGCGTCCTGGCATACATCCCGGGCGACTACGTGCACCAGGCGCGGCAGACGCTCGGCCCTGCCGACAATGACAGCCGCACGCATGCCGAGGTGGTGATCGAGGCCGGCAACTTCGGCACCGTCCGGATCTTCTTCGAGCGGAAGCTCTCTCGCCACCACAAGAGCTACTACCACTACTGGATTGCCTACCGGGCCGAGCCGATCACCCCGGACACGGCGCACGCCGATGTCGACCACGAGTAGCGGCCGATCGCACGGCGTCCTGCCGGCCCTCGCCCAGGATGTCGCCGACATGTTGCTGCCGTCCCACCGCGACCAGCTCTTGGTCACCGAAATTCCGCTTGAAACCGCGATCGTGCCCTATCTGCATGCCCTGCGGACCGCGCTCAAGCGCGATGCCTGCTTCCAGGCCACCCACGCCCGGCATCCGACTTCGGGCCGCAACCCACGCACGTACTGTCCATCGGTGAGACCAAGCAGGAAGCGATACGGAGAGCCCGGCGCCTCCGCGGCGGATCGACTGGCATGACGCAGCCCAGGTGCTGCACGGACTATCGGGAGGTGTCATCGATGTGAACGAACTTCTCCCAGTGCCGGCCCGGTTGCTGCGCGAAGTCTTCGGCATCGAGTTGCCGGCGTCGGTCTGGAAGACCGAGACCTAGCGCGATTGCCTGGCGCAGATCGACTTAAAGAACCAGGTTAATCAATAAGCCCCCTTTGGCCAAAAGAGCACTCCAAACCGGGACCCGTCATGAGAAAAAATCACTGACTTGGTAAAAGCGACGTGACGGTAGCACTTAATCCCAGCCGATCAACCTGAGCTTGATTTACATCAATTTCATTTCCCTTAACGTCTTTAATCAAATGTTGCAGAATCTGATATCCGCGATAAGCCACGTCTGGGGCTGCGGATGGCGCTCGCCAATAGTGTTTGGTGGTTAGCTGGAAATAGAGTTGTTCCGCCGTAAGACCCGAGTCGAATCCTACGTAGACCCCGGAATCAAAGCCAGCCTCCGTAACTTGCGCAAACCACTCGTTGCAGAACCCCAAAATATCTTGCACAGGGGTGCCTTCTTTAATTCCTTCTAGATCGAGCCAAACAGTCGTACCTGTTGCCAGACCCGCCTCGCTAGCATGCAGGGCAGCGAGAGCCCCCCACTCCCTGCCCTGCGCAGGAAACGGGACGAAGTCGGAGGTTTCGGTAGCCTTGCAGCAGTGCTGGACCGCCCCTAGCCATAGGCCGGCCGCAAGGATTGCATCGGCTTCGTCCTTAATTAGATCGGTCTCTCCCAGGGAAAGTGGGTTTGGAATATAGCGAATACAGAATTTGTAACCCTTGGCAGCGTAACTTTGAGCCTGATTATAAGTCAACCTTGAGTCACTATGATCGAACCCGATGGATCCATTGGGAATAGAGATGGCTATTGTCATTGGTTAGCTCGATTATTCGTTTTTCATGAGCAATGCGAGACGACTTCGACACCGAGAATTAATAAATCATCTTGCTCAGCACAAAAATAAAGCAAAATGAAAATCCGCCAACTAATACCCCCCTCCCGGCAGCTGCCTCCAGCTCGCCCAGGAGGGGCGCATCTCTAATAACCTGTGTTCTAACTCTACGTTAGTACATCCATAGAGCCCATGCGACCCTCAGGATTTAGAACAAACTGCGCTTGAGGCAGCATTTCCCGCCGCCAGTGCGATTCCAATAGCAACGCCGGCAAGCGCACTTACACCAGGTACCAATTCAAGGATTCCTTTCAACGCCGTCAACCCCTCGCTAGCTGCCGGCCATACCTTGCAGAACTCCCCTCCCGGACCACCCGCCAACATGTGGGCATCAGTCACGTTATTCCTTATCTGCTCCGAAAGGGTAGCCAATTGTTCCTGAGTTATGACGAATTTAATATCATTTCCCATAGCCCTACTCCCTTAGAATAAATCATTAAAATTTCGTCAAGATTAACTCCACCACATCGCCACCAGACACCAACAGAACGCAAAATAGAATGATTAAAATACCGCTTGAGACACAGCCCCCGAGACTCTTCACCGAGGCCTCAGTCAGCCCCTCGCCCCTTCCGAAGATCTAGGTTCTCGCCCCAAAATATCATCGACTTATTCGATACCCAAAAATGCAACCCACGCATTAAAAATGTTCATCGAACCAGGATGATCCGTTAATTCCTTCGAATGAGATATATACCATCAACAACCAAACATCGCCCCTACTTCCGTAGGGGAAAGTTAGATTTTTCAGAAGAAGTTACGAACTCTTCATTCGACAAGAGTTGTGAACCGCTCAGTCACTACTGCTGGCAGATGGAGACTGACGCCGCCTACTTCTTGCTCGAGTCTGACCTGGTGCGCCTAGCTCTTCGCTTAAGCGTCGACAGCTTTCGCCACCTGCCACCCTGATGACATGCCCGTCGCCGGCTGTTCGACAACATGTAGGTCCGCTTTAGAGGGATTGGCCAGCCAACGCCAGTCCGTTCACGTCCATCGACGCATACATAATAAATAGCCACACACCACTCAAGACACTTGTCTATGCCACTACCCTGCTCCGCTCTTTATTGCGAAATCGAACGCATATTTCCGGAGCACCGCATCGACGAGTATTGATTGCGCTGAATCCTCCTTGGGATCCTAGGCAAATTGACCGCTGGCATGGCGAAACCTGTCGCGGTCATTTCAATAGTTGAGACTACTGGCAGGCGGCGATCGCCGCCGCCTGCTTCTCTTCGAAGGCCTTACGCTGCTCGAGCTCAACCAGCGCTGCCCGGCCCTTCGTGTACACGTCGGCGGTCGGGTCGACCAGGTCGAGCGCCCAGGCGGGGCGCTCGAGCTTCGCTACGCGGCATGGCACGGCCACCGGCACCTCTACCGGCCGCGTCTGCGTGATGGCCTGAGGGACGCTGGCGCAGCCCGCCAAACCGCAAAGCACACCGCAAAATATTCCGGGAATATTCCAGCGTCCCCTCATCGCCCGTCCCTCCGTTCGTTGATCGCCTGGGTCAGCAGCTCGTCCAGCGAGCCGCACAAGTCGTCCGGCTTTGCCGGCGGCCGACGCGCAAGGTCGGCCGCCCTCGCCTCCGCCATGCGCGCCCGCCCGGCCGCGGCGGCCACCTCCGATGCGGCATGTCGCGCCCGCTCCTCAGCCTCCCTACGCAGCGCCGCGACTGCACCGTTGGCGCGATCGACGTCCCCGGCGCACCGCTCATTGGCGCCCTGCAACTGGCCGGCCCGCTCCACCGCCGCCGCCTTGGCCTGGTTGGCGGCGCCGAGTTGCGGCCCGTACCACCCGGCCGCCGCCATCGCACCCAGCACGACACCGGCGGCGGCCACCGCGAGGTAGCCTCGCGCGCTCGTATTTCCTGCCATCACTGCACCTCCATGCATTTCGCGTGGCGCGCAAGCTGGCGCGTCCAGACGCCGTAGCAGCGCTTGTTGCCTGGCGTCGAGCAGTCATAGCCCGCCGCGTACTTGTAGCGCAGCAGCGCCCGGCACGCGCCCGCGTAGTCCCCCGCCAGCAGCAGCCGGCGCATGGACGATCCTGACCAGTTGCCGAAGCCGAACTGGCCCACGAAGTCGACGTAGAGATCGAACTCCTCCTGATAGAGCCGTACGCCTGGCAGGCTGCCTGCGAGGCGCCGCTCATCAACTGTCATCAGGTTGCGCGCCAGGATGGCCGCGCGCTCGCGCGTGATCGTGTCGCCGAGCTGGACCGGCCGGCCGTCTTCATAGCGCGTCGATCCGTGGCCGATGGTCGGAACGTCGCCTTTCGTTGGAATCACCGCGCGGTCGGTGAAGCCTTCGGATGCTGTCCAGGCCGCGAAGCCGGCGGCGGACACCGCGAGCAGCCCGGCCGCGACGCGTTGCCTATTCATGGCAGCCCCCTTCGTGCTGGCGCATGCGTGCGCGGTGCTCCTCGGCTTCGCGGCGATCCTTGCGCCGCGTGTACCAAGCATTGAGCGTGAATGTCAGCAACGCCGTGACGATGCCGAAGATGATTCCGACGTCGGTCAGCGTCAGCGACGAGACAATGGACGCTATGGCGCCGGCGTAGCTGGTGACCTCGACGGGATTGGTTTGTCGCATATGGACCCCGGAAAAGGAAAGCCCGCCGGGCGGCGGGCACGAAATTGCTGCCTGCAGGCGGCTTGCGTCTGCGGGCGGGAGGCAGCTGAGAGTCTTGGCTGACCAGACAACGGCTGCCCCCCCTTACCAAGCGCCCCCGTGGCGCTAGATGCGCTCCGCACCAGCGAAGGCCCACCGCTCGGGACTCAGCGAGAGCGACGGATCGTCCGCCGGCGGGATCTCCGCATGCGCAAGTTCTGCCTCCAGCCAGGCCAGCGCCGGTTTGTCCTGCGGCGGCACGCCGCTGAGGGTGATGTGCCAGGTGTGCATCGGCTGCTTGCCGGCAGCCTGGGCGGCCTGGCTGTGATAGCTGCTCACGGCAGCGGCGCTGTAGCCGCTATCCAGGTCGACGCTGTAGCTCGTGATGATGTGGAAGTTGGCATCCGCGCCAGTGGCGGGCGATTCGATGGCTTTCTTCAGCGGCATGTTTGCTCCTTGAAAAGAAAAAGCCCGCTCGGCGGCGGGCAAAGAAAAGGCCGCCCGAGGGCGGCCGCAAAAATGGATGGCCAGGTTAGCGAGCTGACTTCGGGTAGCTCACCTTGACGGCCCGGATGGGCTCATAGAAGGCCTCGACCTTCGGCAGTTCGCCCCGGTCCATGGCGTGCCACAGCGCGTCGAGCTGCTCCTCGATCGGCGGGTAGGCATCCTTTCGCAGCTGAGCATAGTCGGGGCGGTGGTGGATCTTCATGCGAACACCTCAAAGCTTGCATCCCTGAACGGAAATGCCTCGACGCGGACCTGGTAGGTCTTGGGATAGGCAAAGTCCAGCTCCGCCGTGTCGTCCTGACAGTCATAGCGTGTGCCATCGATGATGATGGTGCAGGGACGGGGCAGATCCCTCAGGATGGTGCCATCCAGCCTCGCGGGATTCGCCGGCCGGGCCACCACCGCCCCCTCCTGAATGTGAGACTCGTCCGGATCGTGGTGTCCCTCCACGTAGCGATGCCCCTGCGTTTCCGTGAGCATGCACACGATGGACGGCTGCAGTTGCCACTTGATCGGTGCGATGCGGCCGTGCTCGTCATAGGAGGAGTAGCTCCTCGCCAGATCCTGCTCCATGGCTTACCTCTTCAGTGCAATGATGAAGGTGTTCTCGGACTCTCCGCCGTTCATGGGGCGAACGAAATAGGAACCCGGCCCAAGCGAGGCAGCGCAGACCGCCGACTTGGGAGGCTCCAGGCCGCCCAGCGATGGTCCCCGGGTCCTGACAATGAGGCCGCCCCCCGAGTTGTACAGCCCAATCCCGCCGATCGTGCCACCGCAGCCAAAGAGCACCAGGCTGTCGTAGCTCAGCCCGAACCAGAGAGCATTGCCGGAGGTCATGGTGCCGCCTGCGTAGGCAAGCTCACTGACCGATCGGTTGACCATGTTCGGCGTGTTGACCACGTTCGCGGTCAGGCTGTTCGCCTGGATGTCACCGCGGCAGTAGAGGTTGCCGGCATTGTCGGCGCGGAAGTTGGGGAACGAGATGCCACAGTCGCCCCAGCTCGATAGCCAGATGCGCGAGTTGCCGCCAACGACATCCATGTAGGTTGAGCCCGTGCCATCTCCATAGGAGACGAAGCCAGCCCTGCCGTCGCCCCAGCCCTTCTTGTTGCTGCGGAGGAAGTTGCCTGGGCCCGCCAGATCGAGCTGCCCTGCCGAGATATAGCCGAGGTTGGCGGAAATCGCGGATAGCGAATCCGTCTTGATGCTGCCCGGCCCGATCGTCGTCGCGCCGGCGGCATCCCAGGCCGGGATAATGGTCTGGTTTGGCTGTACCTCGCCGAAGTAGGGGCGCACCATGAACAGCCACGAATCGCTCTGCCCCGGCTTGGTGCCAAACTTGCGGAAGCACACCGCTGCGCGCACGGCGCCTGCCGGCGCTCTGCCGCGCTTCCACACGCGCTTGTAGCCGCTCAGCTGCCTCCCGCCGGATCCCTCCTGGTCGTTGACCGGATCGCCGGCGATGCCCTCCCCTTCGCCCAGGAACGCGCCGCTCGCGTTGTAGAACTCCAGCCTCACATCCGACTTGCAGCGATGCACACCAAAGTAGGCGGAAACCATATAGGTCCTCCCACCCTCGATGGCGACCTGCTGATGTCGCTGCGTCGTGACCGTGTTTGCGTTCCCCTGGCCAGGGTTGTGGAACGCTGCCGTCTTGTTGGTCGTGTAGTCCAGCGCCCACGCATCCGGCGGCACTCGGAGGCTGTGGCTTCCCTGGATCGGCGTGAACTCGTCCCATCCATACCAGTCGCCCTCGAGGCCCGGGTTCACCAGCAGGTTCGATGACTGGCCCACCATCAGGTGGTCAGCGCCGATCTGGCCAGCCGCGATCTTGGCGCCAGTGATCGAACTTGCCGCGATCTTGTCTCCCGTGATCGCGCCGGCGACGATCTTGTCCGCAGACACGCTATTCACTGCCAGCTTGTCGGCCGTCACCGCGGCAGCGGTCAACTTCTGCGTCGTGATGGCGCCGTCCGCGATCAGCGTGCCATCCGACACCCGCGCCAGGCGGACCCGGGCGACACCGACCGTGCCCCTGGTGAAGCCGCCAGCGGCGTAGATATAGAGATACGCGCGCGTGGCGTCCGCCGGCACCGTCCACCGAAAGTCGTAGTCCGTCCACGCCGTCGGCAAGCCAGCAACGCCGCCAGCGATCGCCAGCACACCCGATCGGTTGTCAGAGCTGCCGTCCTTCTTGCGGTAGTGGCAGAAGACATACATGCTCGCCCCCACCGCATCCGCCGAACGCGCGAGCGCAATGCGCCCGGCATACTGCTCGCCGGGCACCACCGCCACGCCGTCCTGGTCCGCACCGGCCACGCTGTGAGGCTTGGCATGCGAGAACACCGACGTCGTGCCACCAGGCGTGCCGGACAACCGCATCACATAGGGCGTGGGCGCGTTCGCCGGCACCGATGCATCCGATGCCGCCACCACGTCGACCTGGCCCGCCCAGCGCGTCCAGTTGCGCAGGTCGCCCGTCTCGAAGTCCCCATTCGGGATCTGGTTGGAGAAGTTGCCGACCACCAGCTTGTCAGTCGTGATCGCTCCCGCGGCAATCTCCGCCGCGCCGACGGCACCGGCCGCGATCGTGCCGGCCGTGATGGCGTTGGCTGCAACCTTGCCCGCCGTGACGGCGTTCGCCGCAATCTTGCCGGTGGTGATGGCGCCGTCGACGATGCTGGTCGAGCCAACGGAGTTGTCCGGGATCTCCACGATGTCGATCTGGAACGAGTCCAGGTCGGCCACCCCATCCCCTCCCGTGTAGTTGAGATACAGGATCGGGCGCATGAAGCGGACGCTGGCGTGCGCTACAGCCGGATCATTCGCGTTCGGGCGCGGCGAAGGCGTGCCGGCCGCGGCGCTCCCCCTGAGGTAACCGACGAATTCCCGCCAACCCTCATCGACCGCAAGGCTTGCGTTCGCCGCCACGATGTAGTGCTGGGAACTGGCCGTGTCGATACCTGCACAGTTCACGCGCGTGACGCCGTTGGCAGCGACGCCGCAGAAGCCGATATAGATCCCCTTCTTGGCATTGCTCGGCTCCACGACCTGGCGCACGCGAGCCGTCAGCTTGTAGAGCTTGGCCGGATCGAACGGAATGTTTTCTTTCCATTCCATGACGACAAAACCAGTCGCGCGTAGCACGCCTGCGCCCGTGAGCGCCGTAGCATCCTCCTGCGCGACCAGGCTCCCCGCACCCGCGACCTTCGCCCATTGCTGGGCGTCAGAGCAATCGGTGGCAAACGCCTTCTGCAGCGACCAGCGATCCGAACCAAACTTCCCGATGGTCAGCGCGCCGGCGGCGATCTGCTCCGCCGCCACAGCGCCGGCCGCGATCTTGCCAGCCGTCACCGCGTTCGCCTGCAGGTTATCGGCGGACACCGAGCCCGCCGCCAGCTTCCCGGCGGTGACCGCGCCAGCCAGCAGCTTGTCCGCGCTGACCGCGCCTGCCTGCAGCTTTTCGGCGGATATGGCTCCAGCAGAGATCTGGCTCGCCCCGACGGCGCCGGCCGCGATCTTGCCGGCCACCACCGCATTCGCCGCGAGCGAATCCGCGGTCACGGCGCCCGCGGCGATCTTGCCCGCCGTGACGGCGCCCGCCGCCAGCTCGGTAGTCGTCACCGCACCGGCCGCGATCTTCCCGGCCACCACCGCGCCGGCCGCCAGCTCGCGCGCGGCCACGGCGCCCGCGTCGATCTTTCCGGCCGTGACCGCGCCGGCAGCAATCTTCTCCGCACTCACCGAGCCGGCAGCGATCTTCTCCGCTGTCACCGCACCGGCTATCAGCTTGCCCGTCGTGATGGCGCCGTCAGCGATCAGCGTGCCGTCCGACACGCGCGTCAGGCGGACCTGGGCGACGCCGATCGTGCCCTTGGTGAAGCCACCCGTGGCATAGACATACAGATACGCGCGCGTGGCGTCCGCCGGCACTGTCCACCGGAAGTCGTATTCCTTCCACGCCGTCGGGAGACCCGACACACCTCCGGCGATCGCCAGCGCGCCCGAGCCGTTGTTATGGCTGCCATCCCTCTTGCGGTAGAAGAACATGACATACATGGTCGCCCCGACCGCATCCGCCGAGCGCGCCAGCGAGACCCGCCCGGCATACTGCTCGCCAGGCACCACCGCCACGCCGTCCTGGTCCGCGCCGGCCATGCTGTAGGGCTTGGCATGCGAGAACACGGAGGTGGTACCGCCAGCCGTGGCGGACAAGCGCATCACATAGGGCGTGGGCGCGTTCGCCGGCACCGACGGATCCGACGCCGGCACCACGTCGACCGGGCCCGCCCAGCGCGTCCAGTTGCGCAGGTCGCCCGACGCAAAGTCCCCGTTCGGGATCAGGTTGGAGAAATTGCCGACCACCAGCTTGTCGGTCGTCACCGCGCCGGCGGCAATCTCCGCCGCGCCGACGGCGCCGGCCGCGATCTTGCCGGCCACCACCGCATTGGCCGCGAGCGACTCTGCGGTCACGGCGCCGGCGGCGATCTTCTCCGCAGTCACCGCGCCGGCGGCGATTTTTTCCGCGCTCACAGCACCGGCCGTGATCTTCTCCGCGCTCACAGAGGCAGCGGCGATCTTCTCCGCTGTCACGGCACCAGCACTCAGTTTGGTCGTCGTGACCGCGCCGGCGGCAATCTCCGCCGCGCCGACGGCACCGGCCGAGATCTTGCCCGCCACCACCGCGTTGGCCGCAAGCGACTCCGCGGTCACGGCGCCCGCGGCGATCTTGCCCGCCGCAACGGCGCCCGCCGCCAGCTCGGTAGTCGTCACCGCACCGGCCGCGATCTTCCCGGCCACCACCGCGCCGGCGGCTAGCTCGCGCGCGGCCACGGCGCCTGCCTCGATCTTCCCGGCCGCGACCGCACCGGCGGCAATCTTCTCCGCGCTCACCGAGCCAGCAGCGATCTTCTCTGCCGTCACCGCACCGGCCGTCAGCTTTCCCGTCGTGATGGCGCCGTCAGCGATCAGTGTGCCGTCCGACACCCGCGCCACGCGGACCTGGGCGACGCCGATCGTGCCCTTCGTGAAGCCCCCGGACGCGTAGATGTACAGATACGCGCGCGTGGCGTCCGCCGGCACCGTCCATCGGAAGTCGTATTCCGTCCAAGACGTCGGCAGACCGGCAATGCCACCGGCAATCGCCAGCGCGCCCGAGTTGTTGTTGTAGCTCCCGTCCCTCTTGCGGTAGTAGAAAAGAACACGCATGGTCGCCCCCACCGCATCGGCCGAGCGCGCCAGCGCAATGCGCCCGGCATACTGCTCGCCGGGCACCACTGCCACGCCGTCCTGTTCCGCACCGGCCACGCTGTAGGGCTTGGCATGCGAGAACACCGACGTGGTACCGCCGGCCGTGGCGGACAGCCGCATCACATAGGGCGTGGGCGCGTTCGCCGGCACCGATGCATCCGACGCCGGCACCACGTCGACCGGGCCCGCCCAGCGCGTCCAGTTCCTCAGGTCGCCCGATGCGAAGTCCCCGTTCGGGATCTGGTTGGAGAAGTTGCCCACCACCAGCTTGTCGGTCGTGACCGCGCCGGCGGCAATCTCCGCCGCGCCGACGGCTCCGGCCGAGATCTTGCCGGCCACCACCGCGTTGGCCGCAAGCGAATCTGCGGTCACCGCGCCGGCGGCGATCTTGCCCGCCGTGACGGCGCCCGCCGCCAATTCGGTAGCCGACACCGTGCCGGCGGCGATCTTCCCGGCCACCACCGAGCCGGTGGCCAGCTCGCGCGCCGTCACGGCGCCCGCGTCGATCTTTCCGGCCGTGACTGCACCGGCAGCAATCTTCTCCGCGCTCACCGAGCCGGCAGCGATCTTCTCTGCGGTCACCGCACCGGCCGTCAGCTTGCCCGTCGTGATGGCGCCGTCGACAATGCTGGTCGAGCCAACGGAGTTGTCCGGGATCTCCACGATGTCGATCTGGAACGAGTCGAGATCCGCTACCCCATCCCCTCCTGCGTAGTTGAGGTACAGGATCGGCCGCATGAAGCGGACGCTGGCGTGCGCCACAGCCGGATCATTCGCATTCGGGCGCGGCGAGGCGATGCCCGCGGCAGCGCTCCCCCTGAGGTAGCCGACAAACTCCCGCCAGCCTTCGTCGACCGCAAGGCTTGCGTTCGCCGCAACGATGTAGTGCTGCGAACTGATCGCGTTCTGACCCGCATAGTTCACGCGCGTGACGCCGTTGGCAGCGATGCCGCAGAAGCCAATGAAGATCGCCTTCTTGGCGTTGGTCGGATCCGCGGCCTGGCGCACTCGCGCCGACAGCTTGTAGAGCTTGGCCGGATCGAACGGGATGTTCTCCTTCCACTCCAGGACGACATAGCCGGCCGCGCGCAGCACGCTTGCGCCCGTGAGTGCGGTAGTGTCCGCCTGCGCGACCAGGCTTCCGTCCCCAGCGACCTTCGCCCACGGCTGGGCGTCCGAACAATCGGTGGCAAACGCCTTCTGCAATGACCAGCGGTCCGACCCAAACTTCCCGATGCTCAGCGCGCCGGCCGCGATCTGCTCCGCAGCCACGGCACCCGCCGCAATCTTGCCGGCGGTCACCGCATTCGCCTGCAGGTTCGCCGCAGAGATGGCGTCGGCCGCGACCTTGCCGGCCGTGACTGCGCCGGCGGCAAGCGCGTTGGCGGTGACCGCACCGGCGGCCAGCTTGGCGGTCGTCACCGCGCCCGCCGCCAGCTCGGTCGCGGTCATCGTTCCCGCGGCCACGTGCCGTGCCGTAATCGCGTCGGCGGCGATCTGGGCCGCCGTGACGCTTCCCGCGGCCAACTTGGGCGTCGAAATCGCACCATCGGCAATCTGCGTCGAGCCGATCGTGCCCGTGATCTTGGCGGCCGCGATGGCGTCGAGCTGGCTGTCGCTGAGCTTGCCGGTCACCTTGCCGGCCGAAATGCCGGCGAGCTGAGCGTCGGCAATGGTTCCGGCCAGGTCGGAGGTCGGAATGGAGGCCGTCCAGCCGGCGCCAGTCGAGCGGTAGAGCTTGTTGTCCGCCTTCAGCACCACCGTCGCCCCTTGCGGAAAGGCGGCGTTCGGCATCGTGGGCAGCGCCGTGACGATCACCGGCGGCCGGATGCCGCTCGCAAATTTCGTCTGGTCGATCGCACCGTCGGCGATCTGGGAGCCGGCCACCTTGCCCGCGATCTTCGCGGCATCGATCTCGGCGATCTGCGCGTCCGTCAGCTTGCCGGCGACCTTGGCCGCGTTGATCTGCGCAATCTGCGCGTCGGCCAGCTGCCCCGTCACCTCCGCCGCCGGCACCTTGCCGCTCCAGGCGTTGCCGCCCGACACATACAGGCGGCTATCCGTGGTCAGCACCACGGTCGCGCCCTTGGGAAACGCGGCGTTCGGCAGTGGCGGCAGCGTCGACACCACGACCGGCGGCCGGATGCCGCTCGCAAACTTCGCCTGGTCGATCGCGCCGTCGGCGATCTGGGCGGCGACCACCTTGCCCGAGATCTTCGCGGCGTCGATCTCGGCGATCTGCGCGTCCGTCAGCTTGCCGGCGACCTTCGCCGCATTGATCTGCGCAATCTGCGCGTCGGCCAGCTGTCCCGTCACCTCCGAGGCCGGCACCTTGCCGCTCCAGGCGTTGCCACCCGACACATACAGGCGGCTGTCCGCGGTCAGCACTACCGTCGCGCCCTTGGGGAATGCGGCGTTCGGCAGTGGCGGCAGCGCCGACACCACGACCGGCGGCCGGATGCCGCTCGCAAACTTCGCCTGGTCGATCGCGCCGTCAGCGATCTGGGCAGCGACCACCTTGCCCGAGATCTTCGCGGCGTCGATCTCGGCGATCTGCGCGTCCGTCAGCTTGCCGGCGACCTTCGCCGCATTGATCTGCGCGATCTGCGCGTCGGCCAGCTGGCCGGTCACGTCCACCGCCGGTACTTTGCCGTTCCAGGCATTGCCACCGGAGACGTACAGGCGGCTGTCCGTAGTCAGCGTTACCGTGGCACCCTTGGGAAACGCAGCGTTCGGCAATGTCGGCAGCACCGACACGACCACCGGCGGCCGGATGCCGCTCGCGAACTTCGTCTGGTCGATCGCGCCGTCGGCAATCTGAGCGGCGACCACCTTGCCCGTGATCTTCGCGGCGTCGATCTCGGCGATCTGCGCGTCCGTCAGCTTGCCGGCGACCTTCGCGGCGTTGATCTGTGCGATCTGCGCGTCGGCCAGCTGCCCGGTCACCTCCACCGCCGGCACCTTGCCGCTCCAGGCGTTGCCGCTGGACACATACAGGCGGCTGTCCGTGGTCAGCACTACCGTTGCACCCTTGGGAAACGCGGCGTTCGGCATGGCGGGCAGCGCCGTGACGATGACCGGCGGCCGGATCCCGTCGGCAAACTTGGTCTGGTCGACGGCACCGGCACCGATCTGCTCGCCCTTGAGCTGGCCGGCAATGTCCGCGGCGTCGATGTCCTTCTTCCACGCGCCCCCGACCAGGCGGTAGGTCTTGCCGTCTGTGGTATTCAGGATGACCTTCGGCCCCTTGTAGCCCGCGACCGGCGGCAGCGACGCGACCACCCCGACGGGCTCGATCCCGCTGGCGAACCGCGTGCCATCCACCGTGCCCGGCGCCAGGTCACCGCCATCGACATCCCGCTTCCAGGCGCCCCCGACAAAGCGGTAGAGCTTCCCGTCCTGCTTCAGCAGCACCACGGCCGGGCGACCACCGTAGCCGACGGGGTTCGGCAGCACGTCGACCAGGCCGATCGGCTCGATGCCCTGCGCGAACTTGCCCACATCCAGCACGCCATCCTGGATCATCTGATCGGTGATCGAGCCGGCATCCGGCGCCACGCCTACCACGTCAACGGCGATCGCCGCGGAGATCGAAAGACTGTCCTTGCCGAAATCGTCGTACCCGGCGGCGCGCACATAGTAGGTCTTACCGCCCTGCAGGGAAACGCCCGAGGCCAGCTTGGTCAGTGTGACGAAGGTATCCTGGCCGTCGTACACCTGCGTGACGGCGCTGGCGGCAAAGTCCGGCGTCTCGCCCATCCACACCACGATGCCGGCAAAGTCTCCATCATCCGGCCGCGCGCAGCGGAAATAGGCCGAACGCATCCCGCCCTCGAGCTTGATGCCGGTCAGCGGCCCGACCTGCTGGTTCGACGCCAGCAGCTGCGACCAGGGTCCGGTACGGCCGGTGCTGGCCCGCCCCCGCACCCGGAACACCACTGAGCGCCACGGGCCGCCATCGGCCCGCATGTCGGCCGCACCATAGACAAAGCGCGTCGCCTCCAGCCGGAGCGATTCCCGCCGGACCGAGACCGGCGCGCCGGCCTGCACCTGCACGTCGTAGCTGTCGGCCCCGTCCAGCGGCTCCCAGGCCAGCTTCGCGTCGCGCCCGATCCACGGCTGCTCGAAGCGCAGCCCGCGGACCGCTGGCAGCGGCGCGCCCTGCAGCACGCGCGCGTAGGCCGGCACCCGGGACAGATCCTGCGCGCCCGAGCCGTAGCGGTTGTGGCTGACGAGTTTCACCCAGACGGTTTTCCCGAGCCATTCCTTGGGGTACGGGTAGCGGAACACATTGCCGTCGAGGCGCACGAAGGGCGTGCCGGCCGCATGGGCGGTGTTGTCGGAGCCGTGCGCGCCGCGCACCAGGTAGCCCAGGTTGTAGGTATTGACGCCGGTCAGCGTGGCGTCCGCGTAGGCGAGGTACTCGCCGTCGACATAGCACAGCGTCACCAGGCTTTCCGCGTCATCTCGCGTGCCGGACAGCAGCTGCCCGCGCGAGGCGGTCATATCGACTGCGAGCAGATGGGCGCTGTCGATCACTGCGCCGGCCGGCAGCGCGGCCGCCAGCGAGCCGTGCCGCGAAGGGCACTCGATACGGCCGACCCGCTTGTAGCTGGCGTTGTCCAGCGACACCCACACGTCCGCCCCGCCCCAGTTCTCGCCGCCGGCGGTGGCCAGCCACAGCTCGGGGCGATTGTCCGTCAGCGCAAACGGCGGTTCGAACAGCACCGGCACGTTGGCATTGCCGGGCGCCACCGAGAAGTCCGGCACAAAGCCGCCAGGCGTGGCCGGCGGCACCTGCGCGACGGCGGTCGCCTTCAGGGCATAGTCTTCGGCCTCGATGTATAGGCCACCAGCATCGCTCTCCCCTTCGTCCGCCTCCTCGATGGCGGTGATCATCACCGGCACCTGGTGGAACTGGTGGCTGGGCAGGGTCAGCAGCACAATGTCCGTTGCCTCCAGCAGCACGTACTTCCATGGCAGGACGAACTTGTACGTATTGCGCACGCCGATGGAGCGCCGCACCTTGAAGTTGGCCAGGCGCTCCGCCGCCCGGCGGTCGGCGATCTCGCGCGCCTCGACCACCGGCATGGTGCGCAGGCCGCGCAGGTCGATGTCGGCCGCGTCCTTGAACTCGGCAACGTCCTCGTTGTAGTCCCGCGCGCGATCGAAGAACTTCACCTGCGCATGGTTGTGGGCTTCGGTCCCGTGCTTGCGGAACACGCGCACCGGCGGCTCCGCGCCGCTCGTGATGAAGTCGTCTTCGGTCAGCTCATACACCGGGGCGCGCGACGGCGTGTACTCGGCGCCATTGCCGGCTGCCGCCACGTCCGAGTACGGCACGATCTTGAGCCGGTTCTCGCTATAGACGGCATCCGAGAAGCCGATATCGATCAGCTGCTGCAGCATCTCCTTGGCCGGGCGCTGGTCAGTGTAGGCCGGCGACACCCAGAGGCCATTGGCGCGACAGAACGCCCAGAAGGGCGCCAGATCGCCGAGCGCGCTCGCCGGCATGCGCAAGCCATGCGTGGGGCTGGTCACCAGATCGCGGATGACCTCGCTCGGATCGCAGTCCGGCAGCGCCGCGGAGATGCGGCGCGGCGTCTCCACCTCCGCATTGTGGTTGTCCAGTTGCCCGCCGCCCCCCAAGGGGTAGGCGGCCGCCGCCAGATAGGCGATGCCGGGATAGGACAAGGCCCGCGCCGGAAACTTGCCGGCAATGTGCGGGAACGGCTTTTGCCCGTTGGCGCCGGTATAGACATCGAGGCCGAGCCGGGAGGCGTCGCTGATCTCCTTGCCCTTCCAGATGCGGCGCACACCGAGAATCTCGCCCTGGCCCATGGCCAGCAGCACGGTCGCGGTATAGGACCAGCTGGTGGTGCTCGGCGCGCTGCCACCCTTGCCGCCAGCGGCCTGCTCCTGATGGGCATGCGCCTGGAAATCCTCGTGCTGGATGACGTTGACGGCCACCCGCGGCATGCCGTACAGCAGCGGAATGGGCTTGCCGTTGCAACTCGTCTGCATGCGCAGCGAGCTGACCACCGGCGCGTTATCGCTAACCTTGGAAGAACCGAAGAGACTGGACATATCAGGCAAACAGAGTAAAAAACCCGGCACTGCGGCCGGGTTTCGCCAGATCGGCATTGCGTGTGGCATCCGCCAGCACCACCTCGCCATCCCGCAGGCTGGCATGGATGACTTCCGGCCAGTCCAGCACGATGGCGCCATGGCTGGCACATCGCCCGAAGCGGTACAAGGCAACGTCGCCGCGCTGCGGCACCTCGACGGGCGTCGCGTATTGCTCGACCCAGCCGAGGAAGCGCTCCGCATCACGGTGCAGATGCCAATCCGCGGGATAGGGCCGCGGGTCGATGCGCGGGATCAGGCCGCAGGCGTGGTACACCTCCACCAGCAGCATGGCGCAATCCGCCCCGGCCCCCTTCACGGCGCCCTGGTGGTGGTACGGCGTGCCCAGCCAGGTGCGCGCCTCGGTGGCGATCGCTTGGCGCAGATCGGCCTCCCTCACAACACCGTCTCCGGCACCGGCACATAGGGTGTGGCCTTGAACCGCGGGCGGTTGTTGTATTTGGCACCGCACGTCTCGGCGGTCTTGTCGCACCCCGGCCAGGCCATGAACGCGTCGCCCGGCCGCGGATCGAAGACAAGCGGCATGGAGAACTCCAGCGCCCCGTTCACCGCCTCGGAGCGGACGACGCTGCGGCGCACGCCCGAGTTGGGGCCGCTGGTGAAGACCAGGTAGCCGCGGGAGAACCATTCGGCCGGCCTGTTCAGCGTGGTGTGGATCCGGGCGCGGTTCCCGCCGGTCACGGCTGCGTCGACCCGGTAGGCGGCCTTGTTCACGCCGCAGCCCGCGTCGAAGAGATCGCGCACGCAGCCTGGCCCGAACAGCTCGCGCGGCAGCATCTGCCCGAAGCGCGCGCTGTCGCTCTCCACCGCCAGCTGGATCGCCAGGTCATCGCCGCTCGCCTCCTGCACGGTGCCGCGAAACCACTCCAGCGCATGGGCCGGCGCGCCCCAGTCGGCGAGGAACGCCTTTTCGATCACCACCTCTGCCTCATCGAGCGCCCCGGAGCGCAGGGCCGTCAGCCAGGACACGCCACCGATGGTGTGCTCCGGCTTGACCAGCACGGTCAACCGTTGCTCGTCCGGATCCAGGCCGCGCGACTGGCGCATCCTGGCGCCGTGGATCTCGGGCCCGTCATGCACGAAGTTCCGCCCGCCAGCCGAGATGGCGACGTCCGCGTTCGTGTAGCGGTACTCGGCGAAGCTCGGCAGACGGATGGTGTACAGGTCGCAGCGCGCAACCTGGCCGCTGTTGAGCAGGGCTTGCAAGGCTTGCGTGGCTTGTCTCATAGCTTGACCCCCAGGCTGCCCCGGAACTCGATCCGAGGCGCCTTGTACAGATTGCGTGCGATCCGGTCGAACGACACGTCGTCCGACTCGAAGCGGCACCGAAAGAAGAAGGTTCCCGTCCAGCGCAAAGGCACGCCGTTGGCAGGCGGCTGCGCAAACAGCACCACGCCGGTCGGGCTGATGGTGTAGGCGCTGGCCGGCAGCAGCAGCTCCCCGCGGCGCATGCCCTGGATCTGCTCGACGTTCTGCACGGGCTCCATGAATTCCCCGTAGCTGCGCGCCAGTTGGAACTGGGTGCGGGCGCCGTCTCCATAGCCAAAGAGCTGGTCCGCGGCGGCGCGGTCGTGCGCGCAGCGGTACAGCCAGCTGTCGAAGCTGCCGCGCCTGGCCAGGTAGAAGCCCTCCAGCGTGCGCAGCTCGGCGCGCCCGTTGGACTCGCGCAGGAACTCGAAGCCCAGGCTGAAGCGATAGATGGGATTGGCCATGCGCGAGGCGCGGAATTCGCGCCCGCTCGCCGCCTCGAGCACCTGCGTCTTGAAGCGCGGCGCGCGCGGCCGGTCCGGACGGATCCCGGCCAGCTCGGGGAAGATGGCATTGCTCATCCGAGTTTCCGTTTGTGGTCCTTGAGATAGGCGATGAACTTGTGCCCATGGGCCTCCAGCACGCGATCGACGCCGCGCGCATCCATCGCCTGGATGACCGGGTTGAACTGGAACACCTCCGAGCCATCGCCGCCGGCGGCGCCCTCCCCCTGCTGCCCCGCCATCTGCCGGATCACGTTGGCATAGCGCGCCGGCAGCACCATTTCCTCCTCGTGCAGTTGCGTGAGCGGGTTGATGCCTGCGGGAATGTCGAAGCCGCCCCGCGCCGAGCGCATCGAGCTACCCAGGCCCATGACCAGGGCGAGCGTCGCGACCATCGCCGCGGCGGCCAGGGCGGGCCCGACGAAGGGGATGGGGGCCTGCGACGCCGCCGCGCCGGATGCCGCCACCACAGCGTTGTTCGCCACCATCGCGGTCGATGCGCCGAAGGAGATCCCCGTCTTCGCGCCCGCGGCCACCGCTTCCATGCTCGTCTCCGCCGCAGTGGTGCTCTGCGTTGCCAGCAGCCGCTGCCCCAACTGGGCGATGTAGCGGGCGGTCGGCTTCACCGCCACCTCCTGAACGAAGGTCGAGCCGACGCTCGCAAACAGCCCGGCCATGCTCTGGCGCCACGACTGCGCCCGGTTCAGCATGCCGTCGGCCGCCTGGCTGAACGCGGATTCGAAGGAATCGAAGGTGTTCTTGATGGGCGACGTCTCATGCAGCGAAAGCTCGGCGCCCAGCTTGCTCCGGGCCAACTGGAAATTGCGTTCCAGATCCAGCAGTTGGTTCAGCACCTGCTGGTACGCCACCGGGTCGCGCTCCGGATCGATCGTTTCCCGGCTGCGCTCCAGGGCCTGGCGCTTGATCTCGTGCAGGCGCGCCTGGAAATCCACTTCCAGCGTGAGCAGCTGCGCGCGGTTCACCAGGCCCATGTCATAGGCAACCTGGGCTTGCTGCTGCTCGAGCGCAATGGCCTGGGTCGCCGCGCTGCGCTGTTCGGCCAAGGCCAGGTCTTCCAGCTTGCGGCGCTGGTCCAGCGCCTGGCGCTGCACCGCCTGCAGATCGCGCTGCGCATCCGCATACTGCTTCGAATCCGCGCCATAGGCCTTGCGGATCCGTTCGGCGATGTCCTCCGCGATCGCGAGCTGCGCCACGTGATTGCGCTCCATCTCGGCCATCTGGTTCTTCTGCGCCGCGATGGAGGCCGCGAAAGCTTCGCCGTTGAGGGACTGCAGCGCGGCCAGATACCGCTTCTCGACCGCGAACCGTTCTTCGGCGGACATCTGCGTGCCATCCAGCTTGGCCTTCCAGAAATCACGCTCGCGCTCCCGGCTGAACGCCACGAAGGTGCCCTGCTCCGCCGTGAGCTTCTGGTGGGCGAGCTTCATCTGGTCCAGCTCGTTGTCCCAGGCGCTCATGCGAGATTTGGCCCCCGCTGTGCCGCCGCCGGACTGGCGGATCTCGTCCATGTCGACCGGCACTTTCGGCTTGGGAACGCCGGCCGGCCCGCTGGTGCCAGTCCAGACCTTCTTGGCGTAGGTCTCGAACTCGATCCCAGCCTTCCTGGCGTCCTCCGTCATCGTTCCGAGGATGGCACGTGCTTGGCTGAATTCCCCGCTCGCGGCCGCAACGGAGGCTGCGGCGACTCTGGTGATGATGATTCCTGTCGTCTTCAGCGTCGCGCCAACCAGAGCACCGGTGATGATCAGCCCCTTCAGCGCGCCATCCACTGCCATCACAGAAGCCTCGAGCATGCTGCCCTTGGCCGAGGTATCGCCCAGTCCGTCGGCCGCCGCGCTCAACGTAGGAATCAGCTTGGCCGCGAACTGCCGCCAGATACCCTCCGACACAGAGCGCATCCGTTCGAGCTTGTCATTCAGCTCGCCTGCCGCCGCCGCGGTTTCGTCGCTGATCTCCAGGCCCAGTGCGCGCGCCTCCTCACGCAGGCGCTCGATGCCCTTCCGTCCCATATTCAGGAAGGGCAGGATGCTGGCCCCGGACTTGCCAAAGACCTCCATGGCCAGGGCGCTCTTCTGCGCGCCCTCCGGCATCTGCGAGAAGCGGTCGGCCAGGTCCAGCAGGGTTTCATCGCTGGCGCGCAGCTTGCCGTCGGCGTCCTTGATCTCGACGCCGAGTGCGCGGAAAGTGGCGGCGGTCCGCTTGTTGCCCATGTCGGCATCGAACATGCTCTTGGCGAGCTTGCCCATCGCCCCGGACAGCCCGTCCATGTCCACCGCAGCGCTCTTTGCCGCGTACACCATCGTGGACATCGACTGCGCCGAAATCGACGCGCGCTGCGCGCTCTTGTCCAGCGCGTCGGCCAGGTCGATCTGCTCGCGGATCCGATTGGCGAAGCCTGCTGCCAGCAAGCCCGCGCTCAGACCGGCGATTGCCAGCTTCATGCTGTTCGATGCGGCGGTGATCGTCTGGTCTGCCAGCGCGCCACGCAGGCCGCGCTTGCCCGGCGCATCGGCCATGGCGTCCCACGCCGTGAGAGAGCGCGCCTGCGACATCAGGTTGCGCATGGCGCCCGCGGCCGCCCGGTTGCCGTCCTCGGCGGCCTCGGCCAGCGAGTGGTACTTCTTCTCGATGCGATCCAGCTCGGCCACGACCTCCTTCGACGGGACCTTGCCCATCGCGGTGTACATGGTCTCCAGCTCGCGCCGGTGGCGCGCCCACTGGCCGGCGGCGGTATTGGCGGCGGCGCCGAGATTGTTCACCGCCGTGCGCGCACCCTCGCCGCCGCGCTTGACGCCGGTCAGGGAGTCCACGACGCCTCGCATGACGGTGGCGAAGCCCGCGTCATTGGCGCGGATCGCCCAATCGATCGTCCTGGTGTTCATGTGTCGTTCTCAGCTCAGGAGGCCGCCGGCCGAGCGGAAGGCCTCCAGGAAATTGGACCGCCGGGTCGCCTCGTCGGCCGGAGTGGTGGCCGCCTGCAGGTCTTCGGTCTTCAGGCCCATGAACCACTTCACCAGCAGGTGTACTGGCGGGTTCTGGGTCAGGTAGCGGCTGGCCGCCCGAAGTCGCCGCCAATCCAGCTCGCGCTCGATGTAGTCCATCGTCCAGCCGAGGCTGGCGCAGAGGTGGATGGCGGTTTCCTCGAACCACTCCCGGGTCAGCGGCTGGCCGGCTCCCCCGAGCCGTCCTCCTGCGGCGGCTGTCCCGCCTGAATGTAGGCCGTGCGCAGCGCCCAGATGTCGCGCGCATCCCATTCCGCCACCCAGGCATCGGGCAGGCCTGGGTAGTTGCGCCGCAGCGTGGCCACCAGGCTGCCCAGCTCCTGCTCTGCCATCTCCTTCGCCGACACGGTGCCGGCGGCGTAGCCGGCCTGCACATCGATCATGGCCAGCTGCAGCGTGTACAGCGGCGGCGGCATCATCAGCCGCGTGCCCTGCAGCGTCACAGGCTGCGAGCCTTCGCGCAGGGGCTTGGCGGCCTCCAGGTCGTGCTCCTGGCCGGCAATGCGGATCGTCGCCATGGCTTACGCTCCGCTCAGCCGACCCACGCCGCGCACGTCATCCGCGGCGGCCGACCATTCCATGTTGGGAATGACGAAATCCTCGTTCTTGCGCGCCAGGCTCAGCTTGTTGAAGGTGACCGCATAGAGATGCAGGAACAGCCCCTTCTGGTCGTAGGTGATCAGCTCGAAGGTCGGCACCTCGCCCATCTCCGCGTTGGTAATGAGGGTGGTGGCGCCGCGCGAGACGTCGATCTTGGTGTAGCTGATCTGCACCTTCTTGTCCTTGTCGGCCGCCGCCCAGGTGTACTTGCCCGTCGCCTCGTTCACCGCGTACTGGCCGGCCTTCGGATCCTTCGCGACCCGCACCAGAAAGCCACCGGTCGCCACGTCGCGAACGCCCATATCCATATCGAACTTCGCGCCGCCCGCGACGGTATAGCCATCCGCAACGATGACGGCCGGCTCGTCGTCGACGGGCACCACCATGCCGGCGCTGGTGTCCTCGTCCTTCGACCCGAAGAACAGCTCCGTCACCACACGATGATCCCAGCGCCCTGCCTGGACCTTACCGGTGATCTTGGTGCCGGCGCGCGCGGTGGCTTCGGCGAAGTTGCGCGAGCCCATCAGTTCCTTGGAACTGGCGCTGATGTCGACATCGATGCCCTGCAGCGTCGCGACCCGGATGGGCGTGGTGCCGGCCTTGAGATAACGCAGCATGCCGGCGCCGAAGTGCCAATCTGCCTTGTTGAAGAGGGAAGCCATGAATTCTCCTGCTTGGTTAGGGGATCGCGGTGGCGTCATCCGCCGCGACCCGGTACCGCCACCGATAGCGGTAGGTCTTGAGGATGCGGAGCTGGTCGGACTCCTCCCGGCGCTCATCGATGGCACCGTTGAAGGGGCGCACGGCCAGCCCGCCGAGCGTGGGGTCTGCCCACACGCGCCGGTGAATCTCCGCATGGAGCTGCGGCATCGATGCGATCTGATCGACCCCGGCCATGAGGAGCTGGACCTCCACGGTCAGCTCGTTGACGTTCTCCCAGTCCGAGATGCCGTCCACCGGCAAGTCCGTGCCGGGCAGCACGCGCACCGCCGGCAGCTCGTCCACGCTGAACTCGGCCAGGCGCAGCCGGTCATGCACGGCCACCACACCGGCCGGCGGCACCTCCCCGGCCACCGCGGCGACGGCCGCCGCATACACGCGTTCGTGTACTGTGCTCATCGCGGTGCCCCCAGCTCGACCAGCGCGTAGTCGCCGTCGCTCAAGGGCTCCGGATGCGATGCCACGCGGTAGCGCCGATCGTTCACCGTCACGTGGTCATCGAGGGCGAGGTCCGGCAGAAGCTCGACGGGATACTCCAAGCGGACCTGCTCGCCCTGCGCCACCCCGTCGAACGCAGCGGCGGCCAGCGCGATCCTGTCGACCGGCAGCGGCACATCGCGCGCCGGGCGGCCCGCGCGCGCCCGCAGGTGAAAGACGGCGGGCTTCAGAAAGCCCGCCCGCGCGAAGGCATCCCAGAAACGCCCGGGCTCCAGCGCCGTCATGGCTAGATTGCCGCGCCGTTGAGCCGCACCGCGGCGGAGGGCATGCCAGCCGCCTTGGCCTGCGCGAACACGCCCACGACCACGCGCCCGGCGGCCGCCTCGGCGAAGATGCGCGCCTTGGCCGGGTCCCAGTAGGCTTTATCGCCAATGCCGGCCACAGCCGCCGGCTCCGCCGGCAGCTCGAAGACGCCTTCCACCGCGTACTCGCCCGGCTCGTTGGCCGCGTAGGCATTGGCCGCGATGCCCAGCAGTGCGCCCATCAGCAGCGCCTGGCCTGGCGTGACGGCCGCGTTGTGGGCATAGGTCAGAAACTTGCCCGGTTGGATGTAGTTCCGCATGCTGCTTTCCTCTCTCGCAAATGAAAACGGCGGCCATGCCGTGCTGGCATGCCGCCGCTGAAGTGGAATCGCCGGTGCCCCGCCGATCCCGGTTGCCGAGGCTTACTTGGCGCCGGGGTTGCGCCACAGGCCGCGATGGTCGATCGCCTTGGAGACGAAGTCGATGCGCCCCTTGACCTTCACGCCGTCGACGTCGAAGTCGATGTGCTGCTCGGTGTAGAGCCCCTCCTCCCCCTCCAGGTAGCAGTACTCCACCGTGTCGATCTGGGCCGGGTCCGCGAGCAGATACCAGGCCTTCGGGTCAGCGGCATCCAGGCGTGCCTCCACGATGGGCTCCAGCGCGCCCACAAAGGGGTTCTGCTGCAGCGCGACGTTCGGCACATAGGCGCCGCTGGTGTACTGCCAGGCCGCGGTTTCCAGCGCGGCGGGCACGAGCAGGTACTTGGGCAGCAGGTTTAGCGTGCCGCCCGCCGGCGACTTCTGGGTGCGCAGCGCCACGCGGGCCTCGGACAGCGAATCGATGCCGATGGCCGCGCCAGCGCCCACGTTCTTGTGGTCGGCGTGGAACAGCGGCTTGCCGTCCGCCAGCTTGGGGTTATCGAGCAGGCAGGCATACACCAGGTCCGACTCCATGTCCGCGGCGGCGCGGCCGAAGAACAGCGGCAGGCGCTGCAGCGCGGAGAGATCGTCATTGATGATCATCTGGCGCGTGAACGCGACCGCCTTGCCGTAGGTGCCGAGCTGGATGACCTCGCCGCCTTCCATCAGCTTGCCGTACTTGTACTCGCCACTCTCCCGGATGCGCTCGAACTGCACCGCGGCGTCGAAGGCCACGCGCGTCACCGGCCGGAAGTCCGACAGAGTGCCCCGGCGGGCCCAGCGATCAAAGGTCTTTGGCGCAGTGGTATAGGCCTCGCGCATGGTGCGCGCGATCACCCCGCCGAAGACCAGCGGCAGGTCGCCGGTGGCGTGGTAGGCCCCGCGCTGCGTGAGGCCCAGCGCCGTGCCCGCCAGCTCGTTGACGGACATGCCGCGCGTCGAGATGCCGGCGCGCTCCAGCGCATCGCGAGACAGTTCGCGCAGGGTCATGCCCCGGTACTCGCGCGCGCTGTCGGTCAGGGTCGTACTGGGGTTGATGCGATGGATCAGCGCGGCCGTCATGGCCTCGCGCCGCACCTCGGTCTCGTCCTGCGTGGTCTCGATCCGGTTGCCGCCCACCGAACGGATGGTGGTGGCATTGGTACGCTCGGCCAGGCGGCGCAGCACGTCGGTACGCACGGCGTCGATTGCCATGCCACGGTCGACGTACTCGTCGATCAGGGTCTCGGCGCATTCCAGGGTCGAGCCGCGCACGACTTCGCGGATCTCGCGCTGGCGCTGGCGCTCGGCGGCGCGGACCGAATCGCTCGAATCGGCGCCGTCGCCCGCGGCTGGCGCAGGGGACGCAGCCGGTGCCGTGGCGTGTGCTGCGGTCGGCGGCTGGCCCTCATGTGCGCGCTGGGTAGCGGCCTGGCCTGGGTCGGCCGCCGGGGTCGTGATGGTCATGGTTTCTCCTTCGGATTGAGAGGCGGCAGCCTCGCGGGGGGTGGATGCGGCTCGTTCGATGAACTCGCATGGGAAGAGCTTCTCGCGCTCGCTGGGAGCGCCGTTCTCGGTTCGGATGACGGCGCCCGGATCAGCCCCGATGGCAACCAGGGAGACCTCCAGCGGCTCCCAGTCGACCGCCCGGTAGATCCACTCGTCGTTGCCCTCGGTGTTCGGCGGGATCATCTCCACGCGGTGCAGGCGGGCACCGACCGAGACGTTGCGCAGGATCCCGTCGAGCACGTCCTGATAGATCGGCTCCACTTCGTCCCGGCGGGAAAAGCGGATGGAGGCGCTGGCGTCATCGCCGAGCGTGGCCGTCTCGATCACACCGAGGACGCTGGAAATGCCCCAGGTCGAGTGGCTGTTGAGGAACGGTGCCGCGCCGGACTGCAGGCGCGCCATCCTGACGTGTGCGGGGTCCAGGCTCAGCTCCTCCTGGTAAGCCCGCTCGCGCATCCAGTCGTAACGGCGCACGCGCGCCCCGGCCGTCCACCTCGCGGTGACGGTGCGGCGCTCGCGATCGGCCACGGTGACCGGCGCCAGGCGCGTGACCAGCGGCATGTCCTGCGTGCCGGCGTTCTTCGATACTGGCATTGCTACTCCCCAAGGAAAAACGCCCGAGACGGGCGCTCGGGCGTGGGTTGGTCATCGTTCGGCAGGTTGCCGAGCGATCGCTTGCGCTTCGCTGGCGGACGGGCCCTTTCCTTCTCGCTCGCCTTGTTCGGCTTGCGGTCGCCGTCGTCCGCGTCGGCATCGCTGGCATCGCGTGCCCGGCCGCCCAGCGCGTTTCGCAGCGGGTCGGTCTCGATCTCCTCGTCCACCTGCAGGGGGATATAACCCAGCTCACGCACCACCTCGTGTCGCGACATGAAGCCCTGTTCCACCATGACGGCGTAGCCTTGCGCTTCGCGGTAGGGGTCGAGCAAGGGAATACGTGGCGCGGTCCAGTCGTCCGGTCGCAGGCCTGGCCGTGGCAGCTTGCCAGCCAGGTAGGCCGCCAGGGCGAACCGCTCGGCGATACGTTCCATCACCATGGGAATGAACTCCAGCCACTGGAACTGCTCGACCATGGCGCGGAACTCGATCTTTCCCATCCGGCCGCTGGTGAAGTTGACCTGCGAATAGTCGCCGGTCAGCTGCTCATAGGTGATGTCGGAGCCGGCCGCAATCGCGCGCAGGTCGACGCGCACATGCTCCTCGTAGCCCTCGCTGGCCGCTGGCGACGCAAACTCGACCCGCTCCCCGGCACGCAGGTAGTTGATCGAGCCTGGCTGCATGCCTTCGAGCCTGGGCGGTTGACGCCCGGCGCCGCCACCCGGCACGGGCGTGATGCCGCCGGCGCCGACGCCCTGGAAGCCATCCCCCTCCATCCAGACGAAGGCGGCAAAGCAGGCCTCGATCTTCTTGCGCACCAGCTCGGCCTCCTGGTACTCGCCCAGGTCACGCGCGCGCCAGATGCTGACCGCAAAGTGAGGCAGGCCGCGCACCGTGCCGGGGCGGTCGATGACCCGATAGAGGTGGATGATGTCCGCGGCCGGCACGAAGCGGCTCACCCAGGACCGGGGCACCGCCTCGACTTCGCCTGGATGGTGGTCGAACAGCCAGTAGCCTGTGCGCTTGCCCTTGAGGTTGAACTGCACGCCCGCGATGCAAAAACCGCCATCGACCGGGCCGGTACGGCTGGTATCGAGATGGTCTGCCTCCAGCACCCGCAGTTGCAGTGGCACTTCCAACCCGGCCTCCGGCGGGCAGTACTCGAAGCGCAGCAGCACCTCGCCGGACTCCCATGCGGCGCGCGCGAGCTGGGCCTGGATGCCCGCCAGGTTGAGCTGCTCGCCGGCATCGCACTGGCGCGCCCATCGGCTCCACAGCGCGCCGTGTGCCGGGTTCTCGTACTTGGGCACGATGCCGGTGCTGCTGATCGCGTTCTGCACCAGTACATTGAGCGCGCGCTTGATGTAGCCGTTGTTACGCACCAGGTCGCGGCTGCGGTTGCGCAGCCGCGCCAGCGCCGGTACCAGCTCGGCATTGCCGCTGCCGCCGCCCGGCTGCCGGCCGGCGCCGCGCGGGCCGCGCAGGCTGGCGCCGTCGAAGCCGCGCGCGATCTCGCGCGCCCGGTCGTAGTGCGCGCGCGCCGCCATGCGCCGCAGGCCTCTGGCCGGGGCGAAGTGGCCGATCAGGCGATCCAACAGGGTGGCTTTCACAGTCACCCCCGATCGAAGTAGGCGACGGTGACGCGCGGCCGCTGCGGCGACAGCCCCTGCTGCGCCAGGTCGGCGATGATGATCTCGCGCGCTGCCCGTAGATCGGCCACGCTGCGGTAGGTGATGCGCTTGCCGTCCTTCTCGATGGTCAGCTCACCCGTGGCGATGGCCGTGTTGATGCGGTCGAGATCCGCCGTCGTGAATGCACTCATGCTTACCTTCCCATCCAGTTTGAACGCACGTTGAGCCAACCGCCGCGCCGTGCGCCGGCTTCCTCGCGATCGGGGTCAGCGTTGGGTTCGGCCTCGGCCAGCAGGCTCGCGGCCGGCGGCTCCGTGGCCGCAGCCTCGCCGCCTTCCACCGCCATCGGCACCGCCAGCGCAGGGTCCGCGAACAGGTCACGCACGCGCGGCTCGATCACCATCTCCAGGCCGGCCCAGTCGGCCTCCGTCATGAGGTTCACCCGGAGGCGCGGGTGGTAGGCCGCGGCGAAGTTGTAGACCTTCAGGTCCAGCGCCTCGTTGCGCAGGCGCAGCTTGTCCCAGCGGCCCTTCGAGACGTTGAACGCCTCGGCCACAAGCTGCTTGAAGTACTCGTCTTCCAGGCCTGCAGGGAAGCGCATGCGGCGCGCGGCCGGGTCCAGCTCCTCGTCGGCCTGCAGGGCGGCGAAGATCTTGTCCTTTGCCGTGTCGGTGCCGACCTGCCAGAGCTGCACACCCTTCTGGAAGGTGCGCCCACGTATCGTGACGTCCTGCGCCGAGGGGCGGCCGATGATCGGCCGGTGCTGCTCCTTGGCGCCCTTGATCGCGAACACGCCGCGCGCCTGGCGCAGGCGGCAGTAGTCGTAGACCTCCTGCGTGTGATGCCCGCCGGAGTCGATGGCACAGGTTTGCACCTGCAGGGAGACCCCGAACGCATTGACGATTGGCCGCTCCAGCAGCGCGTCGAGCGTCGCCCAGGGGGCGGCCGTCGACGGGTCGCCGTCGATGACGACGTAGTCGATCGTCCAGTTGGTCATATTGCGGCCCCAGCCGCTGATTTCGACCTCGAGGCGGTTCTTCTGCACGTCGACGGACGCGGTCAGGATCATGCAACCGCGTGGGATGGTCCGCAGCGCATGCGACTCGGCGCGCCGCTTGACCAGCTCCCATTTGACCTCGGCGCTACGGTCTTCCCAGCACTCGCCCAGGGCGTTGTTGATGAAGGCGATCAGCTTCTCGATGTCGGCCTGCGCCTCGATCCAGTCGCGCACGAGATCCGTCCACGGCCGCCAGCCGATGGGCGCATACAGCGAGCTGATGTGAAAGCTCGCCGTCTTGCCGTCGCCAGGCGCGGTCGGCATCCAGTACGCGCCCTCGTAGCCGCGCGTCTTCCAGACGTGCTCCGGGTTGCCGACCCCGCAGACCTCGCAGTGGTAGCACACCGAGTCCGGATCGCCCTCGCTCCAGCGCATGCCCTTGCGCCAATCGAAGAACTGCGGGTGTCCGCAATCCGGGCAAGGCACGAAGTAGCGCCGCTGGTCGCCCTTCTCGTACAGCTTCTCGATCTGCGAGCGGCCCTTGATGGTGGGCGTGCTGTTGGCGAAGACCTTGGCGCGGCGGCCGAAGTTGCTGGTCCGGTTGATGGCCAGGACGATCGGGTTGCCCTGGCCGTCGACGTTGAGGAGGTACTCGTCGACCTCCTCCAGCATCACGTAGCGGACCGTCGTGGACTTGAGGCGGCCGGCGCGATTCGCGCTGACCAGGTTCATCATCCCGCCGGGGAAGCGCTTGCGGCGCTTGGTGTTATCGCTGCCCTTCTTCCCCGCGTCCTTCACGCGCGCGCGCAGCTCGGGGGTCGACTTGCGCATCGGCTCGAAGCGGTCGAGTTCCCACTTCTCCGCGTCGTCGTTGGTGGCAAACACCACCAGGACGTTGCCGGCCGCGACGCTGATGCTATGGCCGATGAAGTTCTCGCCGGCTGCGGAGCCGCCGATCTGGTGGCCCTTCATCTGCGCGACGACCGTCACCCAGGCATTGCTGAAGGGGCGCAGGTCGTCGTGTGCGTAGCGCGTGGTCACGCTGTCCTGGCCAGACAGCGCATCCATGATGCCCACCAGGTAGGGCGTGCGTTCGTTTCGCCACCGGCCCGGCTCGGGGGCGTTCTCCGGCAGGATGCGATGCTTGGCTGCCCACTCGGCAACGCCGATCCGTTCGTCCGGCCGAATCGCATTGGCGAGGGTCCGGACGAACTGATCAATCGCCCCCATCGTCCTCGTCCTCCTCTTGCTCGCGCAGGATGGCCGCCTGGTCCACCTGCTGCAGCGCCGACGCCAGCTCCTTTTCGAGCATCGCCTCGATGCGGGTGGGGTCGGTCTCGGCCGCCAGCAGGTCCTTGACCCGAACCGGCACGTTGAGCACGGCGTCGCGCAGCGTGCGGAACGCCGTGAACGCCAGGCGCTGGGCCTCGGCAACGTCGATCAGCGCGCCGCGGTACTCGTCCAGCTCGGCCTGTTCGCGCTGCCGTCGGATCGACTCGCGCGCAGCGCGCTCGACCCGGTACTGCCGCACCGCGGGATCCTCTTTCGCTCCGGCGGTGGCCACCGCCGCCCCTCCCGCCGCCGGCGGCCCATTGGCATCCATGCCTTCTTCGTCCAGCTCCTCCTCATCCTCGTCGGGGGAAGCGGATACGGGGGCCCGGCGGCGGGACAAGTCGCTGAACGAAACCCGGCCCTCGTCGGTGTTGCGCACCCAGTCGGCCGCGGCACTCTCCGAGTCGATCTTGCGGTTGTCGTTCAGTCGGATCCGGCCCGACGCGATCGCCTTCTGCACGGCGCGCAACGTGACGCCCAGATGGCGCGCGAAGGCTCGCTGGCTCATCTCTGCCATGGTGGACTGCCTCGTGTGCTGGACCTACGGGTGACTACCTGACTACCGCACCAGGTGACTACCCTGAAAAATTCCCGCCACTGCGCGAGCAACGGGGCGCGAATTACCCACGAACGCCAGGCCCCGGGAAGGACCCGCGCCCCGGGCTTGGGCCGCCGGCCGGGCCGGGCAGCCGCCCCGCCTCCGGTCCGGCAGATTGGCCGTCAGCGCGCCGTGGCCACCGCCTGCTCGAAGTACTCGACCATCAGCCGAGGAAACTCGGCCTCGGTCACGCGCTGCGCGATGCCATGGAAGTCCAGGCGAACGCGATAGCTCGGCAGGCTCACGAAGAGGAACATCGGCTTGGCCCCGCCGTGCTGCAGGTGGGCAATGCGCTTGTCGGCGCCGTAGTCCATACGGCGGTAGATCCCGGCAGGGAGCTTGCCCTCCGGCCTGGCGAGGGCGAAGTAGGTGAAGCCGCGAACCCCAGATTTCCCTCGGGCGAGGTTGTCGCGCCGGCGCTGGGTCATGTTGGCCCGGTAGCCCTTCTGCGGGAAGGCGTTGAAGTAGGACAGGATCTGCACGATCAGTGCCGGCGGCACGTTGCCGTGCTCGTCCAACTCCACTGCCGAGCCGGGCACCGCCACCATTCCCGCCGGCATGATGCCGGCCGCCTGCAGGGCGCGATCGAACGCCTTGTAGCGGCGCTCCCCGCCATAGACTTCCGGCCCGAGGAATTTTGTCGACGCCCGCCCGCCCGAGTCCACGTCCTTGAACCACACACGCGCTGAGAGATCCTGCTTGGTCGCCGGCTGCAGGTACAAGGAATTCAAGGTGTACCGGGTCGGGTTGTCGAAGACGCGCGGCATCTCCGCCTCGATGTTCGCCTTGACCAGCTGCTGCGTCTTGGTCAGCGCGCGGGCCGTAGCGAACGGCATCTGATCCTGGTGGAGCTTTGCGGCAAAGCCCAGCGCAGCATCGATGTTCGAGGAGAGGTCGAATTCGGCCATGCTGCCCCCAGTCCGCCATAAAACAAAGGGCCCGGAGGCAAACGCGCTCCGGGCCCTTGGAAGCTACGATTCGGTTGAGCGGCGCGAATCGCCGCCACTCAACTTGCTGCTCCTGGCTGGCCATAGCGCAGGCAAGTCGAACGTGCCATTCCAGTTCGGCTTTCCCTGGCCAGCACTGTCAAATGAGTTCAACGAAACTCGTAGGTGCAAGCTTCAAGACAGCGGCGTCGAAGACGTCCTCACACTTGATGCTCTTCTGGTCAAACCAAACGCACTTCACACCATCCTCAGTGCCGCCGGCAAAGGAATAGTCTCCGAGCTCAGAAACCGTCATGGTGGGTCCGCCACTCTTCACAACAACGAGATCACCCTTCTTGAACTGGGCCATACAGCCTCCTCTATGACAAGTGAGCCCACAGTGTAGTTGAGAAAGTGACGATTACGCTCAATCGAAGCACTCCCAGAGATAGGCTCGCACCCATTCAGAAACGGACGGCGATACCGCGGGAATTCTCCCCCGCGTCTTGACCGCCGCTTCACCGAAGCAACACAGTTGCGGCAACCCGCGACCTGACGGACACGCTCGCAAACAAAAAGCCCGCGCGGAGCTAACCGAGCGGGCTTACGTTTTCTGTGGGCGAGCGCCGCCCACGAACCGGAATGTAGTGCACCAAATCCGCGCTGTCAATACTCGACCCCGCGCCGACGCAACAGCGGCTCCACCTGCAGCTTGGCCCGCGCATACGCTACTGCCTGTCCCGCCCCGGCCCGCGGGTTGCGCCACACGCTCGGGCCCATGCGGTTGCGCGCTTCGATCCGGATCGCCAGCTGCGCATCGGGCTCCAGTTCCGCAATGGCGGCTGCCACCTGCTGGATCTGCCACGCGAACACGTCCGCGGCCAGCAGTTCATCCGTGGACTGCCACTGCCGCGCGCTGCGCGCCCGGGAGCAAGTTTTGTCCTGCCCCATGAAACCGCGTGCCCCGGGTTCGGCGCACTCCCAGCAGAACCAGTCGTACAGCAGGTTGTCCAGGGCATCGTAGTCCGGATAGTCGGCCAGCGCCGATTCGATTCGCGCCACCTTCGCCGGCGGCTTAGCGGTGTACATGTTTCCCCCGTTGCACGATGGCGCGCATCCGCGCCAGATTCTGTTCGGCCGCCACCGTCGACGGCGAGGCACCCACCTCTGGCGCACCCGGAATCGGCGCCAGGTGCTCCCGCGTCGCGATCGCCCATAGCTCCGTCCACCGCTCCCGCGCCTGCGGCCAGGCGTGCACCTGCAGCCCATCGCCCCCGAACCTGACCGCGGTCCAGAAGGCGGCGCGGGACGTCCAGCGATCACGACCGGCCGCGCGCAACGGAAACTGCGCAGCCGCCTCCAGGAACCCCTGCTCGGCCATCATGCGCTGCCCCGTCGACGCAGCTGCGCCTGCAGGTTCGCCGCCCATCCCTCCGGCGGCCCGGATGGCGCGGGCGCGCCGGCACGGGACAGGGCTGCTTCCCGCTCGGCGGCGCGAGCGTCGCGCGCATGTTGTCGCCGCGCACGCACACGCTCGACGTGATCGGGCACCCAGTCCTCTCCGCGCGCGCGGTTCACGATGAAATTCAGCATCTTCCACTGGTGGCGCACCTCGGTCGTCTCGCAGATGCCCTGCCATTCGTCCAGGACATCCTGGCGCAGACGATCGGGTACCCGTGCCAGCATTCGTGCCACGTAGGCCCGATGGGCAGGCGGAATGCGCACCGGCCAGGCCAGATGTGCCTCCCACCCGATCGCAGGCCGAGGCTCCTCATCTGGATGCCGCTTTTCTCCCACCGCGCTTGCGGGCTCGTGGCGCGCCTCCGAGAGCCCCGGCCCTTCCGCTTGCGATGCATGGGGGCCCTGCCCGCCCTCCCGCGCCGCAGGCGTGGGGGGCTCGATAGTCATCCCTTCCGCGCCGCAGGCGTGGGAGGGGTTGGGGAGGGTTAAGTAGTTACCGGTACTCTGATGTGTGTCGGCCTGCGGCGTTGAATTACCCTGTGAATAACCGCGCTTTCCCTTGCCACGCATGGCTTTGCGGTCGTTGGAGGGTACTGCTGCACATACTCCGGCTTTTTTCGGGTCGTTGTTATCCACCAGGGCCTTGCACAAGCGAAAACGCAGCCGCAGCTTGGTCCCGATTGGCTCCACCAGGCCCTCCTTTTCGAGCTGCGCCACACGGCGACGCAGTTGCTGCTCCGACGGCAGAATGCGCTTCACCCCAGGCCGCCCCGGCACCTCCAGATCTTCACGCAGTGCCCACCAGGAGACCGCAGCGCCGGCTACGCCAACAATGCCTGTCTTAAAGTCCATGCGCCGGCGCAGCGCGAAATACAGATTGCGCGCAAGGATGTCCACCTTGCGCATGGCCTCCCATTCGGAGTCGTCGATCACAAATCTCGACACGGCTCTTCTTCCTCCATTGGTTCCTGGTCAATCAAGACCCGGTCTGCCTTGATGCAATGCAATTCGAGACGGTGCGATGTATCCGCAAGCCTTTCCAGCAGGCCGAGTTCAACCAACCGGGCAAGCATCCGTCTCATCTTCTGCACGTCATGCGCAACGCCGCCAACACCGGGCCGCGCGGGACGCATCGTCTGAAACTTCATGGTCTGGTATGAGAACGTGCTGCCAGTTCCGCCGACGCGCCCGGTTTCGAGGTCCATGAAGGCGCGAATGCCAAATGTGTAGAAATGAAATAGGTCGGCCCCCTCACCTGCCAGGGCCGAGAGTTCTGCTGCATTGAGATAGATGCCAACGGGGATGTGGGCGTGCATGGAAGGGTCCTTATCGAAGGGTTGCAAACGTCCCATCTTCCCGCGCCAAAAGACTGATTTGAATAGGCCATGTCAGAAACGATTACGGCCGCACTACGGCGGCCTGACAAAGTGTGTGGAAGGTGGAGAGGAAAGCGGCGGCCAGGACCGGGCGCGTGCCAGCGCGATGGTGTGCCACCGCTGCTGCCACATCGGCGGCATAGCCCGCCCGAGCCTTCGGCGGCAAGGACTGCCAACGCCTGGCGCACAGCGCCGCCAGTGCTGACGGCTGTCCCGCCGCCTGGAACACCCAGCAGACATCCGCCAGCGGCCATGCGCACTCCCCCAGCAGGTGCGACGCGAAGGCCTGCAGCGCTTGCCATGCCTTGTCCGAACCGGCCGCCGCAGCGATTTCCTCGGCGCGGTGCCAGGCACAGCAGACTTGCCGTGGCCGGCTGCAGGCAAAGCCAGCACCAACGCGCCAGGACTTGCAGCAGGTCATGTCCGCGAGAAAGCGCGGACCTTCAACGGGGATCCGCCGAGCGGCAGCGGGCTGACTGCGGGATGGTGGAGTCAAACAGGCCCCTGCAGGTGACGCCCGCAAGCACCCATGCTCATGCGCGCACAGAGGCAGGAGGAACCGATCTCATTGCCGCGCGCCAGGTAGTCCATATAGGCCCGCGTAGTCACCACCAGGCCCAGGGAGTCCAGCATCGCGTGGATCTTCTCCAGCGTCACGCCGGCGCCGTTGGCGACCTTGTTGGGCATCGTGTCGTCCCAGCCAGTCGCCTCGCAGAGCGCACGGCGCTTGGCCGCGTCCCTGCACGCGTCCCGCAACGTCGCCGTCAGCAACGACTCCCGCTCGATGACGAATGCCTTGTCATTCATGGCCGTTCCATCCTGTTCAAGAATCAACGAATGCACCGGAACACGTCCGCGCCTACGATGGCGACATCGCTCCAGCCCTCCACATCGATGCCACCAACCATCCTGTTCGCTCGCCTACAGCACTACTGGATGCAGCAAGCTGCGGCCAAGGATTGCCAACACGTATCGGCGGGAGCGACTGAGCGGAGCCGGAGTTCCGGCCAGACAATGTGCCAATCCAGCGGTCGAAGCACTTCCCTCGGGACGGCTCCATGCGACCAGCCCTCGATCAACGGTGCATAGCACTCTCGAACCGGCTTTCGTAAGGTCGCCCACTCGTTCACGGTCGTCGGCGTTACTCCAAGATGCCGCGCTAGCTCGGCCGCCCTCCCCCGCTCGGCACGAAGATAGGTTCTCAGATCCATGCCCCGAATATTAGCCGCCGGCTTTCATTTTGCCAATAGCCTACAGCACATTCCATTTGTTAGCTGGCGGCTATCTAATCGTCCTGACCTACTGATCAGCGACATCGCCAGCATCCAAATGAAGACCATCGACGAGATCCGACACGAGAACCTGCTTCTCTTGATCGGCAAGTTCGGAACGGTGCAAGCGTTGGCAAACGCGGTGGGGAAGTCCCATGCCCAGATCAGTCAACTGAAGACCCGCGCGGTTCACAGCGCCACAGGCAAGCCACGAACGATTGGGGATGATCTAGCAAGGACTTTCGAGCAGCGATGCGACCTGCCACTGGGGTGGTTTGACAACCCCCATACGTCCATTGATGCGGAGGGCCCAGATCATCACCAGCAGCAAAGTACTCCGGCACCGCTCGATCTCCCGCAAAGGAGTGCGCACCCGGACCCTCACATCCGCAAGGCGATTGCGATTCTTGAAGGCCTCGATCGCGAAGGGCGTATCGAAGCCCTCGGGGCCATCAAGGTTGTCGCAGCAAGTCACCACCGGACGGCCTCGAGGTCCGCCGGCTGAGGTGATCGAGCTAGCTGCGTGGAAAGCTCGGCGGGACAGTACAAGCCCCTAGCGATTCATGCCTGGCCCGACGTAACAACGATAAGAACAAAGCCTCAGATCAGGGATCTTTCAATGCGGTAGAGCCTGCATCAAGCCGGCCAACGCGCTCACTGCCACACCCGAGATCATCGTCGTTCCTTCGAGATCTTCATTTCGATGTAGTCCTCGATGTCCTCGCGCGTCTTGGCACAAAGGGCCATGTACGCGGAGATCGCAATGCGCTGAAACGGCCATGCGGACATCTGCGGCCGTGCGTCCAGGTCTATCGCCGACGAGCATGCCGCTGCGTGTTCTTGACTCTCCTGGTCAAGGAATCCGTCCCCCATCCCGTAGTCACGCTCAAGCCGTCGAGCTGCGCGCTCGCCGAACGACGCTGAGCCGCCCAAGAGTTGCGAAAAATAGCTCCTCTCCCGTCGAGGGACTGACCGACCCTCCAGCCATTGGCGAAGGCGCTTGCGTCTCGTTTCTTGGATGTCCATCCGGACGAGTTTAGTTCAGTTGTTGATCAGACACGTCCGTGCCAGAGCCCGCCCCCACCTGGGCAGGCCCCAGCCCGAAGCCCGCTTCAGCGAGCCTCTTCCGTTCCCTCCTCCCTCTCAGCACCAGATCATTAGCCCAAGGCTATTGTCAAAACAAAAGCCCACGGCTAATATTAGCCGCAAGTGAACGGCTGACCCGATTGACCAAGCGAGGAAGGAGTCCGAAATGGCAAAGCACCCGACCTACGAGCAGATCATGGCCATGCCCCTGCCGCAGCAGGCTCTGGCAATGGAGGAGCGCCGCCACCGCGGGCGCCTACTGGAAATTAAGGACATGGCGGCGGCCCTGGCGCTGCTGGAGGCAGACCTCCCGGCCATCAAGGCTGCCGGCGCCAACATCTGCATCGAGCACACCTACCCCGTGTTCCGCGAGAGACTGAGGCTCTCGCTTGGAGGGATGTCGGTCGCTCAAGAGCGGGCGCTATGCCGCGCACTGCTGCTCACGGGCTTCAAATTCGTCGGCCGCGATGACTACGAACTGGCCAATGCCTACTTCAAGAAGGGCCGCCTCACCGTCCGCGTGATGACACGCCTCGCAGACCTAGAGCAGGCCCATCGCGAAGCGGCGGCGGCGCTCGCCGCGCCGGCGGAGGCCACGGCATGAACGCCCGCGACCGCCACGCGCGCATCACGCGCAACAACCGCGGCCTCCTCGTCGCCACGCTGATCGCCATCGCACTGGTGGCCATCTCCTGCCTGGCCACGGCCATGGACGAAGCGGCCAGCGCGATCCGCCCCACCTCGGATGGGAGGTCGGCATGATCCACGTCCACGTCACCATCGACGGCCGCCTCACCTATTCCGGCCTGTTCCGCTCCACCTGCGACGCGATCCTGGATGCCCTGGACCGCGGCGCACGCAGCGTGACGGCAGTACCGGCATGACAGCGCGCCGGATCTCGAAGGCCGAGCTGATCGCGGAGTTCCTCCGCGTGAAGGGCTCCGGCCGACCCGAAGAGCAGGTCGAGATCCCCGCGATCCGCAGAAAGCTGGCGCGCAGCCGCCGCGCCTTCCTTCGCGAGCAAGCCCGCCGCCAGCCGGCGCGGCCCCGGCTCGATCCCGACTTCATCGACCACAAACGCCGCCAGGCGAACGACCTCGACTGAGGAGAGACCATGCTGATTGGACTGACCGGCCGCACAGGATCCGGCAAGGAAACTGCTGCCGCCTACCTGGCAGAAGCGCACCGCTTCTTGCCTCTCGACTTCGCCACGCCCCTGCGCCAGATGCTGCAGGCCGGGCTTGGCCTGACGGATGCCCACTTCACTCCGGCGGCCGAGCACAACGCCATCGACTGGATCGGCCGTTCGCCGCACCAGCTGATGCAGTCGCTGGGCACCGAGTGGGGCCGCTCGCACGTCAAGGCCTCGCTGTGGACCGACTTGGCGGCCCGCGAGCTGGACAGCCTGGCGGGGCTCGATGTCGTCTTCCTCGACGTGGATGGCGAGGATGAAGCCGCCATGATCCGCGACCGCGGCGGCTACCTGATCCACCTGGTGCGGCCCGATGCCGCCAGCCCCCACGCACGCATTCCAGGAGCCGGCGTGCAGCTTCGTGAAGGCGACCAGGAGATCCACAACGATGGCAGCCTGTTCCAGCTCTACGACCAACTCGACCGCATCGTCGGCGACAAGGCCTTCGCCGGAGGTGGCCTGTGAGCACGCGCCATCTCCACCATCCGCGCCGAGTGCGTCCACCCAAGCCCACCGTGTCCCAGCCGCGCCTGCGGCTGACGTTCGCCACCGACCTGGTGGCCTTCATCCACGCGCCCACGACCCAAAGCTATAACCGGCTCACGCGCCTCCTGGACGTGCTGGCCGTAGCCCTCGCCGCACAGCGTGCGCCCGATGCGCTGATCCAGATCCACTCCGCCCGCCGCGCCATGGCCGCCATTTTCGGCCGCTGGGAGCGGACGGGCATGGTGGCCCTGAGCCGGCTGGACGAGCTGACCCTACGCGCCGCCGCCCCGCACGTCGAATCCGCCCTCGGCCGGACCCGCCTCGACGCCTTCAACCTCGCCCACGCCCTCGTCAAAGCTCAGCTGCAGGCGCAAGGCGACACCATCATCGACTGACCCCGGAGCCCGATATGAGCCACAAACCTGGCGACCTGCTTCACATCCGCGCACTCGACCTGATCATCTCGCCGCGCAACCAACGCAACCGGCCACGCAAGCGCGTGCGTGAGATAGGCGCCTCCCTGGTCGCCCATGGTCAGATTGAGAACCTGACCATCATCCCGCACGTCAGCCGCAAGAAGAACGCCCCCGCCTTCGAGGTGATCGACGGCGGCACTCGCCTGGAGGGTGCGCACCTGAGGATCGGCACCGGGGAGCTGCCAGAGTCCTTCGAGTTCCTCTGCATGGTGGCCGACCCCGACCAGGCGGAGGAGATCAGCGTAGCCGCCAACATGCATGAGGCGATGCACCCGGCCGACGAGTTCGATGCCTTCAAGCGCATGATCGATAGCGGCAGCTCGATCGAGGAAATCGCCGCACGCTTCGGCGCGACGCCGCTAACTGTGCAACGCCGCCTCAAGCTAGCCAACGTCTCCCCGCGCCTGGTGCAGGGCTACCGCGATGGCGAGCTGAACCTGGATCAACTGATGGCGCTGGCTATCACGGACGACCACGCCTGGCAGGAACAGGTGTGGAAGCGCGCCAAGAGCCAAGGTGAATGGCAGACGCGCCCCGACATGCTGCGTGCGGCAATCGCCAAGCCAGGCGCCATCAATGCGAAGACGGACCGCCTTGCCCGCTTCGTTGGCCTCGATGCCTACGAGGAGGCCGGAGGTCCCGTCCTCCGTGACCTGTTCAGCGATGGCGGAGGGTACATCGGCGATGGCTCGCTCCTGAAACGCTTGGCCCTGGAGAAACTTGAAGGTGTTGCGGAGCGCGTGCGCGAGGAGGGCTGGAGCTGGGTCGAGGCCAACGAGAGCATCAGCCTCCATGACATGACCCTCTTCGGCAAAAGCCAGCCGAAGAAGCGCGACCTGACGGACGAGGAGCAGGCGGAACTCGGTGAGCTGCAGGCGCAAGCCAAGGTGCTGGACGAGAAGATCCAAGCGCTCGACATCGAGGACGAAGCGCTGTCGACCGAACTCGGCAGCGTCGAGGCGCGCATTGAGGAGGTGGAAGCGCGACGCGAGATCTTCACCGACCGGCAGAAGGCCAAAGCCGGCGTGATCGTTCGAATCGACATGACGGGCGAACTGTCGATCCACCGAGGCCTGATCAGGCCCGAGCAGAACAAGAAGAAGGCCAAGAGCACCACAGCGGCCGAGCCCAGCGACGCGGACCCCGGCGACGCCGGTAGGGCAACCACTGCCGCGCCAGGCGAGGGCGAGCCGGAAGCCTTGCGCCCTCTGTCCGAACGCCTGGTCACGCAGCTGACAGCCCATCGCACTTCAGCCTTGCAGGCCCTGGTCGCCGACAACCCGTGCGTCGCCTTGGCCGAACTGCTCTATGCGCTGGTCCCTCCCCTTTTCGACGCCGTCGACGATCTCGCGCGCTACGACTCAGTGGCCAAGGTTTCCCTGACCAACATTCGTACTTGTGGGCAAGGCATGGCGCCCGACCTAGAGGGGTGCGCCGCCTGGACGCGCATGGACGAGCTGATCGGCGCGTGGGAGGAGCGGCTGCCGCGTGATCGCGATCAACTCTTCCCCTGGTTGCTGGAACTGAGCCACGTCGACAAGATCGACCTCCTGGCCGTCTGCGTCGCCCACAGCATCAATACGGTCGAGCAACGCGAGGACGCCCACGGCCACGCGAAGGCGCACCGTCTCGCCGCAGCAGTCGACCTGGACATGGCCGACTGGTGGGCACCGACCGCAGGTTCATACCTGGCCAGCGTACCGAAGGCGCGCCGCCTCGAGGCGGTGCGCGAGGCCGCCGGCCAGGAGGCCGCCGACGCGATCGCCGGCTTGAAGAAGGAAACGCAGATCGGCGCCGCCGAAGAGCGCCTGGTCGGCCGCCGCTGGCTACCGGCGATCCTCCGCGGCCCGGGCGCATCGGCTGCCGCGCTCCCAGACCAGGAGCCCTCCACCGCCTCGACCGAAGACGCCACCGAAGAATCGAGCCCACCTCCGACCGAGCCGGTGGCGCGGCTTCGCCCTGTGCGGTACCGCGACCAGGCCGGCAACACCTGGAGCGGGCGCGGTAAGCGCCCGGCCTGGATAGAAACCGCGCTGGCCAGTGGTAAAGCGTTGGATGAGCTGCTGGCCGAACCTGCTACCGAGGAGGTGTGACATGGAAAACCTCGACCTCCTGCAGATGGCCACCAACGCCGGCGGCACTCTTGAAGGCCCGAGCAGCGTCCGGATGCGCCCAACGCATCTGGAACACATTGCCACCCGCATCATTCGCGCTGCCGGAGCAGTACGCACGCTGTTGGAGCCCGTACCCGTCGAACGAGACCAGCACGGCTACTTCTTCCACCCGGCGCTGCCAGCGCAGCGCGGCGCAGACTTCCGTCTGGATTGGTTCGCCTTTGCCAATGGCTTCGACGTCAAGTCTGTTGTGATGGAAGACGACGAGCTGCCCGCCAAAGCGTGTGAGCGCTACCTCGGGCCTGCCGGCGACTTCTCCGATTGGGCACCAAAGTCACCCGCCGGCAAGGGGTGGTTCTGCCTGGCCATCTATGACTGTGAGGAAGGCCCGACGGCCGTCTACGTGCGCGAAGTCCGTCGGCTAGCGCAGGACACTTGCTGGAGAGTATCGGATATGCAACCCTCGGCGCCATCTGGAGTAGCGCAATGACGGTCAATTGCGCAGCCCCACTGCCGTCTGATAGCTCACTGTCGCCCATGCCGAATGGACGCGACTCAAGAAGCAAGAGGAGAGCGATTTCGCCGGTCTCTGCGAAGCCCCTCTACGTGGACCTGTCAACGGCAGCCGCAATCGTTGCCCTGTCCGAAACCAGTGTCCAGAAGTTGGTGCGCGAAGAAGCATTCCCGAAGCCTCGCCTTCTGTCGAAGCATCGGGTCGGGTGGCTCATTAGAGAGCTCGAAGAATGGGCCGAAACGCGTCCAGTCTCAGAACTGCCGCCACCGCCCAACACAAGCCGGCGCAATTGACCTCCAGAGTTGACAATGCAATCCACGCGAAGCGATGCTACTGAGATCAACCATTGCGAGATCAGCAACGGATAATGCAGCGGCAGCGGTGCGAATAACCGAGACGAGACGGGGATTGCCCCCCCGATCGGACGTCTCTTCCGGGCCCATATTGGATTGTGGAAGCTGCCTAGGCGGGTCGCACGTGGCTTCGCAAATGCGGACTGCACGAAGGCACACTTATTATTTGCAAAAACGGAGTTCCTAGAGGCCCCACCAGCGCACCCGCTACGAAACCGGCAGAGTACCCAAGGCTTGCTCCACAGATTTCCTCACCGAGATCTGAATTCTCCGAAAATGAGAGCCCTTTCTAGACGCCCCAATCTCCATCAATTGCTTACCTCCAAACTTCACATCTCGCTTCTTTCCCGATAATTGGCGAAGGAGCAAAGCAAACAGTGACTTCCCTCTCAGCAGGGTGCCATAGTTGGATTGAATTTCTTCGAGCAACGCTTCCGGATAGACCTCCCCCTCTTGCAGGGTCATTTCCGCCTCATAGAAAGCCTTGTCGTCCAAAACTTTGCCCGCATGCGTGCGAAAACTTGACGGCAACCCATTAATATTTCTATTAATTGAAAGCGCATACCACCGCAAGAACAGCTTTAATTCAGATTTAAATCCAGACACCTCATCGGGACGTAGAAAACTCTCGAGATCGCCATCAATAAATAGATCGTTCTCTATTGAATATCCCGTTGTAGTAATAAGGTCCTCTATGCCACTCGGCCGCCCCGCAATCGAATACACCCAAAGATCATTATCAACAACAAAAACGACCGGAGCCGATATGGGATTCTCTTTTATTCTCCTCCTAAGCTCAAGCACAGCATCCTTATTACCAGCCGGGAACATATCAACATCTAAATCACGTAACTCATGCTCAACAGAACGGTAAAAAATAATGTCATCCTTCCCCTCCACCAAGACCGTTGGAAGGGATGTCCGCCTAAGGATCTCATAGATCTCATCCACCGTTGGGCGCGCCTTTTCGGAACTCATATTACTCCCCCCTATCGATACCAACGCTAACCTCTTTATCTGGGTATTTTGCGTAAATAAAGGGAGAGTGTGTTGCGAAAATGAACTGATTGCCCGATTCTTGCGACTCAAGAATCGAATAAAGCCTTCTCTGCCAATCGACATGCAGACTAAGCTCCGGCTCATCAATAAATATAATGGAGTTCTTATGAAATGCGTTATAGCAAATGAAGCTGAGCATTTGCTTTTCACCCGCCGATAATGCATCGCTTGTCACTGCGGCGGCGGCATCACCAAAGCTCAATCGAGTTCCAAAGGATATGCCAGAGTGCTGAAACAATCTCTCCACGAGATCTCGAACCCCATTAAGAGGAGTCAGCGTACGCGAACTAAACTCCTCTATTTTCTCAATTTCCGCTCGAGTTTCTGAGAGGAGAGCATCCGCATCCTGTCGATTGTTTTGTGTTTTCTCGTATTGGCGAATTTTTTCAATAACGCTTTTGGTCACGTCCCCCTGAAAAGCGTTTATTTCCTCGGATAAGGCCGTGTACCTTTTCAAGAGCAAACTCACGATGTCCTGACTGGACAATGCAGCAATGAATGAATGCTTTTCATTCGAGAGCTTGCGAGAAACCGACACCAGCGACTCCTCCAACTCACCAACTGATTTCGTGCCACCTCGAGGTCGATTCGAAGAGGCAGGCGCTATAGAGAATCCACCTTCGATCCGACGGAATGTAGGGAAGAAAATGGACCCCCCCCTACCGACCATACGTGATTGAGCCTTATCCTCAGCATATTCACAATAACCGTCAGGCTCCTCATCGTCGTCCTCTAGAACATGACTTTCCCCATCGATCTCCAACTCAATCCTGCAATGCACGGACCCCGTTCGAATGACAGTGCAAGTATATTCATCCGTACCAACAGTACACGACTTAAAATTCACCTCCCGAAGGGCGAGCAATATATTGCCGCTAATTAAAGCCCAAGCCAATTTTATGATCGTTGTTTTCCCCGCCCCATTTCGTCCAGTCAGAATATTCAAATCCGGATTAAACCAATAGGTAATGACACCAGGCTTCCCAAAAAGCCCATTAACCGTCAAATAATTAATTCGCATGCACACTCGCAGATTAAGATTTCGAAAGATCTTGCACTAATGTCTCGCCACCATTCATCCCTCGACTGCCAGATGCCATACCCACCGCACATGACAACGTGATGAAGACACGCACCGTGACCAGCGCGCAGCCTGGTTAGTACTTAGCGCCCCCAAGAATCCAAATGACTGAACATTTTCAACGATCTCCTGATACGTGTCGAGAGATTGCATATGACAGGAAGTGTTCAGCGGGTTCGCAACAAGCCATTTAACCCTGAAGCACTCATGGAGCAACCGCCAGCAAAAATTCACCTCCGTGAGCCGCCTGCGCTTCCCAATATGCTGAGATACGCTTGAGCCAAGCATGTCGCTCGTGGTCGTAGGCGTGAAGGTTGTAGACACCCTGCACACCAGGCTGCATATGCCCAATGATTGCCTCGGCCACATCGGTTGGGCAACCCTGCGCCGTCAAGGTAGTCCGTAGGGTTCGCCGTAGATCATGCGGAGCCCAATGCGTGATGGTCAGCCTCGGCCTCTTCGACTTCGGCTTGGTCTTCGAATAGGGCTGATGGTAATGAACAGCGGTTTGAATCGTTTTCTGTTCAATATGGCCAACCGTCGCCCTATCGCCAGTCTGCCGCACTGGGAACAAGTAGCCATTCACAGCAATATCCCTGCGACGACGCACGATCTGCTCCGCACGGCCAATCAGCGGTACGCGCAAATCTGTAGCAGCGTCCCGATGTGAGTTTTTTGTCTTCATCTTCGGGATAGTCCACCAGAGCCCATCGGGCTCCTCGCTAAGCTCACGTACCTCCATCGATACGATTTCCGAACCGCGGCAGCCGGTCCAAAGGTAGAGCGTCAGCGCATCCGCCACCACCCGACTGAAGTTGGGCATCCACCGGACCAATTCGCCGACCTCCTTGGGCGTCAGCACGCGCTTGGCAGTGCCCACAGACTTGCCCTCAATGCGCTTGCCCTTGCTCCGCAGTCGCCCCCTCATCACCTGCCGCCACCAGTTAGGCACGGTATCCGACAGCCGGCCCGCGTCCAACGCATAGTCCCAAGCGGCGCCGAGCTCGGCACGAAGCTTGGCGGCCTGCACAGGAATGCTCGCGAAGCCATCCAGGAAGTCAAATGCCTGGGCACGAGTAATACTGTCTGCGCGAACGCTCCCTAGACCACCGAGCATCTTGTTGAACATACGCCCGACCTCGTCCGCCCCCTTCCTCTTCCGCCGGCGCTCGATGTATCCGGACAGGTAGTCGTCGCACAGCCGACGGACGGTGTAGTCAGCGGCGTGCGGTAAACTATCGGCTGTTTTGCCTTGAGCTGCGGTGCGTGCCGCGCGCTTCTCTGCAGCGGGATCTGCGCCACCATCGCGGGCGGCCCGAAGCCGCTCCCATTCGACGATAGCCGCCGCCGGTGACATGGCTGGCCAGGCGCCGATCTTGGATTGGCGCATACGCCCGTCGACCGGAGACTTGTAGCGGTAGATCCAGCTACGGCGCGTGGCACTGACCTCCAACCGGAGGCCTGGACAATCGGCGATCACCAGGTGTTCGCCTGGTTGCAGCAGCTTCGCAGCTCGGGCATCGAATTGCATGGCGTAGGTTTTCTCGGCGTAGGTTTTCCTGGAAGTGGGACACACGCACGCAGCGTAGGTTTCCTAGGACCGTTCGCCAAAAAGCTACGCTGAAGGCGCGAGTGCATTGGCGTGAGGACGGGTGCGGACGGTATATGTAGATCGCGCAAGAAGCCCACCGAACCCCGCCGAAAGCCATGCCAGACAAGGAAAAGCAGGAAAAAGCCAACGTGGATCAAGCAGTCAAGAAACCGTCCAAGGACAGCCATACGCCGATGATGCAGCATTATCGGGGTGTAAAACACTGAGCCCTTGTAGGACGGTCGTTTCAGGCTGTATGCCCAGCCAAAATAGAATATCCTGATACACCGGGCATACAGATTGGTGCGGGCTATTGGCGGCATCCCGGAACGCCCTGCTGGCCGGGTTTTGCCCCGATCGGGAGCCGGTTCCGTCGAGTATGCCCAGCCTCTTGGGCATACTTTAGAGGGGCTCCTCCGCGCACGGTGGGCTCGAGCCCATGTATGCCCCGTATGCCCGGGTATGATCGGCGTCTCTCCCCTCCACCCCGCTGATCCCCGCATGCCGATCGACAACTGCACCCACACTTTCGACGAGCTGGCCGCCACCGTGCTGCCCGCTCACCTGGAACGGCTTAAGGCCGCCCTCCAATCGCCCATTCCAGCCAACACCTTCGTCGGGTACACAACGGCCAAGAGCGCGCTGTCGGTGATCGGCGAGACCATCGACCGAAGCACCGACTTCCCCGGCTGCTATGTGTTCCTCGACGAGGACCGCCCCGTTTACGTGGGAATCTCGCGTGGGGTCATCAAACGCCTGCTGCAACACCTGAACTTCGAGACCCACTCGGCCGCCAGCCTGGTCTACAAAATGGCGAGCATGGACTTCCCGCACGAAATGAAGCGGGACCAGGCGATGAAGGACGAGCAGTTTCGCGAGGTCTTCCTCACCGCCCAGGGCCGGCTGCGGGAAATGTCGATCGCATACATTCAGATCGACAACGACCTTGAGCTGTACCTCTTCGAGGTGATGGCCTCGATGCACCTCGACACAGACACCTGGAACACCTTCCGCACCCACTGACCCGTGGCCCGGACCTGTGCAACACACGCTGATGGTTCATCGGTATCTGCGCATCAAGGCAGGTCCACCCCGCTCGCCCCGTCCGGGTGCCGCACGCTGTCGCTATACTGTTCACACAATACGGTGGGACCAATCGAGATCGGGGGCGGGGATGAAGGACCAACAGCGCAAAGGCCGGGGCCTGGCGACGTGCGTGACGGCGATCGTGGGGAGCACCCTGCTCCTCGCCGGGTGCGGTGACCGCTCCGTCTCGGGGTCCTACGTGGCCCACTTCGGCAACCAGGCGGACCTCCTGCAAATCACCGAAACGCCCGACCATCGTTTCACCGGTACGCTCCGCCACGCCGGGCTGAAGAACGACGGCACCCTGACGTCGAGCAGCGCCAACGTGTCGGGATCGGTCGACGGGAACAGCATCACCCTCACCGTCCTGGAAACGCCCCTGCCCATCGGGCAGAACTTCAGCGGGTCGGTCACCGGCGACGGGATCGACCTCACGGTGGCCAACGGTGCCCAGACCGGTGTCGAGCACTTCGCCAAAGGTCAGCCCTCCGATTTCGACCAGGAGGTGGCCCAGCTCAACCAGGCCGGCCAGCCGATCATCGCCGCACGCCAACGGGGCCAGCGGGTCGAGCAGCTCAACCGCCAGGTGAACGCCCTCACGGACAGCCTGAACCAGTTCGTCGCGAGCGCCCACCAGCACCTCGAACGCCTGCCCCGGGCCCAGGCCTACTACGAGCACGCCGTGACCGCCGAGCAGGCCAAGCTCGATCGCGCCCAGCGCCTCGAAGCCACCGGCAACGGTGTCGCGCAGGGCCAGGCCGGCGTGATCGTCGGACAGATGGGCGTCGACAAGTCGCAGATCTCGATCGCCGACGATTCGATCGACCGGGTGCAGGCCGATGCAGCGTCGGCGGAGAACGCCCTGAACGCCCGCATCGCCCAGTGGCGAGGGACCTGCCTGGACGGGAGCACCGTGAAGGTCGGGGACGTGATCCCGGACATGGGCCCGTGCAAGGGCCTCGCGCGTGCCGTCGCCGCCTACAACGCTGTGCTGCCCCCGCTGCACTCCGCGCTCGCCGCTGCCGCCCAGGCCAAAGCGCATGGCCACGCCCAGCTCGCCACCATCTGGCAGGCCGCCGACAACCTGCATTGAACACGTCCCCAGCGGAGGGAACCGTGGAAGGTTACGTCTATGTGATGTCGAACAAGGCGATGCCCGGCCTGGTCAAGGTCGGCTTCACCACCGGGACGCCCGAGGAACGCGCGGCGCAGCTCAACGGGACCCATTCGCCCCATCCTGTGGTGGTCGAATACTCGACGCACGTGCCCGACGCACGAGCGGTCGAACGGGAGGGCCACCTGCGCCTGCGCAAGCACCGCGAGGGAAAGGAATGGTTCCGGTGCTCGCGTGAGCTGGCGATCAACGCGATCAAGCGCGCCGCCGGCGACCTCGCCCGGAACGAGTTCTCCCGTGTCGAGCAGGAGCGCCAACAGGCGGCCTACCAGGAACAAGCCCGGCAGCACCGGGAAGCCGAGAAGCGGGCCCGCGACGAGGAGCAACGGAAGGCCGGGTTGAGGATCGCCGTGGAGCAGCGCTACGGGCCCCGCCTGGCGAAGTGCTTCCCTTCATTCTGGTCCGTCTACGGATGGTCGTGCGTCACGGTCTGGTTCGTGATCGCGTGCTTCCCCGGCGCCACGTTCATGGGCGGTCTGTTCGGGGGCGCGATTCTGGGTTTCATCCTCGCCTTCGTCGCCAAGGGCGTCCTCGACGATCGGGCCATGAAATCCCCAGCATACGTCGCCGCCGCTGCAGAGCGCCAACGCGAACTGGACGCGATCGACCGATCAGGGCCACCGCCAGCGCCTGCATCGAGCACGTCGACGCCCGCCAAACCCACCGTCTCTACCCGTGCCACGGCACCTGCTCCTCGTCTGGTGCGGGGGGACTACACCATCGAGCCGCCCACCGGAACGATCGCCGCGGACAAGTCCCCGGAGCAGCTGGCCCGCGAGCGCGCCGCTCGCGTGAATCAAGACCCCGCTGCCTAGCGCTTGAACCGCCACCACCCCGCCGCCCCGCGCCGGGTGTGGAGGTACGGGTTTATGCACGCTTTTTTTCGGCAAAAACGCGCTTAAAATGCACATTGCGTCATCAGATGCACTTTGCAGCATCTACAAACGCACAGCCAGACGCCACACTTCACGTCATCAAATGACGTGCTTTGGAGATTCTGGTTGTGGGAAAGGCGGTAGAGCGAAGTGCCAAGGAAATGGTCCAGGAGATTGGTCAGCGCCTCGCTGCTGTGCGCCGAGCCCGCGGCTGGACCCAGGCTGTCCTCGCCGACAAACTCGGCCTGGAAAAGGAGAGCGTCTCGCGCCTCGAAAGTGGCAAGGTCGCCATGTCCATCGAACGGCTGGTGATGTTTTGCGACGTGCTCGACGTGCCGATCGAGGAGATCCTCACCTCCGCGTCCGTGCACCCCACCGATGAAGCCCGCACCCTCATCGCCTCGTTGAACGGACTGGCCCCGGCCCAACGTGCGATCGTCCTTAAATCGGCACACCATCTGGCGTCCCTGCTCAAAAAAGAGCAACACCGAGAATGAGAGCCCATTGCGGCGGCGTAACATCAGACCTTAAAATCGTTTGCCGCTCCGGGCACCACTTAATCTCGTTCGCGTTAACGCAGACGTTTGCAGCATGGTATCCCCGATCCGCTGGGCATCCGGACTGTCCGTGATTGCGCGCAGCAGGTACAGGAGAAAGCTCCCCGGGGCGGCCTTGTCCTTCCATGAACACTCCAAACACCATCCTGATCCAGGCCCTCGTTGAAAACCAGGACCTGATGGACGCTTGGGAGCGCATGGACGTCCACGTGTTTTCCACCGGCGTCCTTGGCGTCCCATACGAGCAAGTCCAGAAAATCCTATACCCGCATCCGCCGTACAGAGCGTTCTTGATGGCGAAACGTAGCGGCGGTTTTCGCTTGATCCGTGAGCCCCGTCGTCGGCTGAAGGTTCTGCAGGAGAAAGTGCTTGCGCATTTGTACGAGCGCGCAGGAACCCCGAAGCCATGCGCGCACGCATTCATCAAAGACCGCAGCATCGTCACCAACGCACGCAGGCATCTGGAGCGACGCCCAACGTTCGTTTTGAATCTGGACCTGGAAGCGTTCTTCCCGTCGATCAGCTTTTACCGCGTGCGTGGTGTACTGAAAAAACCTCCGTTCAACTATTCCCACGAGGTCGCCACAGTCTTGGCGCAGATGTGCGTCGTCGGGAACGAGCTGCCGCAAGGCGCACCGACCTCGCCTTTTCTGTCGAACCAGGTGTGCCGGTCGATGGACCGTGATTTGATGGCCTTGGCGAAGCGTCACCGAGCCACCTACACGCGTTACGCGGACGACATCACGTTCAGCTTTTCGGCGCCCACTCGAGCAGCGCTGCCGTCGAACATCTGCACCTTCGACAGCGGCGTTGTCACGCTCGGCCAAGAACTGGTTGGGATCATCAACCAGCACAACTTCCAGATCAATCCGTCCAAGACGCGAATGTCGACGCGCCGCCGTCGCATGGAAGTCACCGGCATCGTCATCAACGAGTTCGCTAACGTCAAGCGCATTTTCATCGACAAGATTCGCGGCGCATTGCACGCTTGGGACAGGTACGGGTACGCCGCTGCCCAAGCCGCATGGGAACAACGCGTAACCAACGGCACTACCCTCGCGTATGAGAAGCGTCCGTGGAAGCGGCAAACTCGGACTGGGCAAACGCCGGCGCTGAAAAACGTTCTTTGGGGAAAACTGCTGTACGTTCGGATGGTTCGTGGGGACTCGGACGCGATCTATACGCGTCTGGCCGAGAAATACAACCGACTAGTGGCTCGGGAGCGCGACGGCAACGCGGACTTCGCCGCATCGACGCTGCCGGTCGAAGCGATCGTCCGCAACGTCGAGGACGCAGAACGCGCGGTCTTTGTCGTGGAGTGGGCCGCGGACTATCAACCACCCGTCCCTGGGCAACCCACCATGGTGGGCGGTCAGGGCACCGCTTTCGCATACAAGCAACGCAACCGGCTGATCACTTGTGATCACGTTTTCCGGGCCGAAGGTGAATACCAGTTGGGGGACGGTCCGAACGCCCAAGAAATCCCGTTCACGACGGACATCAACGAAGCAGCCGTGCAGGGGTTGAACGTGACCGCGATTGATCCAGTCTCGGGTCAGCGATGGCCTCTGCGCGTCGTGCACCGGCATGCACATCGGGATCTGGCGCTGCTCGAGTTCGAAGGCGCGCCGCCGGATCATCGTCACTTCTCAGGGATGGAAGCGCCGATCAATCGTCATGCGCCGACCCACCTCATCGGCTTCCCAAACTGGAACAACGGTCGACGTGCCAACATTGAACCCGCGATCGTGACTGCGCGTTTTCCACGCACGGGCTTACAGCGTTTTGAAATCAATCAGTTGATCCGTAAAGGCAACTCGGGCGGTCCCGTCGTTGACGAACTGTTCCGTGTGGCCGGGGTCGCGCAGCAGGGCGCGCAGCAAGACGCCGGCAACAACGAATGCCTATGCGTCCTTGAGCTGGACGCTTGGCTGGCCGAGTACGACGCTGACGTGGCTGCCCCTGCGGACGTGCCTGCCGCAGAGCCAGCGGCACCGGCTGCGGCTGCTGAAGCGCCAGCCGCGCCCGTGGCACCAGCGGAGCCCGCCGCCTAAGCCCGGTATAGGTTACGCTGTCCGTTTGCCACCAGGAGACATCCATGTGTGGTCGTTACTCCCGCGGTCAGGGCGACCTTTTCTACGTCGTGCCCCTCGCCACCGACGAGAACGACCCGCGCCTGCGCGGTCACGCGGACCTGTTCCGGCCGAGCTGGAACGTGTCGCCCGGCACCCAGCAACCGGTCATCACCCCCGACGGTCCACGTCTGCAAACGTGGGGCTACCGCCCCGCCTGGGCCGTCGAGCGCCAGCAGAAAATGATGATCAACGCGCGCCTGGACAAGTCCTCCAGCTCTGCGTGGAAATGGATGTGGAAAGCGCACCGCGTGCTCGTCCCCTGCGACGGCTACTACGAGTGGACCGGGGAGCCGGGGCACAAGCAGCCGTGGTTCATCCAGACCGCCAACGGGCCGCCCACGTATTTCGCCGGGCTGTCGAGCGTACGCGAAGGTGCCCCTCCGCCCAGCACACCGGGCGTGGTGGACGGTTTCGTGATCGTCACCGACGCCGCCGAGGGCCTGCTGGGCGACATCCACGATCGGCGCCCGCTGGTCCTCACGCTGGACGAAGCGAAGGTGTGGCTGGACCCCGCCACGACCTACGAGGAGGCGGTGCACCTGGCGAACAACGCCGTGAAGCCGTCGGAAGCCTTCCGATGGCACAAGGTGACGCCCGGGGTGAATCGCAGCGGTGGCGGGAACGACAGCCCGACGTTCAACGACCCGATCGACAACGCCTGACGGACGAAGGCCGGCGCTGTGGCCGGCCTCCCTCACGCTGCAGCAGCCCTGACGGGCCTGTTCGCGCTGCTGGCCGGACCTTCCCACACCGCCCCGCGCCCTGTCAACGTTGACAGGATGGTTACGGGAAAACCCGCTGTGCTACATTCCTCCGACCAAACGGAAGGGAGGTATGCGGCATGGGTTTTGCGTTCATTCGCGAGGGGGACACCACCTCGCACGGCGGTCGTGTTCTCGCCTGCGCGCCGGAAAACAAGGTTGACGGTCGACCGCTCGCCCTGCTTGGCGACAAGGTCTCCTGCCCGAAGTGCGGCGGCATTTACCCGATCGTCGGCGTCAAAAACCTGGGCATGACCTTCGACGGGCGGCCCGTTGCCTCTGAAGGTGACACGACCGCCTGCGGCGCATCGCTGATCGCCAGCCAAAGCACCGCCACGGCCGAGCCGACCAGCGGTCCCGGTGGGTCGATCGGTGGCGGCAAGAGCGTGCTGTCGCAAGCCAGCCAGGACACGCCCCAGCGCGGACGATTCCAGGTGGTCGACGACGCCACGCGCCAGCCCCTCCCCAATCACCCGTACACCGTCACGTCGTCCGACGGTCGCGTGGTCCAGGGCAAGACCGATGCGAACGGGTTCACCGACTGGCTCGAAGGGCACCAGGCCTCGTCCCTGTCGTTCCACCAGCCGGGGACCGACGCATGACTGGGTACGCCCCCGGATCGTCGTCCGGCGGGATGAGCCCGGAAGGCCAGACCACCCAGGTCGGGGCCAGCGCTGCCCGCCTCTCGCCGAAGGACCGCGAGGTCCTGTGCCGCACGTTCTGCAAATGCCGGCAGATCGGTGTCGCCACCAAGTCCGGACGCGTCCAGCGCCAGAAGTGCGTCGAACAGCGTCTGGGCCTAGCGAACGAGGTCTCGAAAATGGAGACGGGCGCTCCGACGGAATACCGCCCGGAGCAGCCGTACGACATGACCACCGAGCCCCCATCTCCGATCATGGACTATGACGATCCGCTTGAGCCGCATTCGAGCATCCGCCAGTGGATCCGAGACGTGTGGCCCAGCAAGGGCACCAAGTACCAGTCCGGGGACGTGCGACGCCCAGACGTCGTGATCGTCAACGACCCGACCCAGCCGCCCGTACAATCGAACATTAAGACGGTCGTCGAAATGAAGTTCCCCGGGGACCGGTACGGCCCTGACCAAGAGGCCGACTACGTGGAAATCGCGGGCAGTCCGGCGAAGTTTGCCCACCTCGGGGCCACCGAGTGCGGGTGCGGCGACGACGAAGGGGAGAAGCAAACCTCGTCGTCCAAGCAACGCGCGCCGCAGACGGACCTCGAAGATCTGTACGGTGGTGGCAGCAGCGCACCCGGAGGCCCTCCGCTTCCGCCGGTCGCGCCAGGCCCTGCCCCGTTCCCCGCCCCACCCATCTGGTAAGTTGACGCCATGACAAACGATCAGATCGAAGCCTGGGCGAAGGATCCGCGCCGCGCGGACACGATGCCTTATGGCCTCTACGAGCCCCCGCACCGCAAGGGGATCACCGGCGCCGCGCTGGTGGTCCGGGGCGCCCTGTATTTCCGCAACGGGTGCACCCCCGAGGTCCGCAAGGCGCTCGTGAGCTGCTTCGAGCAGTACAGCGCGGTGATCGACGAGTACCACCACGCCAGCGAAGTGGCCGCCGGCCAGGAGCCGTCGAAGACCGGCCCCCTGCGCTGGCTGTACGCCGAGGGAGAGGACCCGACCGCCTACGACCCGTCGGGATTCGCACGCCTGGCGTCGTCGGTGCCCGCCAACCAGACGCTGGCCGTGGCCATGACCAGCGCCGACCACAAGCTCGCCACCGGTTTCTACGATTTCACCGTGTTCGCGCTGAGCGACTGGAAAGCCGAACGCAAGCGCGGCCTGGATGCGGTGTCCTTCACCGTCCCGCGTGCGTTCCTCGTGCACCGCCCCGCTCGGTTCCAAGCGATGTTCAACGCCTTCGCCGAGGCCCTGCCCACCGTCCACGGTCACGCCGGGTTTGCGGTGAACGTGCCCCCGATGGGCCGCCGCCCGAACGAGGCCAGCGAGTTCTTCTACGCCCGCCGCTTCGGGCCCGGCGTCGACGTGGGCGACCCCGCGCGTGTGAACGTGCGCAAGCTCTACACGAAGATCAAGACGGTGGACTGGCTGAACGCGCTCGACGCGGAGCTGGTCCGCGAGGTCGGCGGTGCGTCGTCCCTCGCGCTCCCGCCGGACTGGTTCATCCGCGAGCCCTTGGGCGACGGTGGCCTCATCATCCAGGCGGGTGCCGCGCCGGAAACCGGGATCTCCGACGGTCCGGGCAAGCCGGTCCTGCCGCCGCCCGCGTACGTGATCCTCAACCAGGCGCTGCGCCCGATCGTGGCCGACACGATCGACACGTTGCAGGACGGGACGCTCGACAGCACCTCCCCGCTCCTGAACACGGTGGTGGCCACCGAGACTTGGCTGCGCCGGTTCGACGTGCCGGAGGACCAGATCAGCACCTGGTGGGTCGAGCTGCACAAGACGCCCAAGGTGACGGACGAACGCGCCGCCATCGAAACGCTCACCCAGAAGCTCCGGGAGCGCATGGGCCTGCCGGGCCGGTCCGCGTAGCGCCAATGGGAAGGGCCAGCGTTTCGCTGGCCCTTCGAGCATCGCAACCGGCGGGAGGAGATCACCGGTCGCCGTTGCTGTACGACCAGGCTCTCATGCCACCTGTTGCACGTCAAGCCGTGCCAAGGCACGGCCCAGCGTCTGGTCCGCTCCCTACCCGTAGCGCCGCGCCAGGTGCTCGGCTTGCGCCGGGGTCAGGCGCACGACCATGGACGCGAGCTGGACCTCCAGCCCGCTCCGGCGCAAGCGCCGCGCGATGCGTCTGGCGATCCGCAGCGGGACCAGCCGGGCCTTGTGCCCGATGGCGGTGCCGATCACGTGGCCGGTGCGGTAGTAGCGGACCGAGTAAAGCGTCCGGGTCTTGGGGGTGCGGGTCATCGTCGTGGTCCTCGTGGTGGTGATGCCGGGCGCCGCAGCACCCGGCTGGGTGCTCAGTTCTTCCAGATGTAGAGGAAAAACGCGTCCCGATTCGAGGCGTGCGGGTCGAAGCCAAACAGGCATTCGAGGCCCGGGGCGATGACCACCGTCATGCCGGTCTCGATGCTGCCCGGTGCATCTGTGAACCATTCCAGCGCCTGCTCGATGTAGGGGCTTTCTGCAGCCTCGCGCGTGACGTAAACCGGGCCACCGGTCAGGTCGTAGCGCAGGCAGGTGTCGCGGTCGAGCTTCACCACATCTGCTTTTTGTTGAGCCGGGATCGAGAAGGGAACGTCCTGGGCCAGGACGTTCGTGGTCGCGATGCGTTGCTGGGTGCGGGTCATGTCTGTTCTCCTGTGAGTGGGTTCTGCTTCCCGTTTTCGCCGTGACGTGGGAACAGACCAGCCCGGGAACCGGGGCCAGGCCGTCGCCGGATGCCGCACGCCCGAAGGGACCGGGAGAGGACGACGAGCGCCAGCGGTGCCTTGCCCCAACAGGGGAACGGGTTGGGCTACACGTCGGTCGGGAGGCGAAAGGGAGCAGTCGCGCAACAGGGGAATGGACCCGCACCCAGCGCGGGAACGCATCGCGATGCCGTGGACTGGGTGGTGCGTCGTGCGCGGTTCCGGGGGAAATGCTGTGCAGGGGGGGGATGGTCAAGCCGTGCCCAGGCACGGTGCCAGCGTTGCGACGCGCGAGAGCGCGCCGCCTGGTCGGGCAGGACGTGCTGGGCGAGCCGAACGAGGACACCGTCCGAGGGTGGTACCGGACCCGAGGGAAACACCCCGGGGCCGGAGGCCCGGTCGATCGCTTCCGCGCCCTCGCCCAGGGGACGACGTCCTGCCCGCGATCGAGGCCGAAGGCCTGCCGTTCGAGTGCCCGGGTCCCCGGGCGGTGTTGACGTTGGCGGAACGCCCCCGCGCGTTCCGCTCCCCCGCTGCCAGGGCCCACCCGCACCGGGACCTGGTAGCGGCCAGTCGGTCCGCCGGCCACGTCGTGCTGCCGTCCCCGTCAAACCGTAGCGTGCGGGGACGGGCCGTGCCTGGGCACGGCCTGGGGGTTAGCTGTTGAGCCACTCGTCGTAGGACTTCACCCGCCAGCCCAGCGATTCCGCGTTCGTCCGGTAGATCTCGTATTCGGCGTCGTTCGTCCCGCGCGCCTGGGTCTGCCAGTCAGCCCGGGGGAGCAGTCGCGGATCGTCGCCCGTGGTGCGAGCCATGCCGTTCAGGTTCCGCACCGCGTCGTCCACACCGCCCTCCTCCGCGATCAGCTCGTTGACCGCTTGTTGCTCGGTGCAACCGGTGCGGCGCACCACCGCCGCCACACGTTCGTCCGGTGCGTATTTCGTTGTCAGGTGGTGCATCGTTCTCTCCGTTGGGTGGGACCCGGCAAACCGTAGCGTGCGGGTCCCGTGTTGGTCAGCCCGCCAGCCGGCGGTCGTAGTCCTTCATGAACGCCCGGTCCGCCAGCGGATCGCGGGTCTTCGTGAACATCAGGCGGTCCATCACCGCCGCCACGTCGGCCGGGAGCCAGCGCAGCGCGTACCGCCCGTTGTCGCGCAGCAGTCGTCGGGCCTTCTTGTAGTCGTTCCGGGTCATCGCGATCTCCTCGGTGGAAAGGTCCAGCGGGGTGTCACCACCCCGCCGGGGACGCCTTACGCGCGGGCCATCGCATCCGCCTGACGGCCTGCCATCACGTCGAGCTGACGCGCTGCTGCGCTCCGCTCGTCGAACGGGGTCATCGGCCAGCGATACCCCTCGACCATCGCCTTGCGGGTGGCCTTGCTCAGGTGCTTCTTGCCCGCGATCTCCTCGTCGGTCGCGCCGACGATGGTGGTGAAGAACTCGTGGGTGCCGGCGGCCGTGGTGGCCAGCACGAACACGCGCAGGTAGTGGACCTTCGGCTTGTCCGCTTCGGGAGCCTTGCCCGCCGGTGCGGGTGCTGCTGCCGTGGTGCCCTCTGCCGTACCGGTGTTGCTGGTGGCGTCCGCCACGTCGGCGAAGGTGGCATCTGCTGCCGGTGCTGCTGCGGTGCTGGTCGTCATGGTCCCCTCCTGGTTGTTGACGTTGGAAACTTGCTCTTGGGAAGCCTTGGGGCGCGAGGAACGGCGCGGTTTGGCTTGTGCGGTGGTGTCGGTAAGGTGAGCCATGGTGTTTCTCCTTCTCAGGGTGGGTTGAGTTCGTTTGCTCTTCGGAGCCGCCTTGACGCATAAAGAGGACGAACAGGACCACGGGGCCAGGGCACGCCCGGATGCCGCACGCGCCGAGGAACAAGGGGAACGGGAGAGGAACGTGGCAACGCTGCGCAGCACCCTTGCCCCACCAGTGGGACGGTTTGGCCTATGCGTCGGTGAAAGGCGGACCGGGGAGCAACGAACGTTTTCAACCACCCCTGAGCCCAGGGATCACCGCGCCACGCTTGACACCACCGCCGACGGGCAACCCGCCCGTCGATGCTCGGCCGCCCTACGGTCGAGTGCCGTGGTCGTTGCCGTCAGCGGAGCACCTGCTGGATGCTTCGCCCAACGCTCGGAGCGGCCCTCCGCGCTGGACGGTTCGAGCGCCGCTTTTCACGCCCTGCCAGGCCATCCCGGCCGGTCGTGGTCCCGCGGGCTCCGGCGGTTGAGCGTCAGCAGCACCGTAGTGGCGTCGATAGCGATCAGTGGCCGAATCGCCTGCCCGCGCCGTTTTGCAGCCCCGCCCTCGCGGGGCACCCCGCCCGTCAGGTCGTCGACTCGCCCCGCTTCATCGCGTCCAGCTCGGCGAGCATGCGGGCCCGGGCTTCGTTGTTGATCTCGTCCATCCGCTGAGCGATCAGCGAGCTGTCGATCAGCACGCCCAGCCGTTGGTTGTCGGGGTAGCTCCAGCCGTGGGCCATGCACAGCACCCCCTTGAGCATGGAAAACTCGTTGTCGTTGCCGCGGAACCCGTCGACCAGGGCCTGGGTCCGGACGGTGCGTGCGTTCTTGCGTGCCATCGTGTTCTCCGTTTTTGATGGGGTGGACCCGTGCCGTGGCACGGATCCGGGTGAATCAGTGGGTTTCGACGTCGCGCGACGCCCAGTGCGCCGCTTCCAGGGTCTCGCGGTGCGCCTCGTTGGCGGCCTCCGCCATCAGATCCATGGCCACGCCCTCGAGGTACCCGTCGCTGTCGCTGTCGATGCCCCACAACGCGTGCCCGTAATCGTTCGCCACGAGGTCGTCCATGTCCTCGTCCTCGCCCAGCAGAGTCACGACCACGCCCACCCAGTGCCACTGGTCGGCGGCCCAGCGGCGCAGGTGCTCGAAGTCCAGACGCACCGCCTCGGCGCGCAACTCGCCCTCGGTCAGGGGTTTGCTCGGGTCACGCCCAGGGATGGTCACGGTCTCCGTCGCGCGGCGGTGCTCCTGCATCAGCCCGCCGAAACGGTGGGACACGGTCGCATTGCCCACGGGGCGGCGCACCACGCGGTCCTTCGCCAGCCGGGCGATCAACGCCTGACGCTGCGCGTCGGACAAGCCCCAGCCGTCACGCTTCGCGATGCGGTTGGCCTCGGCCACGTCGTAGAACCGCTTGCTGCCGTGGTCGCTCGAAAGGACCCACTCGCCCGGGCGCTTGTCGCGCGTGGTCCAGTCGCTCACCGGGCCGTGGCCGTCCTCCTCGTCCCACGGGGCGCCCTTGTCGTCGTCGGTTTCGACGTTGAGCCGGAAGCGGTACGTGGTCCCGTCGATCGCCAGTTCGCGGACCTCGCCGTCGTGCACCCAACCACGGGCGCGGGGTGCGGAGATGCCGGAGATGGTGGTCGTCGTCATGGTCGTGGTCCTTAAACGTTGGTCAGGTAGTAGTCGTAGATCGCCCAGTCGTAGCGACCCGCCAGTTGCTCGGCGTAGGCCACGGCCAGCTCATGCGTCGCAAGGTCCGCCACGCCCGCCACGCCGCCCTCCACCTCGTGCAGGTAGACGGAGAAAAACTGCGGGTTCTGGTTGTCCACCTCGCAGCAGCTCTTCGCCGGGTCGATCAGGTCGATCTCCTCGCGGACGCCCTGAATCTCGATCGCGTCGAAACGCTCGGGGGTGCCGTTGATCACCTCGGTGGCGTAGCACTCGTTCTTGAACGGTTGGGCCGGTGCCGTTACACCTGCTGTTTGGTGAGCCTGGGAGGCGAAGGAACCGTCGCGGTTTGCGCTGCTCGTGCCGGTCTGTGGGTTCGTCGTGGTCATGGCTGTGTCCTTTCCGTGGGTTTCTGCTGTCTGGAGCCGCCTGACGTCGGAGAAGCCCTGCCGGGACCCGGGGCCATGGGATCGCCGGAAGCCGCACGCCTGAACCACGAAGGGGTGAAGGACCGGGTGAGGACCGATCAGCGGAGCGCACCATTGCCCCACCAGGGGCACAGTGTTGGGCTAGACGTCGGGTTAAGGCGGACCGGGCAGCGACCACGGAAAGGTGTGGACCACGCGCCCACGGGGGAGACCGGCACGGCGCGGCGAGCAACGCCGCGGGACGTTCAGCCGTTCGAGGTTCAGACGTTCGGGGTGGGGGTCACCCGTGCTGTGGCACGGATCCAGGCCACCGGGAGCCCATGAGGTGCCCGGCTGGACCCGCCTTGGGGTTGCCGGTGGGTCAGCGTGCCCAAGGTGTGCCACGGCACGTAAGAAGTGCTTGCACGCCCGGGCGAATCTTGAGAAGCTCGGGCTTTCAGCATCAACGGGATTTCAAGGGATGGCGACGACAACGGACGTGATGGACCTGGCCGACGAAGGGGCTGTGAAACGGACCCGTGCACCACGGGGCCATCCCATCCCCGTCAAACGTGTCCACGGCTACCTCTGGAAGAAGGACAAGGACACGTTCGCGCACCTGACCGCGCAGAACGGTCTGCAAATGACCGAGACCTTCACCCGGGAAGTCGAGCGGTGGCTGTCGGGCGCGTTCGAGCTGGAGGTGGTCGAGCTGCCGGACTTCAAAACGCCGCGGGACGACTGGCCCGGTCGTCAGCCCAAGCCGAACAACGCGAAGGTGGGCGTGCGGTTCGTGGCGGACCTGCCCGAGAAGGTGTACAAGCGGTTCAAGCTGCAATGCGTGAAGCTCGATTGCTCGATGATCGAGATCACCTCGGCGCTGATCCAGCGCTGGAACGCCGAGCACCAGTAACGAAAAAGCGGGCCACGGCCCGCTTTCTTCTTGGTGCGCCCTCCTCCCAGCGCGCCGTCATGCCGGGACCGCCTGGCGCGGTACCGGTTCGACCAGGGCGTGCGCCAGCAGCCACGCCTCGTCCAAGGGCAGTGGCGCCGCGTACGGCTGATACGACGCGTCCTCCTCGTGGAACGATCGGAGCAGGTCGTCCGCTGCTTCCCGTGCGTTCTCCGCCACCGGGTGCCGGTCGAAATACGTGTCCCGATCGTTCGCCAGGCGCTCCGCCATGCCGGGCTTGAACGCGAACCAGCCCTTCTCCACGCCCGCCTGGTCGACGTTGAACAGCACTCGCAGGACCTGTTGCAGGACCCAGGGCGAGCCGAACTCCGCCGCCCGGTCGCCGAACGACCACACGGGCATGTCGTGGCCACGGGGTTGCAGCGTCAGGAAGTACGACGCGCAGCCATCGTCCCAGCCCAGGACGCCGTACCGGTCCCACTGGTCGAGCGTCCGACCGTTCAGGTCTTCGAGCGCCAGGTCCGGGGGAAGAACAAACACACGCGACAACGATAAGCGCGACATTTCAAATACCTCCAACAGGTCGTGGTTGAGCCGGCCCAGGGCCGAGCGTTTTTCCAGGATTGCACACAAATCCGGTTTTGCAAACGTAACGATGACGGTCCCACCGTCGCGTGGCGTCAAAACCTCGGGCAACCCACCAGCACCCCGCCTTCGGCCATCATCGCGCGCCGGTGGGCTCGCCCGCCCATGTACACGTGACCCAACGCCTGATTTCGCTGGAAGCCTTTCCCCTCAAGGATTCTAGCGATCATTAAGACGTGCCACGGCACATGTTGACATCATATCGGTACCCGTGGTTACATGCCAGTCATCCGTGCCACTGCACGGTCATTACCCGACAAGCCGTGCCACGGCACACCTAGAAAAAGGACACCCTCATGAAGCCGATCACCATCGTTGCGTGCAGCACCAAGGGCGGTACGAGCAAGACCACCACATGCGTGAACCTGCCGGACGCCATCGCCCAGGAGCTGGGCGTGGAGCTGGGCCCGGGGTACGACGCCCAGCTTTTCGACCTGGACCCCCAGATGTCCGCGAGCGAATGGCACGAGGCCGCCGGCGACGGTGCCCGTCCGTTCCCGGTGCTGGCGTGCCCGCGCCCCACACTCGACCAGTTCCTGGCGACGGTGCGGGAGCCGCGCGACCTGCGGGTGTTCGACTGCCCGGGGATCGAAGCCTCGAACCCGGGGACGATCGCCGCGGTGCGTGCCGCCGATTTCGTGCTGCTGCCCATCCAGCCGTCGGCGTTCGACATGTGGGCCAACGCCAAGCTGGTCGACATGGTGCGCACCCGGATGGACATCACGGACGGGCGCACGAAAGCCGCGTTCCTGATCACCCAGGCGTCGCCGCGCTCGCGCCTGGCCCGCCTGACCCGGGAAGCGTTGCTGGAAACGGGGATCCCGGTGCTGGACACCGTGATGCACGCCCGCAAGAGCTACGTCGAAGCGGCGGCCAACGGGGTGACGGTGTTCCAGCACTCGGACGCGCAGGCCCAGGCCGAAATGCGGGGCGTGGCGCGCGAGGTCCTGGCGATGCTGGCGACGTGCCACGCCGCCGACCGCGCCGCAGCGTGAGGGGGTGCCTGTGAAGACGACGCTTTCGTTTCAACGCCCCAGCGCCCGCAAAGCCCAGGACGAGAAGCCGGCCGTTGTGGTGCCCCCGCCCGCGTTGCGCCTGGTCCGCACCCCGGAGGCGCAACGCAAGGGGAACAACGCCGCGGGCAGCACGCGATTCCACGTACGCCTGCCGCTCGCGCACAAACGGTTCCTCGAAGCCAGGGCGGAAGCCTCCGGGTCGACGCTCACCACCCTGCTGCGCGGTCTGCTGGAGGACTGGCTGGCCGGGACGGTGACCGTGGCCGTCGCGCCGGTCGCGCCCGCTGACGATCGGGAACGCCTGAGCCTGGACCTGCCCACGCCGCTGTACCGCCAGGTCAAGGCACGGGTCAGCGCCGACGGGTACCGTCTCACCGACGTGGCCGTGGGCCTGATCGAGCGCCTCATGGCCAGCGCGCGCCGACGCTGACGCGCACCGCTGTATGACAAAGGCCCGGATGAACCGGGCCTTTTGCACGAGCCACGCCTCATCGAAGAGGTTAGTCGAGCGTTGCCAGGTACTCCCCAAACGCGTCGGCATCCACGGGGTCCGTGAGGATGCGCGACAGGCACGACAAGTTGCGCTGGGTGAGCAACTGGCGGCCGGACTCCACGGCGTTCTGCGCCCGTTGGAGCTTCTCTTCAACCGTGCCCGTCCACTTGACCCATTTCGCCAACTGTTCATAGGTCATGGTGTCGATGTCGAGATCGGCGAGTGCCTTGCACCGCGCTTCCAGGTCGAGCACCAAGATCTCGCGGACATCGTTTTCTCGGTACAACGCGTCCAGATGCCCGATTTGCCCGACGGGCTCGTCGATGTAGTGCGGACGCGGTACCCGTCGACCCGTACGAGCCTCTTCCGCATCGGTCTCCGCTTTCGTGGCCTCTCGCGGGACCACGACCAAGCTGCTACCCGTTTTGATCATGTCCCCCACACGGCGGACGATCGCCGCCGGACACCCCCGGTTCAGTTCGACCAGGGGTCGTGAGCGCTTGTACAGCCAATCCGCGCCCCGGTCGCCCTTCCGGATCCCGTCGATCGCTTGCGTCAGATCGTCGAGACGGAAATGGAAGCTCCAGAGCGTTTCGCGGTTCTCCTTCTCGGTCACGTCGCGCTCAAACTGACGCGACATGTCGCTGAAGTCCACACCGAAGTGGGTCTTTCCGCAATCCTTGCCGATGTTCGTCTCGAGTCCGCTCTTCGTCACCACGATGTAGCCGCGGTTGTGCGGCGTGTGGCAGCTCGACAACCCACACCGAAGTTTGTCCCGAAACGCATACCGCCCGATGATCGCTTTCAGCTCGTGCTGCTTCGGATCAAGATCGTTTGTGAAACCGGCCCGCTCACTGATCTCGTCCCAGGTGTCGACACGAACGAGCTGCTTGTCGGTATTGATGGTGATCAACACGTTCCCCTTGGCGCCCCTGCGCCATACAGTACATCGTTCAGGTGCATCTTGACGGTTCGCCCGCGACGCGGGAGCCCACGTTGGTCAGTTTAACCGCACGAACTCTATTGAAGGGTCATCAAAGGGGAACGCTGGGGTGGTTGTACCAAGAAGGCCCGGTATCCCGGGCCTCCTGTTCCCTCTTACCGGCTGCGACCGTAGAACACCTCGGCCTCGCGCTCGCGCTGCAAGCGCAGCACCCGTTCGGCCTCCAGCTTGCGCGCCTGCTCCGTCTTCTGCGCCACGGCCAAGGCCTGCTGCTCCGCCTCGCGCTTCGCCAACGCCTGGGCCTCGGCCTTCTGCCGTGCTTCGTGCGCCGCCCGTACCTTGGCACGGTGAGCCGTGAGTTCCGGCAGGGCCGTCGCGAACTGGCTCTTCGTCTGGACGGTCGACGCCTCCCGCTCGTTCGCCGCCTCGCGCGTGCGCAGGTCCACGGTGGTCGCCCCGCTGGCCAGGCGCTGGCGGGATGCCTCCTCGCTCTCCGCCGCCTGGGCGATGCTGCGCGCCTTGATCGACTCGCGCTCCTCCGCCCGGGTCTCGGCCAGCTCCGGCGGTGCCTTGATCGGTTCCAAACGACGGGCCGCCCCGCGCTGCTGCGGACGGATCTCTTTCGCTTCCTCGCGGGTGATCCGCTGAACGTCCATGGTGGTGACGTTCAGGGCCTGCTCCGTCAGGGCCTGGGCGATGCCACCGCGCCGGGTGCCGTCCTCGTCGATCCGCCCGAGCAGGTCCTCGTCCACGCCGTAGATGCCGTACTCGTCCTTCATCCGGGTCATCGCCACCAGCGCCGACTGGTTGTTGACCATGTGCACACCGCCCGGACCCACGTAGTGCAGGGTCTTGTCGATGCTTTGGCCTTGGCTCTTGTGGACGGTGCCCGCGTAGGCCAGCATGACGTCCGGGCAATCCTTCGTGTCGAACGACACGTAGCGCCCGTTCTGCTCCGGGATCTCGGAGACCAGCCGGATGGTCATGATGTGGCTTTTCTTGTCGTCGGACGGCCGGAGCTGAGTGACGATCCCGCCCTCGCCGTTCGACACGCCCAGGTCGTCGTGCTTCTCGGTGAACAGCACCTTGTCACCGGTGGCCACGATCTCCTGGCGCCACTCGTCGTTGACGATCAGCCGCACCCGCTGGTCGTCGCCCAGCAGGCCCCGGTCCTTGAATCCCTGGCGAATGTCCTCGTTCATCTGTTGCACCTCACGGTTGGTCCCGCAGATCACCAACGTCTGCGCGTAGTCCCGGTTGAACTCGTTGAACACGCTCGTGTCGATCGACACCGTGTGCTTCGGCTTGTTGAGATCGGCCGGCGTCACCTCCACCTGGATCAAGTAGCCCTCGCCGGCCTCCTTCATCTCCATGGCCCGCACCACGCCGATGTCGTTCGCGTTGATGCCCAGCGCCTTGTCCCCCGCGCTGAACACCACCTTGTCGCGCACCGCCATTTCGACCTCGCGCAGCTCACCGCTCACCATCAGCTTCACCGTGTCGGACTCGGCGACGCCCTCGGACTTGAAATAGTCCTTGACCAACATGGCCCGGGCTTCCACTTCGGTCTCCGAGGTGCGAATGTGGCCGTTGGCCATGTAGCGCTCGAAAATCTTCTGGCCGTCGCGCTCGTCGTACAGCATGTTCGCCGTGATGCGGTCGCGCTCCTGGCGCTGACGGCGGATCTCCTTCAGCGCGTGGTCCTGGACCCGGGCCTGCATGATCCGGAAGCCCGACCCGGCGCCCACCGGCTGCAACTGCAGGTGGTCGCCCATCAGCACCAGCTTCGCGCCGGCCGCATCGCAAAGGTTCTGCAGCTCCGCGATGCTCTGGGAGGTCTGCATGCCTGCCTCGTCCACGATGAGCATGGTCTTGCTGTCCAGCGGGAGCTTGCCGTTTTTGATCCGGTGCAGGGTCGTACGGGTGGAGTAGCTCTCCACCCCGCTCTCGCTTTGCAGCTTCTTCGCGGCCTTCCAGGATTCGGACACGCCGATGAGCTTCCCGCCGGCCTCCTCCCACGTGATTTTGGTGGCGATGAACGACGTGGTCTTGCCCGTGCCAGCCCGGCCCGAGATGATCGCGTTGCCCCCGGTGTCGGAACAGATGTAGCGGACGCTGCCCTCCTGCTCGGCGTTCAGCTTCAGGTGCGGGTTCTTCGCCTGGAACTTCGCCAGGCCCGCGTCGACCTGCTCCTTGGTCAAGCGGATGGACTGCTCGTCGGCGCGCGCCGCGGCCTTCTTGATGATGCCCGCTTCCAGGTCGATCATCGCCTGGGACGCGTACCGCGCCACCCCGGTCTTCGGGTCGTGCTCGAACGCGACGACGCGCTTCACGTCGTCGAGGATCGCCTCGGTCTTCTCGATCACCCCGCGCATGTCCAGGCGGCCGACGTATTCGAACGCCACCTGCTTCATCAGCTCGAACCGGGTGAACAGGGACGACGCGACGTGGACGGTCTTGAGGATCTCGTCGTCGGACTTCGGGGCCATGTCCTGCTGCTTCTCCTGCCCCTTCACCGGCTCCAGGTCCTTGTGGCCCAGGTTCGACACAACGGCCGGGTCCTTCAACGCCGCCACGGACTGGTAGGCGTTCGGGTCCTTGCGCCGGACTTCCTCGAAGTGTTCCTTCCAGATCTGGCGCAGCTCAACGATGCCGGGCTCGTTCTTGTCCTTCCTGGTCCGCTCCGCGGCCTGGTCCTCGGTGACCTCCGGGTGGGCCTCCATGTACGCCAGGATCTCCATGCGGCGCTTGCTGTGCGCATCGCGGCTGAACTCGTCGACGCCGGCGACCCGGAAAAAAACGTCCCCGGTCTCGCGCCCCTTCGCGTTGAGCTGGATGTGCTTGTCGATCTGGTAGCCCAGTTCCTGGACCTCGTGCGCAAGCTGGTTCCGGTAGATCGCTCCCGCTGCGTGCTTGATCGCCATCAGGGTGCTGTTCTCGAACGTGGTCACCCGTTCCTTCCCGTCCGGGCCGATCGAGTGCACCATGTTCATGACAATAAAGTGCGTGTGAAGATTGGGCTCCAGCAGGCGGTTGGTGTAATGCGTGACCTCCGCCGCGATCATGCCGACGTTGCGGACGATCTCGTTGCCCTGGGCCCCCACCCGCGCGTACAGCTCGGATTCGATGAACTTGATCATGGCCCGCGCAGCGCGCTTGTGCGCCTGGATGATCGCTTCCCGCTCTTCCGGGGTGTTGGTCGGGTCCGCCATCAGCATGGACACGGTCTTCTCGGCCGTGGCGCACATGTCGAACGCCGCACGACGCCCGGGCCGGCCGATGTTCTGCACACCCTTCGCCCCGTCCGGGAGCTTGCCGTTCAGCAGGTTGAGCAGAACCTCCTCGCTGACCTCGCCCTTCAACCCCAGGGCCTCTGCGCCCTTGCCGATCCATTTCGTCTGGTTCTCGATCTTCCCCGTCAGCTCGTTGACGTAATAACGGGCTTCCTTCGCCAGGAAGTAGTTGACGATGTTGTTCCCGTTCTTGTCGTGGCCCTTCGGGCTCAGCGCCATCATCGTAAGCATGGTCCCCTCCTAGATAGTACGCCTGTGCCCTGGCACGGATAGATCGAATCCCCGAACCGTCGGGTCACGGTCCACGTTAACGGGTCCCGGGGCCTCGTCAAGCCCGCCCGATCGCGTTTTTTGCAACGCCTCAAAGCGACCGCTCGGGCTCGCTCTCCGGGGTCTGCGTGCGCGCCGTGACATGCCGAACAATGCTGATCTGCTTATTCGGCGCCACCACGGTGACCTGCCGGACCTCCCCGGTCTGGTTGTCGATGACGTTCTCCACGTTTTTCGCGGGAGCCTGCGCCCCCTCGGCGATCTTCAACGCTTCCATCACCAGGTGCCCACCGGGAACGATGGCGTCCGCCAGCGGGCCGGCCACCGCCTCGAGCAGCAGTGAGGTCGACTCGTCGATCTCGCCCGGGTCGTGCCAGTCGCCGCGGCGCTCCTGCTCCCGCTGCAGGTTGGCGGCGTCGACCACGGCGTGCTGGTACTCCTCGCTGTCGCGCTCGACGTCCACCTCCACGGTCTCCACCACCAGTTCCTTCTTGCGCTGCATTTCCAGCTCATACAGCTCCATCGGGGACAGCGGGCGGTCGTTCGACGGTGTGGGAGCCGCGGGAGCGGTCGGTGCCACGTGCTCGGCGGACGGCTCCTCGGACGCGGACGCCCCCTCCGCGAGCATCGCGTCCAGGGCAGCGCCACCGGACTCGTCGTTCGCGGTGGCGGTCGGAACAGCGGACGCCTCCGCCTGGGTGGCGGCCTGCTGCGCCATCAGCGCCTCGACCTGCACCATCGGGGCGTAGTCCTGCAACGCCGGGACCTTCCCGCCCACCAGCCAGGCGGCCAGCGGAGGAACGGCCGCGTCCGACGCCGACGGCATCTTGTCCTTGTCGATGAACGGCCAGAGCAAGTGGTAGAGGTCCGATCCGATCCGCACCACCGCTTTGATGCCTGCCTTGCGCCCTCCCAGCCAGGACCCGCGCTGCTTGCCCATGTCCCGGGTGGAAGACAGGATCTCCGGACGGATCACCGGGACCTCGACGCTCTCGTAGGTGGTGGGTGTCGCCGGCTGGCCCTTCGCCGCGGGCCGCCCCTCGTGCGTGATCTGCACCGTGCGCTTCGGGAAGTTGGCGGCCATCTGCGCCCCCATCTCCGGCGCCGCCGCCCGGCCCAGGATTTTGATCGTGGTGTTGCCCGAGATCCGGCCCCGGCCCTCCTGCCCGTACAGTTCGACCAAAGCGTCCTCCGTCTGCACCGCGATGACGTGCACCATGCCCTTCGACCGGCCCAGCTCGAGCGCGTCGAAAATCGACTCCTTCTTGCCCTGGCTGGTGAACTCGTCCTCCATGAACAGCAGCGTGCGGCCCGTGCCATCGGTCGGGTTGTCCGACAGGCTGAGCATCTTCGCGGTCAGGAACGCGTGCATCGCCAGCAGGTAGCCCTTGGTCAGGGCCTTGTACTCCAGGTTGTTGCGCAGCACGATCTGGTGAACGCCCTTGCGACCGTTGCGCGCCACCCGGTCGACGAACAGCCGGAGGGACACGCGGCGACGCTTCGGTTCGCCGTCGGCCGGTTCTCCCCACGCCTTGCCCAGCTTGATGATGTCTAGGCTGAACGTGCGGAACGTCACCTCAAAACTCTTCACCGTGTTGGACTTCTCGTAGTCCGCGATCAGCCGTGCGGTCGCCGGGTCGTGCTCGGCCGCCCAGGTGTAAATGTCCTTCATCGCCGACTGGATGCGGTACGCCAGGTGGCCCCAGTGCCAGGGCTTCGGCTTCTCCACGCCCGCTGCTTCCGCACGAGCGCACGCCTCGCGGTAGGCGACGATCATCGACAAGACGATGGTTCGCAGGATGCCCCGCGCACCGTCGGACCACATGGGATCGTTTGACGGTGGGACGTAAGCGTTGGCGAACACCGTGGCGTCCTCGTCGCGGACTAGGTCCCGCCCAATGTCCCACGCCGCGTCGGTGTCGGAGAACGGACTGATGGTGGCCACGTTGTCCGACCGCCGCCCGAGCTGCTTGTTAATCGTCCTGATGACGTGGCTCTGGGTGCCCTTGGCGTCCATGATGACCATGAACACGTTCTGGACCAATGCCTCGTACGTGAGGTGGGCCAGAATCGCACTTTTCCCGGAACCTGCCGCGCCCATGATGATCGCCGACGTGCTCCACGCCTGTTGGCTCAACCAGGTCAGCTCCGGGTGCAACGGGAGGAACGGGGCCTGGTCACCGTTCAGCTCGAGCACCGCCTGCTCGGCGAGCTTCACCGCGTCCTTGCCGTCGTGGAACTGCATGCCGGACAGGTGTCGGCTGTTGCAATAGACGCGGTTCATCTTCGACGTGATGTACGCGCCGACCCCGACACCGGGCACCGTCGCCAGGGCGGCCTTGCCTTTGATCAGCCACCAGTTCATCTGGTCCAGCCCGTACTGGTAAGCCGCCACGTTGTCGGCGAACGGACGGTTGCGCATCTCGCGGTGGAGGAACGTTTCAAACCAGTAGAGCGCGTGCTTGGACAGGGGCATGTGGCTGACCCCGCCGAGCGCACCGGTCTTGCTGGCGACCCACCACTCCACGCCCACGGCCACGGCCCACGCGACGGTCCCGATGACCGCACCGCCCACCACGGCGCTGCCGATCAGGCGGTACGGCTGGTCAGGTGCCAGGTTGGCCGGCGGCTTGAACGCCGCCCAGTGAACGATCTTGGCCATGCCCTGGTCCTCCTGCCGAATGGGAAGATCCAGGGTAGCCGTCGCGGAGCGTTACGCAAGTTACGCCCCACCGCGCTGAAACCCCACCCGGTCGGGACCGGGCGATTCCGCTTCGCGCCCTGGGCCCGGGTCGATCACCGACACGCGAGGAACCGGCGTCAGCACCGCTTGTCAACCGGCCCCAGCGCCGGGAGGGGTTGGGGGGTGTCACGGGATGGGGATGTGCCCTGGCACGGACTCGCCCGTACCAAGATCGGGATCAGCGGAGCGCCAGGTAGCCGAGGGTGCCCACCAGGAGGATCACGCCCAACGGGAGGCCGTAGCACCGCACCAGCAGGTGGGCCCAGCTCTTCTCCGCCTCGCGGTCGGACGGTTCGGACACGTCCTGCACGGTCGCCGGTTCGTCGTTGCTCCCCACCACGTCGCGCGGCAACGACCAGTAGCGCCACCGGGCGCGCTGAATCCGGACGTGATCGTCGTGGCCCATCCAATGCTCCTTGCCCATGGCGACGAACGCACGGATCCGCACGACCGTCGAGCGGGTGCGAATCGCGTTCAACAGCAACGCGACCGTCTCCTTCCGCTTTCCCTCCGGCAGGACGTTCAGCCCCGCCACCAGGTTGCGCTCCAGATCAATCACCGACGGGCTCTCGCCCTCGGTCGGCACCTCGGACAGCCCCTCCGGCTCACTTCGCTTCGAGATCCCCATCGCACCGCCTCCTAACTAGGTACGCCCCCAGGTTCGAACCACCGGCAGAGCGCGGGAGCGGGCGCCCTGCCGGTGGGTGGATCAGTCCTTGCCGTCCTGCGGGTCGTCCAGCTCGGACAAGATCCGCTGAATGTCCTGGTCGTCCCGCGAGCCAACACCCGCGTGCCAGCTCGGCTTCTTCGCCGGAACAGGTGCCAGGGCACGGGGCGAGCCCGACGACGCCGCCGCTGCGGTGTTGCCCGCGCCCATGGTCGACACGGACGGGGTGCCCGGTTCGTCGAACGGGTCGGGTTGCGTCGCCGGACGGCTGGCCGGGGTGTACCCGGTCTTCGGGAGCGGGTCCCACGGCGGGTCGATCGGTTCCTCCGTCGACATGACGGTCGGAGCGATTTCCGCCGCCGCGTCCTCCTTGTCGTCTACCACCGGCTTCACCAGCGGCTTGGGCTGCGGTTCCGGCATGCCGGTGTTGACGCCCTTGGTCAGCGTGATGCCGCCCACCCGGGCGAGCACCACGTTCGCCTCGTTCGACGCCGACCGCAAGTTGTCGAGCAGGTGGGACACCACCTCACCGGCGTGGTAAGGCACGTCGCACACGTGGTCGCAGGCCCGGTGGATCGCCCAGTCGTCGTTGGCGCTGTGCCCGACGCCGACCACGACGAAGACCCCACGCTCGCGCAGGGCTTCCAGGGCCGCGACGCTTTCGGGGGCGTTGTAGGTGTCGAACTGCCCGTTCTTCACGTCCCCGCCCCCGCGCACCACCGCCACGATGTCGCCCTTGTTCGGGTACAGCACGTCCAGCCGGTCCAGCGCCTCCGACAGGTGGCCCCGGGCGTCCACGCCTTCCTTCGCCGCCTTCATGCGGACGGTTTCCGTGATCGCGTGGCCGCCCCGGCTCAGGCGCTTCTTGAAGTCCAGGAACCCGTCCGAGTGGATCGCCGCCGTGGTCACGCAGAACACCCGACCGGTGATCTCGTCCGTCGATTGGGGAACCCGGGTCTCCTCGATCGGAGCAACCAGGTCAGCGCTCGCCGCGCGCACCAGCGCCGGTCGGGCCATGATCTCCTGCATGACGGTGTGCCGCATGTGCGGGAACCGGGAGGTGCCGACCTCCACCAGCTCCGACCAGGTGTCCCCGCCGTTCAGCGATGCGCTGGCGAAGTAGACGAACGCCTCGCGGCCCGTCCGGATCACCAGGTGCTCGCGCACGGTCGTCGCCTTGCGCCCGGCCAGGGTCTCCATGTAGGTCAGCGTGCGCTCGTCGATGGTCGGCAAGCACACGACGTTGCAGCAGTTCTGGACGAACGCCTCGACGGCGAAATGGTTCTTGGCCTTGCCGTGCAGCGAGGTGATGCTCTGGGTCAGAAAGATGTTGATGTGGCCGTAGCCCCGGGAAATGTCGATCCAGTTGGAGTCATCGTTGCTGGAGCCGTCCGCCGACAGGATCTTCTGGAACTCGTCGTGCAGCTCGCCGGTGAAACGGTCGACGCCGTAGACCACGCGCTTGCCGTCGATCACCAGGCTGTCCCGGTGGTCCTGCGCGCCACGGATGACGTCGTGGTATTGCATGCGCAGGATTTCGGCGACGAACAGCGCTGCCTCCCCGTAGGTGTGGGTGGGCATTTCCAGGACGATGAACTGCTGCTGTACGTACACCAGGTCGAACCAGTCGATCCCGGTGGCCACGTCCGCGCAGAAGGCCCGGCGCAGTTTCGGGTTCTCGTAGAACGGACGGGTGATGGTCAGCAGGCTGGCCACGTGCCAGGCGTACTGCTCGAAAATCTTGGCGTCGTCCGTCGTCACCATCGAAACCTTGGTCGGGGGCGCGCTGCCCACCTGGGTGATGATGTCGGTGGTCTTGCCCTTCTTCGCCGACGGGTCCTTGGCGAAATGCAGCATGGAGAACACGTAAGCCCCGGTCTCCCGGGAGCGCAGCGCCACCAGCGTGTCCTCCGCCGCCTCTCGCTGCTCCTGGGTGGTGTAGAGCGCCTGGAACCGGTGGGCCAGCTTGTAGCGCGCCACGAACTTCAACGGCTCGTTGAGGTAGTGGAACAGGTCCGCCAGGGTGGGCTCCCGGCGCTCGACGTGGCGGATGAACCGCGCGATCAGCACCGCGTCGGTGACGCCCTCGCTCCCCCAGTAAGCCTCACCGCCCTTCACCTTCGAGCTGTACAGCGTCAGGAAATCGCGGAGCTTCTGGTCCGACCAGCCCGCCAGGAGGTTGCTGGGCATCGTGTCGCTCGCCGGCCCCAGGATCACGCTCCCGTCCAGGCGACGGCAGACGTTGGCGTAGTCGCCCTTCACCACGTCGGTGACCAGCATCGCCACGCGTGCGTCGTGCAGACGTTTCAGCAGCGGGATGCCAGCGCCCGTGGTCTTGCCCGTCCCGGTGCCGCCCAGGATCACGACCGAGGTGGTGGCGTCGCGGAACGTGAGGACGAGTTCGACCGGCTGGGTCTTCCCGTCCGCCGAGCCCGGCTTGGTGTACGCCAGGAGCGCCTGACCCGCCAGCGGTTTGGTCCGGTCGATCTCGGTGGGAAGGACAAAGGGTGCCAGGGCACGGTCCTGCACCAACGGAACGGCGGTCTGAACGGGTTGGGGTTCTGCTGCCTTCGGGGGTTGGGGTTCTGCTGCCTTCGGGGGCTGGGCTTCGGGAACGCCCAGCATCTTGAGTACCGCCAGTGCGATCTTTTTCACGTGTCTCCTCCGTGATGTCGCCGGGGTTAGGCCTTGGCGGCCAGGGCCTTCTGGATCGCGACCAGCGTGTCGTTGATCACCTTGAACTTCAGGTCGATCTTCTCGACCTCTGCCTGGACGGTGTTGCTGAGGTTCTTCATCTCGAGTTGCAACCGTGCCCGGGTTTCCCGCTCGGACTTGCCCGTGTCGCTCAGCGCCGCACGGACGTTGTCGTCGGTCTTCGAGGAGACGGCATCGGTCATCAACGGGACGGCTCCCTCGATCGTGCGGGTCACGCTGTCCAGCAGCTCGGCGCGCAGTTCTTCGAGCTGGTCGCGGCCATCGAGGAAACCGAACAGCAAGTCGCGCAACATGCGGTTCGTGCTGTCGAATCCGGCAGCCTGGCGTGCCTCCTCCACACGAGCGGCCTCCGCGGTGGAGACGTAGATGCCGAGGGTCTTGCCGTTGCGCGTCGCGCTGCGGTCGGTCTGGCTGTTTTCAGCGAGGCTTCGGACGGTGCGGGTGCGGGGCATGTTGGGCGCTCCTGTTGGAAGTGGTGATGACCCAACATGGCAGGTCCTCGCCGTTTGTCCAGCGTTTGGCGGAACCAGCCGACGAACGGTCGACTTGCATAAGCAGCTTATGCAGGTTGAGCCTTGCTCGACGGTGCTTTGCTGCATGCCGTGCGTTTTTCGCTTATGCGTTGCATAAGCAGCCGAGCCAGGCCCAGCAAGGCGATGGCGGTGGTTCTGGGGGTAGGTTCTTAAACACCGAAGGTGCGAAGGGTGTGTCGTTCCAGGATTTTCGCAAACACCCCCTCCGAGTACCGACTTTGATTTTTCGCGAGAGGGAGGTGTGACGTCGAAATCCCAGGAACCGAGTGCTTCAGCACGACGCTTCACCGCTTTTCCTCCTTCGCAGTACCCCCTCGCTCTTGCTCCCCGCGCACGTCCTTGCTCCACCTGTGCGCGCTGCTGTCCCTGTGCCCGTCCCTTCCTCTCGCACCAGGGACAGCCTCCTTCCCTCGATGTTCGCCGTTCGGTGTCGCCTTCAGCGTTCGGACCCGCCCCTGCCTCCCGGACGAACGCCCGCCGTTGGGGTTCGCCGTTGCCGTACCGGGGAGCGTTGCTCCGCTGCCCGGTGGGGGTGCCCGTCGCCGTGCGGTACGGAACGCCCAGCGTGACGCCGACGCGGTACGACGGTGGGGTCCGGGGTTGCCGTTCGCCGTTGCCTGGACGTGCCGTTGCCGCGCAGCGTGCAGCGCGACCCAGCCCCATCGGGTCGTGGCGACGCGTCGCCAAGTCCAGGCGGACGTAACGGTGCTGGGGTTGTTCGCGTCAGCGAGGTGGTCCGCCTTCCCCTGCCTCCGGTCTCGGTGCGTCGCCGCGCGTGTACGTACACCGGACGCTCGCGCCGCGCAGCGCCCCCGGGTATGACCCATGTAACCGGTATGACGCTGGCATTCGCACCAACGAAACGCGTGATCGGGTCGGGTGGGTCCGACGTGCGGTCGGTCGAACCGCCGAGCGCGCGCAGCGCCCCCGGTCACGCCCTGATGACCGGTATAACATGTGCATTGGCACGGGTGATCCAGACCGTGGACGGTGCGCCGCCACCGCGCTCCCGTTCCGCCCCATCGCCCGACTGGGACGCGCACGCGTGAACGGTACCCGCCGTCCTTCGGTGACGACGCTGGACCCGTGGTCGCCGTACCCCGGGGAGCGTGGGTGGTGTCCGACTCTGCCGTTGGGGGTGGCGGTCCAGCGTGCGTGGTCGCGGAGCGCGCACCGTGAGCGCGGACATCAGGCGACGACCCGACCGGTCGCGGCTCCCCGAAGGGGTGCCGGAACCGGGAGCGGTTGCGCCGTCCGCGCCGGTGCCGCGAAGCGAACGCACGACCTCCGCCCGCGCTGCGGTGCGGGAACGCTGGACCAGGGACGGCGTGGGTCCTGTGCCGTCCCGTTGAGGCGGTGCCGGTCACGCGTGCGCGCGGTGCCGCCTCCCTCCTTGGACGTTCAGCCGTTCGCGCTCCGCGCGTCGAGCAGTGCCCCGCCTGTGCCATCCCTCCACCCCTCGATCACGGTACGACGCCACGGGCCAGCCGCGCGTCCGACCCTCCCCCTGGTGGTGGTAGACCTCCGCCTGGCCCGAGCCGTCTTGCCCCTGCACCTGTACAGCACGATCGAACCGATCCGGGTTCAGCCTTCTCCCCAGGTCAGAGCCTTCAGCCCGCGCGGCGAGCGCGAACGTACAACCGACAGCCCGGCCGGCGAGGCCGGAGCGATCCTGCAGGTGCCGTCCGGCGAACCCCGTGGAGGTGTACCCTGGCACGACCGTATGGACTTGCGCAAACCCAAGGCGGTGCTAGGTTGGGGTCATGCCGACGCCTTGGCGTCGAGCCTTCTTAGTCAACGTGGAGGAGACCCATGCCGTCGAAAAACCCTGAACGCCGCGCGGCCGTGTACGCCGACTGGGCGAAGCGCTCGAAAACCACCCACAAGCGCCGGAGCCTGCTGGTCCCCCTGGACCTGGACGCGCTGCTGGTGTCGTACGCGAAGCTGAACGGCATCACCGTGCCGGACGCCATTGTCGAGGCGGTCGAGCGCGTCCACGGTGCGGGCCTGCGCCGCGCTACCCCGGTTGAGAGCAGCGAGGTCTGACCATGGGGAGCATGTTCAAGCGCCCCACCAGCCTGACGGTGTTCGACCACGACGAGCCGTACGAGGACCTGTACGACCCTGCGGACCACGAGGATCAGCCGGTCGAGGTGCCACCGGTTAAGGTGGAACCCGGGTCGTTGCAGGACCTGCTGTTCTCCCAGCTTGTCGAAGGTCTGCGGGCGTCGATGCGCCACACTGAGCCGTGGATGGTGCGGTACCTCGCCGACCAGCAGTCTGGGGTCTGCGCCTACTGCGGTCTTACCCTCTCGGTCACCGGGAGCCGGGTTGACGGTGCGCCCCGTGCCATGGCGGACCTGCTGGTGCCCCTGGCCTTGGGCGGGACGGCGCTGGAGGAAAACCGCGTGCTCTGCTGCGCGGAATGCCAGAACGACAAGGGCGGGCGGGACTGGCTGGCCTTCGGTCGCGCGACCGATCCGGTCAAGCTGCTCGCGCGCCGTCGTGAGGCTCTGCTGGACGGGGCCAACCATGTGCTGCCGCTGTCGGTGAAGGGGACCGACGCCGCGATGCACGCGCTGCGTCAGCGTTGGGCCTTCCCCCGCTTCCGTGTCTTGGCCCAGGCCTTCGGCGAGGTGGGGTACTTCGGTTGGGACCTGCGGAGCCTGCCCAACGAACGGGGTGGTGCTGTCCGCCTTCGCCTTCGATTCGAGTTTGGGGCGCGTGACGTGTCGCAAGGCCGGTTCGCACTGTTCGAGGTGCCCCTGGACCGATGGTACGAGGCGGCCTGGGCCCTGGTCGAGGAAAACGCCGTGCTGGTGCGCCCGAGCATGACCGATCGCGAGCGGACCGCCTTCCCCTCGTTCAGCCCGTCGTCCCTCGCATTGGAGGAGCGGGAACGCCTGGCCCCCGGTGGGTGGCACGAGCACTACGCGCGGTGGCACATCTTGCTCACCGGCGAGCGGTGGGTGCAGGAAGCGCGACGCGTCGCCCGGTGGTCGGTGCAAGCAAAGCCGGGACAGCGGGTGGTCGAGGAGCAGCGTCGCCGGACCTTGCGCGAGAAGCCGGTCAACGATGCGCTCGCCGGTCTGGCCCAACGTCTGGAGGACGTGCGCACGGGCAAAGCGGAACCTGCCGCGCCGCGTGCCGAACGTTCGGTACGGTCGCCCGGTGAATCGGCACCGCTCTATCGTCCGCTGAACCCTGAGCTGGCCCACCGCCAGGACGCCATCGTTGCCCGCCACGCGGAGTTCCTGGACGCCCTGCGTGAGGGTAAGCCCCTGCCGGTGCGCGAGCACGAGGTGGTGCCGGTCGCTCCGGTTGCGGTCGAGCCGGTGCGCGCCCCGTTGCCCATGGACGTGCAGGACCGCCTGGCCGCGTTACGGGAGCGTCTGCTCAATCCGACCAGCCAGGCCACGGCCACGGGCCGGATGGGAGGTGCCGCATGAAGGTAGCCGCCAACGAGAAGCTGAAGCGCCGCCGCCCGGTCCACCTGGTCGAGCGGTCCCTGGACCCGCACTTTTACATCTTCCGGGCCTTGGACGATCTGGCGGGACGTCGCCTGCCCCACGCCGACGTGTTCGTGCCCGAGTGGGTGGAGGACCCGTCCTGGTTCGACACGGACCGGGTGGGCTTTTACTTCACCGTGCCGAGCGAGCATTGGGCTGCCCTGCTCGTCCGTGGTTCAGCCGACGGGATGGACGTGGTTGAAGCGATGGAGGCGGACATCGCCGAGCATGCACAGGACCCGGAGTACGACCGTCGTACCCTGGCCCGGGAGCGCCTGCAGGTCCGCACGATGCGCAAGCATGGGCTGGTGTCGCACGAAGAGCTGTACGCCCAGCGTGCCTGCCTGCTCGATGGGACGTTCGCCGAGCGCCGCCAAGTCGGGAAGTACCGGGTGTTCCGGTCCAACCGGGTCGAGGTCGAGGCCTTCGCCGACATGCTCGCCACCGAGGCAGACTGGCTCATCGTCCCGGTCTTGCCCGCGTTCTCGTGGAAGAAAGCCCCGGTGGAGTTCCCCGCGGACGATCCGCGCTACGCCTCCCCGATGGTGCACGCTGTGACGCGCACGCCCTGCCCCTGGCAACCCGAGCAGCAGCAGCGGTGCGTGTTCGTGTGACGTTGGGGTTGTGCCCTGGCACGGGCATCAGCACCGGGATTTCGGGACCGGGCCGGTGGCCCCGGTGTGGGGGTGGTGGTGAATCGGGGGTGGTGGTGAATCGCCACCGCCGCGTTGCAGATCCCGGCCCCTGTCTTGCACTCGTCCGGTTCTGCCCCGCCACCCGGTACGACCAGCCCCGCGCACGGGTCCCGCACCGCGCTACGCCTGCCCATGTGAAAAGCGGCGCCATCTGGCGCCGCTTTACCCTCCTCCCCTAGTTGTTGTTGTGCTCCTCCTTGTTGTCAGGGCCACTCCTCCGGTTTGGCCCTGCTCCTCCTGTTGTTATCCAGGGTCGTGGCCCTGGGGTTGTGCGGTTCGCTGGTCAGGCGGCCAGGGCCATGGTGTCGATGGTCCGGTTCCGCTTCCGCGCCAGGGCGTCGTTCACAGGCTTGCTGTTGAGCTTCACCAGCAGGTCCAGCGTCGAGACCCCCTTGCTGTTCCGGTGCAGGAGGTTGAGCTTGTCGCTCGCGCTCAGGAGCATCACGAGGAACTTCTCGCTCACCACGCCCACGGCCTTGTCGAGCACCGTGTCACCGGTCTTGTCGACCGCGTTCAGGACGTTGGTCTTGCTGCCGGACAACATGATGATCGCGGCGGCGGCGTTCATGCGGTTGCGGGCCACCGCGATGTCGAGCCAAGTGTCCCCGGTCAGGCTGACGCCGGTCACGTCCAGCCCTTCCTTCGCCAGGCGGCGGATGTCGCGAGCGTCGTCCAGGATGACGGCGGCCATCATGCGGGCGTTCAGCTTGGTGGTGAGGGTCAGGGTGCTCATGGTCTTGCTCCATCGGGTGGCGGGTCGGCGATGTGTTTGCGCCTTCCATATGCTTTCAGTCTACAAAACCCAATGAGGTTGGCAATAGGCTCGACTGCGACGAATGCAGAAACTTCGTGCATTACTCGATCTTTCGGACGAACGGTCGACGCTCGGTACCGAGCGGTAGATACGCTGGGGGATGGCGATGAACCGCTTCCGCCGCCGCGTGGGAAGGTGTCATGCCCTCCACCGCTCAGGCGCACGTCGTCAGCCCCACAAAACACAACGCCCACCGAGGTGGTGGGCGCTGCTCCTGTCGGGTCCGTGCGTTGGCACGGGTCAACCAGTCCCATGTGCCGCTCCGTCAGAACCCGTCGAACGCGAATCCGGCCCCAACGGAACGGTCTTCCCCGAACGCGCGACCCAAGGGCGTGGTCGAACCGTACTCCCAGTCGCGGCGCCATTCACCGGTCACGCCGTCCCAGTCGTACGCCACACGTTCCCCAGCCTGGTTGACGCCGACCACGCGGTGCTTGCGCTCGATGGCGTTGGTGAGGCGGGTGATCTTGGGATCCTCGTGGTTGGGCTCCTTGAGCTGCAAAGCCGTGCGCTTGCTCATCGTCTCCTCCTCTCGTTGACGTTGACGTTCAGGGCTCGATGCGGCCCTGCTGCAGGCCACCCTAGCGGGTCATCCTGGTTCGTCAAGTACGGTGGGAGGAGACGTGGGTGGCCCATGGGACACGGACGACCGGTGGGCGCGCCATGCGTGACCGGTGCTCGCGTCATCAACGTCTGGTGGGTGTTGTGGTCAGCGGTGAACGCGAGGTGTTGATCGTTTGGCTGCTGCGGATGCTGTGGGGTCGCTCGACCGCGAGGACACCACCCTCATGGGCGGAGGGCACGAACCCCGCCTCCGGCCCTGGGTGCGAAACGGAGCTGGCCCGCGCCCGTTGGCGTCAGCACCGCCTTGACCTGGGGCCACGGGCCCAGGGTGTTGGTGTGGTCGCTGGTCGCCGCCGTTTTCCCTGGTGCCCGCCGGGCCCATCGCCGCCCGCCCCTGCCACGGTCCTGCCTGCCCCCTTGGTGGTGCCCACCGCACCGCCCGAGCGCAAGCTGCTGTAAAGTTCAGCGACGATCTGCCGTAGAGCAGGCGTCCGACAACACGAACACGAACAAGCGAGAAGACCAGCATGAGCGACGATCGAACGATTCGCGCCGGGGACCACTTGTGGGTACAGCGCTTCGGCTACGAGCACCACGGGCTTGCCTCCGGGCCCAACACGGTCATCCAATATTCGGGGAAGGACGCGCTGTGGGACACCGGGGTGATCGAGGAGGTGCCCATGTCGGCCTTTGCCAAAGACCGCAAAGTCCGGTTCGTCGATCACCCGGATCGGTTGCACGGTCGCCTGGAAAGCGTTCGGCGCGCCCGCCAACGCATCGGCGAGGAGGAGTACAACCTCGTCTTCAACAACTGCGAGCACTTCGTTACGTGGTGCATCGAGGATGAGCACACGAGCGAGCAGGTCAACAAGATGGTCCGCTCGATGGGAACCACCGCCGCGACCGCTTTCATGTACCGCTGGTACCAGACCTGGGGAACGCAGGAGGTGATGGGTTCCACGGTCCGTGTGGCCGCACAAATGATGAGCGCCGGGCGCACGGCGTCGACGGTGACGAGCGCGGTGAACGCGGCCACCGCCGCACGTGCTGCCGCATCGCTGGCCCCCACCGTAAGCGCGGCCCTTACCTTGTCGGCCCCGGCCGCCACGACCGCGATCGCCAACGGGCTGACCGCTGCGGGCCTGACCGGTGTCGTTGGTGGCGCCGGCGCCGCTGCCGTGGGGATCGTGTCCGCCCCGGTGAGCCTGCCCGTCGTCGCGGTGGCCGCCGGTGTCGGACTCGCCGTCACCGCGGTGAGCGCGCTCTGGGACAGCATTTTCGACTGACCGTCAGGCGGTGCCCGTGCCAGGGCACCGCCTCACCTACCCGCCCTGCCTCATCTTCCTTTGCCCTTGCGTGTCCGTGTTGGCGCGGCCGGTAGAGCTTGAAGTCGTTCGACCTGGTGCACGTGGTTTTCGAATCCCCGACGGTCCGATGGGCTCACCGCCACGGACATGCGCCGCCCGTTGGGTGCGATCAGTTTCCCGTGGACCCGCCCTTTTTGGAAGGTCCAACCTTGCTTGACCAGGCCCGCGACGTGGCGGTGCAGGTCTTTGTCGTTCGAGTAGTGTTGTTGCTTGCTCATGGTGGTGTCCGTAGAACGGAGCGGGATGCTCCGGTACGGACGAACCCATCGTTTCGCGATGGGCCCTGGACGAACGGTGGTGCTGGTGGTGATCAGGCCAGCGCCGCGCTGTACTCCGGTCGGGTGTCGAGCACTGCCCGGATGACGTAGCCCTCGGCGAAGTTGTCGGAGGTCAGCATCGCAGCATCCAGCTCGTCGACCGCCAGGCCCAGGCCACGCGCTATCGCTTCCGTTTTGGTCGGTGCCTCCGTGTAGCGGTCCTCGTTGCTGGGGTAGAAGCGAAACATGTTCCAGGTGGTGGTGCTCATGGCGGGGGTCCTCGGAGGGGTGGTGGGTCTGCGGCGATCGCGCCGCCCTACACATTCAGTCTACAAAATCCGATGCCCTTGGCAACGGCTTGGACCGACGATTCACGGGGTGCGCCCTTTGTATTTTTTTATGGCCCCACCACCGCTATAGCCGGACGTCAGAGCGTGCCAGGGCACGGTCTGAACGCGTGCGGTGGAGCCCCGCTCCTTGCCCCCGGGCGTCGTTCGGGTGCGAGGGTCCTGGTGTTCGAGTGCCGGGCGTGAGCCCCGGCTTGGGTTGGGGTCATGGGGCCCGGCGATGCCGATCGCCTCGCCAGAACGGAAAAGCCCACCGGTGAAGGTGGGCTCCTGGGAGAACGGCGGTGCTCCTGCTCGTTAGACCCGTGCGCGGATGGGTTGCTCCCGGTCGGCCGTGTCCTCGCCCACCGCCTGGCGCAGGTGCCGGGCTTCGATGTTCGCCACCATCGCCTGCTGGACCGGCTTGCTGCGCTTCCAGGTGACCGTGTTGCAGAGCCCGAGGTCCGCGCCATGCTTCACCGCCAGGGCCGCGGCCTGGTCGATCCACTCGAGGTCCTCGTCGCTGAACGACTTCTTGTACGCCAGCACACCGAGCGAACCGGACCGGGACGGCCGGCACACGCACAACAGGAGGACCAGCCACAACGGCCCAACCATGAACTCGGAGCCCTCCCGGGCGGAGAGGTTGAGCCCAGGGGTCACGTAAAGCGAGACCACGCGGTTCAGGTCAGCGCGAAGGATGTCCACCAGGTCTGGGTAAACGTCGGGCTGAACACCGTGGGTGTTCGCGACGCGCCAGAACGCCATCACCGGGTCCTGGTCGCTCAAGGTCAGCAGTTCTCGGATGAACGCTGAACGACCTTCCGGCTTCCGTACCGCGCCAACAACGTCGTACAGCCAGTTCTCAAGGTAGAAGTTGAACCGTTCCGGCACCGCCGTCTGGTCATCCCCGCAAAACTGCGCACGGATCGCCGCCATCGCGTCGTCGTAGCACCCCGCGTAGATCAGGTCATTCACCGGGCTTTGCGCCCGGAGTTTGCGCTCAAACTGGTTCGGCTTCTGTTCGTTGCTCATGTGCTGCTCCGATGGGGTCGGTGGATGGTACCCGGAAAGCCGCGTTCCCGCGGCCCCTGGGTCAACGTTGGGTGCCTCTGCCGCTCAGCAGGCCAGCGCCGCCTCCGCCTCGCGCTCGCCCGGGAGGTAGCCGTCCTCGTCGTAGGGGCACGGGCCAACCAAGGCGCGGTTCTGGAACGCGTCGAGCACGTCCCGAAGGGTCTGACGGACCGCCTGCCATTCCGGCGTGTTCGGCCAAACCCGTTCACGCCGAACCTTCGGCTCGAGCCACTTGCCGGACCGGCTGCGGACCAGGGTCACGCGTTCGAGACGACCGTGTTCCTCCATACCGTAGTCGAGCGAGACGCCGAGGCCGTCCTCGGCCAGCTCGATGGCTTCCTCGAGGCTGGTCGCTTCGAACACCTTGCCGCTGTGCGCGATGAAGCGCACGACGGACTTGGTGGTGAGGTGGAGCTTCCGGAACGTGAAGTTGATCCCGGATTTCAAGTCGGCGGGGCTGGTGGGGGTAGCGGTGGTCATGATCGAATCTCGTGGGGTGGGTGTGAGGGGTGCCCGCCTCCCGACGGGCCAAGTGGTTGGACGGTGGGTTCAGGTGCGCTTCACGCGGTCGCGGATCGCAAGGTACAGCGCGGTGCCGGCCATGCCCAGCGGGAAGGAGGTGAGGAGGACGACGCTGGCCAGGTGGCCACGGCCGATGTGCTGAGCGACGGACAGAAGTCCGATCAGGAGCACGGTGACCAGGAGGAAGAAGAGGTGAACGATGGGGCGCATGGAGGACTCCGGGGTGGGGTTGTGGCATTGCGTCGTTGCGCGTTGCCTATACATTCAGTCTACAAAACCCATCAAAACAAGCAACGGCGGTAAGCGGGATTTGTGTGGTAAGAACGCAGAAACTTCGTGCTATCTGACGAACGGTCGACCCTCGACGGTGAATGCTTGACCCGTGCCAGGGCACATGAAAAAACGGGGCTCGCGACCAACTCACCACAGGGCCATCACCTGCGGTCGACGCCCTGCCACCTCACCGCGCCCCTGACCGGCGCCACCTCCGCGTGCGTTCTTCGGGCGTGCGCCCTGGAGCCCCGCTCCCATCCGCTCCGCGGTGCCGGGGCCGAGTGGGCCTTGTGCCCAGGTTTTGGTTTTCGCGCCGGTTCCGGTGTTCCCCACCCCGCCCCTGGTTCAGCCTTTGGCCTGGGCCTGCTTGTCCCGCTGCCGCTTGAACGCCTGGACAGACTTCACCGGGTAGCGCCAGTACCGCCCGACGCGGACGCGGTCCAGGTGCCCGCGCTCGGCGAACCACCCGACACTGCTCAGCGCTGCAAAACCCAAGACGTCCGCCGCCTCCCGGCTGCTCATGGTGCCCGGCACGTTGGGATCCAGCTTCGCGCGCTCGGCGAGGAATCGCGCCAGCTCGTCCTGCTTGAACCGGCGCCGGCCGCTGGCGTCGACGAACGCACGGATCTCACCACGGTCCACCGCCGCGTTCAACGTCGTGGCGTGCCCGAACCCGCACAATCGGACAGCCTCGGACGTGGTGAGGCCCTCGCGCTGCTCCACGAGGGTCCGCGCGTGGGCCGAAACGGTCTTGCGTGCGAACGACCACCGGCCCCGATCGTCCTGGGTGCCGTCCAGCACGCCGCGCTCCGCCCAGGCCTTGACCGTGAAAATGGAGACGCCGAGCAGCTCCGCCGCTTCGCGAGGGCCCACCCGCGAGGTGTCGGCGGCCTGGGCCAGGTAGCGGTCCAGCTCCGCGACCGGGACAAACCACGTGCCCCGGGCGTCCTGAAGACCGTGCAACACGCCGGACTGGACCTTGCGCCAGACCGACGGCTTACTGCTCGTGGCCATGCCCAGGTACGCGGTGGCGTCCTTCAGCCGAAGGCAGGCCTGGCCCTGAACGGTGGTGGGGGTAATGCGTGCGGACATGGTGAGCGGTTCTCCTGCGTCAAGCGTGAAGGGTAAGACATGGGGCCCGTTATGCCAAAACCCGCGTTGCCGCGGGCCCTGGTTGAACGTTGGTCGATCGGTCCTTACGGGAGGACCACGTCCGCGTAGAGGGTGTCGATGAGGTCGGCGACCACGTTCACGTTGCCGATCTCGGTCACCGGAACCTCGGACGCTTTGCGGAGCGCTTCGAGACGCACGCCGGTGGACCGCTTGACCCGGCTGTAGACCGTGGCGAACTCGCGCAGCACCTCGCTCAGCGAGCTGTCCGGCAGGCGGCCGCTCGACACCAGGTGCGCCAAACCCCGGATTCCGCTGAGCGCGTTCAGCACGTGGGTGTGACGTTCCAGCAGCGCGCGGACCAGCAGTTCGGTCAGCATGCCGCGCAGGTTCGCATCGCCCAAGGCCTCGGCCGCACGAACCGCGTTCACCAGGCCGGCGCCCTTCGCCGTCAGTGCATCGTCGGCGTCGTCGAAGGCCAGACCTGCGGTGCGGTAAATCTCGCGCTCGATGCCGTGCCGCTCGCGCCGCGTCACGCCTTCGCCCAAGGCTTTGTCCAGGGCCACGTTCAGCGTTGCGCAACCGCTCTTCTCGTCCTCTTCCATCGCCACGCCGCCCACGGCGCTGCGGCTCACCTTGACCATGTACTCCACGCCGTCCACCGTCACGCTGACCACAGCAGTGGCGTCGAACTCCATGCGCATGGTCTCGCTGGTGGTCTTCGTGAAGTAGAGGGCCACGAGGTACGCGCTGCGGCGGATGGCTTCGATGGTCTTCAGGGGGCTGGTCGTGGTGATCATGAGGAACTCCGGGGGTGGGGTGATGGCGTTGCGTCGTTGCGCGCTGCCTATAAACTCAGTCTACAAACCCCAATGTCTTTAGCAACGGTAAGAACGCAGAAACTTCGTGCTATCTGACGAACGGTCGACCCTCCCCGCGGTGAACGGTTGGCCCGTGCCACGGCACATGAAAAACGGGGCTCACGCCCCGTTGCAACCCCGAGCCTCCGGCCACCCTCCATGCTCATCGCTTCACCTGCCCCACGGGCATGGGCCCTCCCCGATCGCGTGCGATGTTCGGGCGTGCGCCCTGGAGCCCCGCTTCCTCCGCTGCGCGGGCCGGGGTCGAGTGGGCCTTGTGCCCAGCTTTTGATGTTTTCGCACCGGTGCCTGTTTCCCCCTTGTGCTCGGTGTCAGTTCTTCACGGGCTTGCGTCCCCTGCGACGTGGCTGCTCGTGCATGAACGCCTCCAGATCGGCGCGATGCACGACGAGCTTGCCGTCCGGGCGGGTACCTTTGAGCCGCCCCTCGCGGACCAGCCGATCGACCACCTGACGGTGGTTAACACCCAGCAGCCGCATCACGTCGTGCAGGCCCAGCACATCCGCCTCCCCGTTCAGCGTCGTCGGCGTCGTACGTGCCGCGCTGTATCGGCTCGCGCGGAACGATTCCAGGCTGTCGCGCTGGACGTAGCTTTGTCCGTTGTGCCGTACCGTCGCCAGTGCCCCGCGCCGGATGAAGTACGACACGGTCTGCACGACGATTCCCAGCTCCTGGGCGACCTGGCGTCGGGTGAGTAAACCCTCGGGCACGGGCGCACGTTCCGCTGAACGGGAACGGTCACCGGAGAACCTGGGTTGCCGTGGACCGGACGCCGTCTCGCCCATGACCGGGGCCGGAGCCGCCTAGTCCAGGAGCATCCGTTTGGTGGAAAGCTGGGGAACACTCCTGGTCAGCCTAAAGCCGACCTCGGTTTGGGAAAGACCAAGTTCTGCGGCAAGGCCGCGGACGTCGAGTTGACCGGAAAGGATGGAGAACCTCATCGGGGGGGGTTGTGGTACCCCAAAACCAGCCCTTGCGGACTGGCCCTGGCCCCTGCCCCGGTCGAACCGTTCAGCCCCGTGCCCGTCTCGCTTTCACCGCGTCGAGTTCCTCGCGCCGAACGAGCCGGCGGCCGTCGATCAACACCGTCGGCAATCGCCCCGCGTTCACGAGCTGGTAAGCCCGTTGGGGAGAAACGCCCAGCTCGCGCGCTGCGTCGGCCATGGTCATCAACCCGCGGGCCAGGGCCTGGCGCAGTTTGTCGATGCGTCGACGCTCGGCGATTCGGGCCAGCCGCCGTGCCTCCACGACCGCGGGGTCCCGCTTGTTGGCCGCACGTTGCGCACGCAGGGCCTCCACCCTCGCCGGGTCCAGGTGGTGCTTCGAGCGGGTTTGCGCGGTCGTGGGATTCATGAGGGTAAGCACGCCGGACTGCAGGAGCTGCATCACGCGCCCGTCGCTGACGCCCAAGGCCTGGGCCGCCTGCTTGACGGTCAAAGGGGTGGACGGTGCGGTGGTGGTCATGGAAGGGCTCCGGTTCGGTAAGGGGTGCTGGTACCCAAAAGCCAGCCCTTGCGGACTGGCCCTGGTCGAACGTGGAGCCTGGATGTCAGGCGGTGGCGGCGATTTCTTCCGTCAGAACGGCCTTGAGGTGGGCGACAACCGCGTCATGCAGGGCCTGGATGTTCTCGGGCAGAACCCACTCGTTGTTCTCGTGGTCTTCTTCCGTAAACTCAATGCCCAGGTGCTTCTGGATCAGCGCCTGGAAGAGTGCGAAGTATTCCGAGCAGGCCATGATTGCGTCCGTGTCCGGTTCACCGGTGTTCTCGCTGGATGGGACGATGAGGTGACCGTTCGGCTCTTGTTGCGTACGCACGTTGAAGGTGCGACCGAAGGCTTGGACGGCCAGGGTATAGAACGTGAACTCGCCGTCGATGGTCTCGATACCGTCGTCGTTCAGCACATAGTTTTCGAGGGACCCGGCGTCGAGCACTTCGATTTTCAGGTCATCGGCGAAGTTGAAAGTTGCGTTCATGGTGAGGCTCCTTGGGGGTGGTTTTGGCATTGCGTCGATCGCGCTGCCTACACATTCAGTTTCTCGTACCTGTGGACTGAAGCAAGGGGTCTACGACACCATTCCCGGAATCGTTTTCTATCGAAACACGAAACGCTATAGCCTTCTTTAGCGTGTGCATTGGCACGGATTAACGTGGGTCTGACCGGGCTCATCCGACGCCGGTCCAGGCCCTGGCCCAGGTGTTCGAGCATGACCTTGGACATGGTCTGGTGCCCGGCGCTGCTGGGGTTCTTCTTGTTTTGTCCAGGTGTCCAGGTGGTACAGCGGATTACCGTTGTCGAGGGTGGCCCGTCGGTGGTCGAGGAACCGTCGTGCCGTTCCGCGCAACACCAGAGCTTTTCTGCCCGGACACCTGGACAGCCCGGACATTGGATCTGCTGGCCCAGGCCGGGCGGACCTCGCCGTGGTGGACGGTGTCCAGGCCTGCAGTGAGGAGCACCCGGACAGCATGCCCCTGCTGCCCGGACAAGGGGCCCGGCCATGTCCGCTGCGCGGGGCCCGGGGATGTTGCCTTTGACCTGCCCTGGGCCGCTAGGCCCCCGGGTTGGTGTTGGCGCGGGTGTCGGGTTTCGCACGCTGCTTGCGCGGCGGTTTGAGCCATCGGTCCAGCACCGCCTGCACCACATTGGCATCGTCCTTCCGTTGCTTGTAGCGCCAGGCCTGATGCAGCAGGTCGCGCAACGGGACGCCGTCCACCACGCGGTCACGGCACCCGACGGACACCAGCAGGTGCGCGGTCCCCAGGACGTGCGGAACGTAGAACCGGCCGTCGAACGGGTCCTTTTCGCCGAGGGCATCGACCAGCTCCACCAGCAGACCGTCCAGCTCTGCACGCACGACGCTGGCCTTCGGGGTCACCGCGCGCCAGGCCTGCACCTCTTCCGCGACACCCACGGCCCCCGCGAGGTCGACGGCCGGCGTCTGATAGCCCAGTTCGAATCGCTTCGGAGCGGGCGCCCCCGGGCGGACGTGGCCGTCGTCCTCCGGCCCACCTTCGAGCAGTCGCAGGACCATGAGGGCGTCGAAGGTCCGCACCGCGTTGATGACGCGCGCCCGGTGCTGCTGCTCGCGCTGGAACTGCTCGTCGAACTGCAGGAGCGCGGCCCGGGCCGCCTCCACCTTGCGCTGGGTAGCGGTCAGGGCCTGCGTGGTCGCGAGGACCGTGGACGGGGTGGTGCTCATGGGATGCTCCGGACGGATGGGCATGGGTGCCCTGTACGGCCGAACCCGCGTTTCCGCGGGCCCAGGGTGCAGCGTTGTGGGCGAGGTGCGATTACATCCGTGCGCGGATCCGGGTCGGTGCGGGGCCGTTGGCGGCCATCGCGGCGGCGGCCAGGTCGAGCAGTTCCTGACGTTCCCAGGTGCCCTTGCCGACATGTTTCACGCGTTGGGTCGACGGGGCGCCTTGCGCGGCTTCGGTCGTGTAGAGCGTCGGGTTCAGACGCCCGTTCGCCACCATGACGTCCCAGCTCCCTTGGCTCAGTTCACGTTTGTAACCGAACCGTGACAGGTCGAATCGCACAGCGTGACCGTCGAGAAGATGGTGAACCTTGGCGTTGTCGTCCCACGGCTTTGGTTGATCCCAGACTTGCTTTCGATCCTCGAACCGCGCGATGACCTCGAAGACCTGCGAAGAGTTCGGGCCATCGGTCCATTTAACGAACACCGTCTTGTCGCAACCGTGCTCGGTGATCTTCGAGCGCGACGGTTGCAGGGTGAACGAGGTTTCCGGGAAGGCTTCGCGAAGGGCTTTGCGAACCAGAGCCAGGGTTTCGTTGCGGGACAGGTGGATCATGGTGAACTCCTTGGGGTTGGGATTTGGCGTTGCGTCGATCGCGCTGCCTACATACTCATCATCTCGTACCGAGATACTTAAGCAAGGGGCTACGACACCATTCCCGGAATCGTTTTCTATCGAGATACGCCTCGCTATAGCCATCATTTAAGGTGTGCCCATGCACACCTTAAACCGCAAACACGGCCGCATCCGCGCCCGCAGCAACCCCGGTCCCTCCGGGCCATCGCTCGCGCCAACGGATCGCCCTTCCACCCCTGGCCACCGCCCCGCTCCCTGCCCCCGGCGCCGTTCGGGGTGCCTGTGTCCTGGTGTTGGTGTTCGAGTGCCGGGCCTCCGGCCCCGGCGGTGTTGCACCGGGTCCCAGCACGACCGCAACCTCGCGTCGTGTAGCATGTCCAGCACCACCGACCCATGCACGCCCAACGATGGAACGCCCACCTCTTCCGAAACGCCTGGCCTCGCGCATCGTCGCCGCGCAGAACAAGGTCACCAGCGCCCGCGATTCGATCATCGACTATGACCGTCGCATCAAAAGCAGCACGAAAGAGCTGACCGAGTTCGAGACGGACCCGCACGGTTACGCGAGCAAGCGGTACGGGAACAACGGGGTCGACTCGTACCCGGTGCAGACCCGCATCGAACGGCAGCAGGAGGAGCTGGACTACCGCATGCGCAACCTGCCCCGCAAGTACGACGAGCTGGCCGCCGCCGAGCACCGCCTGGCCGACGTCGAGGCGGAGGTCCTGCGTGAGCTGAGTACCATGCGTTCGAACACCCCCGGACGGGTGCCCTGGCCCGCCCCGCTGCCGTCGTTCAAGCGCCACCGCGAGCTGATGCTCGAAGCGTGGAACCGCATGCTGCGGGACATGGCCGAGCAGCGTGCCCGCGACGATGCGGCCCACCAGGTCTGGCAGGCCGAGGAGGACGCGCGCCTGGCCGCGGAAAGCGAACGGGAATGGCAAGCCTGGCGCGACGGGATGACCCCCGAGGAGCGGGTGGCCATCGCCGAATGGGGGCAGCGATTCCAGGCCGCCATCGCGGCGGGCAAGTTCACGTTCGCCGACTTCCTCGAGCACCTGCGCAGCAGGAACCGGGGGCCAGCAGCGCCCGCGTAAACGCTGGTGAGACCCAGCGTGTCCCTCGGCACCCCAAAGCTGAACCACGGGGAAGGTGATGCACCACGCCCACAATGGTCCCCGAAGCATCACCGTTGGTCGTCGCTGGGTTATGCGAAAAAGTCGTGTACACCGAGTAGTGGTCTCGCGGTCGAGCCGTACGGCGATTTGCTGACAAGGTGGCCAACGATCGTGCAACGCCCCATAAGCGCTATTTCTTCGGTCAACCCGGATTTTCTCATTCCAAACCAGAGCTGATTCAGCCCATCGGTAATCTGGTCCGCAGCGGAACCAGCGATCAGCCGATTCATCCCATTCTCAAAGAAGGAAGATGCGATTCCGGTCCGGTCGACGAAAGCAAGCACCGCCGGGTTGTCGCTGGTACTTGCAGCGTCAAGTTCGTACGCGATCACGTCGCGAGCGGCGCCATACTTTGTACATAACACGTCATACAAGCGTGCAGCACACATCATAGTCATCGGATGCAAAGGAACCCCGTCGTTTCGCCACGCCTCAGCATACTTCGCCAAGTTCTGCGTACCGAATCCACCTCGGTCAGCGGCCTCGAGAAGCCACAGACTTTCCTTTGCCGTAGGATGGCCACCTTGCGCGGCTTTGTAATAGCAGTCGATCGCGAGATCTAGGTTGTAAGGGCTCATGCACCCTGCACCGTTCAACATCGACATGTTGTACATCGCAGACACGTGGCCGCCCGCAGCAGCCGTACCGAACCTTTCGTTGGCAGTTTGGAAGTCACCGCTCTGAAGTGCAAGGACACCCTCTGTGTATTGAGTTTCAAGCCACGTGTCCTGACTTTGAAAGAACGGTTTTCGAAAATGCTCCATCTGGTCCTCGCTTGATTTTTGTGGTTAAACGAAAGGTTAATGTTAGCCGAAGAATGCCTTGGAAAAGTAGCTCGAGAGCATTCCGCCAGGCCGCCCGCGCGGGTTGGACGACGCCCCCGAGGCTGGCTTGAGACCACGGCATCTGATCAGATGGTCCCTAGGATCGTTACGCGCGTTCGCCCTTGATGCCACCGCGGGGGCCACGCTCCAGAACGAAGTCCGGGTACTCCACCACCTCGTCCAGGGTGTCCGCGATGTGGAGGGAGGCCGTGATCGACTGGCCGTAGCGGTCCAGCTCGTCGGACGTTTCGCGGAACGCCGCGACCGCGCCGGCCTTGGAGCTGTATTTCACGGCCTGGTCGAGGTAGTCGTCGCCCGTGCGAAGAAAGTAAGCCATCGTTGATCTCCTGTGTTTCGGTTGTGATGCAGGCCCTAGCCCCAGGGCCCTGCGGTTCGGGTTGTGGGTCAGGCGTTGCTCACGCGGACGTTCCACCACTGCCCGTCGGTGAAGCGCATGAGGATTCGCGCGCCGTTGAGCACCACCTCCTTGGTGTCGCCTTCCCCTGCTGTTCGCTGGTGAGCCTCGGGGGTGCGGGGGAACGCCGCGACGTTGTTGTTCGGGGTGCTGGTGGTGCGGGTGGTGATCGTGCTCATGGTTCTGCCCTTCCTCGTCGTTGTTGCCGTGTTCGCTGGAGCCGCCTCGACGCGGGGTCAGCGAGGCCCAGGGCAACGTGCAGGGGCAGGACCGGAGGCCGCATGCCCGATCAGAGGGAGGGACCGGGTGAGGACCTGGCGAAGCGAACCCTTGCGCGGTGTACGGGCGGAGCTACGCGTCGAAGAAGAGGCGGACCGGGGAACACGCAACGGGGTGAACGACGGGGCCAGGCGGCACGGTCACGACGATTCCCACAGCATCAGCACCACGACACGGGCGCTGTTGCCCGTGCGCATCGGAGCAACGCGACGCTGGACGGTTCAGATGAGGAAAGGCCCCTCGGGTGGGGCCTTGGAGATGTGCCAGGGCACGGACGTGCCCCAGCCGGGATGGTGTCGGGCCTGGTCAGGCCTTGTGCTGTGCCGTGGCCTGGGCCCGCTGCCGCTCGTATTCGGCGCGGCCGAAGGTGCCGGTGTACGCGGGAGGATCACGGTCCGCCTGGACCGCCTCACCGTACGCGACCTCGCAGGTGGCGCAGGACCAGCACTCGGGCCGGCGGGTGTACACGACGGGACCCGTGCAGGACGGGCAATGGGGTTTGAAGCGCATGAAAGATCCTCCTGGTGGTGAGCGCCGATCGCCGACGCGGCATGGGTTCAACGTAGCGGGTACTGGGCGCAGGTCAACACGGGAGCCGGACCCGTCGGTTCAGAGGCGACGCCGTGCGCTGCGCACCGGTGCGGCCGGGGCCTCGTCCGCCGCTTCTCGAAGGATCCTGGCTTCGTAGTCCCGGTAGTACGCTTCGATGGTCGGTGTTTCCAGACCATAGAGGCCCTGGGCGTAGTCGCCGATCACCCGCATGGAGTCGAGCCCGGCCGCAACCAGCCGTTCGAACAGTTCGAAGTGAGCGTGCACGACTGCCCAGTGCCCGGCGCTCCACGCGGTGTCGTCCTGGTGGTGCACGTCGGCGCCCGCCGCAATCAGCACGTTGGCGGTGGCCAGGTATCCCGCGCTTGCAGCGTTCGTCAGCGCAGTTTCGCCGCCGGAAGCCGTTTCGTTCACGTCCGCGCCGTGAGCCAGAAGGTACGCCACCAGTTTCGCGGTCTTCTTGTCGCTGAGGTGCGGCTTTTCGATGATGGTGGTCAGCAGAGGCCCCGAGCCCAGCAGGCTGGTGCAGATCCGCGTTTGTGCTGGATTCGCGCCGGCCTCGATCAACCGTTGGACGTGGAGCTGGGAGCGCCAGGTCCTGTTGAACAACCGGTTGAACGCCTCGTGCGTGCGCCACGGGCGACGGGGGTGCCGCGCACGGTAGGCCTGGACGGCGTGGAGCTGCTGGACGAAACGGTGCTCCGCCCAGGCCATTGAGACGGCGTGGTGCGCGGCCTCGCCCTGCTTCTCCCACCCCCGCTTGCCGTTGGGAAGCGCCAGGATCGAGTTGACCGTGACGCACCCGGGGAGGTGGTGGGCGAGGATGTCCAGCACGCGCCAGGCATGGGCCACGTCCAGCGGTTTCGCCAGTTCGTAAAAGCGCACGGTCTCGGGACGGCTGGGTTGTCGGAACGCCTGGCGCGGATCGCCCCCGGCCACCTGCCTGAAGAGCTTCCACCAGAGGGGCGTGGCGTCCCGGGTGGTCCCGTCGATGCCGAACGTGACGTACGTGCCGGAGCTGATGCCGTCCCGGGCCGCAGCGGCCCGGATCAGCGCGTCGAACATCGCATCATGCCCCTGCTGGACCAACGGCGAGGCGTTGGCCAGGAAGTCCGCGAGGTCATCGCCCTTGGGGTACATGGTGTCGATCACCTCCACCATGCGGTCCACCTGGGCCCGGGCCTCGGGTGGGAGGTCCACCGCGAACGGTTTGCGCTGGAAGGGCGCAGCCGGTGGGACGAAGGCCTGCAGGCGCGCGTTCCAGTCGCCCCACATCGCGTTGGCCTCGGCCAGTGTCACCTCGCGGTTGAGCCGCTCTTCCATGACCGTGAACAGCCGGTCGCGTTCGGCGAAGGTCAGCTTCACCGTTCCGCGGAACGGGAGCGTCGCCGACCCGGCCAGGACCGCTTCACCGTGGGCCGCCGCGCACGCGGCGCAGGTCCACACGTCCTCCTCCTGGTATGCCATGGTGGCACCGCACGACGGGCATGGCGGGTCCAGGCGGTCCGATGCAACGTAGACGTCACCGGCGTGGTAATCATCGGCCTCCGTTCGCTCGTTCCGCGCGAACCGGATCATGTCGATCCTTTTGTCGCTGCCGGGCAGTTCGTTCAGGAAATACGTGGACGTGCGAAGGCGTTGTGCGATGACGCTCATGGTTGGCTCTCCTCGAGTGCTGCGGTGTTGTCGTTCGTTCTGATTTAGCGGGTCCTGGCCTGCCGTCAAGTCGTGGCGGTGGAACGGTGAGGTGATACGGGATCCGTGCCAGGGCACGGGCTTGGTGGGGTCCGGCCAACCCCATGACACCCCACCCGGCGCAAGCGCCTCCGGTGTTGGGTGCCTTCGGCCCAGGCCGCGGGGAACCTTGCTACCCGCCAGGGCCTTCGGCGTCAGCACCGGGTTTTGTGCCCTGGGAGCGGATGCGACCCGGGGGCTTTTGACGTTCCCGCCAGGCACCCGCCCCAGCTTTACAGCCTCCGGCGCCTGAAGGTCGGCACCTCCCGTCCCGCCTGCTCAGCGTCCGCAACCGCGCGCAGCATGGCCCTGTCCCGGGCGTCGAGCGCATGCAGCCGTTCCCATACCAGGTCCAACACCGGCACGTACCTGGGTCCCCACAGCCGGTCATGGTCGACCACCCTGCGCCCGTCCTCGTCCGGATGCCGCGGATCCGCGCCGGCGTCGAGCAGCCACCGCACCACCTCGAGGTCTTCGCTCCACACCGCCCAGGCGAGCTGGCTGGCCCATTGCTGCTGGTCCTGGTTCGCCCCAGCGCCGCGGTCCAGCAGCAGCCGAGTCACACCCCGGGTCACATCGGCGGTGTCCACGAACGCCTGGTGCCGGAGCAGCACGCGGTCCAACGGCGTTTCGTTAACATGGTTCCTTCGGTCCACCGGGAAGCCCACGTCGAGGAGCGTTCGGTGAATGGCCAGCGCGTGCGGGCCCGCCTCGTACAGCGCCAACGCTAACAGGTCTCCGTAGCAGACGTTGTCAGAGCCCAGCGAGGATTCCACGTCCAGTGCGGCCCCCGCTTCCGCGAGGACGCGCACGGTCCCGTCGTTGTCGCTATGCCCCTCGGACCAGGCTAGGACGGCCGACCATATCGGCGGGAGCCCGACGGCGTTCTCCGCATCGACCGGGACCCCGCTGGCCAGCAGCGCGCGGACCCGTTCGACGTCGCCGGTCCGTGCCGCTTTGTGGAGCTGGTTGGCGAGGCGGAATCGCGGGTGGATGTGTTCGACCATCGCACGTCGGCGTTCAAGCTCGTGGGGTTCCAAGGTGTTGGCCATGATGGTCCTCGTGCGGTGAATCGCTTTAAAGGCGCCGCCGTCGCGCGGCCGGCAGTTCGGTCGTCACGGTGTCGACGACGGCGGCCAGCTCCGCGCGCTCCTGCGCCAGGCGCCGGGCCCGCTCCTCGGCTTCGAGCCGTACCGCTTCAAGCCGCTCCGCCAGGATGCCCCCGAACAGTTCCTCCATGTCCTCGCGGGAATAGATCGGGTACCCGTCCTCGTCGGTCCCGATCGGGTCGTACCGCTTGGGAAACAGACGGACCCTGGTCTGGGCAGGCTCGGGGGCCGTTTTCCCCAGGCGGGCGGCACCCAGCACGCGTTTCAGCAGGTCGAGCACGGCATCAGTGCGCGGTGCGCTTCTGGTGCAGCCAGGCCCCGCCCAGCGCGACGAGCACCGCCACCACCCACGCCACGCGGCCCACGACCCAGGGGTGCCGGGCGATCGTGCCGAGCACGTTCAGGTGCGCGTGCAAGACCGCAAGGCCCGTGGCCGCGCCGTCAAACAGACCGACCGTGCCGGCGAGCACCGCGGCGAACACGACGTAAAGGGATTCGGCGCCCGTGAGCACAGCGAGCTGGATGAGGTGGGACAAAGCGATCAGGGACATGGCATGCCTCCGGGTGGTGGGTGGACGGTGACGCGGGTTCGCGCCGTGCGCCGGTTCAGAACAGGGTGCCCTGCGAATGGGTCACCGCGTCGGTCAACTGGTGGACCGCTGCATCGAGCGCGATGGACTGCAAGCCGGTCTGAGCGGCGTCGGTCGAGGAAGCGATGGATGCGGCGGGGCCGCCGTCAGCCCGTTTCTGCGGCGTGTCTTTCGTGTCGGCATTGCCACCGGCGAGCGCGTCGAGGATTAACGCGAAGATCCCCACCCCTATCACGGTTGTCGCCAGAATCACCATGGAGAACAGGACAATCTCAAAAAAGCACACGACCATCTGACAAAAGACCAAGAAATCGCTGCCGACGGGTGCGAACGGATCGAAAAGGAACATGGCGGTACCTCGTTGGGTTGGTGGCACCGCTCCTCCGCGCTGCCTCATGGTTGAACCTAGCGGGTCGTATAGCGCCGTCAAGTGCGCCTGGTGCTCTTTACGACGAACGGTCGGGCCGTGCCAAGGCACGGCCCTTCAGAACGTGACGACGGTGAGCCGAACCTTCCCCGGGCTGGTGCCCTGCTCCCGTTGCTCGACGGTGGGCGGGGTGCTGCTGCCCGTACAGGTGGTGGCCACCCGCTGGTCCGTGGACACGGCGCACGAGCTGAGCACCGTCACGGATACGTTGAGGGTGGCCTGGGCCTGCTTCGCCTGGGCGGGTGCCGCCATGACGAGCAGCAGGACCAGCAGCGCCGGCATCAGGTGGTGCCCCGCACGTGAGGCCGGGACCCGGTCAGGCGTGTGCACGCGATGCCTGGGTGTCGTCCTTCTCGCCGAACAGCAGGGCCATGAGGGTGACGAACACCACCAGGCCCAAGGGGACCCCGACGCACCAGATGGGCCCCGAGTTGTCCGGCCAGCCCAGGGTGTGATCGCTGGTCAGCGCGCGAACGACGATGCCGGGTCCGACCGCGAGGCTCAGGCCCACGCCGGCGCCGACCATGTACGAGAGGATCGCCGACGCCAGCACGACCATGCAGACGGGGCAAATGAGGGTGACGAGCGTCAGCACGCACGCGCCACCGAAAAACAACTGCAACGGGTCGAACACCATGGGCTCCTCCTGGTGGTTGGGTGCCGTTCAGGGCGTCGGGTCTTCCTGCACCACGCCGAACGCCGCGCCCTCTCCCTCCGGGACGAGGACGATGTACGCGTCCTTGAGCACACCGTGCCACTCCATCACGCCGTTGCGGTCCGTGAAGTCCGCCAGGCCCACGGTCTCGTTGGTGGCGGTGCGGAAGAGCGTGACGTACCGATCGTCGGCGAACACGAGGTGCACGCCGTCGACCACGCCGTTATGCGTGGTCACGTTGGCCCCGCTGAACACCGGCCGGCCCGCGCCGTCCTTCACCGCGGGGAGCCCGAAGACCTGTGCGAAGCCGTACCCGTCGATCTCCGGAGTCGTCAGCACGCACGGGGGGGTGGCCGCCGTGGGATCGCCCTGGCACGCGGGAGCGAAGGACGCCACCGGGACGCCGAGGGGAACCCCGTTGAGCGTCAGGTGGCCGTGCGTGTCGCGCGCCAGCAGGTGGAGCGGTGACGCCGCGTGCGCGGTGCCGACGGTCAGGCCGGCTAGGGCCAGCGCGAGGGTGAGGATGTGCTTGCGCATGGTGGTGGGTCAGTCCTGGTAGAGGCTGATGAACGTGTTGTCCAAGAGAACGACCGGGCCCTGGTCCGGGCTCCAACTGGTGTAGTTGTCGTCCACGTGGGTCGGAGTGCCGAGCACCTGACTGGTCTGCAGGAAAGTCTTGTAGGCCGACACACGGGTGATGTTGGCCGTAACGTCCTTGACAACGGTGGAGCTGAGGTTCGTGGTGACCGTCATGCTCGTCACCGTCGGATTTCCGTCATCGTCCTTGCGCGCCGGGAAGCCATATACGTCCGCCTTCAGCTCCTTGGACCCCTCGTAGGTACGCGTCAGCGGCGTGTGGCAAAGGGTCGTCGCCTTTTCCGGGTCGGCTTCGCAGGCCGGCATGGCATCGTCCAGCGGCACCCCAAGGGCAACCTCGTTCAGCGTCTTGTGACCGTCGCTGTCGTGCGCGATCAGCGTCCTCCGGAGAACGTGATCGTTCTGTACCGCGTCGCTGCGGCTCTGCTCCGCCCTGTGAAAATGCCCATACACACCCTCCATGACATCCACGATGCCGAGGCCAGCGCAGGAGCCAAAAATCAAGGCCACACTACACTTAATAAAGATGCTGCTCGCGCTTTCCATGCTGGTCTCCTCTGCCTACGGATGTGGTGCTGCTCTATCCTCAACCTAGCGGGTCTTGGACACCCGTCAAGCCCGTCATTCCGTTTTTATTGGCCGTGCCGTGGCACGTGTTGACCGGGATGAACCCGAGCGGTGGATCGTTTTACAGGCGCTTGCGTGACCGCCGCTCGTCCTCGTGCTGCACCAAGGCGGCCAGGGCCTCGCCCTCTGCGCGGATCTGCTCCGCGCGGTACGCGTCGTACCCCGCCAGGACGCTGGCGAAGCCTTGCTTCAGGACGTCGTTGGCGAGGAGTTCGGCGGCGGTGGTCATCGGGTCAGGCCGCTTCGAGGACGGGTTGCGCGAAAGCCTGGGCCGCGCGTTCGGCGATGCGTTCGAGCTGTTCGAGGATCTGCGCTGCGAACCGGCCCACCGGGCTGGTGCGGCCGGAGCCGCACAGGTAGTGGTGCTCGAGCTGGTCTTCCTGGTGGCTGTCGCCTTCGAACTGGAAGCGCTCGCCGAACATGAGGGTGAGCTGGAACAGGACCCAGGCCAGGCCGCTTTCGTCCGCCGGTGCGCGGGACACGCGGCCGTGGTCGTTCGTCTCGTAGGTTACGCCGTAGGTCTTGCCGGCGATGGTGATGCTGGTCTCGACGCTGAGGCGCGTGGCGTTCAGGGCGAACACGCCCCCGTCGTCGAAGCCGTGGTCGCGCTCGTCGATCGACCGGGCCCAGGCGAGTTTGGCGCTGGTGAGGATCTCGAGCAGGGCTTGCGGGGTGGTCGGCATGGTGGGGTCTCCGTGGGGGAATGGGCTTTGCGTTCGCGCGTACCCTATGCCTTCAACCTAGCGCTATAGGGGGTCCGTGTAAAACGCATCCGTCATAAACCGGACCCTGTCGGTCGGTTGCCCCGATCGTATTTCTTCATCGGATGGCCCGACCCTATAGCGTTTAGTCGTGCCCTGGCACAGGTTACGGTCGGACGGGTACGCGGGAGGGGAACCGGATGATTCAGGCGGGAAAGGCGGTGCTGACGCCCGGGGTGCGGGCCGCGGAGGATGGCCCAGGCCCATGGCGCGCAGCGGGTTCTCCCCGCCCAGGCCTCCGGCCGCTTTTGACGTGGCCTCCGGTGCCGGTTTTGCCCGTAAGGGGACTTGCCAAGACCGTACAAGCTGCTAGGTCTGGAGGTGGTGCTCGGTGGATCCTCACCGACCTTGCCGGACCTGCCCGACCGCCGCACCGCCCCGGGCTCACGCACTGGAGGAACCCATGCTCAACTTCTTGACCGACCTCGACCACCTTCTCAACGTTCTGCTGCCCTTCGTCGCGGCGGCGCTGTTCGTCCTGCTCACCGTCTTCACCGTCGCGAAGCAACGCCGGGAGCGCCAGCGACGCGAGGCCGCGATGCTGGCCGCCCTGGCCCGGTCGAACGCGCCGCAGGCTGGCCCTGTCCATCATGCTCGAATCGTTCCGCACACCGGCGAACTCGAGTTCGGCTTTGGCCCGTTCGCCGCCCGGAACGTCACGAACGAGGGCGTGCACGGGCACATGGGGGTGCAGGCTCGGATCACGATGCCGTTCTGAACCACCCATCGCACGATCGCGCAGCGGCCCACCCGGGCCGCTTTTCGTTGGTCCCGCTCGACCTGTTGACACGCGGCCTGGACCCGCTAAGTACAGGGTGACGGCCCCAGCCTGGGGCCACCCATCGGAGGAGAAAACCCCATGCTGGCAACCGTCGGAATCGTTATCGCTGTCCTGTTCGTGCTGTTCGTCGCGTTCGGCGTGTTCCTGAAGCGCGTGCACGACAAGCGCGCGGACCGTGCGGCGTTCGAAGCGGAGACCGTCCGTCGCGCCTCCGCCGTGGCTGCGGCCGAGGCCAACAAGGCCAAAGCGGACCAGGCCGTGCGCGACGCCCTGGCGAACCCGCTGATCGGCGACGCCACGCGCCACTGAGGAGAGACCCCATGCCGCATCCTCCGAAGCTCACCGTCGACGAGTTGCATCGTCGTATGGATGAGCGCAACCGTCGAATCGCCGCGATCGGGAACGACCCCGTCCAGCGACGTGTCGCCGAGCCGAACCCATCGGGCGGCTACGTCATGGTGCTGAAGTCGATGATGCCGATCGACGCCGTGCTCCTGGACAAGCTCGTGCGTGCCGGCGTGGGAAAGGACCATGCCGAGGTGGTGGACAACGCCCTCCGGCTCGCCGAGCTGCTTTCCCACCACCACGATGAACACGGTGACGTCCACGTGCAAAACCACGACCCTGACGGCCCCGGCGTGATCGCCGTCCATGTCGTCGAGCCCACCTGAAGCGACAAGCGGCCCAACGGGCCGCTTCGTTTTGCTGTGGGTGCCGCTCACCCGTGGATGGGGCACGGGTTGCCGCTGTTGCACGAACCGCACTCCTCCATCTCACGCATCTCGAAGTATTGATTCCAGCCGAACATCCATTCCCGTTGGAGTTCGGGGACGTCGGCGAAAAACAGCGAGCAGTCGATCGTCTCGCCCGTATCCGCAGACACCTCGGCGTCGCGGTGCCCAAGGCACTGGGCCTCGATCATCGCCTCGTACGTGGTGTCTTCCTCGTCGGGGGCGCCGATCAGCGCAAGTTTGGCGAGGACGAACGTGCAGCGCGCCTCGAGGTAAGGGTTGGTGCTTTTGTAGGCCATGGTGCGGATCTCCAAGGATGGGTGCGGGGCCGACAAACCGAAGCGTGCGGCCCCAGCGTGGTCAGGCTTTCAGGGGCTTGCGAACGAACAGGCCGGCGGCCGTGGCGCTGCGCGGGAAGCCCTGCACCTCGGTGTGGTCGTGAAGCGCCGTCTCGACGTCGTGCTGGAGGGTGTTGCCACCGAAGTGCACGCCGTAGAGCACCACCGCCATCAGGGCGCCTTTCTTGAACGATTCGACCGTCAGGAGCTTGCGGGTCTCCGGGTCCAGGCGACCGACGTGGCGGTGGGCCAGGCGTTGCAGGACGTTGCCCACCAGGCCGTCGGAGAACTTGCGCTTGAGGGTGATGCGGTCCGCGCCCAGGCGCACGCGTTGCGGGCCCTGCGCGGTCAGTCGGAAGTGCTCCACCGGGGTGTTGCCGCCCCACTGGCCCGGGGTCGACGATTGCAGCGGCAGCAGGAGCTTGCTCACCTGCTGCTCGCGGGGGCCGTCCGTCCACTCGACGTGGAGCCGTGCGCCGTTCGCATCGCGTTGGGTCTTCACGTAGAACCCCGTGGCCGGGAACGCCTCGCGCAACACCTTCTGGACGAGCTGGGCGGTCTCCACCAGCGTCAACACGGTTTTCAGAGCTTCCGGGCTGGTCGCCGTGGCCGGTGCCGTGGTGTGGCCGTTCAACCGTGCTTTTTGGTGAGTCGGGACGTTGCCGTTCCGGGTTTGCGTGCTGGGCTGTTGTGCGCTGATCATGGTGTTTCCCTCGTCGTGAAGTGGGTGCTTTTCGGAGCCGTCGGTGCGCCTGAAGCAGCACGGGGACACCCGGCGCAATGGCCCGCCCGGAGGCCGCACGCCCGCAAGGGATCGGGTGAGGACGGGGTTCACGGACCATTGCGCATCAAGGGTGGCCCTGTGCCAGGCGTCGCTTAACCGACGGGTTCGAAAGCACCTCACGACGAGGATGGATCGGCGCACAACGGGGGAGCCCTGCACGCACGTGGGGGTTCGAGCGCACGGTGTACGTGCGCGATCGTTCAGGTGCTCAGCACCCTGGGTGGAGGGATCAAACGGTGTCGGGGTGACAACCCCTCACGGGCGCGGAGTGCCCGGACGGGGTGCAGGTGTGCCTGGGCACAGCTTGACATCTGCCAGGGATCTGCTTGGTTGAGGGCACCGGCCCCTGCCTGGGGCCACCCTCTGGAGGAGCCCCATGGACTGGACCTTTCGCATGTACCTCGACGCCGGCCTGCTGATCGTCGGCTGGCTGTTTTTCGTCAATCTGTTCTTCCTGAGCAGGGCCTACCCGGTCACGCAGATCGCCGGGCCGATCTCGCGCATCATCGCCCTCGTCACCACGTCCGTCGCGCTGTTCTCGCCGCCCGTGCCGGGTTCGGTGAGTGCGGTGCTGGTCACCGTACTGGCCGCGTGGTGGGGCCTCTACGCGGGCGGTGCCGCCTACCGCCTGTTCACGTACGTCGCCATCAGGATGAGCCAGCCTCCCCAGGCGCTCGAGCGCATGGTTGTGCAAGAGGCGATCGAGGAGAAGATGATCAGCCTGGGCCGGCAGGATCTCGTGTCCGACACCGCGCTGCACATTGGAGGGTTGACGCCGGAGGAGAAGCTGCAGTGCAAGATCGCGGCGATGGCGGCCGTGCGACAAATGCGCGCCGAGTGGGCGGAAAACTACGCGAAGCGGTCCCGGGCGCGCGCCGGCTGATCGTGGCCTTGGCCACGCAGGACTGCGAAAGCGGGGCCGATGCCCCGCTTTGCTATGCAGGTCGACTCAGCAGGCGGTGATTTAGGTGGGACCGACGGCGCCCTGCCCGTTTCACCGCGACGGCGCGTTGTCCACGCCGTCCATCAGCCGGTTGGCGAGCAAGGGCCGCGCGCTGTCCTACCGTGCCGCCTGGGCAAGACCTACGGTTCTTGCGAAGGGGCGGCTGTGCTGTGGTCGAGGGTGGGCACCCCGTGTGGCCAATGTATAGTCGTCGTTGACCGGCTCGGCCCGGGTTATCGGTCAACGACTTCAACTAGAGAGAGGCACCCACCGTGAGCATCGAGGAGTTCTCCCACATCGAGCATCAGATGGTCCTTGGTGCCGAAGAGCGTTATGGCGATTTCTTCACCAACGCTCGTGATGTAAGCCTGCTGCTCTCGAACATCATGACGTGGCCGACCAAGGATTGCGACATCTTCATCCGCTTTCTTTCGCAGATGAAGAAGGGTCACACGCTGTGCCTGATGTCGCTGGTGAGGCAGCACCGGATTCAGGCCAAAATGGTCTTGCGCTACTTTCTCGAATCGACCGTACACGCGGCGTATTCGCTGGTCCACGTCGACACAACGAACTATTTCGATACGACGGACGGCAAGAAGCACGACCCGCAAAAGGCTTCGAAAGCTGCCTACGCCTGGCTCGGTCAGCATTTCAAGGCGCAATCCGACGAGATCAAACGGATGAAGGATCTGATCAACGAGCAAACCGCCCACGCAAACGTCTACAACAGTTTCCACAACTTCGAGTTCGTTGGCGGTGAAAATGCCGCCATTTATACGAGCTATTTCGATTTTGACGACGACCATTGGTTGAAGGTCGACCTCTGGGAATGTGGCCAGGCCGGCCTGGTCGCAGCCGATCTGATCCTTGCGATTCGAAAACAGTACGGCGGCTTTATCCCGTCGCGGGCAGCCGACAAACTGCCCGAACTGATTGAGACTTCCAACCGCCTCCTGGATCTGCTGGGGGAGCAGGCGAAACCACAACCGTGATGCCTCCGCCACGCCAACGGTGAGCCCTTTCGGGAGCGATGGTGAGCCTTTCCGGGGAGCGCCACTGGTATAGTAGCGATCGAAAATCGCCCTGAAAAACAGGCTCGCACGAGGGACCAAATGAGCAACTACCAAGACCGGATCAAACCGGTTGACTTCGGCATCCAGACGTATCTCGGCAACATCCAGGCCGGGTCCTACCAGATTCCGACGTTCCAGCGCGACGTCGTGTGGGAGCGCGGCAACGTCAAGCTGCTCTGGGACAGCGTGTACAAGTTCTACCCGTTGGGCAGCATCCTGGTTTGGCGTACCCCGCTGCCGCTCCATAGCCACCGCAGCATCGGCGGTCACGTCCTGACCGAGCCGCTCAACGCCGCCGAGTACCGCTACATCCTGGACGGCCAGCAGCGCACGACCTCGCTCTACACGTCGATCTATGGCGGCACGATCGAGGGGCAATCCACCGACCCCAGCGTCTACGTCGACCTGTCCATCGCCCTCAAAGGGCCGACGGACGACGAGAGCTACCGCGAACGCTTCCTGTTCTGGGACGAGATCGACGACAAGGACGGCGCCCTGATCCGCAACAAGGGCCGCCAGATGCGGTACACCCAGGGGTTGATCGTCTCCCTGCGCGACATCGTGTTCGACTTCGGCAAGCTCGACAGCAAGCTGTCGAACCTCCCCTACGAAGCCCCCGAGCGTCAGCGCCTGCGCCAGATGCAAAGCATCCTGGCGAACTACCGCCTTTCGTTCATCGAACTGCACGGGATCGAGGTCTCGGAGGTCTGCCAGATCTTCGAACGGGTGAACCAGGCCGGGCGCCCCCTCAACATTTTCGACATCGTGGTGGCGAAGACCTACCGCGTGGCGAACCCCGAGGCGGGCATCACCGGGTTCTACCTGCGCGATCTGATCCAGGGTTTCCGGACCAGCCTGGGCACGTCGAACTACGCCCTGCTGGACGACTGGACCTTTTTGCAGATGGTGGCGGTGTGCGTACGCATCCACCAGCAGAAGGTGCACGGTCGCGCCACCGTGCTGAACATCACCGACAAGTACCTCAACGAGCTGAAAGCCGAGGACATCGAGGCCGTGTGGGAAGGCGCCCAGGCGGCGATCCGCAAGACCTTGGGCTTCCTGGACAACACGCTCGACCTGAATGGGCCGAACCTGATCCCGTACCGGTACGTCTACATGACGTTGACGGGCTACTTCTTCGACAACCCGGCGCCGAGCCTCGATCTGGCCCAGCGCTATTTCTGGTTCTCATCCTTCCACCAGAGCGACCTGCTGAGCAACACGACGGGCCTCTGGGAGCACGTCGATCAGCTCAGGGACGGTGACGGCTCGAAGGTGTTCAGCAAGGGATTCACGCTGGACCGCAACGCACTGCGCCTGACGCAATACTCGACGCGTGGTGGTCGTGCGCGTGCCCTGCTGGCGTTCTACGCCCACCACCATCCGCGCGACTGGGGCCAAGGCCACGGGCCGGTGCTCAACGCCGTCTACTACACGCTGACCGACCGGCCGAACCTCCACCACATCTTCCCGAGCGATTTTGTGGCGAAGTCGAACCTGGACCACAAGGACCTGTCGGACAGCCTGCTGAACATCGCCTACCTGCCGCAGCTCACGAACCTGCAAATCTCCAACAAGAACCCGTTGGACTACCTCGGGTCGTACGTGGGCCTTTCGACCTGGGCCCGCGAGGCGTTCCTTGGCGTGCTGAAATCGCATCTGGTGCCCACGGAAATCGTGGAATGGCAGGAGACCCTGACGGAACTGCCACCGGACGCGCTGGTGCGGTTCATCGAGGCGCGTCTGGACCTGGTGCTCGAAGCGCTGGAGAAGAAGCTCGACGGGATCACCACGAAGATCTACGACAGCGCCCCGCCGCTGCTGGCGAAGGGCCCGGTCACCCCAGTCGCCGCCCCGAACATGGACGACGCGGCCTCCGCCGAGGCCTAACGTCCCGTCCGGAAGAACCCGCCCCGCAGGTCCGGGTGCGGGTCCTGCAACAGCCGCACGACCGTCACGCCGGTCCAGAGCACCGCGAGGTTGGCGACCAGCAGGTGCAGGTTGTCCGACCAGCCCGCCGCGGCCAGGTGTATGGCCTGGGGGGCGACGAGCCAAGATGCCAGAACGCCCATGAGCATCGGGCTCGAGAAGCCGGTGATGTAGGCGTTCACGCGGTGCAGTCGACGGCCCTGCTCGCGGAGCCTTCGGTCCGCGTGGTCGAGCAACAGCGTGCAGGCCAGCACCGCCAGGCCGATGACCAGCGCATTGTCGTCGTACCGGGCGAAGAACGTTCTCGCGCCGAGCGCGCAGACCATCAGGGTGATGAGCATCAGCCCCGCGTAGAGGGCGGCCCAGAAATGGGCCGTGCGAATCCCCGCTCGCGGGGTCGAGGTTTGCGGCCGATCGCCGCCGGTGGTGTTGCGCATGGTGGGTCCCTGGTGCGGTCAGACCCAGGCGCGGAAGCGGTGGTGCTTGCCGTGCCCTGGCACGGGTCCGGGTGGAGCGTTACAGACTTGCAAGTAACCGCTCGCCCGTCAAACGCAGCACGATCCGGGTCAGAGGCCGCTCTCGACCGTCACCCTGGTGCTCTGCCCGATCAATGCCCATTCCGGCCCGACGGTCAGGCGGTAGCCGTCCGGCAGGACCCAATGGGCCTGTTCCCAGCTATACCGGGCGGCCGAGGCGGGCACGAACGCCACCGAGCCCAACGCAGCCGCGATGGCCGAGGACCATGCGTCCTCGCCGTACGGATGGTCGAGCGTGAACGAGACGGCCTGCACCTCTCCACGGATGACCTCCACCGAGAGGTCCGTGGTCCCCTTCGGCAGCGTCATGCCGTGCACGTCGTAGAAGCCGTCCCCCGGAATCGCATCGGTCCGTGGTGGCGTGCGCGTCTCACGGACCACGCACGGGACCGTCGCACGATCGGGGTTGCCCTTGCACGCCGGACCGATCGCCGCGAGCGGAGACCCCAGGCTCACGCCGTCGATGACCGTGTGGTGCTCCAGCCCGACCGGGACCGCGATGTTCGTCGGGACGGTCGTACCCACGCCCGCCGCATGGGCCCGCGGGGCCATCGCGGCCGTGGTGAACAGGACGGCGATCGCCAGCACGCTGGTCGAGAGCATGCCGATCAGAAAGGCGTTGAAAAAGCGGGCGTCAGGGTTGCGCATGAGGTCTCCTCCCTCCAAGTCAGTGACGCTTCGGGCGTTTCTGCCCGTTCAACTTCGCGGTGTTGATCGCGAGCCGGGTGGCGATGCGCACCAGGTCCTTGTCGCCGTCGGACAGGTGCTCGGCCACGGCCCAGCCCAGGTAGTCGAGCGGGCGCCGCCCCTTCCCGTCGGTCAGCAGTGGGTCGGCCCCGGCCTTGAGCAGCATTTCCACCACGCCATCGCCCACGCTCTCCACCACGGCCATGTGCAGCGCCGTACCGCCCCACCGCACCGCGACCTGGTTCACCGGAGCGCCCGCGTCGAGCAGCAGCTCCACGATGTCGGGGCTCCCGAAGTGGACCGCCAGGCCCAGCGGGGTCACGCCACCTCGCCCGTACGTGTCGGACCGTGGGCGCGTCAGATCTGCGCCGGCGGCGACGAGCTGGGCTACCCAGTCGGTGTTGCCCGCGTTGATGGCCGCTTCCAAGGCCCAGTCGTCGAGCGGGTAGCAGGGGGCGGTGCTGGTGGTGTCGGTCATGGTGGGGCGACTCATCTGGATGGCCGATGCGGACGCGCGGCTTATGGGTACAACCTAGCGGGTCTTGGTCGCTCGTCAACCGTCCGGGACGGGATTCCGAAGAACGACCTAATCGTGCCAGGGCACAGGAGAAACGGGGCTCGCGCCCCACTCGCCCTCCGGGCCATCGCTTGCGGGTGAGGTGCTTCCCCTCCGGCGGTTACAGGCGACGCCGGGCGCGCGCTTCGACGGGTGCGGAGGCTTCTGCGTCTGCGATCGCGTGGAGTTCCGGTGACAGGTCAGAAGTCGCCACGGGTCCTTCTCCGCCCCCATGGCGCTTTCCGGGATGCCCGAGAGGGCCAAGCGCGGTCGCGCGCACGGGACACCTATGCTAGGCTCCCACCTTACAAAACCAAAACATCAAGGACGCTGCATGTTTGGATTTTTCAAGAAAAAACCGCCAGCGCCGGCGACGGCATCGCCCGACGGTCGTATTGTTCACGGGGCCGCGAATCTCCTGGAGCTAGCCCTAATGATCAGTCGCTCGGCCGACAACTACCAAGCCAAGCTCCACTCGCCGTTCGTCCGTGGGTATTTCATCGGTTTCTTCGACGCGGCGCTGCAATGCGCTGGGATCGAGGTTCAAGGGGATGAGCAGTTCTTCGCCCTGATGCTCATGGGCCATGCCCAGCTTCTCGCCAAGGACGTTCCTGACCCGACCGGGTACACGCTTGAATCGTTGCGCCTGCAAGGCGATCCCGCGTTCGACGCCGCGCAAAAGGCCGGTGGCGAGGAGTATTTTGAGTTCTACACCGGGAAGGCACGGACCCCGGTCCTCCTCAGCGGCTACTTTCACGGAGCACCGGGAGCTGCGTAAACCGCACGGGCTTCCACGCCATCACGGCCACCAAAAACAACGAAGGACCACCATGAAACGGGTATTTCTTGTCGGCTGGCTTTTCGCCACGTCCGCCCTTTTGAACGTCGCTCACGCAGAGACCGCGGCCCCTTGTGGGCCGGGCAGCACAGCAACCGGGAAAAGCTACAGCGTGAACGGCCAGAACGTCCTGCTCCTGGCTGCTCCGAAGACCGGGGCCTCGAAGCTCGTGAACGAGAAAGCCACGGCGATCATGCACACCACGCAGTACATGGCGATCGACAACTCCGTGACCGTGAACGAGCAGTGCACCCAAGGATCGTGGTCCCGCGTACAGGTCACCGATCCGGATTTCCTGCACGACACACACATCGGCTGGGTGCCGTCCACCGCGCTGCGAAAGCCCCAGGTCGACGCGTCGGGACAACGGGTTTTCACCGAGGCGGATTTTCAGTTCGACAAGTCCACCCTCCCCTATAAGAAGACCATCATCGATGGGGTGAATCGCATCCACCGGGAGAACTCCCGATGTGGTGACATCGACCCGTCCTCCGCGTCACTCAGTTCGACCAGCACCAAGGCGCATCCGACGTTCTACGTCACCTGCGGCAAGGGCACCCAGGTGTTCAACGTGTTCTTCACGCCCCAAGATGTCGCCAGCCGCAAGCCGTTCGAAGCGCCGCGCAACATCGACCATGGGCAGGCGGTCGCGCTGTGCGAGGGCTACGCCAAATCTCACGCGGCCCATCCCAGCACCGTGGACTTCTCCCGGGTGTTGGACGTGGCGGTCTCCGACGGAGCGAATGGCAACACCAGGGTGACCTCAACCTTCACGGCCAAGAACAGCTTCAACCTGAAGCTGAAATACAACATCGCCTGCCTGCTCAACGCTTCCGGCTTGATCGAAGCTCAGATCAGCGAAGCCAGGTAGAACCACCGCCTGAAGTGAACCGTCACCCACGGGGTGACGGTCGCACGTGCTGGTGAGGCGGCCCGGGTCAGTGGATCCGCAACGCGGTTAGGACGGCGCGCTCGATGTCGATGCGCTCGCGCCAGTTTTCCTTCGTCACGGTGGTGGTGCCGCGGCGTTCGATGCCCTTGAACGCCAGCAGGCCCTTGCGGTTGAAAATATTGTCCGCCGGGCTGATGTTCCAGAACCGCACAAAGGCCGTGAAGGCCTGGATCCGGTCGTGGTCGCCGATCTGCTCGATCAGATCCGGGTGCGCGTGGATCAGTGCCGCGAACGGGATGCTGAACGACATGCCCTGCTGGACCGGCGGGAGCGGTTCGACCGCGTGGAAGCCGAGGGTATGGCAGCGCTCTCCCGCGATGTGGCCCAGCCAGACGTCCTGGCGTTCGAGCAGGTGGCCCATCGCGTCCTCCCACTCGATGCCGGGCTGGGGCTTGTAGACCCCGTACGCGACGTACAGCGGGCCGTTCTCGTTGGGCTTCGGTTCCACGTCGGCGATGCCGTCGCGGAAGTTGTCCAGCGCGCTCAACTCGTGGGCGTCGATGATGAACTGCTTGTCCTTCAGGGTGATCAGGGCGTATTGCATCGGGTCTCCTCATGGTGGGTGGCTGCGGCCGGATGGCCGTGGGAACAACATGGCAGGTACCGCGTGCTTGTCAAACGCCGACGGGGAGGATTTCAGAGTGTGCCGTGGCACGGATTGATACGCCGCTGTGGCGCCAACCAAATGGGGAGCCAAAGCTCCCCTGGGCGGTCACCCCGTGCCTCCGGCCCCATCGGCGTCAGCACGGTGTTGCGACCTGGCGCTCCGCGGCCAGGTGGGGTTTTCACCCCGCTCCAGCCCCACCACCCTCACGCGGAGCGCGGGGCCCGCATGTCGAGGAGCCACTGCGCCAGCCGGGTGTGGCCGTTCTGCTCCGCGAGCTGTACCGCCGTCCGGTGGTTCCCGTCGGTGGCGTGGAGGTCCGCGCCGTAGTGCAGCGCGAACCGGATGCCCAGGGCGTTGCCGGCCGCGGCGAAGCTCAGCAGGTCCAGGTTGAGGCTGTCGGTGGTTACGGTGGTCATGGTCGCACCGCCGTGCCGTTGATGAGCCAGGCCCAGACCAACCGAAGGCCCAACGCGACGATCATGCTCACGAGCAGGCCCCGGATGGGCAGGCACGCGACCACCAGGACCGTGCTCGCGCTGGTCAAGCAGTCGATCGCCAGGGTGTTCCGTGCGATGGGCCGCAGGAACGCTGCGAGCAGGATCCCCAGAACGATTCCGAGGGTGATGAGCATGGCCGTCTCCTCCGTGTGGTGACCCCAGGCTGGGGCCTGCTTTCATGAACCTGGTGATTGATCAGCGCTTGGGGACCACCTTCGCCACCACGAGGCGCCCCGCAAGGTGGGTCAGGCCCACGATCTTCCGGATGCCGAGGAGCGTGTCGCCGAGCAGGAACAGGGCCAGGAGGATGTTCAACCAAAGCGCCGGCACGGGAATGACGGTCACGATGTACAGGCAGGCTCCCAGCTTGATCGAGGTCCAGAGCGTGCCCACAACGCTCATGGCTTGGCCGCTCAGCGTGCGGTCGTCGAATCGTTCGCCCCGGTGCATCGCACTGAGGATGGCCACGCCCAGCGTGGCCCGCCAAACGATGGCCAGAGCCAGGCTGAAGATCGCGATCCACACCTCGATGTGAACGAAGGATTGCAGGATGTGCACGGTAGATCCCCCTCCTATTGATGGCCCCAGGCCGGGGCCTCTCCTTTGTACCTAGCGGGTCCTGGTCCCCTGTCAACCACCCGGCCAAAAATAGGCCCGTGCCAGGGCACGGGCGTAGGCCAATCAGTTGGGCTGGTGAAAGAAGTCGTCGAACAGCCCGTTGTCCTGCCCCTCGTAGGCGTGGGCGTCCCGGATCCCCTGCTGCTCCTCGGTGACGATCCGCGGGGCCAGGCCTTCCGCGTGCCCCATGATCTTCTCCCGAGTCTCCTCTGACAGGTCGAGCCGGCCGAGCAACCAGCGGGCGTCGAACTGCCAGTCCCGTGCGCTGCGCCGGCCGTACGTGCGCATCGCCTCCTGGACGTGCTGGCGTGCTTCCGGATCGGTCCAGCCGTTGACCGCCATGAGGTGCGCCATGGCTTCAGCCTCGCGGCCCCGGGTGCGGGCGAACCCCATGTGCGTGCTCTCGTGGCAGGACGGGCACAGGGCGATGGTGCCCGTCAGGGTCTGGACTCCCGTCTCCTCGTCGTAGTTGAACCGCTCGTGGCACTCCACCGGCCACTTGGGCCCCTTGCAGGTGCAGACTTCGCACACCCACCCGGCGGCGTCGAACGTCCGACGCTTCAACGCCGTCCACTCGGCCTCGTTCAGCTCCGACCGGAGGTTGGAGAACCAGGCCGTGCGCGGGATCAGGTCGACGTACAGCGGCCATTTCGGACCCTTGCCGGGCACCTGCGGCGGCGGGACATACTCCGGGTCGGTCCACTCGGGCCGGGCCAGGAACGGCGCCGGGTCCACGTGGTCGGGGACGTACCATTTCTTCTCGGCCTGGTTCCAGCGCGCCCCCAAGGCTTTGGCCTCCTCCTTTTGCGCAAAGGGGACGTTCAACATCAGCATGGGCACGGCGCACCTCCTGGATCGGGTCGGACGCGGTCCAGGCTAGTGGGTACTTTCGGCCCGTCAAGTACGGGCCGGGGCGCTGCGTTGGATGTGCCGTGGCACAGCTAGACGGTGAGGCCAGAATCCTGGTCGCCGGCGTCCAGCTCTTGCAGCACGGGGTCAACCTCAGCCTCGGTGGAAGCACAACGCTCAGCACCCAGACGGGTGAAAAGGACGGCATAAGCCCTCTCGGCCATGGTGTCGAAGTAGCCCGGCTCCGGGCGGATGGAGCGGATGTGCGTCAACGCTTCGGCCACCTCCTCGGGCGTGAGCCCTTCGAGGCGGGAGAGCGGATTGTGTGGGGCATGGGTGGACATGATGTGGTCTCCGGGGGTGAATGGGCTTTGCGTTGGCGCGTACCCTATACGTTTAACCTAGCGGGTCCAGGTGGCCCGTCAAGCCGTGGGGCCGCCCTTCGGACGAACGGTCGACCCGTGCCCTGGCACCCACCTTCTGCCCTGCGTTCGCACGTCGCAACCCCACCGGAGCCGGAGGCTCCTGGGCGCGAACCCCGGCCTTCGGCCCCATCGGCGTCAGCACCGGGTTTCGATCCCCATCAGCCCCGGTTGTCCGTCGGTTTTTTTTCACGCCGCGCACGGAGGATGTCGATCTGCCGGAGTGCGCATGCCCCAGCTTGGTCGCCCGCGTCGGCGCATGCGGCCTGTACGTCGGCGCCGGCGCGCACCGTCGCGCGCACGCCCAAGCCATGGTCTTCGCCGAGGGCAAAGGTCAGGCCCAACGTCGGATCGGCCCCACCGTCAAGCAGCAGCCGGATCACGCGCAGATCGTTCCGACGGGTGGTCTCAACCATGTTGTCCAAAAAGAGGTGATCGAGAATGGAACGGTTCGACTCGTCCTCTGCGTTCACGTCAGCACCCGCCTCGATCAACACCCGTACGGTGTCGACCGAGCGCTGCTGCACGGCAAAAAGAAGCGGCGTGTGCCCGTCGAGCGTTTTGGCATCGACCTCCGCCCCCAGCTCGATCAGCGCATGCGCGGCTTCGGCATTTCCTGCCCAGGCCGCGTAGTGGAGCAACGTTTGCTCGTGTTCGCTCTCGTACTCGTTCCGGCTCACCTCAAACACGTTGACGAGCATTTTGATCATCGCCCCGTTGGCGTACGGCTTGTCGTTCATGCAGTTCTCCAAGTTTGCTGTTTGTGCGTTGAACAGGGCGCCCATCGCGCCCCGGGGTTCGGATCGGTTAAGCCACCGTGCTCGTGGTCGCCTGACCTGCCTTCGCCTCCTTGCGGGCCGTCTCGTCACAGGCGTGCTCCGCGCTGCGGACACGGTTCGGGCAAATCTGAACCGCCACCGTGTCGGCCGTCGCGTCGTGGTAGTGGCGGATCAGGTCGGAGCAATGCACCCGCAGCCCGCCAAACGGCACGTTGTGCAGGATGCTGGACTGCACGATCTGCACCACCGTGGCCTTCACCATGGCGGGGTCGATGTCGTTCGCGAACACGTACATGCGCGCCACCCCTTCCTTCCCGTGGGCCGCGAACGCCTGACGGAGGTTTGCCAGCAGCAACGCGCCGGTGCCGCACGCCGGGTCGCATACGATCTGGCCTTCGCTGGCGTTGAACGGCCGGTTTGCCTCCCCGGTCGTCGCGCCCTGGCCCATCTGGGCCGCGAAGCGCGCGAGCCCGTCCGCCAGACCGGCCGGCGTCAGGTGTTGCCCCATCGCCTTGGCCTGCTTCGGTGCGATTGCGGACCCGTAGACGTCCCCCAGCACGTCGGTGAACGGTGCCGAGGTCTTCACCAGCTCCAAGTACATCGCGCCAAGGGCCAACTGCTCCGCCCATGCCTGCGGGTGGCCGCGGTACTCGTCCAGCGCGATCAGGTGATCCTTGTTGAACCACGCCGCGCCCGCGGTCAGGGCGTACATCATCGGGGCCGTGACCGACAACACGTTGAACTGCAACTGGATGATGTCGTCAAGGATCGCCTTCACGCCCGAGCGGATCGGGTTGTTCTGCGCGAAGCGTTCCACACGGTCGGTGAACGCCTTCGTCGTGGTGGTCGTGCTCGTGGTGGTTTTGCGGGCCATACGGTTCTCCTGGTGGGTTTGGGATGCGGTGGTCAGGGGGTCGGGTTACAAGGTGCCGCCGACGTGGAGCTGGGCCACCCACTCGCCGTTGCGGTAAAACGCGGCCACGTATGCCCACGTGGTCGCGCTCGCGCGCAGCACCAGCGGGCCCATGACGTAGTGGTCCTGCGACCCAGCGGCGAGGTGCTTCAATACCGTCTGGAAGCGTCCTGCCATCCACGCCCGCGGCGGCATTTCCTGGTCCAGCTCCTCGCCCAGTTCGCAGATCAAGCGGCTGACGGTCGGGAGGTTGCGACGGCCCGCGTCGTCCATACGTTCCGGACAGGTGAGCCAGCCGGCGCCGTCCAAGTGGTCAGGGGATTGCGTGTCAATCAGTTCCGGAATGAATCCCATGGTGGTGTCCTCGTGGGTTGGTTGAGACCGGTCCAGTGTCCAGGCTCGGGCCTCCCCCGCTGAGTCGCCGACCGCTCGTCGAAAACGCACGGCGCGACTCAACGGGAACGGTGCTCATGCGCCCCGGGCGGTCAGGGCTTTCACCACCGCGTGGTGGCCGCGGCGCTCCGCCAGGTCGCGAGCGGTCTTGCCGCACGCGGTCCGCGCACGGGGATTCACCCCGACTTTGAGCAACGGGCGGACGAACTTCGCCATGCCGTGCAGGGCCACCACGTGCAGCGGCGTGAGGTCCTTGAACGCGACGAACGCCCCGCCCTGGTCGTCCTGGTGGTAGCGCACGCGGTGCAGGTGCTCCACCGCCAACGGCGAGGACAGGGTTTCGCGCACCTCCACCATCTCGCCGGCGGCCAGGTCGCCCAGCAGCGCCATGCCCAGCAGGTCGACGGTGTGGGCCTTGCGCACCAGGTCGAGGGCGAGCACCGCCCCGCGCTGGTTGGCGGTCTGCACCGCGAGCAGGTACGCCGCCGCGTAGTAGTCGTACGGGACCCCGTGCGGCGGCATCGGGATCGAAACGGAGCGAGCGGCCGACGCCTGGACGGCGATCGGGTCGATCGGACGGCGCGCGTACGGCGTGCCGAGGACGCGGTTCTGCATGGCCATGGGGGTCTCCCGGTGGTTGGCGTTGGGGGGATGCGTGGAACGGTGGAAGCCCCCGACGAACCGGGGCGATCTCTCCGGTGGGGCCCGGACGTGTCGCGAGGAGGAGCGCCGTGGCGCTGGGTGTTGCGGGTGGTGCGGGTGGTGCTGGAACTGCGGTGATGCGAGTGGTGATGCCGGGCTTACCAGCGGCGGCGGACCGGTCCGCGCAGCTTCTCGAACTGCTCGAGGTCCTTCACGCGGAAGCGCATGTGGCCCGCCACCATCGTCGGCGTGATGCGGCGCTGCCCGATGTGCAGCAGCAGGCCCGACGGGTTCTTGTAGCCCACCAGCTCCGAGGCTTCGGACAGGCTGAACGTCTCGCTGTACAGCTTCTTCAGGGCCAGCACCTTGGCACGCTCGTAATAGTTGTTGCGCCCGCGCTGAACCGCAGGGATCTCGGCGCGCTGCATCAGGTCCGCCACCGCTTGCGGCGTGGCGTAGTCGAACAGCTCCATCACCTCCGCGGTGCTCATGGTCGCCGAGTCCTCCACCGGAGCCACGGAAGCCACCGGGGCCACAGGAGTGGGTGCCACCACCTGCGCCACCGGAGTGGGAACCGCCGGTTGTACGACCGCCTGAGCGGCCTGCGCGGCGGTGGTGATCGCCGCCGGGATCACGTTCAACGTGAAATCGGTCAGCGTAGCGAGCAACGGCATGAGGTTCGGCAGTTCTGCGGACGTGCATTGGATCTGGGTGGCCATGGTCAAGCTCCTTGGTGGTGGAAAACGGGTGGTTGGGACGATTCAGGGTTCAGCGGCTCAGCAGCGCGTGCGCCGCCGTTCCGGGTCGGGTCAGGTCGATGGGCTTCACAAGCTCGGTGCCCTGGTTGTGGTCCGCCGTCGCATGACGGTCCGCGCCATGGACCATCAGCACCGCCACCGCTTCCGGCTGGTTGGCCATCGCTGCGCAGTGCAACGCCGTCACGCCGGTCTGCGGGTCGGTGTAGGTGGGCGATGCGCCTTGCGCGAGCAGGATGTACATCGCCTCGATACGGCCGCCGGCGCTGGCCCACATCAGCGGGGTGAGCGCTTCGCCGGCGTGGTTCGTCGTCGTGCCGTTGATGTCCGCCCCGTCGTCGAGGTGCGCGCGGATGGCATCGAGGTCGCCGAGAAACGCCGCGGCGCACAGGGAGGCGTTGGCGATGCCGGTGGTCATGTGGTTGCTCCGTGGGTGGGTAGTGTCGATGAGTTCAGTATCGCGAGGGGGGCCGCCCTGGGTGAGTCGCGAGCCCGAGCTCACCCCCGGGGTGTCGCGACTCACGCGTGCCGGCCGGCCTGCAAACGGCGCTACGCACCTACCGGCTGCGTGGCCATCGCCACGCTGAGCAGCAGCTCCGTGCGGCACTGGCGTGCCGCACCCACCGCATGGTCCAGAGCGTTCAGGCCGTCGTGATCCACCGCGTTGATGTTTGCCCCACACCCCATCAGGAAGGTCAAAACCTTGTGGTTGCCATGCTTGGCCGCGACGATCAGGGGCGTGGCGCCCTCGTTGTCCACCCGGGATTCGAGGTGTTGCCCCTTGTCGAGGATCTGGACCAGCTCGGTGAGATCGCCGTTGGTCTTGATACGCTGGGTGATCTGGTCATACTCCCCGCGCAGGCGTTCCCGTTCTTCGTAGTAATCGTCGCCGCACGGCTTGCACGGTTTCGCCCCAGCGCCGACCAGCGCTTCAACGCAGGCCGCGACCCCGTTCTGATCGATGCTCTTCAGTGCCATATCGAGGGCGCTGTACCCATAGACGTCGACGGCGTGGACGTCGGCGCCCAACGCGATCAGTGCCGCGACCGCGTAGTGGTTCCCCAGATTGGCCGCTTCGATCAGAGGGGTGGCGCCGTCGTCGTTGCGAGCGTTCACCACCCAACCGGCAGCGACCATCCAATGGAAGCATTGCGCGCGGTCCGGGTCGGCGCCCAGCAGATCTCCGCCGCGTGCGAGCGCGTGCAGAAGGGTGTCCCCGGTGCGGCGACGGTCCGGCGTTGCCCCTTCGATCAGCAGCATGTTGATGATGAACGCGCTGCTGATTTCATAGATGTCGAAGATCGCAGTAGCGAGGGGGCAGCCATTGCTTTCCGGGCCGTACCCGTCGAACTTGAGACCGTCGGGATTCGCACCGGCATCGAGCAGTTCCCTCACGAACGCCGGGTGGTCTAGCGCCACGGCCGCCTCCAGAACAGCGGTGGCGGCGTCGGGACCCCCGATCGTTTCCAGCGCCGCCGACATCAACGTTTTGTCCAGCACGCAGCGTGCCTTTTCAAGCGAGATTTCGTTCTTGAAGTAGCGCTGGATCAGGGCATCGGCCTCCTTCATCAACTGGTCGATGGACGTGATCGGGCGACGGATTGCTGCGATGTTCGTGGTGGTCATGGGGTTGCTCCGTGGGTGTGTGGTGTCGATGGGTTCAGTATCGCGAGGGGGGCCACTCTGGGTGAGTCGTGAGGCGGGGTCGCCCAGCACCGTGGACGACTCAAGCGCTGGGCGATGCGGAGAGGGGTTAGGCGTCGACCATCCTCCTTAGCCGTCGATCGGGCCGATGTCGTCGAGCGGCATCCGCACCACGATGCGGCCCGAGCCGTCCCGGAGGATGCGGAGCAAAAGCGACCACCAGAGGGCTTCGGCGTAGGTCGGGCTGGCGATCGGGAGGTTGCGGTCAATCTGCTGGCCGCATTCCTCGAACGTGTCGTGCGGCACGAGCACCTGCGCTACCCACGCCGGGACGTGGGTGCAGGACTGCTCGATCAGCGGTTTGACGTCCACCATCGGGTGGGCGCGTTTGCCCGGGAATGCGAAGGTATGGGTCTGCTGGGTCATGCCGGTCACCGTGAAGTTGTTTCGACGGAGACCAGTGTGGGTGGGGGGGGCGCCCAGGCTGAGTTACGCCAGCGTCGCGGTTTGGACGCCGCGCAACTCACGTGGTGGGAATGGGGTCAGCGGTCCCGTGGCAACAAACCCCGGGGAACCCGGGCAGGAAGCCGGGGTACCGATCGGTGGCCGGCCCCAGGGTGCGGAGCCGATGAACGTCAGGCCTTGCGCCGACGGGAAAGCCGTTGATCGCCGCTCAAACGCCCCTGACGGGCGCGCTCGGCGGTGACGGTGGGCACGTTGTCCTCGTGCGCCAGGTACTCCGCTTCCGGGTCGTCCCGGTCGTACTCCAGCTCCTCGTCTGGCCGTGCCGGTGTCTCCACCGGCAGGAACGCGTAGCCGTTGCGGTCCAGGTAATCGCCGTGCAGCGTGCGCAACCAGCGACGCACGCCGGCCTCGATCCCAAACGGAGCGGCCCACCGGACGATCGCGCGGTGCCGCTCGCGCAGCGCCGTGAAGACCGGGTCTTCCAGCCGGCTGCGCAGGTCGCCCCGCTCACCCTTCGCGAAGATCGTGGCCAAGGCCAGCACGATTACGTCGCCCACGCTGAGCGCGCTGCCCTCACCCGCACGTTCGGTGCTGCTGACGCCCATGAGGTGCAGAAAGCTATCCGCACCCAGCTCGGCGAGCTGCTGCGCCTGGTGGCTGGTATTCGCCTTCAGGAGGGTGACCTGATCCGCCGGCGAGAGGTCGGGGTTGAGCAACGGGCGCCGGTTCAGACGCAGGTTCGCTGCGCGCGCCGGGCCGTCGAACGCCGACGGTGCTGCGTCGGGCGATCGGGTGAAGCCAGGCTTGGGGAACATCGAATGCTTCGCCCCGGATCCCGCCGCCGGCACGTCCGAACGGACGAACGCCACGCCAGTGTCCAAGTGGTCCGCGACCGCGTGACCCTCCAAGCCGCTGCCGTCGTGGTAGCGCAGAACGGGGACCCAGAGGGCCGCGATCGAGGTGTCGCCGCCCATCATCGCCCAAAGCGGTACGGGTGTCACAGTGTCGTCCGCGCACGGGCCGACCGACCAGTACAGTTCCGCGAAGCCCACGTCGATCGCCTTAAAGGGCTTGCCGTCGTGGTCGGTGCCCAGCACCGTTTCGTGTCCGGGGAACAGCCCGAAGGTGCCGCGGATCTTGTCCTCGGACGGCACGTTCGCCCCGTTCTCCCACCGGGTCCAGGCGTTGCCCGTGGTACCGCCCTGCTGCTCGCGCTGCGCCTCGTTGAGCTTGTCCATCTGCCGGCCCGAGATCATCCACACCTTGTCCGGGGCGTCGTCCACGTCGCGCCCGTCCCCCGTGAGGTGCTTCAACGACAGCAGCAGGTGCGCGCGAAAACGCGGCTCCCGTAGCCGGGGCGGCAGGTCCTCCGACCGGTTGAGCACCCGCTCCACCGTCGAGCGCATCGTGCGCGACCAGGCCTTGCCCCGGACGGTCTTCCAGTCGTCCGCGCGCTCGTCCGATCGTTTCGTTTTGGTCGTTGCGTTCGCCTTCCCTGCTGCCTTGCCCGTCGCCATCCCGCCCCCGGTGTGCTGGTCGTGTTGTTCCAGGGATTGTAGCCCGACGGGCGGCAGCCCTTCCGGGACGCGGGGCTACGGGAAGTGAGTCGCGAAGCGGTCCAGGCCCCGTGCGGGGAGCGACTCAGCTACGGAGGTGTGGGAGAAAAAAGTAGAGGTCCATCCACTTCGGAGCGGACCTCGTGAAGACCCAACGCAACTCCATCGGTCGTGATCTCGACCAGTTTTACACCAACCCCCAACTGGCTCAACGCCTTTTCGACGAGCTGATCGCCGACCACCTCGGTGATCGCTGGTCGCACGGCGTGCGCTGGCTCGAGCCGTCGTGCGGCACCGGGGCATTCCTCTCGCTGCTGCCCGAGGACGCCCTCGGGGTGGACCTCGACCCGAAGTGCCCGGGGGCCGTTCAGGCGGATTTCCTTAACTGGACGCCCCCGACCGGTGACGATCGCCCGCTCGTGGTGGTGGGCAACCCGCCGTTCAAGCACGACGTCGCGTTCTTCAACCGCTGCGCCGAGCTGGGCGCCGAACGCATCGCGTTCATCGTGCCGCGCTCGTGGCAAAAACCGTCGGTCCAGAACAAGCTCGCCCGCGCGTTCCACCTCGTCCACGAGGAGGTGCTGCCGCTCGACGCGTTCATCTTCGAGGGCCAGCCGGCCGCGGTGCCCACGGTCTTCCAGGTGTGGGAGCGCCGCGACGAGCAGCGCGCGCTGATCGTGCTGCCCACCACGCACGCGGATTTCGCGTTCGTGCCGTACGCCCAGCGCGACACCGCCGACTTCGCGATCCAGCGCATCGGGGTGAACGCCGGCGCGGTGAAGGACCTCGACGCCAAGCACCTGAGCAAGAACTCCCACCGCCTCGTGCGCGTGACCGACCGCAACCGGGTCGCCGAGGTCCGCGCGCTCTTCGAAGCCGTGGACTGGTCCCCGATCAAGGCCTGCGTCGCCGGGAACCCGAGCATCGCCAACGGCGAGATGGTGCGGGCCTACGAGACCGCCGTGGTCGACCGCCTGTTCGCCGCCACCGACTGGTTCGCGGACGTCGCCGAGGTGGTGGTCCAGCCGGCCGTCGAGGAACCGGCCGCCGTTTCGCCGACCGAGCCGGTGGCGGAGCCTGCCGTCGCGCCCATGACGATCCCGGCGGTGTACGAGCGCATCGCCGAGCTGGTCCGCGCGTCGGGGATGGACGCCCAGGGGCGCATGGTCGGCGGGGTCGTCTACACCCCGTTCGAGCTGGCGAGCGCGATGGTCGAGCTGGCCCGCCTGCAGCCCCACGAAACGGTGCTGGAGCCGTCGTGCGGCCGTGGGTCGATCGTGTTCGCCATCGTCGCCCACTGGCTGGCCCGTGGCCTGACGCACGAGCAGGTCGCGCGCTACTGCGAGCAGAAGCTGTTCGTCGGTGATCTGGACGGTCAGGCGGTCGAAGATCTCCGCACGCTCTACCGCACGTTCTTCTCCGAGCACGGCGTGACGTCGGAGCTGAACGCCCGCGTCGGGGATGCCCTGTTCGACGGCTGGCCCGGCACGTTCTCCGTGACGATCGCCAACCCGCCGTACGTGGGGCTGGGCAAGCTGCCGAAGGACTACGCAAAGCGCGTGCGCGCGTCGTTCAGCACCTGCGCGAAGGGAATGGCAGACCTCTACCAGGCCTTCATCGAGCAGGCGCAGAGCCAGTCGGACCGCTCGGTGGTGATCGCCCCGAACGCGTGGATGCGCACCAAGGCCGGGACGGCCCTGCGCAACCTGCTGCGCCCGCGTGTCCGCTCGGTGGTGGACTTCGAGCACCGCCGCGTCTTCCTCGGGCCGCTGGGGGCGAGCGTGCTGACCGCGATCGTGGTGACCGGCCCGGCCACCCAGGCACCGGTGCTGTTCCGCACGGACATGCCGCACGAGAGCGACACCCCGTGGACGGTCGCGTTCCGCCAGAGCGACGAAGCGATGGGCCCGGCTGCGTGGGCGCTGGACCCGGCGATGCCCGGGGACGCGATCGACCCCGACGCCACCACGCTGGACGAACTCGCCGAGGTGCTGGTGGGGGTGAACACCAACGCCAACGGGGCGTACGTGGTGGAGAACTGGACGGTCGACGGTGACGCGGTGCGTGCGACGAACCGCCACGGGCGCGAGGTGCGCCTGCCGTTGCAGGACGCCCCGCTGTTCCTGAAGCTGACCAAGACCGAGACGCTCGCCGACGTCCAGCACGCCCACCGCATGCTCTGCCCGTACGACGCGGAGCTGAAGGTGGTGCCCGAGGCGCAGCTCGATCCCGAGGTGCTGGACTGGTTCCGTGGCCACTCGGACCTGCTGCACGCACGCGACGGGGGCGACCTGCGCGGCTACGAGGCGTGGCACGCCTACGGGCGCAAGCAGGGGCTCTACGCGTTCGACCCGAACGAGTGTCTGCTGCTGGTGCCGTGCATGGTGGACGGCCCGATGACGCCGGTTGACGTGACCCCCGGGCAACTCGGTGGGCGCTTCCTGTGGGCGTCGGGCTTCGTGGTGCGTGCGAAGAACCCGGCCGACCACCACCGGGTCAAGGCCCTGCTGGCAGCGCCGAGCACGTGGCGCTTCCTTTACCGTCGCGGCAAGCTGTGGACCGGACGCTACCGGACGTTCACGCCGAACCAGCTCCGCATGGTGCCGGAGGTCGTGACGGTGACGCCGGTGGTGCCGCCGGTGATCGCGGTGCCGACGACGGTGTAGCCCAGCGGTTCGCCGGGCGCGGGGCTAAGGGGTGCAACGGCACCCCTCTTCCGTCCGGGTCGACGGTGTCCCGTGCAAGACCTCGGAGCCGGGGGCTCCTGCGCACGAACCCCGCCTGCGGCCTCATCGGCGTCAGCACCGGTTGTCCCCGCCCGGGCCTCCAGCCCCGGGGGTGGTTCGCGCAGCGACCGAGAGCAACACTTTTCCGCTGGTGCCCGCACGATGCGACGTGGTTCAATCGGTGCCTGCCTGGGCGTGGCGCCCAGCGACAAGACCAACGCGAGGGACCCGAGCCGTGAGCACCACCCCCACCAACCGCCCGCCCATCTGGCAACTGATCCGCGACGCGGTGAAGCCGCTCGGCCTGGGCCGTGAGATCAGCAACGCCGAGATCCGGCAGATCCTGGCTCAGGACTACCCCGACCTGAACGTGGGAACGGTGAACTGTCAGATCGTCATCTGCACGGTCAACCGCCCGAGCCGGGTGCACTACCCGGAGAACAAGAAACCCCGCCTGGCCAACGGGCCGTACGACTTCCTCTACGCCACCGGGCGCGGCAAGGTCGTCTGGTACGACCCTGACAAGCACGGCCTGTGGTCGATCGAGGAGACCCCCGAGGGGTTGAAGGTCCGCCGCGTGGACGACTCCACCGAAGAGGTGCCCGCCACGCCCGACATCGACACCGCCGAGCCGGTGGACGATGGGTTCGGCGGTGGAGCGTTCGCGCTCGAGAGCCACCTGCGGGACTACCTGGCGCGGAACCCGCCCAGCACCACCACGCACGGCCCCCTCACCCTGTTCGTCGACGCCGACGGACGGGACGGCGTGGAGTACCAGACCGATTGCGGGCCCGCCGACCTCGTGTTCCTGGATCGCGAGGGGAACTTCGTGGTGTTCGAGCTGAAGCTGGGCCGGGGGCCGGACGCCGCGCTGGGTCAGGTGCAGCGCTACATGGGGTGGATCGAGCACCACGTGGCCAAGGGCAAGACCGTGTCCGGGGTGATCGTGGCGAACTCGATCTCCGACAAGCTGAAATACGCCGGCAAGGTCGCCCCGCGCGTTCAGCTCATGGAGTACCGCCTGAGCGTGGACCTCGCGCCCGTCGCGCTGAGCGTGCCCGCACCCGGAGGTCGGGCATGATCGCGTGGTTGTCGCACACGTGGACGGCGGTGATGTCGTTCATCGAGCACCTCACCGAAGGCGAGCTGCGGCTGCTGGCCGGTGCCGTGCCGGTGGTGACCGTGCTCATCTCGGTCTTCGCCATCACCCGCCCGTTGCGCTACCAGAAAAGCGCGGCGCTGCTCGACCAGGCCGTGCGAGCGCTCGAACGCGCGTACAACGCCCTGACCGTTGACGGCACCCAGACCGCCCCGGTCCCGCCCAACCGGTTGAACTGGCTGACGGCCGCCCGCAACCTGGAAACGTACAAGGCGCTGAAGCGCGAGATCGGCGTGAAGGTCCACCGCCGGATCGCCGACGACCACGAGGAGCACTGGCGCAACCTGTTCTACCTCGCGCTCCAAGGCGACGCGTACCACCAGCCGACCTATTACCGCGAACCCGTCGCCGTCCCCCGGGCCCAGCGCACCGGCGGGATCGAACCGCATTCGGCGGTCATCGTCCACGCGTTCGCGAAGTGGCCCGACGGTCGCCCGGACCCGGTGGCGCAGGCGGACTTCGAGCGGATCTTCGAGGAGACGGACCCGCGCCCAGGCAACATCGGGTTGCGGATCTTCCTGGAAGCCCCCGAGAGCGGGACCCCCTTCCGCTTCCGCAACCTGCCGGCCCCCTACCCGAAGAGGGCCTGGTGGAGGCGCTGCCTTCGAACGCTGCGCTTGAGCAAACGCCGATGACCTCCGCCCAAGCCGCCAACGCTGTTGCCCAACCTGCGCTCAGCGCTCCCACATGGGTTTGGTTGCGGTATTGGTGATCAATCCATGCAGCGCCACCGCCGCTTCGTGGATCTTGGCGGTGACCTCCTTGATGTCGGCGACCCGCACGATCTCAACGTTGGTCTTGAAGGTGCCGCGGGCCGACATGTATGCGATGTGAACCAGACCATCCTCGTCCAGAGAAAGCGCGTTGTGCGCGTACTTGTTGCGCCCCGCCTGGGCCGCCCGTACCTTCTTGATGACGGCCTCGTAGTCCTTTAAATGAGGCACCTGATCCACGAGCTGCCCACACAGGGAGCTTACGATGTCCACCCGCTGCTGGAAGTTGCTGTGCGCCACCATCGCCAACGCGCGGATGTCGGTCGGCGACTCGTAGCCGGCCAGTTTCGAGATCGCGACCGCCGTCGTCGATTCGAGGGAGCCCCACACGCTCACCATGCGCCCGAGTTCGAGCAGGTAATCGTCGGGCACTGGCCAGTTGGGGTTGAACTCGCCGCGTTTGGAGGTCTTCTGGGTGGTCATGACTGGCTGGCCTGGGTCTTCGCTTCGATGGTTTTGAGAAAACGGACAAGGCCACCGATGTGGCTGACGATCAGAACGGCCTCGTCGTGATTCAGCATGGGATTGTCGTGCGCCAGGCTTTGGTCGTTGCGAACCGCGTTCATCGCTTCCAGGGTCGAGATGCTGGTCTTGAGGATCCGCTCGGTCATTTCGCTTTCGATCTGACCGGAGCCACGCAGGTGCTTCACGTACTCACCCATCAGGCTGTGCAACGGTTTCTCGCGCGTGACGGCAATGCCGCGTCGCTCGCAGAGCGTCCGCAAGAACTTCATCATGAAGACGTGTACGCGGTCCAAAGCCGTGGCGGGCTCGTTCGCCTCGATCGCGGCCCGAATGTGCTTCGCCGCAGCGGTGAAGTCCAGAGCGTTGACGCTCGCCGTAAAGGCGTCAACCTCGGGGACCGGACTGCTGAGTTTCAGCCGGGCAATGATCGCCTCGACGGCGGCCCGCTGTTGCGGGTCGTCCGGCAAGCATCGAAACTCCTCACCCCATTCGATCAGCGCGTCGAGCGCCCGAGCGACCGTGTGGTCGGACTCCAGCTCCCAGAAGGCACGCATCCGCTTGGCCTTGGACGTGCCTTTGAACTGGTACTTCTCGTCGTAGATGTTGAGGCCAACCTGTTCCTGGAAGAACTCACCCATCGTTCGGTCGGAAAAGTTGAGCACGAGACCGCTGCCCATGTCGAGGAACGGTTCTAGGCAACGGCGATCACGTGAGGTCAGGCTCGACATAGCAGTCACATGAAGAGGCGATAGGGGTACGCATGCCCCGGAAGATCTGGCACATTCGCGATGGTACGTGCGAGCCGTTGCGAATAGCGAATGGTCACCGGAACCGGGTCGTACAACGCGTCGTTGTTCCAGTCCATTTTGGTCAGCGCGAGGGTTTCCAACGCAGCAACTTCCAGCGGACCGCTGCCCGCGTGACGGATGATGTTGAGCGGGCGCGGAATGCTCTTGCTTCCCTGGAAAAACAAGGCACCGCTGAGCGCTGCCGACGGGGCATTGCCCGATGCCCACAACAGCGCCGACCGGTCCGTTCGCGTGAGGACAGTTCCCCGCGGCACCGGCGCTCGATCAGGCACACTTTTGGGTCCGCCCTTCTTTCCCTGCTTCAGCCACACGCCACGCCATGTGGCGCTGCTGCCGATCTCGATGCACTCCACCTCTGGAACCGTCGACAGGCCGTCGAAAACGCCTTGGAGTTCTTCGTCCTTGAACGACGTCGTTTTGTGGACGACGAGACGTCGCGGCAGCCGTCCACCATTACGCCCAAGGTAGAGGCTCAGGCTACGTGCCATTACCGCCCGCATGTCGCTCCGACTGAGAAACGGGTTCCGTCTGGCTTCGCGCGGATCCGCCACCTGCTCCTTGGCCTCGAAAGCGACGAACTGCATGCCACCGCCGTCCGCGTCGAACACCTGCGAGCAGCACGTGACGAACTGCGCGGACTTGGGGTCCCCGCGCAACGCGTAGGCGAGACCGATATAGGCCGTGTCTTCTGGTACACCGACCATCGGCGCGAGTTTCCAGGGAATGCCGCCCGCCTTGGTGAAGAGCGCGATGGCCAGGCGCCAGGCCAACGACGCCTTGAGCCGGAATGTGAAAACGCGATCGTTGATGACCTGCGTTGGGATGGCGTACCGGGCTCCAAGGGCCTTCAACGCGTCGTGGGCGTCGAATCCGTTGGCCGTGAATGCCGTTGCCCACGCATCAGGGAGATGTACCAAGACGACATCAAACTGATCGTGCAACGCATCGAGACGCGCCATGGCTTCCGACATCGCCGAAAACAACCGCTCATGGGGCGCCCCAGTACGCGCCAGGGCCATGAGATCGTCGGGCCACTTAATGTGCACGTCCTTCGGCCCCGCGACGAGCGGAACGCGAAACAGGTTTTCAAATCCGGGGAACGACGGCACGTAGTTGCGCCGGTCGCTCGCCTCGTGACCTGATCGGATCGTGTCCACCAAGCCTTTGAGCTTCGGCCAACCTGATGCAGGGGCGATTGTCGCGACACGAAGCTTCGGGGTGTAGCCCTCGAACGTCTTGCCGTTGTAGGCACCGAAACGCAAAAGGCCGCGCAGCGGGTTCTCGTCGAGGTCTGTGTCTTCGCTGTTAAACGTGAGGGCCGGCTCGTCCAGCAAGGAAAACGATGGCGCCTTCGAAAGGTTGTAGTCCATGGTCACTGGTTCCTTTGGAAGTACGCATGCTCATGGCTCGGACGGCTCCACGCCGTGATGGGCGAAACCTTGAACACGGCGTCGATGCCTTCGTCCTGGGGAACGCCCGTCGTCAGCAGAACGCGGCTCCCATCGCCCGCCAGCGTATCGGCCCACGCGTCGATGATGGCCGACCAAACGTGGTTGTAGCGCTGAGCCCATCGCTCCCGCCGCCAGTCGATGGTGGGGTCGACGAAGCGCGGACGGTCAAGGCTAGTTTCGGTGTCTGGGCGATCCTGTGCGGGTTCGGGATAAGGGACGTCGACGAACGTGGCCGGCTCGAACGTCAACCACCAGCGATCGGCAGCCTGCTCCAGGTGAAGCTCTACCCCTTCCTGGAAGGGGTACCCCTGAGGCGTCTTCCCGTATAGCGCGCTCGAATACGCGTTCCGCAGTCTGGCCTGCCGGGCCAACCGCGTCTCGCGCGCTTGCGGCGTTTCCTTGTCCGAGTCACCTCGAACCATCACCGCATGACCACTGCGCCGCCAGCGCACCCTCAGCGGACGATTTCGGCAGACGGCTCGCGTCAAAGCGTCGTATAGCAGTCCGAGCGCCCAACTGTCGTCGGCGGGTGCCAGGTTGACCGTACCGTCGAGCCGCCCGCCCGCTGGTCCGAAGGCACGAGCCAGCTCTTCGTCATTCCCGAACGCGGCTATTTCCTTTCCTCTGCTGGCGACGATCGCCCACACGTCGGCGTCCCTCAGCATCTGACGAGCATCCGGCGTGGTCACGCTCCGCTCCAGCGTGATGCGCCTCGCCACCCTCGGCATCTCCAGCACTGGGATGGCCGAGCAACGAAGAATGGGGAAAGCGCTGTGCTCCTTGGTTGGCAACGGCACCGGTCTAACCACGCTGGGCGGAGCGAACGACCCGATGTGGGCGTCGAGCTGCTGCGGCCACGTCGAACCATCGGCAATGTCTGCCGCCAACTCGTCGAACGTCTGGCACTCGACGACCGTGACCCGCACGCCTTTGGCCGCCGCGGCCTCGAGAAAGGCCCGGACGTCCGGCAACAATCCGTCGGTCGATCGGGTTACCCAATGGATCCCCGCGGGGTACGGCGTGGGCTGGGCCAGGGCATCGTTCAGAGCATTCATCACGGAAGCGTCGCGCCCGCTGTAGCCGACCACGATCAGGCCATACCGACCGCAAGCACTTGTCAGGACCGTACGCATTTGCGCGTCCTGCTCACGCAGTTCGTCGGTGGTGTTCTTCAGGCTGACCGACTGATAGTCGCCGTGGATCTTCGCCAAGAGCGCGCGGCTCTCGCCGAGGGCGTGCATCGCACGTTCCGCGTTGTCGATCCCCGACACCGACAGGTTAGCGCGGTCATCGGGAGCCACGAGCTGGTCGGTCACCGTCGCCGCGGTTTCCACTAGGCTGTCGAAGTTGGTCGTGAACACGCAAGGGACGCGACCGGTGGTGATCAACCCTGCAAGCACCCGGTGCGCGTAGGACGGCGTGCCCTTTTGCACCGCCAGGCTGATGTAGTTTCGCCGGTCCTGCGGTGTTGGGTAGACCGCCTCAAATGCCGCGGCGTACTCCGTGGGATCGTTCGGCGGCGGGAGGACCGAGCGTGACGCAAGGAACGTGTCGATGCGTTGGATCCAGAGCGGATCGTCAGCATCAACCTCCTTGAGCTTGGCCCCGGACAGATCACAAAAAATCCGCTTTTTGAAGTCGGTGATCATCGCATAGCCGGTGGGGATTCCCGCAGCGGCTGAAGCACCCGCCCCCAAAAGCCATGCGTATTGCGTTGGGCGAAGGCAAAACATTCTGGCGAACTGCGACCCCGAAACCGTTTGAATGCTCAAAACCGCTCCCGTCTGTTGTCGTTTTGGGCGCCACCGCAGCGCACAGGATTCTCCCGCCCTCGCGCAACGGCACGCATTGCGGGGCTGCCAAGCCGTGTCGTCAGCCCCACCCTATGTCCGACGATTGTAATCAAAAGCCCCGGTGCCACAGGGATGTCGCGATCACGTCGACCTCCCCAACGGCAACCTCACCTGCTAGACTGTATATCCATACAGTATTTGCATCACCATGAACCACCCCGTCCCCCTCGCCGAGGACCCGGCCGCTCTTTTCATCGTCGAGGCGCTTTCGCGCGTGCCGGCGGGCTTCCCCAGCCCCGCCCAGGACCACGCCCAGCGTCGCATCGACCTGAACGACGTGCTGGTCCTCAACCCGCTGTCGACCTTCCTGTTCAACGTCGAGGGCGACAGCATGAGCGGGGCCGGGATCTGGGACGGGGACAAGCTGGTGGTGGACCGTTCGATCGAGCCGAAGCACGGCCTGATCGTGCTCGCGTGCGTCGATGGGGAGTTCACGGTCAAGCGCCTGTACCGCCGCGGGGGGATCGTGAAGCTGGTGGCGGCCAACCCGGCCTACGCGCCCATCGTGTTCTCCGACGCCCAGGAAATGACCGTATGGGGCGTGGTCACCTGGAACCTGCGCCAGGTGCTCGCCACCCGGGTACGCGTGCGGGCCTGAGCCATGCCGACCTTCGCCCTCGTCGACGGGAACAACTTCTACTGCTCGTGCGAGCGGGTGTTCCGCCCGGACCTGGTGGGGCGCCCGCTCATCGTCCTGTCGAACAACGATGGCTGTGCCGTGGCACGGTCCCAGGAGGCCAAGGACCTGGGCGTGAAAATGGGCGTGCCCTTCTTCCAGATCCGCCACCTGGTGCAGGAGGCCGGCCTGGTCGCGCTGAGCAGCAACTACGCCCTGTACGCCGACATGTCCGCCCGGATGATGGCCATCCTCGGCCAGTTCAGCCCGGTGCAGGAGGTCTACTCGATCGACGAGTGTTTCGTGGACCTCACCGGGATGGGCACCCTCGCCGGGAGCCTGACGGTCTACGGCCAACTGATGCGCGAGCGCGTGCTGCGCTGGATCGGGATTCCGACCTGCGTGGGCATCGCCCCGTCGAAGACCCTGGCGAAGATGGCCAACCACATCGCGAAGAAGAACGTCGGGCGCCCGTGGTCGGGGGTGTGCGACCTGACCGCGCTACCGGAGCGCGATCGCGACGAGTTGCTGGGCCTGGTCGAGGTCGGCGAGGTCTGGGGCGTCGGCCGCCGGTTGCGGGAGCGCCTGGTCGCCGACGGGATCGCCACCGCGCTGGACCTGAAACGGGCCAGCCCGTCGTTCGTCCGGTCCACCGTCTCGGTGGTGCTCGAACGCACGGTGCACGAGCTGAACGGGATCGCCTGCTACGGGTTCGAGGCCGAGGCCCAGCCGCAAAAGCAGATCATCTGCTCCCGGTCGTTCGGCCACCCGGTGCTGACCCAGGAGGACCTGTCGATCGCGGTGCGGGATTTCGCCGCCACCGCGGCCGAGCGCCTGCGACGCCAGGGGCTAAAGGCGGGCCAGGTCCACGTGTTCATCCAGACGTCCGCGTTTCGCAAAAAGGACAAGCAGTACAGCGCCGCGGTGGTGGTGCCGCTCGCCGTCCCGGTGGGCGACACCCTGCGCCTGGTGGAGGCCGCGCTGGCCGGCCTGGCCCGCCTGTACAAGCCGGGCTTCAAGTACGCCAAGGCGGGGGTGATGCTGCTGGACCTGACGGACCGAACGGTGGAGCAAGCCGACCTGTTCGCCGGGCCCGCGCCACGACGCGAGCGCCTGATGGCCGCGCTGGACGCCGTGAACGATCGCTTCGGACGCGGGACCCTGCGGGTGGGGAACGTCGAGGGTCACCAGGCTTGGCACATGAGCCAGAACGCGAAAACGCCCAGCTACACGACCGAGTGGGAGGGGCTTCCGACGGCACGGTGAACCGATGCCGGCGTTGCGTGCGCGAGCACCTTTGAGCGGTGCGGATGGGCGCATTTTTCCTGCTATAGTGTGCCCAGGCTGTCGTCGCCTGCCGCACGCGCCCTCCGGGGCATGACGAAGACGATGTTCCACCGCACCCACCCCATTCCATAGTCCTTGTTTTCGATGGGCGGTCCGCAAAGCGTGCACCGGATTTACCGCCCTGGAGAAAGCAATGGATACGCAGCAGTTGAAGCTGCTGGCCGGGCTCGTCCGCGGCCTTTTGCAGCCCACGCACCCCTCCCTTGGTCATGGCCAGGCGCTCGACCTGATCGCAGCGCTGCCCGGGCTTCGTAACTGGCCCGAGGTGATGGCGTTCCCCGAGCGCGTCGCCGCCGCCGAGCTGGACACCACCTCAACCGGCCGCCTGGCGTTCCGCCTGAAGAAGCGCTTCGCGGTCGACATGTCGCCGCAGGAGTTGCTTGTCGCGCTGTCGCCGCCCGGTGCGGTCGTCGCCCGCGGGGCCCCGCAGATCTGGCCGTCGGGTCCCGTTCCCGGCGTCTATATCGCGACCTCCCAGAAGGCGATCGACGCCCTATTGGAGGTGTACGAGGACGCCACCGACGGCGCGCTGCTCTACGCCGAACGCGCCGGCAACGGATGGTCCAGCGCCATCGACCTGGGCGAATACGGCCTCTGGTCGTCCGGCCTGGATCGTGTGCCCAGCGGTACGTTGCTGGTGGTCGGCCCTCTCGAACTCGACCAGCAATCCTGGGATGGAACTGCGAGCCGTCTTGAAACCGCTTGCCGGTACGCGCTGGACTCGGGGCATCGTGTCGCGGTACTGCTCGACACCCCGACGCCCGAGATGCTCCACGAGGACGTTCGGCTCATGGTCACGTCCAGGGACGGGCACGTGGACGAAGAAACGGCACTGATCGGCGTCGTCACCGACGAGGGCGAGTTGCAAGCGCGCGTGCCGTTCTCCGGAGCATGGCCCACGATAGAACCGGTCACGCCGGCGGGAACCGCCGACGCTTTGCCGACGCCGCTCGTTGGACCTTTGCGTGATGCGCTCGCCGAACGTACGAACGGCTTGTTGCTGTTCGGGTCCGCCGTCATCGCCGAACATTCCGCGATGGACCTCGTGGCGGCCTCATTGGCGCTGACCGAGCACGCCGGTCCGGCCGCCCGCATCATGGCGCGCCACCGCTCGACGCCATCGAAGGACTGGGACGTGCCAGAAGCGATCCGGCAACTGCCCTTCTTGCCGTCGATCGAGAGCGCCTACGCCCAGGGCTATCGCCGCTTGATCTACCATCCCAGCTACACCGAACCCGAACTGTTGTTGAAGTACAGCGAGGACGCGCTGCTGATTTGCGGCACGTATGGCGCCGACGTTATGAACGTGTTCATGAGCACCATGCGCGCGGGTGGCGGGACGGACATGGAGGCGGACCTGCTGGCCCGCATCATCGCCATTGCAGCCACCACACCCCTCCCGTCCAAGGATGGGAACAAGGTGGTCGCCGATTTGTACGTGGCTACCAGCGCGCCGATCGACAACGTGGCCACGTTCGAGCAGATCGAACAGTTCCTGAACGACAAACTCCTCACACGGTGGAAGGATGGGCTGGCCAGTCTCCTCGACGCGGGCATCGTCGCGCCCGCCGAGGCGAAGAAGGCTTTCCCACGAAGCGAGGGCATCAAGGCTTTCGTTGACGAATACGTCAAGAAAAAGAAGGCGCGCGCAACCGCGTAAGCGGACACGGCACCCGGTGCTGTCAAGGTGCCGGGCGCAACGTTTCGAACTCATGCAATCGGGGGACCGCCATGGACGTGGCCTGGTTTCTGAACCAACGCCTGGATTTCATCCGGCAGCTTTACGCCCGCTCGTCGGCGCCCTTCGTCGAACGCCGGACCAAGATCGAGAACGAGGAAGAGCCCTTTGTACCGCCGTACTCGGAGGACCCGGAACCCGCGTTCATGGTCGAATGGCAGGAGGCCAACGATTCGATCGACGTCCTGGGCCATGCGTGCCTGTGCATGCTGGCGTCGGCGTTGCAGGCGTACCTGCAAACGCGCGTCAGGCTCCACTGCGAAGAGCTGAGCCCCGAGGACCGCAAACGCGTGTTCAGGAAGGGCTGGGTGCGGGGCTACGACACGATCTTTACCGAGGCGTTCAAGATCCCGTTCGCCGACGGCCCGGTGCCCATCGCCGTCCTGGAAGACATCGTGCTGACGCGCAACAGCATCCAGCACGACCTGGAGATCACCACCAACCGGCCCAAGCACGCCGACCGGAAACCGGGCGCCGCGCGCTCGGTGTTCCTGGACGCCCGCGAGGTGGAGCTGCTCGATCGCCTGGACCCGGACGCGCAGACCTGGTTGGCACCGCCCATGGTGCACGTCAGCCAGGCCTCCCTCGAAGCCACGATCAACACCGTGGAGCGCTTCGTCGCCGGGCTGGACGCGGCCATTGAGGAGAGGCTGTACGGTCCGGGTTGACACCTGCCAGGAACCGAAAAACCCAACCTTCGATGCTGTGGCCACGAGCGATGTAGATGCTCATTGCATGACCATGGCGTCCGTCGCCCGCCTGCAAAGCAGCGTCAGGCTATCATGGCGCGACCGGGTCTCTGGCATGACCGAGACCGGTTTCCGGGGTTATTGCAGGGTAGACGATGAAAAAAGAATGGGCTCCCTCCACGTGGGGCCGAAAACTGACACGATCGCCGGACTGGCGCCTCTTCCTTGAAGGCTTGAAACTGTCGTTGACGGTGGATGGAAAAACGCACGCCGTCAACATCGACGACGCTGGCGCGTACCGGGTGAATCCGGGCGTGTTCTGGACCGACGTCACGCTCCACCCAGGCCCCTCGCGGGTCGTGAAGGTGGACGGGTTGCCCAACGCCCGAGGGACCGATTTGACCAGTGCTGTGGAAGCTGCGCTGGTCGAGAAGCAAATCCGCGAGGACGTGGCGTTCCTACGTGACGCTCATCAAACCGTGCTCGATTGGCTGGACCACAAGGCCCAGCAAGAGCAGACTGCAGAAGCCGGTCGGCGATGGATCACGCACGAGGTCCAGGCGGCCATTGAAGCGGCCCGACCATCCATCGACGTGAAGGCCATTCGTGCGCGCATGACGAAGGCCAACGTGAACGCCAGGCTCGGCCAGGAAGCTGCCGAGATGGAGCGTTCCCTCGTCCAATGGGAAACCGACCATCGCCCCTACTGGGCCGCCCTCAACGCGGCCCATACGAAGCGCGAGTTGACGGCGTGCAAGGACCTGTTCGACCGGGTGGAGCGCAAGCCTCTGACCGAGGAGCAAGCGCGGGCCGTGATCTGCTTCGACAACCGCGTGCAGGTCGTTGCGTCGGCCGGCTCGGGTAAGACGTCCACCATGGTGGCAAAAGCCGCCTATGCGATCGACCGGGGCTTCGTCGCACCGAAGCGGATCGTCATGCTGGCCTTCAACAAGCAGGCCGCCGTCGAACTGGCGGAGCGTGCCGCCAAATCGTTCGAGCGGCTGGGCATGGACGACGTCGCGGTGGAAGCCTCAACCTTCCACGCCCTGGGCCTTCACATCATCGGCAAGGCCACGAAGGAAAAGCCCGACGTCCCGGATTGGGCCACCGACGCCGCCGGCGGCATCAGCAAGCTGACCGAGATCGTCGATCAGCTCAAGGACCGCTCCGCCACCTTCCGAACGCAATGGGACCTCTTCCGGTTCGTGTTTGGCAAGGATCTGCCGACGTTCGGATCGAACGGCACACCGGACGTCTGGGACGAGCAAGGCAACGGTCGAACCCTCACCGCCGACGGGAAGCGCGTGCGCAGCCAAGAAGAGGCCACCCTCTCCAACTGGCTCTTTTACAACGGCGTGGATTACCTCTACGAGGAGCGGTACAAGTTCAAGACCGCCGACGAGGATTATCGCCAATACCGCCCGGACTTCTTCTACCCGGGCATTGATCTGTACCACGAGCACTTCGCCCTGGACGCCAACGGCAAGGCCCCGCCACACTTTGGCGACTACCTCGCCGGCGTCGAGTGGAAACGCACGTTGCATCGGGAACGCGGCACGGCGCTGATCGAAACAACGTCGCACCAGGTACGCACCGGCGACGTGTTCAAGCACCTCGCCAACGAGCTGACCCGCCGGGGCGTCGAACTCGACCCCAACCCGGATCGCGAGATTCCCTCGGGCGGTCAGAAGCCCATGGAACCCGCGGAACTGGTGACGTTGGTGAGAACGTTCATCAGCCACGCCAAAAGCAACTGCTTGAACGCGGCGGCGCTGCGCCAACGCCTGGACGCCCTGCCGGACGATGCGTTCAAGTACCGGCACCGCCTCTTCCTCGACATCGCCGAGCCCATCATCAAAGCGTGGGACGCCGCGTTGGCGGCCGAGGACGGCATCGACTTCGAGGACATGCTCAACCTGGCGGCCGAGTATCTGGAAAGTGGTCGTTACGAGGCGCCCTACGAGCTGGTCATGGCCGACGAGTTCCAGGACGCCTCCCGGGCTCGGGCCCGCTTGTGCCGCGCCTTGGTTCAGAAGCCCGGGCGATACCTGTTCGCCGTGGGCGACGACTGGCAGTCCATCAACCGTTTCGCCGGCGCGGACGTGTCGGTGATGACCGGCTTCCGGGAATGGTTCGGCCACGGGCAGGTGCTCAAGCTCGAACAGACGTTCCGCTGCCCCCAGGCGCTGTGCGACGTGTCCAGCCGGTTCGTGTCGAAGAACCCAACGCAGATCAGCAAACGCGTGACGTCGGTCACCCCGCCCATCGGACCCATGCTGCAAGCGTTCCAAGTGGACAACAAGGAAAAGCTGGCCGACGCCATCGCCCAGTTCGTGATGAAACTGGCCCATGGGGTCCAAGACGGCAGCATCCCACCTGGGCGAGACGGGAAAGTGTCGGTCTTCGTGCTTGGGCGCTACAACGCCGATCGGCAGTACGTCCCGGCCAACAAGGCCCGCTTCGAGCGCTGGGTGGACGTGTCGTTCCTCACCGTCCACCGATCGAAGGGAAGCGAAGCCGACTACGTGATCTTGCCGGAAATGCTGAGCGTGCTGCGCGGGCGTAGCTTCCCGAACACGCGCGCCGACGACCCGGTACTGGCGTTGGCCATGCCCGCCGGGGACAACTACCCTAACGGGGAAGAGCGTCGCCTGTTCTACGTGGCCCTGACCAGGGCACGGCGCAGCGTGGCCATGTTCACGGCACGCGGTCAGTGCTCCAGCTTTTTGAGGGAACTTGTGCAGGACGGCGCGGTGTCGATCACCGACACCGACGGCCAGGTCGTTCAGGAGGAGGAATGCCCCTCGTGCAAACGAGGGGTTCTGGTCTTGCGCACCGGCCCCTACGGGGAGTTTCGTTCCTGTTCCAACTTCCCCGCCTGCAAGTACAAGCCCAGGAAGCGGGGAAACGCGCCAGTGCCTGCGACCACCCACGGAGCGCGGGCCAGCCAGACCAACCGCCGACCCACGGCCTCGTCCACCTCGCGGCGCTGACCGCCACCGTCCGCGCCCCTTCGGGTGCCCTGCGCGGGCCTGACCGGACACCGATTGGACGCGGGTGGCCCACCACACACAAACCCCACCGGGACGGTGGGGCATCGGGCTGTCGCCGGTGATCGCAAGCGATCGGTCAGTGCATCTGCGCGAGCTCCACGAGGCGCGCACCCGCTGCCTCGCACGCGTCCTGCAGCTCGCCGAGGCTGTGCAGCACGCCGTTCGGTTCGTCGTACAGGACGGTGGTGTTGCCGTCGAGCACCAGACGCCCGTCGCGGATGCCTGCCATCAGCGCACGGCTGTATGCCGTGTCCACCTCCGGCCCGAACGCTCCGCGCTGCACCGTCCAGAGCAGGTCGTCCAGGAGCCGCGCCGGCACGTGCAGGTTTTCAGCGCGGACGGTCTCACGGGCGTTCATCGGGTCGTCTCGATCAGCGCCGGCCGAAGCTGACCGTCGAGCGCGTCAGGCCCGCCTTGCGACGCGGACCGAACACCGCCACGCGCCCCGTCGGGGATGCCGCCGCTGCCGCACCCGGTGCCTTGCCCGGGCCTTTTCGGTACGCGTCGTTCGCCTCGACGCCTACCTCGACCGCCTTGCCCAGCAGGTGGCAGTGGGCCAGCAGTCCGACAACGTGGCTGAACAGCATCACCGCGAAGAAGTCCAGGACGGTCGACTCCGCCTGCTCCGGGGCCGGCTGGGCGGGTTGTGCCGCTCGCACGGGCGCCGGGTCCTCCACCGCCGCGCTGAGCATGCCGGGCGGCAGGTAGGAACGCTTCCCGAAGGTGACCACCCGGGACACCGGACGGTTCAGCAAGCCTCGGGTGGGGTGCAGGACAAAGTCCTGGGTGTTCATGGGGTCGCTCAAGGTCTCCTCCGCGGGCGATCGTTGCAGGTCCTACTTCCAACCTAGCAGGGCCCCAGCAGAACGCAATCCGTGCCTTGGCACACGCCCAAGCACGGGTTCACGAGGGGATCAGTCCGCGTACGTCCCATACGACGGCGGGCTGGGCACGCGGTCCCGATCGTCCAGGATGGGCCAGTTGCGCATCACGTCCGGGAGGACGAAACGCTCGAAGGACGTCGGGGCCGGTTTCGCCGCCTCGGCCGTCGTGATCAGCTTCTCCATCGTTTTGCCGAACCGCTGCTCCATCGTGGTGTACCTCCTGGTGTGGGTTGATCGGACGCGGGACCTGCGATCGCCGCGCACGTCCAGATCTAGCAGCTTCCATCGACCCGTCAACCTACATACGGATCGCCCATGAACGGCCCATAAGACGGGCCCTGGCACGGCTTGTACTTGACGTTGAGCCGCTGTCAAACGCATTTGAAATCTGAGCCACTTCGCGCCTGATCGCGCAAAGTAAAACTGAGCCAGTCGTTACTTCTTCGATGACGAGACGTGACCGGCTTGACGTTGCTGTCTCAGTCTGTAGCTGTCTCCTTTGATCTGGATGATGTGGGCATGGTGCAGGATGCGGTCGAGCATCGCTGCAGTCAGTGTGGTGTTGCCACCGAAGGTCTCGTCCCACTGCGCAAACGGCAGGTTGCTGGTCAGGATCATTGAACCGCGCTCGTAGCGTTTGGCGACGATCTGGAAGAAGTGGCTGGCCTGATCTCCCGAGAGTGGCAGATAGCCAATCTCGTCGACGATGAGCAACCTCGGGCCGAGAATGTTGTGTCGAAGTACGGCGTCGTATCGCTCCTGTCGGCGTGCGGCCTCGAGCTGCAACATTAGATCCGCCGCCGTAATGAACTTCGTCTTGATGCCGGCCTGCGTTGCAGCGTATCCGATCGCTATCGCGAGATGCGTCTTGCCCACGCCTGACGGGCCAAGCAACACGGCGTTCTCGCCCCGTTCGATGAAGCGCAGGGTGGCGAGCTCGTCGATCGTCTTGCGCGGGGCCCCGACGGCGAAGCTGTAGTCGTAGTCATCCAGTGTCTTGAGAGCGGGGAACCCCGCCATGCGCACCAGTGTTTGCCGCGAACGAACTTGCCGCGTCTCTCGTTCGTGCGCGAGCGCGTTCTCGAGGAAATCGAGGAAACTCCATTGTTTGGCCGCCGCGTCGCTGGCCAGAGCGACGTATCGGTGCATGAGCCCCTCGAGCTTCAAACTCTGGCAGTGCCCGTCGATGCGTTCCTGCTGCAAGTTCATGCGCGCACCTCGGTCAGTAATTGCTGGTAGACGGACAACGGGTGCTGGATCGACATTGCTGGATCAACGCGTGGCCGAGCGACGGCACGAGCCGGCAATCGGGGCACCGCGTAACCCGGCATATCGCGCAAGCAAGCCCGTTCGCGTTGCTCCAACAGAATCGCGGGTGCCAGCCCTGTAACCGGATGCACTCGCTGGTTAGCCACGTCGCGCAGCCATTTACTCACCTCGACGTTCGCAGTCACGGCATCGAGCATCAAGCCGGATTGCTTGAGCTGGCTCGCCAGCGGCACATAGAAATTGCCACGCAGGTAGCGGTGGAATCGCTCGACCTTGCCTTTGGTTTGCGCGCGGTACGGTTGGCACAGTCTGGGTAGGAAGCCGTACCGCTTGGCCAGATCGAGCATGCCGGCGTGCCAGCGGTGTTGACCGTCGCCATATGCATCGCGCTCGACAACGATAGTCTTGGCGTTGTCGTAAAGGATCTCGCGAGGAACGCCACCCAAGGCTTCGAACAGCGCATGATGACAGGCGACCAGCGTCTCGGCGCGTTCATCGGTGGTGAAGCGTGCCCAGCGCCACCGACTAAACCCGAGCGTGGCGGTGAAGGCGTAAAGCGGGTCGGTGCCTCGGCGGAAGACCACGAAATCGCACTGCATCTGCCGGCCAGGCTCGGTCTCGAACCTCACGACCGGGTCTGGCTTGGGCACGGACTTATGCGCGTTCATGAAAGCCTGCAGGCTTCGCAGTTGGCCCTCGTAGCCGCGCGCACGCAGCTCGCGCAGCAGCGCCGGCGCAGCGATGATCTCGGGTGCTGCGGCGCTCATGCGATCGAGGATGTACGCCTCGAACGCTCCGAGCTTGGTTGGCCGCGGTTCACGCGGCTTGTAGCGCGGCACGTCCTCGGCCGACAGGTACCGCGCCACCGTGTTGCGAGAAATACCCAGGCGCCGCGCGATCTCGCGCTCCGATACGCCTTGGGCTTTGAGCACATGGATTTGCATCCACTGTTCCTTCTGGAGCATCGCCAGCCTTTGCGCGCAAAAGGCTGACTGTACTGAAAGGTGGCTCAGATTTACTTCGCGCGAAGTGGCTCATTATTACTTTGCGCCCAACACCGCACCGTCTTAAGCTGTGAGTAACGCACCCGCGGGTGCCCACAACAGGGGGAGGTCCATCGTGTTTTTCTTTTTCTGGTTCCCGCCGATGAAGCTGCTCCCCCGTGAGGAGCGGATCCGGCGTTTCAAGATCCTGGGGGTCGTCCTGGCCGTCACGGCCGTGTGCGTGGGCGGGGTGGTAGCGCTGAACTCGCTGCTGCCGAAGCCCGCGCCCGCCAACGTGGTGGTCGAGCCCCCGGCACCGGTGCCCCTCCCGACCCCGCCGCAGGTGGTGCCCCAGGCTCAGCTCGACGCCACGCGCGAGAAGGTCCTCACCGGTGCCGACCAGATGGCCACCGAGGTCGAACGCAAGGCCCCGGGGACCATCCAGGCCCAGCAGGCCCGCAGCCTGGCCGACTTCCTCGCCTCGCATTGCGGAAAGCCCGGCGGGTGCCTGAAGAAGTAAGCCGCGATCGCCCCATGTGAAAACGCCCGGTCATGCCGGGCGTTTTGCTTGCTGGGTGCGGTTCCGTCAGGACCCGTCGCTGTCCGGTGGGATCGACGCCGGGGTGATGCACTGCCGGCGCGAGACCATGTGCCCGTTCACCTCCTGGTTGATCTGTCGGCAATGGGCCAGTGGGGGCTGACCGTTGCGCGAGCGCACCTTCGGGACGTACAGCTCGGGGCTGATGTTCGTGGTGTTGATCGGTTGCTCCGCCCAGCTCAACGGGCTGGCCAACATGCCAACCGCGAGCAGCGCAGCGGGGAGAAAACGAGCGGTGAGCATGGGCGGCCTCATGGGGTGTGTCCTGCAGTACGTACCGTAGACCATGCGCGTCCTGAAGACCAGCGCAGCGTTGCGATTCCGCCCGTGGTGTAGCTGCGCGGTCGAACCGCTGCGGCGATCGACGATCAAACTCGAAAGATCGCCATCGGTTCGGCTCGCTTCGGAGCCTGACCAGGCCGAAGGGCACGCGTTCCACAATGCCAGCCACCCGCTTCGCCCCTAGTACGGAAAGGCCGCTGCCATTAGTGCATCAAAGGTCTGCTGCGCTTTTTCCAGCGCGGCAGCGCGCTGACTTTGAATCGACCTGATCGTTGTCGCACGTTCGCCGAACACTCTCTGCTCGTCGTACGGCGCCACCGGCAAACTCAGTTCGAAAAGGCGCCCCTGAGAAATGTTCCGCATTGATGAACTTGTACCCGTGGAGATCCGACTCAGTTCTTGACGTACGTAGCGCGATTGGAACAGGGCGTGCATATACGCGGGCTCCGCCGGCTCGGACCACACGATACGCCAGAGTTTGTCGGGCAGCAGCGTTTGCCCGTTCGTGCTCTCGACAAGAGCCGTGGCGCCTACGAGTTGCTCTGTGTTTGCGCGCGAGAAAAGCATGTCGCCGACACGCACCAGGTGTGCGTCGGGAGGCTGGTATCCATCCGGTGTTGGTTTGCTTTCCTCTTCCAGGTAGCGCCCCGAAGTGACCGCGCTCACCTTCAAGATACGGAACGGTGACCCGTTCTCAGATCCCGCCAGAAGATTCTTCCCGCCCTCGAACTTTTCGACGAAATCCGATACCTGCCGCAACGGCCAGCCCTTCGGGTTTGTCGCCGGATCTCCGTACATTTCGACGAACATGACAGGAAGAAGCTCCGCTGTTTTTGCAGACGCCTCGGTGCACAATCTGACGATGCTTTCGGCCGCAGCCAGCGCCTCCACCACATCCCTCTGCTTCTCGGGAGAGACCATCGGTATCTCTTGATCCAATACCTGCCCATCCGTGACTGCTGGATACAGGGCCCCAGCAACAAGGCGCGACAGGTTTTCAACAAATCCGTGAGAACGAGTGAAGTAGTACAGATATTGCGGCAGGACCTGACCGTTTGCGCGAAGCACGCAGAAACCTGTACTCGCCACCTGCCCGCCCAATCGTTCTGGGACGAGAGCAACCGCGTTCAAGTTTGGTCTGACCGTTGAGACCAGAACGTCGTTGGCCTGGATTAGGCGTCGCGCTCGGCTGGGTGCGTCCGCACCCAACAGTGTCTTCGCTCTTTCGATGGTCTTGCTTTCGTTGTTGATCGCAGCAACGTCCACATATTCGAAGCTCTCGGCCGGCTGGCGCGTGGGATTCCTCGTCCCTGTATCCTGGGACACGACATCGCGTATTCTCACCATGCTGCTCATTGTTCGCCGTTCCGCACTATCAACCTCAACGCTTCAACCTCTTCCACGATTTCCCGTTCGAGCGCCGCCAACTCGTCGAGGAGTTCTATGGAACTACGGTGTTCGACCATCGATTGGCTTCGAGGACGATATTGACCGGCTGAAAGCCGTAGGCTGTTGCCGCGAATCGCTGCCTCGTCGGCAAACCACCATTTCTCCGTCCATTCAGTGCTGGCGTCTCGCCGCTGCCATGCGGCGAGCCTTTCTTCGCGATCACGAAAACCTTGCACAACTGCAGGCAAATCGTCGGCCTCGATAGGCAAATCGTGATTCGCGTCCCTTTTGTAGCCGTCGTTGTCCGCGTGCAGGAACAGGACATTGCTTGTCCGCCCGCCTTTCCGGAAAAACAGGACGGACGTCTTAACGACCGAATAAGGCTGAAAGACCCCACCCGGGAGGGACAAGACCGCTTCAACCTGGTTGTTCTCAAGCAGTTGTCGTCTCAGTTCGAGATGTGCTCCGGTGGTGCCAAACAGCACACCCTCTGGGACGATAACGCCACATCTGCCGCCTGGACGAAGGCTATCGATCATGTATTTGAGGAACAGCAGTTCTGTGGCTGTGCTGTTCCCGACCTTGACATCCTCGACAACCCGGTCTTTGTCGATCCGGCCCGCAAACGGGGGATTGGCGAGAATCACGTGGTAGCCATCCACCGGCAGGCCAAGCGTTTCCTTCTGCTCCCGCTCAATGGTGGTGGTCAGCACGTTGCGCAGGCGAACTCGAACGTTCGGCAGCCCACGCAAAATCAGGTTCATCGTCGCCAAGTGAACCATTTTCGGGTCTACGTCGTTCCCGAAGAACGTCGCGTTTTGCAGGGCCGTGTTCTGGGCGATCGAGAGCCGGTCGCCAGCGCCCCGCCGTTGGTCCTTGCCGTCCACCTCGACCGTCTCGACCGCGTTGGGCGACGAGTTCGCCACGCGAATATGGTTGTATGCCGCGACCAAGAAGCCAGCGGTGCCAGCCGCGGGATCGTAGACCGTCTCGCCGATCTTCGGATCAACGATCTCCGTGATAGCGCGGATGATGTGTCGTGGCGTGCGGAACTGTCCGAGTTCGCCTGCCTGCTTGATCTGACGAAGGACGTGTTCGAAGAGGTCGCCTTTCGTGTCGGCGTCTGCCGCATCGAGCCGCAGCCCATCGACCAGGTTTACGACCTGCGTGAGCACGGTGGGATCCGTGATGTTCAGTCGCGCGCCGTCCATGAAGTTGTGCGCAGCACTTTCACCCATCTCGGCAAAAAACGGGAAAACTTCGTCACGGACGAACCGCACCAGTGCCTCGCCAGACATCGCCTTGGCCCACACCGACCATTTGAACCGATCACGAGGAATGGTGTTCTTTCCCTGGTCGGCGTTGAGCGGGTTCTTCACCGCCCAGTCACCGACGAAAATGCTTTGGTACGGATGTTTCAGCACCCGCGCCTTCATGGTGTTCTCGGCGTCGATACCTTCGATCAGGTAGAAGAAGAAGAGGAAAGACAGTTGTTCAGCGTTCGACACTGGATCGGGATAGCCGCCTCCAAAGAGGTAATCACGAATCTGGTCGATTGACCGCCGCATGTTCGGCGTTAATGGCATAGGTGCTACCTTGCGTATTTATGAATGTTAGTGCGCGACCGGCTGATCTGCTGGCGCGTCGGGGGCGCCCGAATCGTCGATCGGGAAAAGCGCGGCGTTAAGTGAACCGATCAGACTCTGTACGGCCTCACTCGAACCGAAGACGCGCTCGGCCTCTTTCAGGCCACCCATCTGCGAAAAGGTGTGGAAGTAGGCGAAGTGCTCGGGAAACAACTCCGTCAAATCGTCGGCGTTTGCGCGAATCTGCGCGCCGAGGATACGCAGCCAGCGATCTTGCTCCGGGCTCACGGTCTGCTGCAACCGCCAGGCTTCGAACCGTGCGCCCAGTTCTTCGGCGCGCTGAGCAGACGCCTCGGGGAACTGCATGTTCCCGTCCTCGTCCATGGTGATCCATTCGCGCGTGGTCGGGTCGATGTGGTCGTCCACGTCGAGTGACAGCAGGCGTGTCGGTTCGTACTTCTTTGTTCGAGGGGTCTTCGACACCACGATGCCGCCCTCTCCGACCGGATCCTCGTCACCGTGGTAGGCCACGACGCCAACGAAGTCGAAGATGGTGAAAACTGGTTTGTTTTTGGCTTTGCGAGTGCCACGGCCGCGCATCTGCTGGTACAGGATGGCGGAGCGCGTGAAACGCGCAAACACCAGGTTCACGACGTCCGGGCAATCGAAACCCGTGTCGAGCATGTTGACCGACACGAGGATCTGAGGAAACTGCTCCTTCTTGAACCGCTTGATCTTCGCCATCGCGTCAACGGTATCGTCCGGCCCGGCGCCTGACACCACGTAGTCGGCGTAGCGCACGTCCGGCGACGGCTTCTTGTCGGCGAACTCGGTGTCGAACAGATTGGCCAGCGTCTCGGCGTGCTTCTTGTTGACCGCGAAAACGATGGTCTTGCCGATCAGCGGCATCCGGAGCACGCCCTTTTGGTCCGTGAACCCGTTCTGCAACACGTCTCGGAACTCTCGGACGATGGCACGGTTGCGCTCCGGGATGGTGAACTTTCGCTCGAGCGCGGCCGGGTCGATTACGATCGGATCCCGGTTGGCAAACAGTTGCTCGAACTCAGCGGACGTCTCGTCGTCCATGGCCGACCAATCGAGGTCTTTGCGGTAGACTTCGAACCCGCCTTCCGCCGCCGTCTTGACGGTCTGCGCTGCGTACACTTGATATGGAACGAGCCAGCCTTCCGAAATGGCGTCTTTAAGCTTGTACGAAAAGGTCGGCTCATCGACCTCGAAGAATCGCAGTGTGTCGCGCACGAACTGCTTGTCGTCCGCGTCCGCCTGCGCATCGTCCAGGTTGGCGACGCAGGGCGTCGCGGTCAGTCCGATCTGCACCCCGTCGAAGTATTTGAGAACCCCGGACCATTGGCCGTAGATCGAGCGGTGGCACTCGTCCGATATGATCAGGTCGAAGTAGCCGGAAGAGTATTCCGAATAGATGTTGACCATGCTCTGCAACGTGGTCACGGTGATCCGCTTCTCGTCCTGGAACCGACGTCCTGCGCGCAGCACGTAGGCCGGGTAGTCGGGCAAATGCTCGGCGAAAGCATCCTCGGTCTGCTTCGCGAGCGGGATACGGTCCACCAAGAACAGCACACGGGTCACAGCGTTGGCCTCGAAAAGCCGTTTGATCAATGCTGCGGCCGTGCGCGTCTTGCCCGTGCCGGTGGCCATCTCCACCAGCAACTTGCGCCTGCCCTGCTGCATTTCCTTGCAGAGCTTGTCGATGCCCTTGGTCTGGTATTCCCGCTCGACTATCTTCAGGTCGATCGGCACAGACAGCAGGTCCTTACGGACCGTCAGACTTGCGAACCGGCGTTCAAGGTCGTCCTGCTTGAAGAACGTTTTGACCGGATGTGGGTGGGCTTGAGCCCGCCACTCCCAAAACAGAAGCTCGGCGCCGTTGGTCAAAAAGACGTACGGGACGTTCAGATGCTCGGCATAGCGCTTGGCCTGCTCCGCCGCGTCCGCCGGGTTCGTCGTGAAGCGCTTGGCTTCGATCACTGCCAGCGATCGCCCATGCCGGTCGCATAGAACGTAGTCGGCACGCGTGCCGTCCGGCATCACCACTTCATACCGCACCTGAGTCGGGTCGGTGGTCTTCCAACCCTGGTCCGCGAGAAGCGCGTCGATCAACACCCGGGAAAAAGCTTCGTTTGTAGTCATGTCCTTGAGCCGTTGGGACTTTTGCCTATTTTAAGGGGACGCGTAACCGGGCGGAAAGATTTTTGCCCGGGATCGACGATCTTCGAAACCCTTCTAGACGAGCAGAGCATCGTGGCGGGCCAGACCAGCAAAAGAGCCCAGTGACCGTCGTCTACTGGTTCGGTTACGCTAGGCCCAGCCGCGCCGCCAGCCCCGCCACCCGCCACTGCTCCGGTATGGCCTTCCACTGATCGGGGTTGAAGCGGTACACCTGCCGCCCCGGGTGCGCCGACGTGCAGATCCGCAGGTCCGGCCGGAGCGCCTGCAGCATGGGGAGCGCGCGACGGGCCTGGCCACCGACCAGCACCACGGTGCGGATCGACGGGAGCAACGGAAGCAGGTTGCGCAGCTCCTCGATCCCGCGACGGACCTCCGCCGACGTGAACTTGATCGACTTGTCCCACCACGGGATCACGTTCCAGAGGACCGCGCGCTTGCGCGGGATGCCCGCCTCCTCCATGAACCGGAACACGGCCTCGGCCGTGGGGTCGTCGTTGTTCCGGGAAATGAACCCGGAACCCTGCTTTTTGCCGTTGGGCGAGGTCATGGGCCCGGGCTTTTCGAGCAGGAACAGCATGTCCGCCTGCACGCCGCCGTCCAGGGGATCGAAGTCCTGAAACTCCCAGGTCGGGTGCTGCGCCCGCAGGCCCTCGACGTACAGCGCCAGCGGGGCGATGTGGGGCTCCGCGAGCATGGCCCGGCGCTGAGCGATCGCCTGGGGGTGGCGCAAGGTACGCGGGGCGTCGATCTGATCAGCCATGTCCGACGTTCAGAAGTTGAAACCAGGTTTCGGCGGGCCGATGAACGGGCGATTGCGTTCCTCGTCGAGCTGCGTCGCACGGAAGCCCTCGTCGACCGCGAACTCGAAGACCGCCGCCAGACCGTACCACCCTTTGGCGTAGCCGTTGTCGAAGAACCTGGGCGTGTCGAGGATGGTCCGCCCCACCCACGCGCTGGCAAGCCAGAACCGGTAGCCAGGCGAGGCCCAATACTTCGGTGCGAGGTCCATCAGCGCATCGGCATTGCCGATGTCCGACAGCAGGACGGACCAACCCCGCTGCTCCATGGCCCAGCGGTACTTCTCCGCCGTCGAAATGACCTCGGACGGCAAGGCATCGAGGGGACGGCACACCCGTAGCAACGTGTCGAGGTCGAGCTTGGTCTTACCTGCCTCAACCTTCTCCCAGAAGGACGACGGCTTGTTGCAATGGTCGGAGAGCACCGCCTGGTGGATGCCTTGGGCCACGCGCAGCTCGCGCAGCACCACGGTGATAATGCTCTGGAAGGATGTGATTTTGGTCTCGTCGATGATCATGGTGCGGCGTGGCGGTGGAACGGTTCCGCACGATTCTACGAGCAAAGAGTGAACACCCCCAGCCCCACCACGCCTCGGTACGAAAAACGGCCGCCTAAGCGACCGTTGGCCCGACAGCCTAGTGGGTGGGCTTACTCGTCGTCCACCGGCGCCTGGTCCGTGCTCGGCAGGTAGATCACGGACCGGCGCACCCACCCCTTATCGAGGAACGCGTCCAGCCACGGCCGGTCCGGGTTGCGGGGCACGCCCTGGCCCGTGGACTGCTGCCACCAGAAGAAGTTGAGCTTCACCAAATCGTCGTAGGTCTTCATGACCTTGCGGCGGGCCCGCTTGTCGATCGCCACGATGTCGTCGTTGGCCTCGACCTCGAGCGTCATCGGCCCGTTCTTGTAGAACCCGCTGATGGTGATGATCCCGGTGTTGCCGTCGATGGTGAACGGCACGCCCTTGCGGTTCATTTCCTTGATCAGGGCCGGCATGAACCGCATGAACCCCTTGTTCTCGTCGTGCGTCGGGGCCAGCGGCTTGCTCAGGTCCACGTCGTCGCCGACCGGGATCACCACCGGGACCTTGCCGCCCATCGCGCCGGTGCCCAGCGCGTCCGCGGTGAACTCCAGCGCCGGTTCCGCCTGGTCTTCCGGGTCGGTGAAACGGTCCTCGTAAGTGTTGCCCAACTGCTCCATGTGGTTCCCCTCCTGTCGATGTGAAGGCCCTGCGGGTGCCGGGCCGGTCGGATCAAGCTCTCGTACTTCCATGCACTTTGCAAGTTTCTACGGTCGGTCAAGCCGTGCCAGGGCACGGTCACGGTCAAACGTTCGTGGCAGCCCCATGCCCCTGGACAGGATCCTGCGCCGCGTAGGCGTCCAGCTCGACCACCGCGAATCGCCGTTGCCCCCGAGGGTTGATGTTCGGGTGCAGGCGCCCCCGGAGCACGAGCTGGGACACGCGCTGCCGCGTCAAGCCGAGCTTCGCGCAGGCCTGGGCCGTCGACACGTAGCCAGCCGGATCCATCCGGGCCACCATCGCGTCGATGGCGTCGGGGTGGAAATACCGCGCCCGCGGCGCCCGCAACGCCAGCGTCAGTTCGCCGCGCGCCTGGATGGTCCGCAGGGTCGCGTACGACACACCCGCCCGGGCCGCGGCCTCGCGTTCGGTCAGCAGCGTGCCGCTGCGGATGTGGTCGAGCTGGGCCCGGATCTTGGCCAGGCCGGCCCGGGTCACGTAGTTGTAGCCACGTGGGCCACGGGTGCGCTCAACCCCGTAGCGGCGGCAGAGGCGGTCCACCGCGTAGATGCTGCAGCCCAGGTAGGCCGCCGCTTCGGAGCGCACCATCGTGCCCGGCGGGGAGGTCCGGGGGGCCTGCGTTCGGGCGGGTTGAGCGATGGTCATGGTGGCGGGTTCTCCTGTGCGAGTGGTGGCGGCACCGCTCTCGCGGTGCTCCAACCATTACTAGCGGGTTCCGCGGGCCCGTCAAGTCGCGGTGATCGCCTCGACCATCGCGCTCTGCCCTTCCAGGCGGCGCAGCAGTCGCTTGCTCCGACGCATGAGGTCCAGCTCCCGCAGGTGGGCGGACCAGGCGCGGTACTCGTTGAACGTGGTGATGTTGGCCAGCGTCGCCGACGGTTGCGGCGCCACCGGGTCGACCGGTTCTCCGGTGGTCGAGCGCTGGACGCGCATGAACGGCTGGAACGTGACCGGCGAGCCGTTCATGCTGTGCCAATGCACCTCGTTGTGGCCGCCCAAGCCGAACGGGTCGAGGACCCTCTGCACCTGCTCCACGGTGGGGCCGTCGCTCCAGGTGACGTGGATCCCGCACCGCCCGGTGGGGCTCGGCGACGCGTCGATGGTGTGGCGGGGGAAGGATTCGCGCAACGCTCGACGGACGAGCCGAAGGGTGGCGTCCAGTTTGATCAGGCGGGTATTCATGGGGATCTCGCGTGGGGAGTGCGAGATCCCAACTTAGTGAGAAAATGCGTGATGTCAAGCCGTCATCTGTCGTTGTAACGCACGCGACGTACTAGACCTCGTCCTCATGTTCCCTTTCCTCCCCCTTGCCGTTCACAGCCAATGTGCCCTTATGTGCCGTGCCCTGAACCTCATCGGGAAGTTGCTCGTAAAGCTGCTTACCCGTAAGAACCGTCAGAATGACTTCCATCCGGCCACTTGATCGATCCACACTTACTAAGTTAAACCTAAGATCGTCTCCAGGCCACCCACCGGTCGGTGTCGGCGGTTGGCCAGGTCCAGAAATACCGATCAGCAGCCGAAGGTATTCACGCATCTCCTGTGCCGTAGCTCCGGTTGGAAGCCTTTCGTCACCCTCCGTCAGATCTGGCGGGGGGCCAAACACCATCTTTTCGAACGGGAGCGTGTCGATGGCTTGAATCTGTGTGTGACGGAGTCGCTGCTTAATGTGATAGAACAGGTTGCCGCGTCCCTTCAACGCTTCCTCGAGCAAATCAAAGCGTTCCAAGATTAAGTTAGCAAGTTCAACTTTCTTCGACTTCACCCTCTGTCGTAGAAAGGCCTGTTTCAGTGTGTCCTTCCCCCACCGCGTACTTCCGAACACTTCCCATTTGTCAGAAACATTGGATTCCAGATCACTTAAAAACCCGTTGACACGACTATTCGTGTCAACCAGATTCTGGATTTTCTCCTTGGATTTTGGATCATCCAACACTTCTTTGAGGCTCAGATAGACCCAGTCCAGATACGGATGAGCGCCAAGCCACAGTTGGATTCGACTGTTCGGCACTTTTTCGATCTTCTTTGCGTTCTTTTTCGCTTTTGAAGTGGGATCAATGTCCGTCGCGAAGACTCCGAAATGGCATTTATCTGCTATCTCGCGAAACCGTGCCGTCTTGTCGTCTGGCTCTGTGAGAAAGTTCGCCACGCGCTCGAACATGCTTTTCCCACGCTCATCGGAGTGTCCACTTCGCTCCGCCTTGAACTCCATCAAAAAGTACCGCCCCTTGTTGGAGGCCAGCATATCGCCCAGCGCCGATTCAGCCCGATCGTCAAGTTTATAGGCACCCGCCGGCCCACTCTCCCAAAGCGTCCCGAAATCCTGCTTGCTAGCCGAGCGTAGTTGGACCTCCTCACGCAACCAGTAGGACCATTGCAGGTCTCTGAAAGCTAGGATAACCGTGTCCTCCCAGATCGCGCCCTCGCCAGTCGAAGACTTAACGCTTTGGTCAGTCATGTATTTCTTTCCTTCTTATGGTGCCGGTTATCGGAGTGTGCCAGCGGTCCAGGCCCGCGGGCAAGCTGGTCAGACGGTCGTCGGTCATGGGGTGATCCCATCACCCCGGAGAAACGGGCCACGGGCCCGCCCCGCCCTCCGGGCCCTGAGCCTTCGGCGTGGGGTCCCGCTGGATACCCGGGCGGTGAGGGGTGCCCTGGCACTGCCCGCCGACCCAAAGCGCATCGCCCGAGGGCGAGGCTCCGGGCACGTGGTCAGCAGTGGTTCGCCGACGTGCAGGTGTAGGTCGAGCCCCCGAAATCGAACTCCACCATGTCGCCGCCGCAACGGCAGTCACGGGCGAAGGCTTCGTAATCAATGTAAGACTTAAGGTTGTCCGGGATCGAGCTGCCGTAGCAGTCGTCGAACAGTTCCGTGGCCGCGTCCAGCAGGTTGCCGTGATACAGGGAGACATCGTCCTTCTTGTCCATCGCGCTGTCGAGGTCGTACCCGCTGTTGTCCACCAGAAAGAACACCACCGCCAGCTCGTGCTCGTCGAGGTCGACCACGTCGTCGAACCAGCGTTCGAGCGTCGATTGGTCGATTTTGAGTGCGTCGAAAAGCTCGCTTTGCGCGCGGTCCAGGTCGATCGCCTGAATCTCGAACTCCTCCACCGGGGAACCGAACGGGTCGCGCAGCGCTGCAGCCTTTGCCTGGTACTCCTCGTAGTCCGAGAAGTAGAAGCCTGCCACGCAGGTGTTGTAGGGCTGGGCGAAGTAGTCGCCGGTGTTGCTGTACCCCTGCTCTTTGGAAGCCTCGGGGGCGAGGAACTGCGCGGTGTTGCCGTTGTTGTTCGCCGGGTTTTCGATGCCGTGGTTCATGGTTCGCCTCATCGTCTGGTGGATGTCTGCTCTTCGGAGCCGCCTCGGCGTGGAAAGAGATCGGACGGGGCCCGGGGCCAGGACGTCGCCGGATGCCGCACGCCTGACCGACCACCAGGCGGGAAGGACCGGGAGAGGACGACGAGCGCTGCGCGCGAATCCTTGCCCCAACAGGGACACGGCTGAGCTACACGTCGAAGGAGAAGGCGGACCGACAAGAGCGGACCCACGTGCCTGACGACCTGGCGGAGCCACGGCATCACGGTTGAAAACCGGCGGCACGACGTGCGCGAGCGCGGCGTGCTCAGGACGCCCAGGCGTCCAGGGGTCCGGTTGTACGGGGCCGCGCTGCGCCAGGTGCACGCGCTGCGTTCATCGGGGATCGCGGAAGGACGCGGTATCCGAACGGACCACCGAGCGGAGGAACGCTCGGTCTCGATGCCGTGGGGCCCGGCCGTGTGCCGCAGGCCTGCCGGGCGGGGTTACCTGCCGTTTCGCCTCCGGCGAGGTGTTGCCCGAAGGGTGCCAGGGCACGCCAGGACCACGCCCACCGCGCAGGTGGGCGCTGGACAGCCGCCGCGGTGCCCGCGCACGGGGACGTGCCCCGTGCCCAGGTCAGGCGGCCTTGAGCTTCGCGTCCGGATCGCGCAGGACCAGGGCGAAGTCGCGCACCAGGTCGTCCATCCGGATGTGCATCGTTTTGAGGAGCGGGCCGTCGTTGGACTCGCGCCCCTGGATGTGGAAGTTGTCCGGGGAGACCATGATCCCGGCGTCCATGTACACCGTCTTCGTGCGGCGCTCCGTGAACCCGCCCGTCGGGCTCGGGTCGTAACCGATCCAGACCGTGCGCGCGTCCATGAGCTTCACCCAGTCGAAATGGTGGTGACGGGCCTGGCCCGCCACGCTGAGGATGTACATCGCTTCGTCGACGGTCAGGGTGAACTCGCCGGTGATGGGCACGGCCCCCGCCGGGTGGTCGCGGTACGTGGGCTGCTGGTAGGTCTTGCTCGTCGGGCTGTTGCGCGTCGTGACGTGGGTGAAGCGTTCCATGGTCATGTACCAGATGTGAGGGAGGCATGCCCGGAAACCGTAGCGTCCGGGCCGTGGGATCAACCGTGGTAGCGGGGCCACCGCCCCGGCCCCGGTCATGCCTGGGACTGCTTGAGGATCTCGCGACACGTGCTGCCGCCGAGGTCGTCGAACTGCTGGGCGGTGATAACACCCTCGCGCAGGTCCACCAGCAGCGCGTAGAGCTGGGCGAGGGCCGCCAAGGGTTCGTCCGGTTCCTCCACCGCCTCGCCGTTCAGGTCGTCCACCAGCGCTATCTCGCCCGGGAGCGCACCGCCCGCGATTTCCAGGCGGTAGCCGCGCACGACGGCGGCCATGGTGACGGCGTTGATCTCGGTGCGCAGGTCGCGCGTGCCGTCGGGCGTAAGCCCCAGGCTCGCGGCGTCCCCGCCCCGCTTCCATGCCTCGCGTTTGAGCTTGAGGATCGCCGCCTCCGCCTGCACGAGGTCCTCGGGCGGGCACCCCGCGTAGTTGCCGTCGTTGATGCCATTTTCCGAAGCCGTCCACTCGTCGCATTGGGGGCACAGGTGCGACATGCCCTGGTTGGTGTGACGCGTCCGCCGGCCGCAGATGCCGCACGCGAACACGCCTCCGATCATGCCGCGCCGCTGAAAGGTCGATTTGGCCATGTCATGCCTCCGTGTTGATCAGGTCCGCCGGCACCGCCACGGTTTCGCCCAGCTTGCTGCGCACGAGGCAACGCAAGCCGGCGACAAGCGGGGTCGGGCCCAGGGCCCGGTAGCCGTGGCGCAGAATCGGCGCGTCGTCGAGGTTCACGATGCGGTTCGCCTCCCAGCGCTTCGCCTCGTTCGCGTACACCCTCTTGCCGTTGCGGAAGAAACCGACGCCGTGCATTTCGAGGATCGGGCCGCCCAGCGCCCAGTCGGTGGAAAACGGTCCGGTGGTGAACGGGGCGTTGATGGCCTTGGCCACCGCCCAGTCGAGCGTGGGGCCGATCAGGTCGCCCGTGGTGATGGTGATGAGGTTCATGGTGTTCCTTGGTCGTGGGATCGGGAGCCCCGGAAACCGTAGCGTCCGGGGCGTGGGGTGGATCAATATTCGCTGGTCACCATCAAGATCCAACAGGGGCCGCGCGAGGTTTCGCCCCAGACCGCGTACAACTTGATCCCCTTCGGCAGCGGGAACGTGTGGGCGGTGTAGTGCTGGCTGTAGAGCGTCGTGCCGTTGCCGTCGGTGATCAGCAGATCGGCGGTTCTGTCCTCCTTCGGGTGCAGCTCAACGGTCATGAACCCGTCGTCGTAGTTCTGCCCCGGCACCTTCTGCGAGACCCAGGCCATCGCATCGGTGACCAGCCAGGCGCACTGGGCGTTTTCGATGAGGAACTGCACGCCGTCGGTGTAGACCGCGTTGCGGAACATGGCACCGAGGGAGAAATAGCTCTCCGTGCCGGTGTAGCGGGCCAAGCCGTTGATGATGTCTTGCGCGTCCATGCTGTTGTTCTCCTTCGTGGTCGTGTGAGTGGTGCGGCTACCTGCTCGGTGGTGAGCCTCGGGGGTGCGGGGGAACGCCGCGGTGTTGCCGTTGCCGTTGGTGGTGTGTTCGACGCCGTGGACCATTTCCCTGCTCTCCCCGTTGGGTTTCGTTTCACTGCTCAGTGGAGCCGCCTCGTCGTGGGGAAAGCGAGACCTGCCCCGGGGGCCAGGCCGTTGCCGGATGCCGCACGCGCCGACCGACCGAAGGGAGCGAGGGGAACGGGAGAGGACAACGAGCGCAGCGGTGCCTTGCCCCCGTCAGGGGCACGGTTGAGCTACACGTCGAGGAAGTGGGCGGGCCACCCAGCGGTGAATCGAAAACGGGGATGCGGGAAACACGGCGTCACGGTTGAACGCACCACCCCGCGGTGCATGCCGCGGTGCCCTGGACGTTCGGGGTCGAGCAGCGCCGGGAGCGCTGCATGTCATCGGGGATCGCGGACTGTCGCGAGGCCCGTAGCCGTGCCCTGGCACGGTGGAAAGACGGGGCTCACGCCCCGCCCAACCCCGGTCCCTCCGGGCCACGGCCTTCGGCAAGAAGTTGCGCCGTACCCGCAAGATGTTGCGCAAGTTCCGCAACTTTTTGCGCAAAACCGGCAACTTTTTGCGGCACGACAAAGCGCCCACCGGGGTGAGCGCTTCACGCTGGGCGATCGGTCCACCTTCAGTGGATCGTCGCCCGCCCGCTCCTGCGGCCCGTCGAGCTGCGATGGCGGCCGCGACGGGGCCGTCCTGGATGCACTCGTCGAGGAACCCGCGCACGAGGTCCAGGTTGTCGGTCCGCTGCCAGACGGCGGTGAGCGATGCGAGCATCAACTGCTCGACCTCCGGAAGCTCACGCAACGCGTCAGCGTGGCGCTTCAGGATCTGGGCACCGTTCAGGTTCTCGCGCCGGAAGAACGCCGTGATCGTCGGATCATCGACCTCGTTCAGGTGCGCCACCAGAGCGCTCAGCTCGAGCGGGGTGAACGTCGCCCCGACAGGGCCGCCCAGGCCACGCCGTTCCCGCTCGCCGAGCACACGCATGACGGTCGACAACACCCAGATGTCGGTGTTGAACGACTCGTCCCGCACCTCCTGGGCCTGCCCGGGGGTCTTCGCGCCCACCATGGCCAGACGCGCTTCCATGGGCACGGCGAAGAACATCAGCATGCCGATCGCCGGCCGTTCGGCGCATTCGATCAGCAGCCGCGCCATGTCGTAGGCGTCGAGGCGTTGAGGGAGCGAATCCGCGACGATCGTTTCGCGCTGGGCGTTGGGCTGCTGCATGGTGGTACCTCCTGGATGGGAATGGGTGGATGGCCATGAAAAAAGCCCGCCCGGTGGTCGCCAGGCAGGCTTCGTGAACGTCGGGCGCCGGCCTTACTTGGGCCAGACGCTGTGTTTGCACTCCGGGTAGTTGTTGCACCCGTGGAAGGTCTGCCCGGCCTTCGGACCGTTCTTCACCGTCCGGGGGACCAGGAAGCCCTTCTTGCATTTCGGGCACTTCTTCGAGCCCTCGGGTGCGGGACGCGGCTTCGACGCGCCACCGGCGTACGGCGTGCGAGCGGGCATCGCGTCCGCCGGGATGGTGGGAAGGGTCGAGGCCTGGGCCTCGTTGACCAGCTCGACGATCGCCTCCTCCTGCTTCGCCATGAACGCGTGCAGGGGGATCTTCTTGGACGCGATCGCGTCGAGCAGCGCCTCCCACCGGGCGGTCATGCCCGGGTCCGTGAGCTTGGCCGGCAGCGCGTCCACCAGGATCTTGCCGACCACGGTGGCCACGAGCTGCTTGCCCTTCACCTCCACGAAGCTGCGCTTGATGATCGTTTCGATGATCGCGGCGCGCGTGGCCGACCGGCCGATGCCGTCCAGGGCCTTCAGCCGCTTGCGCTCGACCGGATCGCTGACCGTGCGGTGGATGTGCTTCATCGCCGTCAGCAGCGAGCCCTCGGTGTAGCGCGGCGGGGGCGTGGTGCGCTTGGCGTCCACCTTCACCACCTGGCGGTTCACCGAACCGCCCTCGGTCAACACCGGCAGGCTTGGGGTGGCGTCCTTCTTCTTGGCGTCCGTGGCCTGGGCCTCGCCCTGGAACACCACGCGCCAGCCCGGGTCCTTCACCACGCGACCGCTGGCCGCGAAACGCTCGCCCGCGATCGACACCTCGATCTTGGCCTTGTCGGCCTGGCAGTTCGGGTAGAGCTGCGCCAGGTAGCGCTGCGCGATCATTTCGTACGTGCGGCGCTTGATCTCGGACAGGGTGGACCAGTCCGGGGCCTGGCGCGTCGGGATCAGCGCGTGGTGCTCGCTCACCTTCGCGTCGTTCCACACCCGCGAGCGGATCGTCACGTTGGCGTTGGTCGCGAGGCTGGCCATGTGCGGGGCGCCCTGCGCGATCGCGTCCAGCACGTCCGGTGCTTCCGCGTGCTGCGATTCAGGCAGGTACGGGCAGTCCGAGCGCGGGTAGGTGGTGTGCCCCGCGAGGTACAGCTCCTGGCAGGCGTCGAGCACCTCCTTCGCGGAATAGCCGTACTTCCCGTTGAGCGCGGTCTGCAAGCCCGTCAGCTCGAACGGCAGCGGGGGCTGTTCCTCCGCCGGCTTGTTCACGTAGCGCGTGACCGAGCCCTGGCCCGCGGCCTGGACCTTCGCCGCGATCTGGTCCGCCATCGCCTTGTTGACGATGCGGTTCTGCTCGTCCAGCCAGGCCGGGCGCTGACCCGCGATCGCGCCGTCCGCGCCGTCGGGCTCATCGCCCTCCTCGTCCTCGTCGGCCTCGCCCTTGGCGTCCACGTCCGCCTGCTTCTCGGCGGATTCCAGCGACAGCCCAGGCGGGAGCCAGCGCGACCAGAACGGCAACGCCGGTTGGCCCGGGTCGAGGAACTGCGCCTCGATGGTCCAGAAGTCCTTCGGGACGAACGCCTCGATCTCGCGGTCGCGCTTCACCACCAGCGCCAGGGTCGGCGACTGCACGCGCCCCACCGACAGCACGCCGGGGTAGTTCTGCTTCTTCGCCAGGATGGTGTAGGCCCGGGACATGTTCATGCCCACCAGCCAGTCCGCGCGCTGCCGGCCCAGGCCCGCCTCGTACAGCGGACGGAAGGTCGCGTTGTCCTCCAGCGAGGCGATCGCCTTCTTGACGCTGGTCGGGTCCATCGCGCTCAGGTGGATCCGCGCCACGGGCTTGGTGTTGCCGAAGTACAGCAGCACCTCGTCCACCAGGAGCTGGCCCTCGCGGTCCGCGTCGCCGCCGTTCACGATCGACGTGCACTTTTTCAGCAGCCCTTCGATGACCTTGACCTGGTCCTTCTTGTCCTCCGAGACCTTGAGCTTCCAGTCCTTCGGGATGATCGGGAGGTCCTCGAACTTCCAGGGGAACGTGCCCCAGCGCTCGTCGTAGTCGCCCGGCTGCACCTGCTCCATCACGTGCCCGGCCAGCCAGGACACGTAGCCGTCGCCCGTCTCGACGTACCCCTGGTGCCGCGTGTGCGGCTTCGGCAGGTGGGGGATCACGGCCATGGCCATGGACGGTTTTTCAAAGATCCACAAACGCACGACGAGCCTCCTCCAAGCTGTGCCAGGGCACGGGTACGTACCGGTAGCAGGTACGACAGGCTTGTCAAATCAGGAGGTCGGGTGGTGGTGCAGGACGGAAGGTTGGCCTGGGAGCGCGGTCAACTTTTTTGTAACAGTTCGGGAAATCGGTGTGAGTTAGGGGCGGTTTTTCAATATATGTAGAGCCATCACGCGATCGCGCGGGGTGGCGTCCGATCAACGATCCTGGAGAACCCGATGACCACCACCCTGCTCGACCTCGACCCCACCCCTGCCGCCATCGCCCGCGTACTGCTCGCCGGGCTGCTCGCGCGGCTCGACCACCAGGACGGGACCCTGCGCCAGCTCTGCCGGCGGGACCCGCACCACGCCGCCCTCTGGTCATCGCTGCCCCATGGGTGGCGGCGCAAGGTGGGGCGGATGTTCAACCGACTGGTGGGGGAGCGCCAGGGTGCCGAGGGGGAGCCGCAGGTCTGGTGCTACAACCTGCCGGCCGAGCGTCCGCACGTGCACGCGCGGTACCGGATGAGTCCTGCCAGGGGGTGATGGGAAACGGCCCCGAAGGGCCGTTGATCAGAGAGCAACGCGGGCCCGTTGGCGTGCAGCAGCCCTCTCCGCTGGCGAGCGCGTGTCCCGCTCGTCGAACGGATCCGCGCCAGCAGACACGAACGGTGCGTCGTCCACCCGTTGCGTCGGGAGGGTCACCGCCGGGACGTTCCCGCGCCGTTCCGTGTGCGCATCGGCGGTTGCCGGCACGGTGATCGGTTGCGCCGCGGCCTTCTTCGCCGGACCGATCATCATCGAACGGCTGGCCTTGACGACGTGGAGCATGTCGCCCTTGGTGATGGTCGTGCCCGCGCCAAACAGAGGGCGAATCGCCCTCTCCTCGCCCTTCTCGTTGGTGATCGTCTTGGCTTCCATCAGCTCCTTGACGGCCTCCCGGAGCTTGGCCCGGAACTTGAACAGCGGCAGGTACGACGATCCGCTCAGTTCCTGCAGCTCGCTGACCGAGTAATCCTTCCTGCCGTCGTGGGTCGAGTAGAAACCGTGGAGCCACTTCGCCAGGTAGCTGTTCAAGTGGGCCATCCGCACCACGTCGATCTCGGTGGCGTCGGCCTCGAACAACGGGGCCATGCCCTTGTCGATGCGGATCCAGTAGACAGGGTTGTTCGGGTCCGTGTCGTCGTTGTCGTAGTTCGCCAGGAACCGCTGGCGCTTGATGCCCACACCGTCGACCGTGATCTTGATGTAGCCCTTGAAGAGGCGCATCAGCGATTGCCGGAACAGGAGCGTGTTCTTGCCGCTGCGCGACTTCCAAAGATAACGGTTGCATTCGCTGAGGGAGATCGGCACGTAGGCGCCCATGTCACCCGCGTTGCGTGCGATGGCAAAGCACACCAGGAGGACCATCAGGTCGTCCGCGTTGAGCGCCTCGTCCCCGTCGTACTCGATACGGTAGTGCGCGGTCTCCGCGATCAGGAAACGCCCGTCCGTCGTGCTGGATTGGCGCGGGAAGATCTTCGCGGCGGCCATCCGTTCCCGTTGAGCACCGAACAGAGCGAAGCGCAACAGCGCGTTGGGCGTGAACGGGGACGGCCAGGCGACCGTTTCTTCACCACCGGTCTTCACGCTCTTGCCCTGGCGCGGCTCGATCGTGGTCTTGGCGCGCTGCATGTCAACAACGGTCACCGGTGCCGATGCCGGTTCTACCACCACGACCGGTTGACGATCTTGCGCTGCGTAGCGGAACGGGAACGGGCGCCGGTTCATTTCGCGCTCCCGATCACGGGGAAGCCAACCACCACGCTGGAAGGATCGCGCATCCATGCAGCCAACAGCGTCCGCAACACGTCGCTCCGCGTCGTCGAGCGCTCCGCCGCCATGCGGTCGAGCTGCGCGAGCACGGCCGTCTCGAGCCGCATGTTGAGCTGCTCCATCTGCTTCTTCGACGATTTCGAGGGGGACGCCATCGTGATCTCCGGTAAACGAAAAACGCCCCTCGGGGTTTAGTCCGAGAGGCGTCGGTCATGGCCCGCCGTGGCAGGCCCATCGTGAACGTTGCGCGCGATCATCTGCGCTCTGGTCCAGTACAACTCCAGGCCCCGGTCATGTCAAGGCTTGCCTACGAAAATCTTTACCAGCAGGACCTTCACATGGGACGCCCCAGGGGGCGAACCCGATCGGATGAGGGGGCGAACCGAATGGGATGGGGGGCGAACCCAATCGGATGAAGGGGCGAACCGAATGGGATGAAGGGGCGAACCCAATCGGATGCCCCCCCCCCTGAAAGCCTTGACAGACGGGCGTTCCAGCCCGCCTTAAGCTCTTAAGCTATTAAGCAGGGGTGCGTCCTCCGGACGCGCACCCCCTGCTTGATAGCTAACAGCAATACTCTAGAGAAAAACGGTGAAGGGGTTCCTGGGTGAACCCGCCTTTCTGGCGGTTCACCCGAACCCACCGAACGAAGAACATAACGTTTTGCCATCACCTCCGGCGCGTGGTTCAACCGATCCCCTCCGGGAACGTCAAAACCTTTTGGGAGCCTAGCGGCTCCTGGCACTCAACCCCGGAACCCGTGCGCCCCGAACACCTGCCCCCGGCACGGGGCGGGGCCAACGCCAGGGGTGGGAACCGAGTGGGATGTTTTCCTGCTGGTGGGGGCGAACCGAATGGGATGTTCTGCCGCAGAGCGCGCGCCGTGGTACCGCCGCGATGCTCTTGATGGCGTGGTTTGCCGCCTCCTGGCGGCCCATAGGTCGATGAATGAGCGGGCAGAACCACTGCCGCGCGACCGAAACACACCTCCGGCGACGATCCCGCAGGGGGGCGAACCGAATGGGATGCTCGGGTGCGAATCCCCGTGCCATGGCACCTCCCGGTCCCGATCGCCCTGCCACCAGCAGGCGACACCCGGCCGGCGGTCGCCCCCATGAAACCAGGTGCACTGCTCCTCACCGCGTTGAGCCCGGCCCGGTCACCGCAGGTACTCGCCGGGGATGGTGCCCAAGCCGCCGGAGGCGGGGTTTCACGCGCCCGAGCCCTACCGATCGCCCAGGCCTACGCCACCACCTCGGTCACCCGCACCCGGTCGAGGCTCAGCTCACCGCCGGTCGGTGGGACCACGATCACCTCGTGCTCGTCGGGGTTCTGCAGTCCCGAGGTGTAGACCCTGGGATCTTGGAGGCTGCATCCCGCCGCTTCCAGCTCGGCCACCGTCACCGCGTACACCACGCCGTCCTCCAGCCCGTCGGTGGTGGCGAAGCGCCGCGCGACCTTCTCGATGGTGGTGAACGAGAGCGCGGGGCCGTTGAATCCCTCGCTGTCCCACTGGTGCGCGTGCACCGCCTGCCCGTGCGGTGTGCCGAAGTTGATCGAGCCGTCCAGCTTCCACGTGCCGTCGAAGTACACGTGCTTCTCGAACGGCTTGTCCGGGTTTCGCGGGCGCAAGCCCCGGCCGTCGTCGTGCATGCCCCGGTTGACGCCGCGGTAAAGCACCGTGTTCGGTTGAAGGTCCAGGGGTGGATGACGTTCGGGTTGGATGGGCATACGGTGCGATGGTGCGATCGAGCGGATCAGCAGCATAACGCAACAGGCGGCCCTGATGGCCGCCTGGTCGCTCCACGGTGCGCGCCTTACCGCGCGTTGCGAACCCGGGCCCCGATGCCCTCGGTCATGGTCGCCACGCGCAGCAAGATCGGTCCGCCGTCGTCCGGGACGATCAGCGCCGACCCGCCGTCGCCCAGCACCGCGACGAGCTTGGTGTTCACGAACGCCACCGCGTTGTAGCAGCCGTTCGACATCGCGCCCAACGCCGGCAGACCCGCCTGCCCCGCCTCGCCCGGGATCCGGTCGCACACCGCCGTCGCGTCCTGGCGTACGGCCGCCAGCGACGTCGGCAGGGTGAAGCCGGTGCTGCCGTTGGCGTCGCCGCCACCGGTCATCGCGCAGATGCCGATCGTGGTGGCCAGGGCCATGGGTTTGAACAGCCGCATCGCAGGTCTCCTCCTCGTGTCCGGCCTCTGAACGTGGACCGCGTGCCCGAAACCTAGCAGGTCGTGCAGGCCCGTCAAGCGGCGAGCCGTGCCAGGGCACGGGGTTGACTTCGCCCCATGACCCGCTAAGTTGGTCCGAACACCGCCAACAGACCAGCAGGAGGAGAACCGTGGTCGGCCTTAAAATCGTCCTTGCCCTGATCGCCGGCGCGATCGGCGTGTCCTTCCTGTTCCTGGCCTGGGTCTGGATCATGACCGCGATCTTCGGACTGGTCCGTGCCCTGCTGCGCGCACCGTTCAGCCACGAGGCCCGGGCCGATCTGGCCGCCCTGCGGTTCCTGCGCCACCCGTTCTTCATCTTCGGACCGCGTGCGCCGACCGCCAAGATGCGGGACCTGGCGTTGCGCGTCGCCCAAGAACGTGGGGTGGCGCTGCCGCTGACCACCCTGCGCTCGTTTTACCGGACCCGCCGGTTCCTGAACGAGCACTCCCGGGACTGGCTCCCGCCGCGCGGTTGGTGATCCCGATTCGGACGCGTCGAAACGGTCGCCCGGGTGGCGGCCGTTCGCCGTTCAAGCCCGGGTGATCGGGTGACACGCCGGCGCCTCCCGATGGTCAAGCAATCGCCCTGCGGTCCCCGTACAATCGTTCGCTTGCCCGCCCACCCGTCCGCTGAAGGATCCGTCGTATGAGCACCACCACGCCCACCATCGCGAGCCTGTCCGACCTGTTCACCCCCGAGGAGATCGAGGGGATCGACAAGGCCCCGCTTCTACCCACCGGGACGCGCCACCCCACGTGGTTCGCCCTGTGCTCGCGGGAACCGCGCCCGGTCGACAACCTGGTCCGCCTGGCGGTGCCGGCCATCGCCCAGGAGACCGGCGGCGAAACGTGGTTGAAGGATCTCGGTGACCGCCTGCGCAACCTCCAGGACGACAGCGGTGCGTCGTCGGCCCTGGCGGAGATCCGCGCGTACGGCGGCCTGCTCGAAGCAGGATTCGACGTCACGCCGATCATCCGGGCGAGCGACGCCACGCCTGACTTCACCGTGGACGCCGGCGACGGGCCGGTGACGGTCGAGGTGTTCTCGAAGCACCAGGACAAGCAACAGGACAAGCTGATGGCCGCGGCCAACACGCCCGACGGTGAGCACCCGTACGGGATCGAACGCTCGGAAACGACGGTGGGCGAGCGGACCCTCCGTATGGCCGTGACCGAGCTGACCCCGGGCGGTCGACCGGACCCGACGAAGGAAGGCGACAGCGTCCAGGCCAACCTCATCAGCAAGGTTTGCTCGATGAAGCCGGACGAGACCCAGGTGGCCCCCGACCGGCCGTGCGTGCTCATCGCCGACTTCACCCACTTCGGTGGCCCCACCACCTCCCAACTGCTCAAGCCGCACCAGATGTCCCCGCTGATCCGTGGGTTTCACGGACGGGGGCTGTGCAGCGGCGCCATGTGGTACGGGGTCTACGGCTGGAAGGGTGCGCCCGTGTTCGAGGACCCGTCCGCCCCGAAACGCATGGGCCACGACGGGCGTTTCCGCCTCGACGACAAAAAGAAGAGCCGCCTGTCGGCCGTCCTGTTCGTGTTCCATGAGGACGTCGTGCTGCTCGAAAACCCGTGGGCGGACCGGCCGCTGCCGCCGCTCGCCCGGTTCGCGTTCGGCCGCTACCCGTATTTCAACCTGCCGTACTCGATCGCCGACTGGCACCCGGGCAACGCCCTGGCGATCGTCGACGCCCAGCGCCGGATGATCGAAGCGTTCGACCGCTGACCCTGTGGGGGCCGCCGGACCACAGGCGCCCCGCCAAGAACAACCATCCCGAACAACCACCCGCAGGAGACCACGCATGGCCATTGATCCCAACCTGGTGAAGGCGTTCGGCGACGTGTTGCGCAAGCACGGCGTCGAGGTCACGAAAGAGACCGTCGAGAAAATCAAAGAAACCCTGGGCTACGTCCCGCGGATCGGCGTGCTGGGCAAGACGGGCGTGGGCAAGTCCGCCCTGTTCAACGCGCTGTTCGGTCACGACGTCGCCGAGGTCAGCGACGTGTCGGCGTGCACCCGCCAACCCCAGCAGGCCCTGCTCGAGATGCAGGGCGACCTGTCCGGGGTGTTCCTCCTGGACCTGCCCGGCCTGGGCGAGAGCGCCGAGCGTGACGTGGAGTACAGCGCTCTGTACAAGAGCGTGCTGCCCGAGCTGGACCTCGTGCTGTGGGTGGTGAAGGCCGACGACCGGGCCCTGGCCGCCGACAAGGCGTATTACCAGAGCATCGTGGAGCCCGAGATCGGGCGCAACGCGACGCCCTTCCTGGTGGTGGTCAACCAGAGCGACAAGCTCGAACCGACCGACGACTGGATCCGCGACGAACGCCGCCCGGGCCCCGAGCAGCTCGCCAACATCGAGCAGAAGCGCTCAGACGTGGGCGCGCTTTTCAACCTGCCAAACGCCGAGGTCTGCACCGTGTCGGCCACCCGCCGGTGGCAGCTCACCGAACTGGTCGATCGCATGGTCGAGGCGCTGCCGGACCGTGCCAAGTTCGGGTTCGTGCAGGGAACCGAGAAACAGCACGTGTCGGAGAATGCCAGGCAAATGGGAAACGAAAGCGCGGTGAAGACGATGCTGAAGGCGATCGGGATCGCGGCGGGTACGGCCCTCCTCGCCGTGCTGCTGGGTACCCTCGCCGCCCGCGCCGCTGACCGCGACTGAACGAAAAAGCGGCCCCGCGCGGGGCCGTCAAAACACACACCGCGCGGTCCGAGGGCCTACGTGCGCGGTACGGTCCTACACCTGAGAGGGTGCCATCTTAAGCCATGCCTTGGGTGCCCTCGTCGACCGCCGGGTGCCCGGCCGCACCTGAGCGGTCAGTGGAGCACCGCCAGCCCGAGCAGCACGACCACGATCCCCACGCCCCAGGCGATGACCTTCCAGGGCAGCGGGTCGCCGCTCGTCACCGTCACCTGGTCCGGGCCGATCGGCACGGCCACCACGCCATTCGGCGTCAGCGACTTCACCACCTTGTCGGTGATCATGACGTCGACCTTCGAGCACCAGTCGCTCGCGATCTGGCGCACCGGCACCGAGGACGCTTTCACCGAGCCGTTGGCGGGCACCATCCCGTAGCCCAGGCCCAAACCGCCGATGTTGGCGTGCACCCCGTAGCGCGTCGGGTTGGTCACCGTGCCGCTGTGGGTGTACGTGCGGTACGACGTCCCCGTGTGGCGTGATGTCCCGTCGCGGATGACCATCGGGCCCGGGATGTACTCCTTCTGGCTGGTGCGCGTCACCTCGATCTTCAACGCTAGGGCCGCGATGATCTGCCCCGCCCAGGCGAACCCGTCCTGCACCGCCGTTTCCGCCCGCTGCCGTGCGCCCGCCAGGTCCCGGCGGTCCAGCATCGCCTTGATCTCCTGGAACGCGGTGGTCGCCCGCTGGATCGCCACGCGCTCCCGCTCCGCTGCTTCCTGCTGCTGCGCCTGGCGCTGCTGCTCCGCGATGCGTGCCTTCACCGCCTGGATCGCCCGATCGTCGCCCGCGGACGCCGCGCGTTGCAGGAAGCCCTCGGCCTCGACCGGCGAGCTCCCCTTCAACTGGCGGTAGAGCGTGAGCATCGCCCGGGCGTCGCCCTGGTTCGCCGCACGTCGGTACCAATCCAGCCCGGTGGTGGCGCTGCGGTCCACGCCCTCGCCGTTCACGTAGCAGTGGCCCACGTTGACCATGGCCCGCGCATCACCGCCCTCCGCCAGGGGGAGCCAGGCCTTGAAACCGGCGTACCAGTCCGACGGCAACTGGTCCCCGATGAAGTACAGGTCCTGGGCCTTGATCGCCTGGTCGATCTGTTCCTGGAAGCTGCTCATACTCGTGTCCTTTTTCTTCTGGTGCAGGGTGCGCCGGACGGCCGACGATCACCCGAGGTTGCCCGCCGGGTCGAACCGGTAGATCCACACGCGGTAGTCGTAGAAGGCCGAGCTGACCACGCTCATGGCGCTCGTGTCGCCGAGCGGTACGTACTTTGCCACGTAAGCGATCCGGGCGTTGATCGCGTCCAGGCGCACCTGCAACGGGTTCGCCTGGAACATGGGGCCCGTGTTCGTCAGCGGGACGCTCATGGCCCGCAACGGGGGAAGCGGACCACGTGTGCGTTGGTCGCCCGTGTTCGCCACGTTGATCGGCGCCCGGGTCTGGTCGATCTTGTCGATGATCCCCTGCGGGTTGAGCTGACCCACCTGGCCGACGGCGTCCCGGACCGCGATCGGCACGTCGCACACCTGGAACACCTCGTCATGCGAGTGCTTCGAGTTGGTCCAGATCGTCGCGCGCACCTTCCAGCAGGGCTGGCTCGCCCCGAACGTCAGGTATTCCAGAGCGACCCGCGGGTATTGCAGCTTGCCGTAGTTCGCGAGCTGCTGGTTCTGCCCGCCGAAAAGCCCCTGCAAGCTGTTCCCGCCCGAGAGCGGGGTGTAGACCGGGCCGGCCGCGTTGGTGACGTCGCCCCCGCTGTCACCGCTGCCCCCGGTCACGCTGTGGATCGCGCTCTCGACCGCGCTGTTGGCCTTCTGGACGAAGCCGTTCACGTCCGGCCCGCCGTTCGCGCACGCGGCCAGCAGGCCGCACAAAACCGTCGTCGCTGCGACGGGCAAGACGTGGTGCTTCATCGTTTTCCTCTTTCTTGTTGATTGGTCCCTCGCGTCGGCCGCGCCCATCGGACGCCGCCGCCCCGCGTTAGCCGGTCACAAAAAGCTGTTGAGCCGTTGGTACAAGGTCGATTCGAGGCTGTTGGCCGAATCGGCGGAATGCAGGTACAGCGGACCGCCCCCGGTGTCCTTGAAGGTGGCGTTCCAAGCCGCGTCGAACGCCGTGTTCAGTCTCGGGTCCACCACCCCGGGCCCCGACGCGCACACGTTGTATTGACCGGCCGGGAGGCCCACGGTCTGCGATGCCGTTGGGATCAGCCCGTTGGGGATCGCCTGAGCGCAGGCGGCTTCCGCCTGCGCTTTGAACGTGGCCAGAAACGCCGGCATGCTGGTCATCGGGAAACCGAGCCCACCGCTCGCCGAGCTGGTGATGTACCCGATCGTCGCCTCGTACGCCGAATACGCCGCGCCCATGTCCGTGTTCGCGTTCGACGTGCTCAGGAGGTCCGACGCCTGCACGGCAGCCAGGATGCTCGCCTTGCTGGCCAGTGGCAGGTGGCTGATCGTTGTGGCCATACCCTCCTGGTAGAACGTCGGGGTGCCCAGGAACGGCTCCGTGAGCGAGTAGATGGCCGCATGGGTTCCCTCGTGTACGAACAGGTCGGCGTAGGACTGCCCCACGGGCGCGGTGTAGCTGGTCGCCCCCGGGTAGCGCTGGTCGAACGACACGGCATCGGCGCTCATCACCTGCATCACGGGACCCACGCCGGTGCCGGTCTGCCCCACCAGGCTCGTCCCTGTTTCGCCCGCGCTCTGACCCAGCGAAGGATCCACACAGACCTGGATCCGGTTGGTGCCGTCGAACGCCACGCCGGTGGACGGCAGGCCCATGGCCGTGCGTATCTGCGGGATCGCCTGTTCCAGGAGGTCCGCCGCCAGCTCCTGCGCTTTGAGGCTGGCCCCGGCGGAAAACACCACAGCGTTGGGCGTGACGATCACCGTGCTGCTGACCTTCGAGGGGGTCGCGCAGTTCGACGACAGCCCGCTGTTGTACGTGCTGAACGCCGGGCCGCTGTAGCTGGTCTGCACGCCCGCCACGATGGACGCCGGCGGGGTATAGGCCGCCAGGAGCGCCGCCCCGTTGCTGGTCGTGGTGCCCGTCGAGCCCGTGCCGTTGGAGCTGGTGGTTCCGCTGCTGCTACCGTTGCCCCCACCACCACCGCCGCACCCGGCGAGCGCCAGGGCGAGGAGCGTGAAGCCGGCCGCGGTGGTGCCGCGACGCGTGGTCCGTTTCATGTTGGTCCCTCGTGCTGGTTGTCGTCGGCCATCCGCCCAGCGCTACGCTGTGCTATGGCACGTCCTGGTTTCCATTTCGGCCGAACCAGCCCAACCGTGACGTGATCGCGTCGAGCTGAAACAGGCCGTCCTTCGTCCGCCCGACCGGCACCCTCGATGCCACCGGTGCGTAGAGGTCCAGGCGCTGATCCCTGATCGTCGACAAGCCGCGGTGCCGATTGCGATGGCCGCGGTTGCGCGATGGTGATGCTGAATGGGTTGCCCCGGTGCTTCGTGCTGCTCTTGCTCTGATTCTGGGCGGGAGTTTACGGGTACCCACGGTAGAACACAACACCTCAGATCATTTGATGACGCAAAATGCAACTCCCCACACCCCGCCCCGGTACCAGGTCGATGGGTGAGCGCCCACCGCCCGGTGGACGCCTCCCTCGTGGCCATGGCACGGATCAGTACGCGCCGGCGGGCTGGTCAGGCTTGCCCTGATCCCGGACGTAGCGCGTGATCCGCCGCTTCGCGCCCAGCAAGGTCTTGCAGGGCACCAGGTCGAACCCGCCGTCGCTGTGGTGGAGCTGGACCTTGACCTCCTCGACGCTGCTGCGGTCGGCAATGGCGATGTGAATGGTGTGACCGCGATAACCGAAGCTGTGAAACATGACATTCCTCCTGGTGGTGGTGCTGTGAGCTGACCGGCTCCGAGCTTTGAGGCCCGCTTTTGACCTGGCCGTTGACGTTGTTCCGTCGAGCCTGCGTGCCTGGCGTCGTTGCCGCCGTTTTCCTGAGTTCTCGTCCCGCGATGGGGGTCGCCGAGGTCCTGGGGACGGTCAAGGATTCGAGCGCCAGGTGGTGCGGGCCGCGCAGCAACACGGCCGGGTGCGCCTTGACGGACTCCGGGCCCGAGGCAGGGTCGCGGGGAAGGACGGGAACGGGAAAACGGTGACGTCGGCAGCGCCGCTGCTGGGGAGACGGAACGCCGCGCGGCGAGCGGGTGGACGGGGTGAGCCCGTGCCGTGGCACGGCTTGCTGTACAACCGACGGTGAGGATTTACGGGAACCGTCGATGCCGGTCCTGTCCGGGCTCGCCCGGTTCCTGGCCCAGGCCTGGCCAGGTCCTCGTGGTGATGCCTGGACAGCCCGTGGGGACCGTCCCACGGTGTGCACCGAGGATCGGTCCAAGCGGTCCAAGCCTTTCCCCATGGGTTCAACAAGGATCCTGATCCCCAGCCGGGGAAGGTTGCCGTCTATGGGACGGCGTTACCTTTCCCACCGGTGGGCGCTGCCCCTTCTGGTTGTACGGGAGAACATCGCCGATTTCACCCGGACAGCCTGGACCGCCTGGGCGGTGCCCGCCCGACCCTTGCCCCACCGGGCCTCCGTGCCATGGCGCGGTCCAAGGCCGTGCCGTCGTGCCCCTGGACTGGCCAGCGTTGAGCCCGGCCCCGCCGGGACCGGGGCGAGTCCAGCCCTGGTGCGCCTGGTGCGCCACCGGCCGTGAGTCGCGCCCCCGCCCAGGGGACGGCGGGCCGGCGACTCAGGTCCGGGGGGTCGCCCCTCGACACTTCGTTCCGAGCGGCAGGTGGTCCCACGGGACGCCTCCCGCGTACCAACCGAGCACGAACAAAGGAACGACCATGGCATTCAACTTCCCGGGCGCCGGCACCCAAGAGCCGACCAAAAAGAAGCCGTCCATCGAGCTGTTTTACGCGAACAAGCTGGCGCAGGACCCGAACCTTGCGGTCGGCAAGGGCGAGGTGCCGGAGCTGTTCCGCTGGAACGGCGTGTACTGGGAGGCCCAACGCGATGTCGCTCTGGAGCAGGACGCGCTGAACGTCCTCGAACGCGACGAGCCGCACCATTTCAACCGCCGCACCGCGCGCTCGATGGTCGACACGGCGTTGACCCGCCTGTCCGGCACCAAGCTCGTCCCGGTGCCCGAGGAGGGCACGGGCGTGCTGCTGCCGATGCAGAACGGTCTGCTGGAGGTGCTGCCCACCGGCGTGGTCCGCGCCCACGAGCCCTCGCGCGAGCTGGGGGCGACGCACGCCGTGCGTTCCACCATCGACTGGACGCGCGTGGCCGAGGACGGCACGTACACGGTCCAGGAGCTGGACCCGTCCAGCAAGTTCGGGATGTTCCTGAACTCCATCCAGTCGCCCGAGATGCAGGACTACCTCGGGGCGTGCTGCGCCTCGACGATCTCGAGCACGAACTACCAGAAGTGCCAATGGTGGCAAGGCGTTGGCTCGAACGGCAAGAGTGTGCTCCTGAACATCATCGCCGCCATCCACTCCAACGTGGTGGCGTTCGACCTGAACAAGCTCGACGGGGATTTCAACGCCGAGCCCCTGATCTCCGCCACCCTCGTGACGGTGCCGGAGGCCCCCTCGCGCAAGCGCCCGATCAGCGAGGGCGTGTTCAAGGCGTACGTGTCTGGCGATCTGGTGGCGATCAACCGCAAGAACAAGGTCCCCCTGTCCGTGGCCCTGCGCGCCCGCTGGATCCTGCTGATGAACGACACGATCGGCTTCACCGACATGTCGTACGGCTTCGCGCGCCGCATCGCCAACGTTCCGTTCAACCGCACGATCGCACCGAAGGACCGCATCCCCGACCTCGACAAGAAAATCATCGACGACCCGAAGGAAATGGCCGGCGTGGTCGCGTGGTTGATCAAGGGGCTCGTCCACCTGAGCCAGCACGGGTTCCCGGAGGGTGAACGCGTGCCGCTGGAAGCGCGCCAACACGCCCTGACCATCCGCGGCTCCAACGACAACACGCTGGATTGGTTCGACTTCGTGAACTTCCGTCAGGAACCGGACGTGTGGTCGGACAAGCAGGCCCTGTACACCGCGTACAAGGACTACACCCTGTCCAACGGTGGCAAGGCGCTGGGGGCACCGGAGTTCTGGAAGCGTGCCCGCACGTTCTTGCTTCCGAAGGGCGTGGACATCGATTCGCCGGACAACACGCGCCGCGCACCGGCCGACAAGCTTGGAAGCCGTCCGCGCCTCATGCGCCTGCGCATCGACGGGGTGGCCCCGTTCGTCCGCGGTCGCGAAGCGCTCGACGACCTGCCGCCGCAGACGCCGAAGCAAGCCGCCCTCGAAGCGTGCATCAACGACACGGTGAAAGCCGTGTGCGCGGTGCTGGGCACCCCGGACGGCCCGATCAAGCAAGACGTGCTGCTCACCGTGGTCAAGGATCAGCCGCTGGCCGTCGGCCTCGACGAGGTGCGCATCGAAGCCGTGATCGGTGGCGTGCTGGACAAGCTCCGCCTGCAGGTGGAGGTGATCGACGGCGTGGCCATGCTGGTGACCAAGCCGCTCCCGCCGATGACGTTTGACCCGGCGGATCCGTTCGACGTCGCCGGTCCTGCCAACGCGTAAGCGAGCCCCTCCGCTCCACCCTCCCAGCCCGGTCCATCGCCGGGCCCAGGCCCGCGGCGAGGTTCGGGGTGGGATGCCGCCGGTGTTTGAGTGCCGGGCGTGAGCCCCGGCGGTTTTCCCGAAGGGTCCGGTGCCCTCCGGTATCATCGCCAGGCACGACCGGACCACCGGTCGGCGATGACCAGACACCTGAGCGATACCGGACCACGGGGGCAGCATGGCAACACCAACCATCAACCAGTTTCTCGACAGCTTGGGCGTCCGCCTGGCCGTCCGTCGTCCGTCGTGGGATGCCACGGACGAAAGCACGGATACCGTCGTGATGAAACTTTGGTTCAAGGATGTGGAGCCGGGGAGCAACGACCGATCCATCGGCGTCTGGAAACCTCGCCCGCCTGGCGATCGCAGCGATCCGATCGGTCGCGCCGAGCGTCTGCGCAGCATCGCCCACCTCGAAGCCGGCCGCCCCACGTACGCGGTGCTTCGATACGGGAAGGACCGCGACGATCCGCTGGCGAAGAAGTACGACGGGGTGCACCTGCGCAAGCTCAAAAGCGTGGACCGTCGCCCCAACGGCCACGTGTTCGTCACGGTCGATCGCCTCGTGACCGTCGACGACTACCTGGCCCGCCCGTCCGCCGGGTCATCGCTCGCGCAGGACCTGGCCGACATCGAGCGGCGCTACGCAAAACCCGACCAAGCCACCACCCGCCAGGCGCTCGTGCAAGCGCGCATGGGCCAGGGCCGCTACCGCGCCGGTCTGCTCTCGCTCTGGGGCGGTGCCTGCGCCGTCACCGGGTGCTCGGTCGGAACGCTCCTCATCGCCTCCCACGCGATGGCCTGGGCCGACTCGAACGACGATCAGCGCCTGGACCCGGCCAACGGGTTGCCGCTCATCGCCAACCTGGACCGCCTGTTCGACAACCATCTGATCGCGTTCGACCCGGACACCGGGGACATGCTCGTGTCCGACGTCCTGTCGGCGAAGGACCGCGCGCTGGTGGGCGTCCCCACCCCGCTGCGCAAGAAACCGACGAAGCGCCAGGCGGTCTACCTGCGCCACCACTTGGACCTGTTCCTCGCCGCCCAGGAGGACACGGGAGACTGAGCGCCCCCCGCCCGCCTGTTAGCCAAACTTCACTTGGTCGGCCATGTCGCCGTACATCTGCTGCTGCCGAAGTGCAGCGATTTGGATGACCGCCGGGATGGTCACGCGATACGCGGCACCAGCGATGTCCACCGCCGTCCAGACGCCGCTGATGATCCAACCGACCGGACCGGTGAGAATCGCCATCGTACGGGTCAGCAAAATGTTTCCACCGAACGACAGCCCGCGGCCGATCAAGGCCTTCAGCACCGCGTTCACGACGATCAACGTGAGCTGGTAGGATTTAAAGCCGCCCGCGCGGAAGATCGTTTGGAAGACCATCACCAGCGCCGGCGACGTGATGTTCGCGAAGTCCTTGATGCCCAGTTCCTTTGCCAGCTCGCGGAGCTGCTCGGGTGTCATTTTCGCGAGCGCGTCCTGCAAAATCTTCATCAGCAAGTTGCCCTCGATCGTCTCGACAGACGCCTTGGCGTTGTAGTTCACGTCCATCTTGTCGCACACGTCGCAGAGCACCTCCTTGTACAACACGCCCTTACCGCCCCGGAACATGGTAGCGAACGTGTTGCCCCCGAAGCACTGCACCTCGGCCGCGATGAGCTGCCAGTATTTGCTATGGTCCGGGGCGTATTTCTTGTAATCGTCCGCCATCGTCAGCTCTTCGGTCAACCTGGCGCTGCCGTCCTTGTCGTGCGTCAGGCAACGCACGAGGTCGTTCAGATCGCTCGATTTCATCTTGCCCAGAAAGCCCAGGTCCGGGTCGTGTCGATATGCCATTTGTATTCTTTGCTCCGTGCTTGGTTGAATCGCAACGACGTTGACCGCCGTCTCCTGCATGGAATAACTCCATGCCAGCCGTCCCCTGAAGGGGCTCAGCCCTCTGAGCGCGTTTACGGCGGCTCGTGGAAAACCTTAAGCGCCCGCTCCGTACCCACTCCTGCCCGCCGCCCCACATCCTCTGGAAGACTGCGGCATTCGAGCAACCGGCAAGGCCCAGATCAACGTCGTTCGCGCACTTGACACGCCCACAGAGCCCGCTAGGTTGAAGGTATGGAAGACGTGCCACGGCACGGGTCCCAAACCCAGCACGAGGAGCCTGCAATGCCTGCCCACCTGTTCGACGGTCTCGACGACGACGGCCTGCTCACGAAAAAGCGAATCCGCCAACTGGCTGAGGCCTACGGGGTGCAGCGCATGCTCCGCTCGCCGAAGGGCTCCCGGTCTCGCCACCTGTCCGTGCGCGAGAACGAGCGGGACCAGACCGCGAGCCGCCAAGCCTGGCGCCACGAAGCCCTGGCCAAGCGCGCCGGGCTGCGGGCCGCCTGATCCAGCGGGACCGATTTCACGATCAACGGGGGCGGCGTTTCAAGGGTGAAACGTCGCATTGAGGGGGCACGTCGCCCCCTCTTTTTCGTCCACCGTTTCGCCCATCGCCACCGCTCTCAAGCCGTGCCACGGCACGGCCATTCCTGTAACGCCGGGGTACTTGCGCACCCCGGAAAAGCCGCTAACCTGGGGTGATCGGACGCGTTCGCGCGACCGCCACGTACAGTACAGGGGGAGACAGCATGGCAGACCAGCAGAACGGCCGTCCGGGCCTTTTGGGTTCCGTCCAGGAACGTGTGGCCAACCTTTGGGGCCGCGTGCGCGAGATGCGCGCCGTGGAAGCCGCCGTCACCGCGCCGGCGCCTGCCGCGCCCCAGCCGTTGGAGAGCGCCAGCGATCGCGACGTGTTCGAGCTGACGACCATGGCCGCCAGCGACGCGTCGAAAGCGGAGTTCACCCGCTACATGGAGCGGTTCCAGGCCTCCCCGACCGCCGACTGGCTGCGCCAGCGCTACACGGACGGCCCGGAGGCGTTCGACCGTGACCTGCACGCCGAAGCGACGAAGGCCCAGGCCAAAGCGCTGCAGGAAAGCCTGCTGCGGAACGTTGTCGATGCCGACAACGTTGGCGAGTTCCTGGACCGCAGCGTACCGGACCACCTGCAGGACACGCTGCGCCACACCATCGCGCGCACGTTCCTCGAACCCGTGGTGCGGGAGCAAGGCCTCGAATGGCGCGGCCCGGAAGCCATCGCCATCAGCCACCAGTTCAGCGTCGACGCGCCCGAATCCTGGCCGGAGCGCCACGTCTCGGAGCTGTACGACATCACCGAGCGGATGCCCCAAGACCTGCTGACCGACCTGGCCAGCGACCTGACCGGTGACGAGCGCGCGCTGTTCGACGAGCACCGCGACTCCGTCGTGCGCGATGCCGTGGCCTGGGTCTGGGAGACCCGCCCGAGCAATACCCCGGACGCTTCGATCCGGCAGCAGTTCGAGGAGCATGCCCTCGGCGTTCTCGAAGAGCGTACCGGCATCGACCTCACGCCGCAGTTCGAGGAGCGCCTGCAAGCCGCCGAGGACCGCGACCTCCATTACCGTGAGGTGGCCCCGCGGCAGGACGAGCTGCTGAACCGCCTCGATCAAACGCCAACCGGTCAGGCGTTCAACCGCTACGCGTACGAACGGGACCTGCCCATGGACGAGCATCGCCTGTCGGCCCTGAACGTTGCGTTCGCCGCGTCGGCCGATGTGATCGCCCCGGGCGTCGAGGTGCCCAACGGCATCACGCGTGCCGACCTGTTCGAACAGCGGTTCCATGCGCGTCTGCTCGACGCCCTGACGCCGTTCGTCGACCAGTTGCCGGCCGCCGAGCGCGACGCCGTGCGCCAGCAGGCCGACGAGGACCTGGCCGCCGTGTTCGCCCCCACCGACCTGCCCAGCCGCCAGATGGTCGCCGATGCCGTCGAGAAGACCCTGGGCGTGACCGCCCCGGCGCCGGCGAAGGCCCAGGCCCAGGCCACCCCCCAGCAGCGTAGCCAGACCGCCCAGCCGGTCGCCGCGCGTGCGCCCGCTGCGCCGTCGCTCGCCCCGTCGAGCGCGCCGTCCGCCCCTGCCCCTGCCGAGACCGAGAAGGTCCAGGCCCCTGCCACCCCCACGGGCGAGAAGACCCCGGAGGGTGCTCCCGCCCAAGCTGCGGAAGCTGTGGCTACGCCGAGCGTGCCCGAGCGGGTGCCGACCGGCCCATGGGAGAACTTCCAGGGCAAGTGGGCTGGCGAGGTCTACGACTTTTGGCGTGCCCGCTACGCCGACCCGGCGAACAACGTGGCGATGAGCCCGCGCGAGGACGCCCCGGACGGCTTCGTGAAGAACGCCAAGGGCGAGCGCCAGGGGCTGTTCGATGCCGCTGCGTTCCTGAAGGCCCTGCCGGAAGGGACCACCCGCACCGACGCGTTCGTGGCACTGGACAACGCGTACAAGGCCCACGAGGAGGCCATGTACGTCAGCCGCATGAACAGCACCGGGCCGGACACGGTCCGCCTGGACCTGGTGAAGGCCGCGGAACATGCGTCGTTCCACGCCGAACGGTCCGCCCTGCTCCGCGGGACGCCCGAAGCCGTGGCGCAGAACCGCGAAAAGGCCCGTGAGGCCTTCGGCGCGCTGTTCGCCTACGACGTGAAGCACGGTCACCCGATCACCGACCCGGACCGCGACCTGAGCAGCGGCGCCACCGTACAGGAGCAGTTCAACTGGGTGAAGCGCGAAGACACCCGGGAGGACGGTCGCGTCCTGCAGCGTAAGGAAATCGGCGCGTCCGTTCTCGGGACCGTGCCGAGCGAGGGCCACCTCTTCACCACGCTGATGACGGGCCAGGGCGAGCTGATCGTGGGCCGCCGCCGTTCCATGATCGGCTTCAAGCCGTTGCAGGTCACCCCGCTGGAACGCAGCGAGTTCACCGCGCCGCAGGCGATCCGCACCGCGATCGCGAAGGAGCACGCCGAGGAGGTTGCGGCGAAGAACGCACGTGTACACGAGCTGCAGGAGGCGCAGAACGCGGTCCGCGTGGAGGTCGAAAAGGTCAAGGCGAAGGAGAAGGCCCAGGAGGCCGCTGTCCAGCCGTTCGTGCCCGAGCCCGACTACCAGGAGACCGACGAGGTGGTCATCGCCCGTGGGAAGCTGGTCGATCACGGGGTCCACGACATGAAGATCAACGGTCAGGAACCGACGCCGTACGCGTCCATCGAGGACCGTGAGGGCACCGTTCGCCGCGTCTACGGTTTCGACATTCCGCGCGCCTTGCAGGAGGGCAACGTGCTCCCCGGCATGACCGTGGAACTGCGCGGGGACATCACCACCTCCATGCAGCCCGACCGGAAGACCGGCGAGGAGTATCCCACCACGGTGATCCACTTCAGCGCCCGTCCGCACAACTTCGAGCAGCACGATGCCCAGCAGCGCGCGAAGTACGACGCGGCGGTCCAGCAGGCGAAGGAAAAGGAGCTGGCCACCACTCAGGGGATCCTGCCGTTCGTGCCGCAGCCGGACCACGCTCGTACGGTGGCCGAGCATTACGCGCGTGGGGTCCTGCTCGAGCAGGGGGTCCGTCCGTATCAGGACGTGGAAGGCGCCAAGCCCTCCCCGTTTGCTGTGGTGGAAGCCCGCGACGGTGAGAAGCACACCGTTTGGGGCAAGGACCTGCCGAAGGCCATCGAGGTCGGCGGTGTACAGATCGGCGACACGGTGGAACTGCGGGCGTACCGCACCGAGCCGAAGACCGTCCAGCTCGCCAACGGCGAGCAGCGGGCGGTGCCGCAGGTCACCTGGTCGGCCGCACCGCACGATTTCGTGGCCCACGAAGCGCAGCAGCGCGAGGCCCACGAGGCCCTGCACGGGAAGGTCCGTGAAGAGGTGGCGCTGACGGTCGAGGAGCGCATGGCCTCGTGGCTGGACGCGAGCGTCCAGAATCCCGAGCACTACCAGCCGCTGGCACGCGACGGCAAGGCCGAGTCGACCACGACCCTGGCCAGCTCCGCGGCTGAGCAGACCAAGGTCGTCGCCCAGGAGGAACTGAGCGCCGAGGCCCAGCGCCAAGCCAGCATCCAGGCGGCGATGAACGCGCCCGCCGCGAAGCTGAACCCGGACGTGTTGAACGAAGGGTTCAACTCGATCAAGGTCAAGGGTTTCACCTCCGACGGGGTGGCGTACAGCATGAGCATGGGCGGCGAAACCGTCGACGGTGTGGCGCCGTGGAACCGCGAGGCCAACGGCCTGGACGGTGCCACCAGCCCGAGCCTCAACCTGCTGACCGCTGGTGCGCGCCTGAACAACGCGATGGGCGGCCCGATCTCGCCGGACGATCGCGCGTTCGTCAACGAGGCGCTGCACGAGCACCTCGAGGCGAAGACCCAGACGTTCGTACGCGAGCACGGCCACCAGGTCGCGCCGATCGAAGCCCTGCTGCCGCGTGGGGATCGCCTCGCGTCGCGCATCGACGCCCGTGCCCAGGCACAGGCCCAGACCGTCGCGCAGGACCAGCAGCAGGGCCGCGGTGAGCAGGGCCACACCGCCACGGTGGAACCGGTGCAGGCCGCCCGGCACGACGCTGAGCACCAGGTGGTCGCCACGCCGAAGGTCGAGGCGCGCGAGGAGCAGCAGGTCGTGCAGCAGCCCACCGTGCAGACCCAGGCCACCACGCCGGTGGAGCGCGAGCAGCAGGTCGCCACGCCGATTGTCGAGCGCGAGGCCAAGCTCTTGCCGCCGGGCCAGTCCGACGCGCAGGTGCCGCAGCAGGAGGCCACGGGCACCTCGAAGGTCCTGGACAGCCTCATGTCCTGGACCGGTGGCGACCGTGAACCGGTACGTGTGGTGGGCACCCCCACTGCTCCGGCCCAGCAGACCGAGCGCCCGATCGTCGAGCGCGAGGCGAAGCTGCTGCCCCCGGGCCAGTCGGGCGCTCATGTGCCGCAGCAGGAGGTCAGCAGCTCTACGAAGACCCTGGACAGCCTCATGTCCTGGACGGGTGGTACGACCGCGCAGGAGCGGAAGGATGCCGCGCCGATCGTGGTGGATCCGAACAAGCCGCTGGCCCCGCAGGTCCAGGCCCACAACGAGCGCGTCCGCGAGAACTCCGACGAGGCGAAGAACCTCTGGGAGGGGCTGGGCCTCCGCGGTCCGAAGGCCGAAGCCGCGCAGCGTGAACGCCTGGGCCTGGCGCCCAGCACGCCGGCGCAGGACGTGAGCCAGACCCAGACGGGCCACGCCCAGGAGCACGACAAGCGCCGCGAGCTGAAGCTGAGCGTCGACGACGAGTACGAGCGCCGCCGCTGATCCACAGCGTCTCCTCGGCCTTGTCCGGCATGGTCAGGGTCGCTGGCCCCGGGTTCGCCCCGGGGCCTTTTTGCTTTCCGCACGTCTGGCCAGCACCCCGCCCGTGGTGATGGGGCGAAGCCTGATCGCCTGCTCCTTCCGTTGTCTTGCCCGTGCCCTGGCACGGTTTGACATGGGACCTAAAGCTGCTAGTTCTAAGTGATCGGCCATCCGCTGGCCCTAACGTTCAGGAGGATCACCCCATGTCCCAACGCCTCAAAACCTCGGTCACCGTGGTGGCCCTTGCCGCGATGGTCAGCCTCACCGCCGGTTGCGCGTCGATCAACGATGCCAGCGAATCGCTGGGCCATCACCTCGGCATTTCCAGCCAGAGTGGCGCGGCGGCCACCGGTGGTGCTGCCATCGGGTGCCTCGGTGGTGCTGCGGTGGGCGGTGTGGTCGGCGTCCTCACCGGCCACGGCCTCGCCGGAGCCGGTCTCGGTTGCGCCGGCGGTGCCGCGTTGCTCGGTGCGGAGAGCTACGCCGCGTCGGTGCAGAAGCAGCTCGACAACGCGCAGGCAGGCGCAAAGGTCCTGCGGGACAAGCTGACCGCGATGAACGCGCAGCAGCAGGTCGTCGTGGCGACCGCGATGGTCCACGACCGCGACAAGGACGGGAAACCGACCAGCAAGGAAATGCCGGCCTGGAACCACACGGACATCGGGCTTCCCCCGTCCGGCATGAAGACCCACGACCCGCGCGTCGCCGACCTGATCAGCAAGGCCGGTGAGCTGGCCAGCAAGTCCGACAAGCCGGTGACCATCGGCGTGTACGTGATGGCGCGGGACGCGAACTGGGTCCGGGGACTCCTGGACGCTGCGATCCCGAACAGCAACAAGACCACCACGTACGTGGTGCACACCGTCACCTCGCCCGCGAAGGCGAAGCTCGTCCTGACGCCGGTCCCGAGCGTCTGATCGACGGCCGACCAGGGCGGTGATCGCCGCCCTGCCACCTACAACATGTCTGGAGGAGACAGAGGATGGACAAGAAATCGTTGGAGACCGCGGTCGGCTACGCTTGGGATGACCTGGGTACCGCAGCGGTGCTCGTGAAGATGGCCGCGCAGGAGTACGTCGATGCCGCGCAAGAAACGCTTGCCGCGTTCGACGACGTACAGCGTCAGCTCACCACCATTTTCATGCAGAACCTGAGCCTGGAACAGGCCAGTCGGCTCATGGCCGAACTGCGCAAGCAGCCCGCCGGTCAGATGACCGTTGCGTTCGCGCAGGACACCCAGCTCCAAGTCAAGCTGAAGAGCGCGAACGAGGCCAAAGTTGCGTACCGGGACGCCACCCAAGCGTGGGAAAAGGCCGTCGATGCGGCCGAAGACGCGGGGTGCGAGCGGACCGCGCGGTTCAGTGCTCCCGATGAGGTGGTGCTCGCCGACCAGGCGATCGAGGCCGAGGCCAAGATCACCGACAAGCTCAACGATCTGCGCGCGGCGATCGAAAAGGGTGCCCAGCACGTCGACACGATCGTTCAGGCGGCGCAATCCGCGCCCGCTGCAACGGTGGTGCCGAGCAATGTTCCCGCCGCAGCGGTGGTGCCCTCCCCGGTCGCGCCGTCGGTTGCCGCGCCCGGGGATCCCGAGGTGGAATCGGCCGAGGACATGCTGAACGGCATGACGGACAACGGCACCACTCCGGCTGCCGCCCCTGTTGCTGAGCCGAGCGTGGCGCCGGTCGCTGCGGTGGAGGAGTCGGTCGCGGTCCAGCCCGTCGAACCTCCGCCTCAGACGTCCCTGCCGACGTCGGGCGTGGGCCTTGAGCTGGTCGACGCCATGATCAGCATGTCCGATGCGGGCCGTGCGCTCAACGATTTTGCTGGCGACGACGCCGAAGCGTATCAAACGCTCATGGGCAACATCCGGCGTGCGGTGGAGGACCTCGGGGCCGCCCTCGCCGCGTACCGCCAGGAGGAAACGGATCCTGATGCGTCGCTCATCGAGAACGCGGAAAAGCTGCGCGGCATGTTCAGCGGGATGCTCGAGGTGGAAGCCCTCGGGGAACGTGCCCGAGCCGAGTATCGCGCCCTCGACGAAGCCGCCGACGCCTACAACGCGGCAAACGACGTGTCCGACTCCAACGGCCGTATCCGTGCCCAAAGCAACTACAGGATGGCGCACGAGCGACTGGCCCGCACCTTCGCGGAGCTGAAAGCCGTCGATGGTATGGGTATGGACGCTGATTTCCTCGATGCCGTCGCTTCCGCGGTGGACAACGGCGGTCGGAACCTGGCCATGATGGCCAACCGCACGCACGTTGCCGTAACCGCCCGAGAGGGGATCGAAGCGCACGACGCGGCCTGGGGCGCCAAGCCCGCCAGCGCTGGCCTGGCCGGACTGACGAGCTACATCAAGCCCGTTGTGATCGGCGTGGCGGCGCTCCTGGTGATCGTCGCCGGTGTGTGGATCGGTTCGGGTTCGAGCAACTCGGATCCGGTCGCGGCCCCGGCTCCCGTGGTCGCGGCCCCTGCCCCGATCGCACCACCGACCGTGCCGGCACCGGCGGTTCCGGTAGTCCCCGTCCCTGCACCCGTGGCCACCCCGCGCGTCGTTGCGCCGGCGGTGCCTGCTGCGCTCGCTGCCCCTGTTGCGCACGTGGCCCCGGTTGCCCCCGCTCCGGTGGTGGCCAAGCCCGCCGTAGCGCCTACCGTGCACCGGCCGCCGGTGGTGCATCACGTCGACAACCTGGCGCGCGAGCAGGCCCAGCTCAACGCGGCCAACGCGAAGCTCGATGCCTGGGCTCAGCAGCACGACCATCAGCCGTAAAGCCTTGAGTAGAGGGGTGCTACGGCACCTCTCCACCGCACCACCAGCAGGGTTGACACGGCATCAGAACCTGCCATGTTGATCCGACCAACGACGAGGAGGAGACCTTGAAACAAACGCCCACCACCACGACCGAAAGCCCGAGCCAGAAAAGCGCCCCGACGTTGCAGTTCGGCGCGTTGGCCGACGAGATTTCCTGGCGCAGCAAGGTGTTCGACGTCATCGGTCGACTGATCTTCGGCTCGCCCAAAGCCTTGGGCGTACGGGAAGGCTTCTACCACGTGGCAGCCGAGCGGCCCCAGTTCAGCTTCGAGCTTCGCAACAACGTGCGCGACCAGCTCATCCGTCGGGACATTCGCGTGTGGCTCTCGCGCCGCATGCTAATCGTCGGCGCGGTGCTGATCGTCGTGAGCTTCATGCTCAACGACCGCTACACCCAGGCGCTGGCCGCCTCGGCGCACACCTTCTTCAACTGATCCATGGGAGGAACCATGCACGAGAACGAGACCCAAACGGTCGATCGTCCCACCAGCAACGCCCCCGAGAGCAGCACCGACACCGCAACCGCGGTTGCGGTCGCGCCGAAGGTCAAAGCCCCGCCTTACGACCGTAACGCCGCGCAGTTCATTGAACGGTTGAAGCCCGCTCTGTTCAAGGATGCCGGTCAGGGCATGGCCTACACCGGCCTCATGGGACGCGCTCGTGAGCGAATCACCAAGAACGTGAAAATGCAGGTCGCCGAGTATTTCCGGCGCAAGATCCCCCTCACGAACCGCGCCCCGTTCGACCTGCAGGACAAGGAAGGCGACACCGCCGTTGCGGGTGACGGAACGCCGCTCGTCCAGCTCCTGAAGGTGGACGGTGACGACTGCGAGATCGGGTACGGCGGGTCCAGCCTGGCCGAGACCGCCCTGCTCTACGCGCACCCGCTGGTCACTGTCGCGTCCGAGGCGATCGTGGCCTCGGGCCACATGGGCCTGCCCGGCCTCGTGCTGACGCAAGCCGCCTACGCCATCGGGACCCTGGCCCTGCTGGGCCGTAACTGGCGCTACATCATCCGCCCCACCGCGCAATACACGATGGGCATCCTCGCGGTGCAGACCGCCGCCGCGGCGACCTTCCCGGAGTTCGCCGGGCCCGTTGTCGCCGCCGGCAGTTCCCTGATGCTGGGCCGGCCGTTCCTCGAATCGCTGATCGCCAACCGCTCCGGAAAGGACCGCCTGTTCAAGCTCCCGGAACCGTTCCAAACGCCGAACGACAACGACGCGATGATGATGCGTCAGACTCAGATCAACGCTGCGTCCAACTTCGCGAAAAACGGTCCGGTGATCATCCTCGGAACGGCGCGTGGTTACCTGCAACGCGTGAAGGGCGACCCTCTGGCCCCCGACATGGACATGTACATGGGGTTGTCGGCCCACGACGACCTGACCACCCACCTGCTGGTGATCGGGGAGACCGGTTCCGGGAAGACCTTCGGCATTCTCACGCCCCTGGTCCAGCAATGGCTGGTTTACGGTCAGTTCCGCAACGGTGTGTTCGAAAACTGTGGTGGTGCTCTGCTGCTGGACGGTAAGGGTTCCCTGCCGGACGACATCATCAAGGCGTTGCGCGAGCAGGGTCTGGACAAGATCCTGACCATCATCCAGATTTCGCCGGAACCGGGTGGCGATCCGTTCGCGCTGTTGCAAGGCATGACCCCCGAGCAGGTGACGAGCGCGCTGCTCGCCGTGAACAACGACGCCAGCGACATGAAAGACTTCTGGACGGTCAGCCCGGGGAACTGGCTGCGTCACACGGCCCGCCTGCTGTGGACGGCCAGGGAGCTGGAAATGATCGAGCTGGAAGCCGAAGCTCGCAAGCGCGGTTTCGCGAACTACCGGGCCTGGTCCGACGATCTGGACCGCCTGGTCCAGACCATGAGCACCGACGGCACGACGTTCAAGCGCTGGACCGATTACGCCGCCTGGCGCAAGGCCTCCAAGATGGACGTACCGGAACCCTTCGCGTCGGCCCTGCGCAACTACTTCTGGCACTTTGCGACCCTGAGCGACTTCGCCATGTCCTGGATGGAGGATTCGATCTTCATCTCGAACATCCAGCCGCAGCCCAACCCGCAGACCGGCCAAATCCCGATCCCGTCGGACGCTCCGAAGGTGCCGGGTGGCCTCGGGCTCGTTGGGTGGTTGCAGCAGCACCCGGACGTGCTGGCGAACAACGCCCGCGGGAAGCTGATCCGCCAGGCCTTGAAGTTCGCCTCGCTGGACCTTCCCAAGCTGCGCGCGGACCTGCGGTCCGACATCCGTGCCACGCTGTCGTCCTGGTTCACCCCGATCATGAGCAACGAAAAGCTCGTGGAGTGGGCCTACCTCGAAGAGGGCTGCGACGTGCTCGCGTGCATGCGCGGCGCCGTGGTGGGGATCTCCCTGCCCGAAACGCTGTACCAGGAGGCCGGCAAGATCATCACCATGCTGGCCAAGAAGCGCGTGTTCAACGCGGTCAAGGAACGCGGGAGCGTGGTCGACTGGCAGGCCAAGTGGCCCGAGCAGCGGTCGCTGCTGTGCATGATCGACGAAGCCCAGATCCTTCTGGGCAAGGGCAGCCATGCGGACGAAGGCGAGCTGCTGTCCACCGCGCGCTCGCTGGGCCTGCGGTGCGTGTTCGCGTCCCAGACGGTCGATGCGTTCTACGCTCGCCTGGGCGAGGACTCCGCGCGGGCGTTCCTGAGCAACTTCATCTCCTGGTGCAGCATGAAGTCCTCGCCGGCGAGCCATGGGTGGGCCAATGATCGCCTGATGCGTCAGCGCGTGCACGACTACAACTACTACCTGTCGGGTGCGCTCAGGGACATCACGTCGAACGACTTCCAGCGCGCCCACCAGGGGGCTCGAGAGGCCGCGAGGATCGGCAAGCCGGAGCTGAACCCGGGTCAGCGGCTGGCCATGCTCAAGCGCCTGCGCTACGACCTGAGTCGGCCGACGGACGTCCTTCTGACGAAGGCGGATCGTGACGCCCTGCACAACCCGAAGGACCGGTCCGGCCGGCTGCCGGCGTCGCTCGCCAAGCTCGCGCTGATGTTCTCCGTGGGCGCGGTGACCACCAACCTGTGGGAGGTTGTGCGGGGCACGGGCGCCCTCGCCTCGGGCCTGGCCCGGCGCGTTGCGGGGGCGCTGAGCTGGAAGTTCATGGGCGGTGCCGTCGAGCACGACGACTACAAGCCCCCGCGGTTCTATGTGAAGCACAAGGTTGGGGAAAACAGTTATGTGCCCGACCCGAACGGCGACGTGGTCGAACTGTTCCCCTCGGACGATTGGCCCCTGCTGAACCACCGCTACGTGGGCATGATCAACGTGAAGCGTGGTGGGGTGCCGCGTCGTGACCTCTGCGACACCATCGGCAAGCTCTCGGTCAAGCAGATCCGTATGTTTGCGGGGTTGCAGGGCATCCAGACGCTCTACGACGAGCTGGAGCGCCGGCAGGCCATGGCGGCGTCCAACGACCCGGAACGCACCGCCGCCTGACCTGAACCAAAGCTCGGATCCGTCCGGGCTTTTCCGTGCCAGGGCACGGCTTGACACGGCCCTTTATCCTGCTAAGTGTAGACCATGGCCCGACGCGCTACGCGGGCACCATCGAGGAGGAGACCTCATGCTGAGCACCACCCTTCCGGGCTTCGCGTACTGGGCGACGCCGAAGTTTTATTCGTCGCTGCTTGACCCGCAGGGAACGGCCGACCTCGTGCCGATCGTGATGGCCGGGTTGCTCTTCGTGGCGCTCGTCATCGGTTTGGAGTTTTGGCGTTTCCACAAGCGCCAGCACGTCCGTGAAAACAACCTCCAATGGATGATCGACAGGATGGATGCCTTCACCAAGGCTCGTCGTGAAGGCCGCACGGAACAAATGGACCCGTTGGACTTTACGAAGAACGACATCTGGAAGCTCGAGCAGGACGTGAAACGGGGCCGTCGGAATCGGTTCGTCCTCGTCGGCGGGCTTTCGCTGGTGGGGCTGCTCGTTGCGCTCTGCCTGGCGGTCATCGTGATCTGCTGGGGCCACTGGTGGATCGAGGGCGGTTACAAGTGCGACGGCGCCGTTCAGCCCGTCTACAACCAGTTCGACCCGGAAGGTCTCCAGCAGACGGTGCTCGGTGGTCACGTGAACCTGTGCTCCCCTGGGCTGTTCACCCATGCCGATGTGTTCTTCGCCAACCCGAAAAATGCCATCCGGGAGACCTTGAACTGATGAAGCTCGATCCTCGTGTCCAACAGGGCGCTGCCCTCCTCGCCGGCCTGTGCCTGCTGTTCGCCGCCACCGTCGGCGTGACCAAGTTCCTCCACCGTCGTCCCGCCGCTCCTGCCCCCGCCACGCCGGAGCAGATCGTCGCCCAGGCGGTGGCCACCAACCCGGCGCTGGTGTCCCGCGACGCGTGCCTCCGCCTGGCCGTGGTGCCGCTGCCGTCGTCGTTGCTCGACCCGACCCGCACCCCGTTGCCGACCCAGGCCGACGCGGAAAAGCAGCCCGATGCGAACCTGCGCAACTGGCTGTCGCGTTTCAATCCGCCGCTGGCGAACCTGCCGATGAACCACGAGCAGCTCGTGATGTCGGTGATGGCCACCATGCCGACGGTCCAGGCACGCCGCGATGCCGCGCACGCGCGGATCCAGGCCGAGCTGCGCCAGATCGACGTCTACAAGGGGATCTGCGCCAAGACCTGGCCCGCGACGGACCGCCTCGCCGCATCGCTGGTCACGCTGCACCGGAACGTGCTGATGGCCATTCACCCCATGCCCCACTGATCCAGACGCATCACCGTTTTGTTGTTCAACCCACGGGCCGCATCCCGCGGCCCCGCACACCGGAGGAGACCACCGTGCACACCCTGACCAACCCCGTTATCGACATGCTCGACGTCCTGTTCGTCCAGGCCGGCATCCCGCTGCTGATCGTCGCCGGCGTCATCGGCGCCGCGTACCTCGGCCTCGTGCTGGGCACCCGTCGCAACGCCTCGCGCCCGCTGCCGCCCGAGCTGGACCAGGAGGCTCAGCCCTCCTACCTGATCCGCCCGGCGCGCCCGACGTACACCCAGGCGGAAGCCGGTCAGCGCCTGCGCGCCACGATCGCCTCGTTCAACGCCGCACGCCAGGCCCGCTCCACGGACTGACGGTGGTGGCAGGACCCGCGCAACAGCATCGCGCGTCGACCACGCATCAACACCCCGGGGGCCTAGCGGCCCCTTTCCCGTTGCTGACGCCCCTGTGCCAGGGCACGTCGATTCGCTCGCGTCCTGGGCCGGAGGCACCGCCTTTCCCGCTGGTGTTTTCCCGGGTGGTGAGCGCCGCCTCGTCCCCCTCAAAAATAGTTGCGCTGGTCCGTCGTACATGGGCTATGACTCTTGACGAGCCAATAGGTCCTGCTAGGTTAAAAGTAGGAGGTACAGAAAGATGTGCCCTGGCACATCCGAACGAACCTCCCCAACCGACCCAACCCTTACGCCACGATCGACCCCGACCACCCACGGACCGCATCATGAACGACCTGATCCTCATCCCCGACAACCTGCCCGCCACCGTCCCGGCCACCACCGCTGCTGTGCCTGCCCCTGAGCGCCAGAAGGAGGCCATCGACCGTGCGATCGACCACTACCGCAACCTCGTGTCCCGGGGCGTACGTGTCCCGGTCCCCGGCGGTTCGCCGATCACCGCGCTGGCCCTGATCACCTCCGACAAGCCAGAGCACCTCGCGCTGATGCGCGGCTTCATCGTGGTCCAGGCCAAGGCGATCAACGTCTCCCCGAAGCTGTTCCTCGCCGTGGTGAATGCCGCCCTGCGTCGCCGCAGCGCTGCCGACGCGGCCAGCCTGGCGAAGTCCGCTGCGACCACCAAGGTCTTCGACCTGGTGACCTATGACTACGACCCGGACGACGGCGTGGTGAAGGCCTACGACACCCGGACCATGGACCGGATCGACGGCACGCCGTGGACCCCGGGCTTCGGTCTGAAAGACTGCTGATCCACCCCTGATCCCAGGAGAGCGCATGGACGCCCAGACCATCAACGACGTGTCGAACTGCGAAGAGGGACGCTACCCCTACCCGGACGCCTGCGTGAAGCTGGTGATGGGCCGCGAGCGGGACGCCCTTCGCATCCCGCGTGTGGCCGGGATGGTCATCGTAAGCACCCGGGACGAGCGGGCCGAGGGTTCGTTTCAGGTTCACTGCCCGGACTTCGCGCCCCACACCGTGTCGTCCCTGGACGACGTGCGCTGGCAGGTCGAGCAGCTCCGGATCCTGGATGCCCAGCGCAAGGACGGTTGGCTCCTGCGCAAGCTCCGCAAGCCGTACATGGTCACCTTCCGCTGGACCATGGGCGTGCTGCATCGCCGCTTCATCCTCGCCTGGTCGTCCGTGGACGCCTACCGCGGCCAGGTCCCCGAACCGTACACAGGGGCCGTGATCCCGTTGTGCGACCTGGAGACCCTGCTGGCCCGGATGGAGCGGGTCAAAACCGGGGAGGAGAAGGCCCCGTACGCCTGGGATTACAGCGACGGCGGTGACTGGCCGCGGCACTGCGAGCGCGTGTGGAACGAGGCACCGCCCGAAGACCGCGCCCGGATGCAGCAGACGCTGAACGTGATGGCTGCATACAGGTCCAGTCGTCCTGGAGACCCTTCTGCGTCAGAGACCAAGGGCACCACCGATCCCGAACGGTCCGCGTGATCCAAACCGTGCCAGGGCACGGACTTTACGCGCCTCGAAATGCTGCTAGTTCTTGACCATCGCTCGCCATCCGGTGGGCACCACCCAGGGAGGAACATCCATGCTTTACGCCATCGCCATCGTCGTCCTGCTCGCCGTCCTCGTCGCGGTGTTTCGCAACACCCCCAGCTCGCTGTTCGGCGGGCAGAGCCTGGCCCAGCGCTTCCGCCAGAACCTCGCGAACGCGCGTGCTGAGCACGACGCGCGGGACGCCGGCGAGAACACCAACCGCTGATCGTTCCACCAGCACATGCAAACGGGGCCATCGGCCCCTTTTCCCATTCCCCGCCTGGTCCTGCCGTCACTGCCAGCGTGCAGCGTCCATCTCCTGCTTCACCGAGTGCACCCGCGCCACGTGATGCCGCTGGTGGTGCTCGAACGCCGCCTCGCTGGCCAGGGCCTCGATCGCGTTGCGCACGTCCTGCGCGAAGAAAATGTCCTCGAACGCCATCAGTTCCCCGCCGAACACGTCGTCCCCGATCTGCTGCTTCAAGGCCTCCCAAGCCGGCCCGGTGTCAATCGACGTCTGCAGAGCGTCCAGGCGCCCATGCCGGGCGAACATGGCCCACCAGCCCTCGCCCGGCTGCTCCGTCGCCTGAATCGTGTGGTGCCGGCCGTTGAGCGTGACGCCCACCGTTACCGTCAGCGCCGGGTACACCGCGTCGAGCCCGTCCACCACCGCCGGCTCCTCCACCTTCTCGGCCACCAGGCTGGCCACGATCGTGGCCAGGGCCTCCTCCTGCTTCGCGGTCCACATGCTCATCGCACGCTCCCCAGGATCCGGTCGATGTCCACGTGCAACTGGGCCAGCCGTTGCGCCTGGTGGGGCTGCGTGCCGGGCGCGGCCTCGTTGAACGCCACCCACCACCGCACCTCGGGATGGTCCGACAGGACCTTCACGAGCAGCTCGTTCAGGCTCTGGTTGTGCTGACGCGCAACCGCCGTCACGGCGTCGTGCAGCACCGGCTGCATGCGGAGTGTGGCGCTCCTGCGAGGGGTCTTGCGGGTGGTGGTCATCAGATCCTCCGGTTCTGGGTGGTGGTCGATTCCAACGTAGCAGGTCGAATCGTGGCGGCAAGAGCCCCGATCAGCAGAGCTTCCCCGTCAGGAACCCGGACGCCTGCTGCCACTTCTTGTCGGGGTAAAACGAGAACAGGTAGGCCCCCTTCTTCAGGCTGTCGATCATCGGGACGATCACGCCCCGCTGCACCGCCGCGCACCCCTCAGACTGCGACACGTGGCCTGTGGCCGCCCGCTCGTCGTTCACGTAGTCCGTGCCGTGCAACCAGATGCCCCGCTCCACCGCGTGGTCGTTGATGCCCTTCTCCAGCCCCACCATGCTCATCGCCGGGCCGAACTGGCTCTTGAACGGACTGCCCAGCTCGAACAGGCCCAGGCTGGACTGCTCGCTGTCGGGCTGGTTCGAGAAGGACCGCGCGTAGAGCCCCGCGCCGGATCCGCGCCCGTGCAGGACGTACTCGTTCCACAGGAGCTTGCCGTTGCGCAGGTCGAAGACCCAGAGGCGCCGGGCGGTGCTCGGCAACGAGTAGTCGATCACCACCAGGCGGTCCTTGTCCCCGTAGTGCTTCGCTGCGCATTCCATCGCCCGCATCGCCAGGTGCAACGCGTCCGGGTTGATCGTGGGCGCCACCGCCAGGAGCTGCTGCTCCGTCACGCGGAACACCGGTCGCGGCACGACCACCTGCGCCACCCCAGCCACCGTGGGCCAGAACGCGCCCACCATGCGCTCGGGCATGCGGGTGAAACGGGTCAGCCGCGGCGAAGCGTCGAACACGGGCGCGGGTTCGTCAAAGGCCGACGGGACGTCGACCAAGGATGCGGGTTGGGGAATCGCGATGGCCGCCGGTTCATGGATGTGCCCTGGCACGGCCTTGAGCGGACTGGGGCAAAGCGCGAGTGCAGCAAGGCAGGCTGCGGTGAGCGCCACCAGGCGGTGGGCAATGGGTTTCAGCGAGGGGTTCAATCGGTCCTCCAAGTGCAGTGGTGATCGCCTCCTTGTCGTGTTGTTGGCGACGGTGGGTGAAGGGCCCCAGAGCGCGGGGCCCGTGGTGGTTCAGCGCGGGCTGAACCGTGAACGGGGACGGTAAGCCTCCACCCCGTTGTCCGTGTCGTAAGCCAGGGTGCTGGCCCGCGACGTGGGTTCGAAGCGCGCCATGGTCGAGCGCGTGTCCAGACGGTTGCCCAGGCTGCACGCGCTGGGGATCGTGATCTGCGGTGCCGGGCTCCGGGGTTCGGTCGACCGCTCCACCGGGTCGATGCGGGGACCACGGCTGGCCCGCACGTCCGCCATGCTGAACTTGCGCCGCCCACCGTCGATCCGCCGCCCCTCGACGTCCAGGGTTTGCGGTTCGGTGGTCAGCACGTCGCGCGGCACGATCGTCACGCCGTCGGCTTCGAGCTTGCGGACCCGCACCAGCTTCGCGGTGACCCAGGCCTGCCGCTGCTGGAGCTGACGGATCTGCTCCGCCTGCAACGCGATGGTCTCGCGCTGCAACTTCATCGTGAGCATCACCAAGATCGCTTCGAGCATCTCGACGAGCGCCTCGATCGGCTTGCCGATCATCGCTTTCAGCTCCTCGTCCGGCTGGATCGAGAAGTCGTACATGCCTTCTGGGGTGTATCCGTTGCGGGTAGTCATCGGGGATCTCCGGGTGCGCATCGTTGGCGCGGTGGTTTTGAGGTCCTTCACTTTTCAACCTAGCAGGATCACCAGACCGGTCAACAGCAAAAGCGCCATACAAGCCCCGGATTTACAAAGTTTTTTCCATCCTCAGACGAACGGTTAACCCGTGCCCCGGCACGTGTTGGATTCTTCGCCAGAAGGTATTGACACGCGGCCATGACCCGCTAAGTACAAGGAGGTCGGGCCCGTGGAGAGGCCCCTGGATCGTCGAGGGAGGAGAACTGTGACGCGTAAGACCAAGTACCGCCTCAAGCAGCTCAACGCGCTGGCCATGGCCATGCTCACCGGGCTGGAAGCCCTGCCCGCCTTCGCCCAGAGCGATGCGGAACGCAACGTCGCCGACAGCGCCGGTCAGCCGCAGGACGCGGTGGTGAGCTACGTGCAGGAGCCCGTGGCCCAGACGCCGACCCTCTACCCGCGCGTGTCGTTCAACGCAACCGGTTCGAAGGAGTGGCACGTGTACGTCGACGCGAACCTGCACGCGTACCACTTCGACCGTCAGGCCGTGAAGGATTACCACTTCAATGAAAACAACCTCGGATTGGGTCTGGAGGCCGGAAACGACGTGTTCCGGATCATGGTCGGCCAGTACCACAACTCGATCTGGCGCAACAGCACGTTCTTCCTCGCTGGCTACACGCCCTTTCAGTTCGACATCACGTCGAAGGATCGCGTGAACCTGGGCCCGGTCGCCGGTGTGGTGAGCGGCTACCTCGAAGACACGACCGTCCAAGTGCCTTACACGATCACCGACCCCGTTCGCGGATTCCAATCCACCCGGTATCGCACCGAGAACACGCAGAAGCCTCGAGGCTTCATGCCCGCCGCCGGCCTCCTGCTCTCCTACGAGCACGACCACAAGTGGGGCGTGAACCTCATCGCCGTGCCGAACGTCAAGCGTGCCGGCATCTACGGCTTCGTGGGCGTCCAAGGCCGCATCGCCATCCCGTCGTCCTGGTTCTAGCCACCCGATCGCTGCATCTCGTTTCACCCGCTGTCCGTCGTTCCAACCACCAACCTTGAGGAGACCTACACATGATGTTTGCATTTTCCCCTTCCACCCTGCGCCGCACGTCTCTGGCGCTGGCCGCGCTGACGCTTTTCGCGTCGATCTCGGCCCAAGCCCAGGTAGCGCAAGGCACGGGAGCCAGCGCCGACTCGTCGTCGGTGGCGTTGGGCAACAGCTCGACCGCCGCGAACTCCAGCGTCGCCGCGGGGGCCAACAGCACGGCCACCGGCATCTTCAGCACCTCCGTGGGCACCAGCTCGCAAGCCACCGCCCAGGACAGCACCGCCGTCGGCTACCAGTCGAATGCCTCAGCCACCGGTGCCACCGCGCTCGGTGACGGCGCCGCGGCCAGCGGTGTGAACGGGTTCGCCGGCGGAAGCGGTGCCAGCGCCTCGGGCTCCAACTCGGTCTCGGTCGGGACCAACGCTGTCGGAGCTGCGGACTACTCCATCTCGTTCGGCGACGGCGCCAACGTCGCCGCTGGGTCCACCAACGGCATCGCCGTGGGTCAGTCGTCCGGTGTCTTCGCGGTGGGCGGTATCTCCGTCGGTACGTCGGCCATGGTGTACGGTCTCTACGGGATCGCCGCCGGAGCGAACTCCCGCGCGACCGGCGCGTACAGCGTGTCCTTGGGCTACCAGGCGAACGCCTCGCAGGATTACAGCGTGGCCCTGGGCAACGGCTCGACGACCTACTCCGTGACCGGCACCTCCGGGATGACGATCCGGGGAACCGGGTACACCTTCGCAGGCGCCACGCCGACCGGCACCATCAGCGTGGGGACCGTGGGCGGTGAGCGCACGATCACCAACGTGGCCGCCGGCCAGGTGAACGCCAACAGCACCGACGCGGTGAACGGGTCGCAGCTCTACGCCGCCACCCAGGCGATCGAAGCCCTGACCAGCGCCTCCAGCCTGGTGGCCCAGCCGGGCGGTACGAACGGGACGATCACGGTGGGCGCTTCCACCGGTGGCACGACCGTGGACCTGACCGGTACCAGCGGTGCGCGCACCCTCACGGGGGTGGCCGCCGGTAGCGTGTCCTCGACCAGCACCGACGCGGTGAACGGTTCGCAGCTCAACGCGACCAACCAGAACGTGTCGACGCTGTCCAGCCAGGTGAGCACCAACACCTCGGCCATCGCGTCGAACACTTCGGCGATCACCTCGATCAACACCAACCTGAGCAACGGTACGGTGGGCCTCGTGCAGCAGACCGGTGGTGCCCCGGGCAACGGGACGATCACGGTGGGCGCGTCGACCGGCGGTACCACGGTGGACATCAGCGGGACCAGCGGTGCGCGCACCCTGACTGGTGTGGCCGCCGGCACGGGCAGCACCGACGCGGTGAACGTGGGTCAGCTCACCGCCGCGCTCGCCAACGTGACCAGCGCCACCTCCAACGCGGTGTCGTACGACAGCTCCGCGAAGACCAGCGTGACGCTGGGCGGCGTCGGGGCCACCACGCCGGTGATCTTCACCAACGTGGCACCCGGTGCGCTCACCGCCACCAGCACGAACGCGGTCAACGGTTCGCAGCTCTTTGCGACCAACCAGGCCGTGTCCTCGCTGGGCACCCGGGTCACCGCTCTGGAAGCTGCCGAAGGGACGTCCTCGGGGGTGTCCGCCGCCTACGTGCAGCAGCAGGTCGCTGCAGCCGTGTCCTCGGCGAACACCTACACCGACCAGCAGTCCGCTGCTGCGGTGACGTCGGCCAACGGGTACACCGATCAGGCGATCGCCAAGATCCCGACCACCGGTTCCGGTTCGGGTGATGCGACGACGGTCCTGCAGTCCGCGAACACCTACACGGACCAGCAGACCGCCCAGACCCTGTCGCAGTCGAAGACCTACACCGACCAGCAGGCCGCCCAGACGCTGTCCCAGTCGAAGAGCTACACCGATCAGCAGGTCGGCGCCCTCTCGAACAGCGTGGACCAGCGGTTCGACGCGGTGAACCGGGGGATGAACGACCTGAGCAACCGCATCGACGGTGTGGGGGCCATGTCCGCTGCGGCTGCGTCCGCGATGTACAACCCGGACAGCGCCCACGACACCCAGGCGGCCATCGGGGTGGCGAACTTCCGTGGTCAGTTCGGCTACTCGGTGAAGGTGTTCCACCGGTTCGGCCCGAACGCCGTGGTCAACCTCAACGTCGGGGGCGCCACCGGTGCGGCCGGCGTCGCGGTCGGCGGTGGGGTCAACATCGGGTTCTGACCCACGGCCCGACGTCGAGCACAACGCCCACCTCGGTGGGCGTTTGTCCATGCCAGGGCACGGGTTGACAGCCCTGGCAATGCTGCTAGATGTGGATCACGGACGCCCGCCCCGTCGCGCGGGCATCACTCGGGAGGAGACCCTTTCATGCTCAAAACGACCATCACCGCCGCACTGCTCGCCGCTTCGCTGGTCAACGGGGCCGCGATCGCTGCACCCCAGCCGTACACCCTGCTGAACGATCTGAAGACGCCGCAGCAACTGACCGCCGACGGTCAGGCCTCGGTCGAGGGCTACAGTTTCCTCCCCACCGATGGTTATAGCTTCCTCACCACCGGCTTCGTGCACGGTCTGGTGCTCGGTGAAGCGCTGCCGGCCCGCTGCTCGAAGAGCACCACGCCCGAGCAGCTCCCCTGCTCCATCCCCGTGCCGGGCGCGTCGAACCTCCACGTGATCGCCGGGCTGCACCCGGACGCCAACGACGGCGCGTACGAAACCAGCGCCCTGGCGGTGACCGGTCTGGGCAACACGATCGTGGGGATCGGTCAGCCCCTGGGCGCCACGGACGAAGCGGTGTCCGCCACCGCGAAGGACCTGCTGTTCTTCCTGGGTTCTCCCAGCGAAGCGAGCGCGAATCAGGCGACCTTCGACAAGACGACCTACGCCGTGACCATCGTGCGCGGCGAGGGCCCGACGGGTCCCTTCGCGAACGTGTGGGCGTATCGCAAGGCCGCGTTCCCGGTCACGAAGGTGCCGTACGTGGCGGGCACCGCGCCGATCGCCAACCTGCTGCGCTGGAAGCAGGAGGTCTTCATCGCCCCCTGAGCCGTGCCCACGGGCCCGCGCCGGATGTGAAAACGCCCCGAGTTCGGGTCGTTTGTCGTTGAAGCATCCAGGGGTTTTGGGGTTCGGGGTTCAGAAGGTTTTGCGCCCCGGTCCCGGTGGCAGGGGTTCGCCCCGCTCGTCGTCCAGCGCGTCGAACTCCGCCCGCAGGACCGCATCGTCCTGCCGAACCTGGCTGAGGCGCATGGCCTCGCCGAGCACCTCGGTGTACGCGTCGTGGAACGGCGTGCGCTCCCGCAGGTTCGGCCAAGGTCGTGCCATGGCTTCCGGCATCGGGAGCCAAACCACCTCCAACGACTTGTCGTCGAGCCGTTCGCCCAGAAGTTCCTCCGGCCCGGTCAACGCGTGCCCCACCAACTGGTCGGTGCCGACCTTGGCGAACCACGGTTGGTCGTCGAGCAGATCCGCCATGGTCTCGAAGCGCAGGGCCCGGCGGTCGCGAACTGTCGCCTCGCGCGGGTTGTTGACCTTGTGGTTCTCGCGCCAAGCCCGCAGATCCCGCATGAGGTACGTGACCGACGGCTTGCGGCCGGTGTGCTTAGGACCGTCCTCCTGCTTCGCCTGGGTGTAGACAGGCCCCCGCCCCTCGCTGCGCATGCGTTCCAGGGTGCGCGCGGAGCGCCCCAGGAACAGGGCGGCCACCGGCTCGCTCACGCTCTGTTCGTCGTGCAGCGACGCCGCGACGTTCATCCGCCGGACCGCCACCTCGTCGTCCAGCATTTCGATGCTGATCATGCTGCTTCTTCCTCGTCGTCGTCCTCGTCGTCCAGCGGCACCTTGTCCAGCCCTCGCACCTCAATGCCGGGCCGTGGGCTCGGCCATTTTAGCGGCTCGGGCTCCCACAAGGTCATCGGCGTGATGTCCGGCGACGTGGCGATCAGCATGTTGAAGAACGGTGGGTAGGTCGATAGGATGGTCAACTCCACCGTCTGCATTGCCTCACGCAGACGCTCAGCATCCGGGATGGTGTACCGGGTCGTGACGTTCGACAACTCCGCCTTGTTTTGCAGCGTGCGCGCGACGTTGGGCGTGACGGAATCCTCCTTGGCGATCCGCTGGTCAGTCTGGGACCGGGCGTTGACGAAGTGATTCAGCAGCTTTTTGGTCGTCTCCTCGCTGAAATGAAGGGTGTCGGTAACACCACCGAACGTACGCCTCAAGTCGTGCATACCCAGCGCCGACACCGGAACCTGAAAACGGGTGCCGTCCGGGTCTGTCTTGATCGTCCACTTGATGATCCCAGCGTCCCGGCATAGGTAGGTCCGCAGGGACTTGCTGTCCTTGTAGTGGGGGGTCTTGCGCAACCGCGACTCCGACCGGGGTGGGAAAACCCAACGCTTGCGGGACGCCCGACGGAACGGATCCGGGTCCGCTGCCGCTTCCTGGTCCCGGATCACCAGACGCTCCTCGAGGATCTTGCGCGCTCCCCGGCAAATACACAGGACAAAATCCAAGCGGTTCTTAGTGTCCCGCATGGTCACGTAGCCGTTCTCCAGATCGACGAACGACACCCGCGCGGCCTCCTCTGGCGTGATCTGGTCCAGCCACATGAGGTCGGAGCATTCCTGCGACCTGCACCCCCAGAGGGTCGCCAACAACAGGTAATCGCAACCGGTGCGGTTTTCCTTGCGCCGGTGGTAGATCGCTCGCAGCCACGGACCCATGCTCCTCTCAAGGGTGAGCGGCTGGCGCCGACCCGTCAGTTTGTAGTGGTTCTCCAGCTCCTGGCGTGTGCGGTACCGGTTTTTGAGGATGTTGAACGGGTTGTAGGTCAGCACCGGGCGCTCGGCCCGACGTTGGGCCATGCGCGCCTCCTTCTCCACCGCATGGTTCACCGCGGTGGACGCCCACCGGAAGGTTTGCTCCGCCGTCGTGGGAGCCTTCGCATTGATCGCCTCGAAAGCGTCGACGATCTCATCGTCCAGGAGGTCGTTGATCCGTTTGTTCTTCCAAACCTCGAGTTTGCGCACGGCCTTGTCGTAAGACCTTAAACTACTGGCTTTCGCCGGGCGCTTTCGGTGCATGAGGTCGTGCCTGTAAACGTCCAGCGCTTCGCCCAGCGTCAGATCCCGTTCGTCGCGGTTGCGTTTGTCCGGGCCCGGTGCCCGTCCCGTTTCGACGATGCCGTCCAGCACCTCGTGCGCTTTCTTGCGCGCCTGCTGAACGGTCATCTCCGTGACGCGGCCCAGGGTCGCGCGAATCACCGCGCCCGGTCCGGATGCGCGCACCCGCTTCTGAACGATGAACGACGCGTTGCTCGCGGTCACCTTGATGCCGAACCCCGTAGGGCCAATGGCGTCGGTGACCACGTACGGTTGCCGATCCGGGTTCGCCGGCCACTTGTCCGGTGGCACGCCGACCTCGGGTCGGACGTCGATGTGCAACGCGCTGGCGATGGTAGCTGTGATCTCGATTTTCAT